CTACGAGAATTAAAATAGTCCGGATCAATATTAATAAGATCATTTTTAACAATATATTTTATGTGTTCTTCAACTGATAATCCTTTCTTTTGTATTTTGTAGTTAACACAAGTATTAACTACACGTTCTATGTTCAAATCTATCACAAAACCTACTTTCTTGTCACTATCCTCACTCATTGAACGATACATCTGCTGATATACCTTATCACATGATTGTGAACTATGTAACATAAAAACTGCATCACAGTGCGAAATAGTAATTCCAAGTCCTAACATTGCTCCAGCAAGAATAATTAATCCTTTCATTCCTTTTTGGTGTGCTATTTTTGCCTTAATCTCAATTGCTTGTTTGATTTTAGAACATAACTTTACTTTTGAATTTACACAGAATATTTCATATTTTTTAAGGACTTTATCTTTTAACATAACTTCTCTAAGAGCTCGCGATGTAGCATCAATATTATTGGCCGGCAAGAACCATAATTGAGTAAATGGTTGCCTAGTATTATGTTTATTACATAACTCCGTAATGCGCTTATAAATAGATGATCCTTTACTTTGATCTTTAAAATCTGTTTCCTCATATGAGCCAGAGATATATCGGAGATATTCTATAACTTGATTAATATTCTTAAACTTTTTATTTTCTAAAGTTAATAATGTTTCCATAGTAAAACCAAATGTTGAATCATCGCCTATCATTTTCTTAATTTCAATATAATTTTCTGGATTCATAATACATGACAATAAAAACATGTCAGGCATTTTGTCATAGTGTGATAAGCTCTCATCACAATATTCAGATAATAATTCTTTTGCATATTTCCCATGACGCTTAATAAGTTCTTCAACATTACGCGATTTGCATAATTTCTCATCTTCGATGCCCCAAATAAGCTGACACTCCTCAGGTATTTTCCATTCTGTAATTGGTTTATCATAAGTTGCAGTTAATAAAATCATAACTGTTTTACTAACTGCATAAGATTTCACAATCTTTTTTGACAGATCAGTAGTTCCTCCATAATGATTCTCATCGAAAAATATTAAATCCAGCTTTAACTTATGTATTAACTCAATTTTATCATCTCCAATATAAGATCCTAATAATTGCTTTGAGACAACAATGATATTACTTATCTTCTTATTGAATTCAAGAGTTTTAATATTGCGCCCAGTTAAGTGAATGGTATTAAAATCTTTAAAATCGATAAAGTTATCAATTAATTCTTCCTTAAATTGTGGAATTGTCTCAGATGGAGCCGGAGTGATAATTAATACATTGATTGGTTTCTCAGTATTCTTATCCATTGCAAGAATCATTCCTCCGGTCGTGTATGTTTTACCAGATCGGCATTTTTGCCCCCATAATATATATTTATGATTCTTTGAGATTAATTTTTGTGTCTTTTTAATAGTTAGCATTTGGTGAAATCTTAACATTAAAATATCTTTCTTGACAGAGAAAATAGAATCCAAATCTTTGAATGATATGTCTTCAATTTGTAATTTTAATAGTGAGAAATACCTTTCTAAATCACTGTCATCAAATATATGACTGAAGGTCATATATTTAGTAATTGCCTGGCTACTTTTATTTGCACGCTTAGCCGCATTAATAACCTCATCCTTATGCCCGACTATTAAATATATGTCATAATTAGGATAAATTGCAGGTAAATGATTGGCAGCCGTAATAATATTTTGAACATCATAATAATCAACTGCCTTATTTGCACATGATTTTGGATATTTGCATGTAATAAATATATGTTTCTTATCTTCAATGTTGTATAAACTTATATCACTGGCACCAGAACTATTACTAGCATTAATATTATTATATGTAATATATCTTAGAATACTCTTGACAGGTTTAAGTTCACCTTTATTCATATTTCCATCAAGATATTGATATTTACTTCTAGGAAAATGATCGTACATTATTCCACATTTAATTATAAGATTCCATAACGCTTCTACAATAATACCTTTATCGCCTTGTTTATCACATTGATCGATGATACTTTTAGCATTATCTGCTCTTTTAATTAAGCGCATTAATTTAATTAACTCGAGTCCATTGAAATTGTCAGACATGGTCAAAAGTGTTAGAGGAGTTAATTAAGCCTTGTTAATCTTAATAATATTAACAAATAACAGCAGTATTGCAATCAATTTTTATAGCAACCTTACAGGCTGGATTAGTAAGCTGATAGTTTTAAACTTATCATAATCCATAAATTCCGAAATAGTAGTTGCAGATGCCTCTGGGAGTTTATAAAGAGAATCTGCTAAATCACTATATTCATAATATGGTTCAGTTGTATTTTCAATAATAGCATCTTGTGATAAATCCGAGATTGCTCCGAAAATCATGGCAATTCTATTTGGATTATTACCACTCTTAATTCTATAATCGGCAACTACTTCTTCTGCCTTTCCAATGGCTCCTCTCCAATAAGCACCATTTAGGCGAATTTTACTCTGTTCAAATGATGGCATTTCTGCTAAAATCTGCATTTTTAATTCTGAGAATTTACAGACAAGTTCAGAATCTCGTCTTGCTACTAATGCTTGATCAACTATTTGTAAAGGATTCCATCCAAGATCAGTTTGAATATTTCCATTTTCTAATATTGTTACTATTACATTTTGCATTGCAAATAATGTATTTGGTGCATCAGCTAAACTTGAATATGTTAAATATAATGATCGCGAGACTGAAAGAGTTATATATTTAGCAATCCATGTATGTGGTGGTTGATAATAAATTACAGTATCCCTATTGATATTTAAGGTATCAGTTGGATTTTTAACAGTTGTGGCCACAGCCACAAGAGGATTAATACTAGATCCTATAGAGGATACAGTAAATAGATTATAACCTCTAAGTAATAAATCATATCCTCCTGCAAAAATAACTATAAATAATGCAATTATCAGATACCAAATTGTTCTTATGGTACTAATAACTAGGAGTGTAACTGTTCTTAGTATTAATTCAAATACAACAATTCTAACTGGTGGAAATATTCCTTGATCGCCATCAACATCATAAATAAATGCACTAAACCATGCCGTGACGATATGCACTAATGGGATAATGAGACCAATTATGAGTACAACTAATAAAATACTTATATTATAAATAATAATAGCAAAAGGCTGTAATATTAAATAATTGCTTGCGCCATATATAATTTGTCCAGTTGAGATTACATAACTCATTGTGGAAAGTAACATTCTATCCCCAATATAGGAGTTTCCATTATTTACTAATTGTTGTCTTTCTGATTCAATTTGCAAGAGATATTTTTCATAATCATTGCGAATGGTAGTGTATCTTGATCTTTTTATTTCACTATTATTATTAACATATATAAATTTACGCTGACTGGTATAATCAATTTCTATTGGATTTAATCTTTGAACAGACCAGGTACCATACCAGGCATCAATAAACAACAAACCTGCGATTTCCCAAATACTACATACAATTTTAATGGGTAGAGCAAGTATTCTCCAACCAAGTATCATTTTTATAGTTACTGGAATGTAATTACGTTCATAAACTACTAATGATCCAATTGGCACAACATCACGATTATCAGTTGCATAAGCAAATACTGGTTTTCCTTCTAATCCATCACCATTATTTCCCCAGATAAAGCGATCAATATCATTAAATGTTCTAAATTCTCCAACATAAAATTCCTTTGCAGTAGTTTGAATATTGGCTGTTAAGATACCTGCAAGAATAGATTTAATGCGATACATTCCAAGATTATTATCATAGATTGATGCGGATAACTGAACATATAAGTTTTGCATACTAATCTTTGGGTATTCAGCTCTTTGTTTTGCAAATAATAAGGATTTTTGAGCAATTGGCATTGCATCATCAATAACATATAACTCACTTACCTTAGTTAAAGCAGCCGGGCCTGCAATTACTGATGATATATATGATACAATTGCATAATTACCAGCTTCATATAACTGAGATTCAGTATACATAAACTGGGAGCGCATATTTGCAATTACTTTCTTAGAAAATTTTGCAGCAGTTTCAACATCGGATATTCCAATTGTTTTCATAACAGTTACAGTATCTTTGTATAATTGAGATGATCCTGAATATAATTGGACCAAATCAAGTACATATGATGGTAAGGGTAGCTGGCTTGGGCTCCAATTGGAGGTTGACCATTCTGAATCAATTATCAAGCCAGATGTTTCGCGTTCTAATTGCGAATTCCATAAACTGTTTAGAATGCTTGTATTCAAATTAACTGGTTCATTGTTATTATTTCCAACAATTAAATCAATAACATTTTTTATAATATTTGAAAAATTATCAATTATTGGCCTCATGCCTCTAGTTACAAAACTACTTGCTGCATATTGGCAACGTAAGGAGGCTGAATAGAATAATTTACTGGTATTAGCTGTTATTTCATTCATTCCCTTAAACATACTGTCCTGGATACTCCATAAACTTTCCCATCTTTTGCCACCTTTCCCTATAATGGTTTTAATGTATCCTTCTGCGCCTAATTCAGTACGTTGATATGGTAACAATGTTGGGGTATATGACATACCATATTTTTCTATTTGGCTCATCTTACTTAATATAGCTTAATATATACTGAGAGAACAATTTTATGCCAATATATTAATTTTTTTGTTATAATACAATAATTTTAGTACAAGTTGTTTTAACGATTTCTTCAAATTGATATAAATCATTTATGTTTGAATAAATAGTATTTTTCCTTTCTATTTGAAAATCTTTAATTCTACTTTTAGTAATCATAGTTTCACCAGTTAATCTATTAATTACTTCAACTTCAATTAAGAAAATAATGTCACCTGCAAACTTATATGTAAATGAGAATTTACTTTCATCATAATTAATTATTTCAAATGTAAGTTGATTACTGTCATATAAGCTATTGATATAATTGATAAATGATTGTAGCAAGTAATAATTAATATCAATTGGTAGTTTTTCGCTATCTGTAATAGATGTAATAGTTTTATTAGGTGTAATAGGTGTCTGAATTTTTGGCGAGGATATTTTCTTAAACTTATTAATATATTCTGTGAGTTTTTTCAATCTCGATGATCTGAGCCAAGGAGTTTTTAATGTACTTGCTGCAGATGATGCCATCATTGTATTGATTGTAGTTCAGATAAACTGATGATTTAGTGCTGTATTAATTAGTACTGAGTTAAATATACCAAGATGTTATCCAATTCAATTTTTTTTATTGAACTAACATATATTAAATCATTCATAATTATACTTCAGTGCAAGGAAATGCATTGAATATTTTATTCCAGTTTTGGTCATCTATTAATAGTTTCTTAGTAGTAACAGTTTGGTTTTCGGCGAATGTAAATACCGTGGCCAAACCTTTCTCTCGATGAATTGCATCCTCTCTTTCCACAATTCGTAATTCCTTTAATGATTTAAATTTTCTAGGTGAAAATTGTTCATCCACCATCAGATATTTATTTGCATAAACTGTTTCATGATAAATATTATCAATTTGATTGTAAAAAGTATATTTCGGAGTATTATTCCACTCAACTAGTGTAAGTACTTTGAGAAATGCATGATCCTCTAGAATATTCATAAAATGTAGTTTTGCTAAACCTGTAATAAAATCTGATTTTATTAAACATAATTTTTCTAATTTACTTTGTCTTAACCATTTATTAAAATTAGTAATTTTTTCAGGATCTTGTACATATTGTTGTAGAAATTGATCAATTACATATTGTTCTTGAAATGGATCAATATAAGATTTTGGAAACAGTTGATTGTGCACATCACAGCATGTAACTAATTCCTTGAGATTTATGAATGTGTTAGGTGAAAATTGGCAAGGAAATGATATATTTAGATAAGTAAGAGAACTATTATCTAATATTTCAAATCCTTTATAATTTTCTTTCTTTATGAAAAATCCTTCACTCATAATCAATAATGATTTTAAAGTATTTATTTTAGATATTTCAGTTAATAATAAATTCATTTTTTTACTATGACTCATTATATATTCGGTAGTTAAAGAACAATGTAAATATTCTAATTTTGAATTAGAAAAACCCACAATCAATGCCTTTACACAACCAGGCATTAAAGCGCAATTAAGTCTCAAATGTATTAATGATGGATGTGCAATTAAATCATGACATGCATCTTCAAAATCATCAATACTTGATTCAATTATTCTATAAATATACTCGAAATATATTTCATGGTTAATATAATTTTCGAATTTTTGCAATTTAGGAGAATTTCTTATTATTGATTTTAAAATATTTGGAGTAATAATACAATTGCATAATGAAAGATTAGTTAAGTTTATAAAATGAGTTTTATGAAAAATATGTAGCCATTCCTTTGCAGGAGTTATCAGAAACAATATATCATTTAATGCCAGATCATTATTGTAAAATAATACATCTGTACTAATTGTTAAAGTTAAATCTCCACACTTGGATATTATATTTTTACTTGGATAATTATTTATTTCTTTTAATTTTTCGCGATCATCATAATCTTTTTTCCTTAATTTATTAAGATACATTGAATCTTGTCGATCATATTCCCAGTTTTTATTATGTCTATCAAGTACATATGTGCGATGATAGTTTGCAAATTTCCATGCAATATTATTATCAGCTGTTATTTGCCAATGTTTATTAAGATTACTCATAAGAGTAATTTCCGCTGCAGATAGATACTGCAATATGGAAATTTCCAAGGCTTGATAGAGTGAGTTGATTGATGTTGCCATGGTGATAGTCTCAGATGTTTGTTCAGTCTTAATGAAAAGATGCTTACTCTTCTTATAGATTTATGTACATATTAATATGTTATTCAATTCAATTTTTCAATATAATAGGTATTAATCTAAATCTTAATCTAATATATACAGTAAGCATGCGTTTAATAATAGTATTTGGAGTTCTTATTATAACTATAATTTTTGCTATTTTCACAAACATAAAAGCGCGAGTAATGCATAATAAAGAAAAAGATACATGCAAGCCGATTTACAGAGAACCTGAGAATGAACAAAATGAAACTTGTGCAGAATTTCCTTATTATTGTAGCGAGCAGTCTAAAACAAATGTCAAATATAAGGAAAAACAACATCATAAACCATCAAAATATTCTCCAAATATTAAAAAACTTTGCGGTTCTTATGCAGTACCTTCTTATAATAATTAATTATTATATTATTAAACATTTAATAATATATTTATACATTAATTCGAAACTGTTCCTGATTCATTAACATAATGTGTTGCTAATAATAAGTGATCGAGTAATCTTTCAACTCGCATCATGGCTCGACTTTTTTGTTTATTTTTAATAGTTTTGTAATTTTCGAAAATTCTGTTATGTACTTCTAAATCTGTGTGTTTTACTTCAATTGTGCTAAACTCATCATTATTAATTGAATCGTGGCGAGTGCTCATTTTTTGATATGCAATACTTAAATCTATTTATTACTTAATCTTTAAAACTATATTAACCAGCTTGCATCAATTTTTCTTCTTAGTTGTACTCTTCTTACTTGTTGCCTTTTTAGTTGCACTCTTCTTAGTTGTTTCTGGCTTCTTGGCTGTACTCTTCTTACTTGTTGCCTTTTTAGCTGTGGCCTTTTTAGTTGATACCTTCTTAGTTGGAGGAGTCTCCTTGGGTTTTACTATTTTTGTAATTGACTTTTTAATAGGCTTCTTAGTTGTTGCTTTTTTGGATGGAGTCTCTTTAGTTTTTGTTTTCTTAGTTTTTACTATTTTAGATATTGATTTTTTAACTGGCTTCTCTCCTTTTATGCTTACTTTACTCTTAGTAACAGTGGCTCTTTTTGAGGTAGATTTCATAGTTGATGATCGAGGCTTGGTATTTACTTTCTTCTTAGTTGTACGACTAGTTGATCCTTTTTGACGCTTTCCACCAGATTGCAATGCAGGCCCATCATCCGAACTACTATCAGTTTTCTTCTTATCTTTCTTAACCATACCTCTTTTAGTAGGACCTGCCTCAAGTTTATCTTTTAGTAATTTCTGAGCAATTGCCAGTGTAATAGATTGTGGGTCTAAATCACCAATACTAACAAATATTACTTCACCTTTAGATTTCCCGCGAGCAGCTGCTAGTTTCTTCTTTTCGGCCGCTTTCTTATCAGCTTCTTTTTCTTCGGCAGTTTTCTTTACCTTCTTAGTACTCTTTTTATCAGTCTCACTTTTTACCTTCTTCTTTGGCTTGACCATAATGAAATAACTTGGAGGTTTATCCTCTTTTGGCTTACCCTTCATAACTGCATAAGTATTATCATCATCCTCAAATTCCTTAATATAGCGTTCTTGGCGCGCACTTCTTGCTGCTCGTAAGTAAACAATGGCCTCATCTAAAGTTAATTCATTTGGATCTTGATCTTTTGGAATAGGAGCCTTTTCAGTATCTCCATATGTAAGATAATAACCAAATGGGCCTTTCTTCAAAATAATCTCAATGTCTTTTCTCTTTCCAAGTACTTTAGGAAATGATAAGAGTTTTCTAGCCTGTTCTTCTGTGATTTTTTCTAATTTAATATTCTTTGGAATGTCTGCATATTGTAGTTTACCATCTTCCTTAATAACAAATATGGCAGGTCCTGTACGAGTATTGCGAGCATATATTTCTCGTCCATCATCCAACTTACCAACAATTCTTTCAAATTGAGGAGCATCCCCTCTAGCTAATTTCTCAGCTTTAAGTTTTTCCTTAATATCTAAAACAGCTGGTTCAAACCAATCATAAAACTTGCGGAGAATCTTTTTCCAGTCTTTTTTACCCTGTGCTACAGCATCCATATGTTCTTCTGTTTTTGCAGTAAACTTATAATCCACAATTTGTGGGAAATAATCTTCTAAAAATTTAGTTACACGCATCCCCATTTCGGATGGTACTAGTTTTTTCTTCTCAGATCCAACCATTACATCTTTAGCTTCTTCAACAATTTCTTCATTTTCTAATGTATAAATACGAGATTTCATTTTAACACCATCAATATCTGTAATTTCACAATAACCTCTTGATAAAATCTTATCAATAATCGATGAATATGTGGATGGTCTTCCAATACCAAGTGTTTTAAGACTTCTCACAAGTGCTGCCTCTGTTGGCATTCCTGGGGGTGAGGAGAATTCTAATTTTGCCTCAATAGTTTTTCTATCACATGATAAACCTTTCTTAACATCAATACCCTTTGCCTCGGATACATCATCTTCATCATTAGGAGCTTTAAAATTATATACGGCAAGATAACCATCAAATCTCATTGTTTCCAACTTAGAAACAAATAAATATTTATTATCTAATTTTCCATTTGCTGATGTAATATCGATTGTTTTCACATCGAATTTAGCACTTGACATTTGACTAGCAATTGTACGTCTCCATACTAAATTATAAAGACGCTGTTCATCTCTTCCTAAATCAGTAATCTCTGGCATATCATATTTAGTACATCGCAGGCATTCATGAGCACCCTGTGTTGATTCTTTCTTATCTTTATATTCGCGATATTGATAGTATTTCTTATCAAAATTATCTTTCACATAAACTGCTATTTCTGTTAAAGCAGTCTTTGATAAAATGATAGAATCTGTTCGCGGATATGTTACATAACCTTTCTCGAAAAGTACTTGTAAACATGACATAGTGCGCTTAGATGACATTCCCAAGGCTCCAGCCGCTGCAACCTGTACAGAACTTGTCATGAAAGGTGGAGGAGGATGGCGAATTGATTCAGAATCACGTACATCGGCTATTTGCCATGTTGATTTTTTACAATTATTCATAAATTTTTCTATTTCTTTCGTTTCAGATGGTTTTACATTTTTTGATAATTGAGCTACTTTACGCTTACCTTTCATTTTACTATCACCACCTTCTTCTAATTCATCCTCATCTTCATCAAATGAGGAATCCTCATCTTTATCTTCTCCATTATTCTTATCAGATACTAGTTCAAATAACATAGTTTTCAACTCCTGTTTTTTAACCTTAAATAATCCTCGAACTTTATAATATGAATCGGATCCATTTTCAATAAAAATATCTCGTTCTCTCTGTTTTTCACAAATCCATCGTAAGGCTGCGCTCTGTACGCGTCCCGCTGACATCGCGCCAGGAATTTTACTCATAACGATTGGAGAAAGACCATAGCCAACAATACGATCTAAATAGCGTCTTACATATTGCGCATGAATCATATTATAATCTAAGGATACTGGATTTTTAATTGCAGCTTTAATAGCTACTGGAGTGATTTCAGAGAATAGAATTCTACAATTAGATTTAGGGTCCACCTTTAATAAAATACATAGACTTTCTGCGATAAACCATCCTTCTAGATCCTGATCGCTTGCAATCATAATATTATCAGCCTTGGCCGCAGCAGCCCTTAAACTCTGCACTACATCTGGTTTTGTAATCTCATAATCTCCCTTAAAATCTTTATCAACTTCAATCGATAAACCTTTCTTTTTGAGATCGCGGACATGACCAAAACATGCCTCTACTTGATACCCACTTCCTAGGATTTTCCTGAGTGTTTCTAACTTACCTTTACTTTCTACGATGAAAAGAGTTTTACCCATTATATGTAGTTATAATACTTACTGAGAAACTTAATAGTTTAATTATTAAATACATTAGTCAATTTTTTAACATTTTTACATGAAATACTTGTAATCTACTAGATTAAAATCATTAAATTATTCATTAAATTAAGGATTGCAGAAATTACAACTGCAATATATATCACAGTTTGTCATATTCATTTTATTTTTATTGTAAATCGATAATTTATTAACATCAATCGGCGAATTAGAAATTACGGGCAACATATTGAAAAAATCTTGTTGTACTGAATTTACTGAATTATAAAGGCCTAATGCAGAAATATCTGGCACAAATGCAGGAATATTGGGAAATACTGTATTTTGCATAGGTGATGTGGTATTAATTGATCTGTACACTCTACCATATGGCGACACCTTTTTTGTAGGTAATACTTTCTTATTTAGTGTTATTTTACTTGATATCGAAAATGCATTACTGGGACTGAATTCAAGTGCATTCGCAGACATCTTACTACTCATTGAACTGGGATTGAATTCAGGTGCATTCGCAGACATCTTACTACTCATTGAACTGGGATTGAATTCAGGTGCACTGGCAGACATTTTACTACTCATTGTACTGGGATTAAACTCAGATGCACTGGCAGACATTTTACTACTCATTGTACTGGGATTAAACTCAGATGCACTGGCAGACATCTTACTACTCATCTTACTGGGATTAAACTCAGATGCACTGGCAGACATCTTACTACTCATCTTACTGGGATTAAACTCAGATGCATCTGCAATAATTATTTTTTCAATATCACCTACATTTTTCTGCTTTTTAAATGTAAACTTGGAAATAGGTGATAATATTTTAACAGACTTCGTTATAGTAGGTGAATTATAAAGATCTTTATAATTTGATAAAATATCATCAAATATTTTAGCAGATAATACATTTAAATTGCGATATTTTGCAAATGGATAAATGTTTATGCCATCTCTATATATATTTTCCGTATCCATTAAAAGTATGACCTTGTGTTCTGTAATATTACCAATGAATGAACATGCAATTTCAATAAATCGATCACAATCATCAAAATAATGATCATGTGTTATTTTGCATGAACTTATTTTAAAATTAACACACATATTTGTTCTTATGTTAGCTGTATAATTAAGACTAAATATAAATACATCATACATTTGTTCAACACATTCAAATCTTAGAGAACTATTAATTATAGCATCAATTTCTGCATCAAATGGAATTATTTCCCGATCGACTTTATTATTTATTACAACGAGATCAAGACTATTAACATAATATAACATCATACTTAGAGATTTAAATGCTGCATCGAATATTGTTTTTTTATCTACACATATTTCTCGAAAAGGGTCTGTTGACAAACCATATGACATCCATCGTACATTTAATTCGATATATTGTATCTGATTAAATTTTGTATATATTATTCTTGTCGCCCAACGAGAACGATCTTGAAATGGCTCAGGTGAAATATGTACTCCCTCGAAACGAAAACGATTCATTTGATCATTAGCATATATAAGAGCAGAATTAAGATATTTAGCAATATTTTTATAATTTGAAAGAATTATTCCACTTTCACTGTTAGAAAGTATTAATTTTTCATTATCAGAAATATCTTTGTATGATGGAACAAATGGCAACATTTGTTCATATTTCTCTTCTTGTTTTATATTTTGAATAGATGACTGTGCCATTTTATGACTGGTGGCCGGAATCTTGTTTTTCACTTTCTTGACACGAATTGTCTTGTTGGTTGAATGCATTATACAAAACTAGTATATTTATTAACACATTTTTGATTCAATTTTTTAGAGTTTTTTAATAGGTTATATTAAAAATAGGTGTATTATTATACAGTGTATGGCTGTACTACCAAGTAATTCCATTTGTAAGTAACACCACTAAGTAAAGGCATCTCATCGCTCATTAATACAAATCCAGCACCAATTACTTCAGTTGCTGTAAAGTTTACAAGAGGAAATCCCGGGTTTAATTCATTATCTGGATCTCTGTACGGCATAATATATGGGGCAGATGAACCTCCGCCAATATTATTAATAAGTCTTGATGTTGTTAAATTCGCAGCAGTTAGAATAATAACAGGATTAATAGTATATGGTTTTAAAAAATCAATATGACAAATATCAAATCCAAATGTGCTATCAAATGGCCCAATTGTAATTGTAATGGTACCTGCTAGATCGCTTCCTGCAACAGAAACAATTGATTTAGGAGGATTTGTTCTGATTGCATCGCCCGGAAAACCATGGCCAGCACCTGGACCTAGTCTTACTTTGAGACTTCCAGCACCAGATCCAGTAAGACTATCTACAGTAACTGCAGGTAAAGTGGTTGTATTAGTACTTGTATCTTTAACAACAAGTGCACCTGCCGCGGCTTGAGCTAGGAGTGCTGCCAACTGTTGTGCTGCAGTAAGTTGATATCCGGAAGGATTAGCAAGTAGATTATTTTGGATTGTATTAACAGTCGTTACTCCTTGTCCAGCAATAGCTTGTGTCGCAACAAAAGAGGAGGACATCTTATAATACTTGATTATATTTTTTAAATTAATCGATAATATTCAGGCTATATCCATTATATATCCTGAAAAGCAATACCATTTTCAACATTCCATTGCTGCTGAGAGATAGTATTCCTAATTGCTTGTAATATATGTTTTTCACATGCATCATTATCAAGATCTTTAATAACTAATACGCGCAATTCCATTGAACATGAGCTTGCCTCGAATAAATTAGGAGACATTCTATGTTTTGCTAGCCTTCTGCCACTAGCGGCATCTCTACATAATATAGCATTTCGATTAATAAATCTTACATTCAATGTATCAGTTGGCCTACTAGTTCCTGTCCAAAACTGGCAGAGGCTTTCTAATTCTTTCGGCTCTAATAATGTTAATGCAGCCGAAAATGAATATTCCCATATTTCTTTATTATTAACTGATCCAATTGTATCAAATGTAATATTTTTAAGAATATAATCCGGCGACATTTCTTTTCCACAAAGTTGCATATGTATAATATTTGGACAATTATACATATAATTTTTACAATGCTGATTAAAACCATCCGCAAGAGATAATAATTGCGGCCATATGTTAGAATATTGTTCTCGAAACCAGTTCAGAAAATATGTAAGTGGTTTTGCTCCTTCATTTGTAGTTGCATTAGTTCCACAGCAAATGCGATACCAGTCAGGATGTTCTGATGAATTTAATATATGTAATATTTCTTCATCTCTCCATTTAGCAATTTTGAAAAGATCAAGACTTAATGCATAATAAATTGCTGGATGTAGATCCATTGATAGATTACATTTATCTATATATACTGCTTTAAACATCATTTTTCCTATTAATTTACATTCAATCAATGAGACGTCATGACTTATTATTTTATAACCATCTCGGTCTACGAAATATTTTTCAATAACTTCTTTCCCTAAGCGATCATATAAATCTCGTGTAAGACCTTTTGCATCAATACCTGATCCATTTACTGTTTCTAAATTATTAAAGATGCAATTATCTGCTAGATATTTAGATGCAAATTTAATCCATAATTGATTACTTGTCCATTTGAATTTTATAGTTTCGGTTGATTCAACACTTTTAAATTTTAATAAATTTAAACTTAATAAATATGTCATTGATTTAGGATATTTTAATTTTAAATTATCAGTTATATATTTTCTATTATTATCATCAAGAGTTTTGAATTTTGCCTCATTTGCAGAAATGATTTTATAAATAACATCATCTGATATTTTAATAATTTTAGATTCGCCGCTTAAGATGTTGAAAATATATTTTAATGATGTTTTCTTTAATTTATAATTTATAATTGGTTTACTTAATAACCATAATATTGAATTATATATGGTCGAGCGATATTTATTATTTTCAGGAGCATTCTTTTTTGAATTATAATTTGATATATTGTGTATTTTTACTAATCCATATTCGAGTAAAGTAGAATTTATCCATATATTTTCTGGATATGCCGCATAAATCAGTTCTCGCCGAGCATCATCTTCTATTAATAATATTATTCTTTTCATAACATTAAAAGTTATTTTAAATTGATCTTTATAGAATAGTAAATTATCTGCTAATTCTAAAATATCTTCAGAAATATTATTTTGTTCTATTTTATTATCCGGATGTAAATATTCAACAACCTTTATTAATTTTATGATTTGTTGTGATGTTTTTTGTGTTTTAATAAAATATTGTTTCACATATTTTATCATTTCCATATTATCTTGTAAACTTAAGAGATCTTCTTGCATATGACCATTAGTAAATGCCAATATTCTAATTTCTGCGCTATGATATGCGACTGTTTTATTTAAGATAAAAGATAAATCTTTCTTATTCCATTCTGGCCTTTCTAATAATTGTATTAATTCTAATTCATTGTCTGATTTTTTATCACATTTTTTAGTATATTTTTGCATTAAACCACATATTGTCTCACTTGCTACTTCAATACTACATTCTCCATGAAATATCAATGTAAATAATATTCTAAAACTATAATTTAAATGTTTCAAATTACTTTGATTATTTGATGCTGCCATAAGAACGTCAGGATCATTTATAGCCATCCAATCCAAGAATGCCTGCGGAGGATATTTTGCTCCCATATAAGGCTTAGTATGAATAAGCATCATCTTTCTGCAATATGAATTAGCATATTTCGCCATCATTATTAAAATATTTGTATCTGAAAGTATATCATCAGTAAATATTTCATTACATAATAAAGGCACTTTTCCTATTGCATTTAATAATTCTGGATAAAGATCATAAATAATATATTTATAATTATCATTATATTTTTTATTACATGCAATTAGTTTTGCTGTTCTAGAATCAGGAATTATTTTGCATCCTTTTGGAATCATTAATGAATGAATATCTAATCTAGGATTTAGAGAGATTAGGCAATCGGAATAACATTTCACTAAATATCGCAAATCATGATTAGAATATGGCAGAATTTCATCTGATATATCATTTTGAATATTCAGAATGTGTAAAAATTTACTAATAACATTTATTTTTGAATAAACACCAGAGATTGTTTTATTTACTTTACTTGCTTTACAATCACCTAAATTAGAAATATAATTTTGTTCTTCTAGTTTAGAATATGAATTTCTATGCTTAAGAATTTCACTTACATACATCGCATCGACAACATAAATATTTAAAATGTAATATATGCAACATTGTATTACATATAAATTCTCTGGCATATTTAATGCATATTTCATTAACTGTTCAAGATTATAATCATAATGATAATAATTTCTTATATTTTTATGATAATTAGTTTTAATAGTACCTACATCCGGAATTGCAATAATCATTTGCTATTTCTCTAATATTATCTACATCGGATAATTGTAAATATTCTGGAAAAAGATACAATAAAAATATTGTAAATTCTTTACTATCAGTACATCTATTGCGCAAATTATTAATATCAATCCATATTTTGCTTATCATTGTTTCTGCAAATAGTACATAATCAATTATTTTTAATGTAAAATTATCTTCTCCATCGAGTATTCTTTCTGCAAGAAAACTCGTCAGATTACCATTATTAATTACACTTTCACTCTCATTTTCATTTTCACTTGAATCAATATCACTAGATTCACTATCACTACTTTCAATACCTCTGCCTGAATTTTCTATTCCATAATCATTAGAGATTTGAATATCATCAAATGGACTTCTTGATACTCTTGATTGTAAATTGCGAGTACTGTGAATGTTCTTTCTTGTCATGATGTTTGTAGTAGTAGTAGATCTTAGTAGATTTATTTACTTAATAAATTAATATTAAGTAAAGACATAATTGTATCAATTTTTATGAATATAAACTTAAGAAATCCACTTAACATCATTAATATAAACTAGAGCACCATGAGCATCTTTGGCAATATTATAACTTTCCAATTTCATATCTGATTTGAATGATAAATGTTCATTTAATAATTTAACAAAAACTAAATTTAATAATCCAATAGTTAATTTTTTCGCTTGGAATAATTCTGGCATAATTATTTTATTATCATGGATATAATTTGCAGGTTTATACTCTTTTAATTCATATGGAATATTTCCATTTTCACTTTGTACATCAAGTGTATCATTATCGATTATTAACTCGCCGCCATATTTAGTTTTTATTCTAGTTTGATACATGTATGAAATATTATGATTTGGTACTTGTTGTATCTGTGTTTCAATCGATAAATCTCCATTATTATACATCAGTAAAAAGTCTCCTTTTCGCCCTTCAATACTGTAATTATAACCAGATATTGTGGTTAATTTTAATATACTTTGAAATGACATTACTACATTAGTTCTAGAGTATAATCTTCAGTGTATATGATGTTATAAATTAATATTTTTTAATATCTTTGTGGAAATCCTTCTTGATGATAATTAGTCTGAGAAATATGAAATGGCGTATATTGTGTTAATACAATAGGCTGATATTGAATTTGCGAATTATCAGATGGTATTTTATAATATTGAGTTTGCTGTGTAACAGGAAATGTAGCATGGTGCAAAAGATGGCATTGTAAACATTGATGCGCATTGCAAGGAATATTTAATTCTCGCGGATACGATTGTTCATAATTAGGCGATGATATCGGATAGGAATAAAATCCAGGAGGAGGTCTATGATATTGTCCTGCATTTGGTACAGGAATATGAGCTAATTGTGAATTTAATTCCATGCGCAGCGTGTCCTGAAATTGTGGACTCGGGCGAATATGAATTATGTTTGATAAAGGTGGGCTCTGAAACATACTTGGCATATTAACTGGAGGTGGGATTGGTTGTATATGTGACTGATGACTTGGTAACATACTTGGCATATTAACTGGATAAAGAGTAGGTGATAAATATGGTGATTGCTGGATTTGATTATTAGGCTGTTTGATAGGATTAACAACTGGTTTAGGTAAATAATATGGTTCTAAATTATTTGACGGTTTATCTTTTTGATCCAGAATTTTAATTTGCTGATCATTATTATACGATTTTAATAAAGGTTTTTTCTTTTTATTAATTTGCAAAACTACTGGCTGTAATTTAATAGTTTCATCCGCTGCAATGATAGTGACTGGAACGTCACTAGTCTTAATTGGTTTATAATTAATTCTAGGACGAAAAATTGCGGCCTTAGGAGACAATCCAATTTGCGATGCAACATCTGATATTGTCACTTCTGACAAATGCGAGTTTTTGTGATTGTTGTTCATTTTGTGATAAATGGCTGTATTTCTTGATGATATAATATAATTTGTTATATTATTAAATAGATGTATCAATTTTTTCCAATTATATTGATATAATAAATATTAATTGTCAAAGAACGTTTTAATTTCAGTAACTGATTCTTTATTCAATGAGGCAATATCACATGTAATTATTGATGACATAATATTATTATCAGTTCTAAATACAGCGATATTATTATTAATATGTCTACATATTATCTGAATATCGCGATTAGTAGATTCATTATCATGCATAATTCCTTTACGCTGACGAAATACTAGGATAAAACCTTGTTGATAATATTCTATCTTGTAAAATCTAAATTTTTTACAAGGAATTTGGCCATAAACTGTCATCAAAATAGTTTTTAGATTATTAAATTTACAATTATATGGATTGGACACTGGTTGTTTCTTCATATTTGTGAATAATTTATCATGAAATAATTCTTCTTTGTTATGTGTAAACATATATATGCAAATATGTCTAATTCGTTGACTCAATGAATCAAGTTGTATTGATTTTATATCCCATTGTGCACATATCATGATAGTATTAGTTATTTTATATAACTCGTCATCATCTGATGAATCAGATGATCCAGCGGCATCATCATCGCTGTCATCTGCTTGCTTCTTACTCTTCTTATCGGAATCTGAATCTGATTCAATCTCATCAAAAGGCTCCTTGGCAGCATCACTTACCCGAGCATCATCATAATCATTAATTGACAATTCTATTTGTGCAAAATACATATTATTAGAACGATAAATATAAATATGATAAGAGTTTGTATTAGAAACCTTTGTTAGTTCTATATCGAATCCTAAATTTAGTGCATCAGTATGATATTTTACTTTTGGTTTATGTTCTTGAAAAGAAATTGCGAGTTCAATTTCTTCATGGAAAATTCGTAATAATCTTACCATCATTCCGTAATTTGTAAACATTAATAATTTATCCTTATCACATTCATGATTGACTCCTCCTGGAGGTCCGCTCGAGCTTAGAGATGACATGGTTGGCTTAGTTAACACAAAGGAGTCTTCTTGTTTACTCTATATTAAAAATAATATGATAAGATTAATTACTTTTCATTTCAATTTTTTTCACTAATTTAACTTATTTAATCCATAAGATCTTATAACTCCAAGTTGTAGTTATTACTCTATTAACATTTGGATTAGGATTTATGCCTAATGTATTTGTCATTATTTGAAATAATTGGAAAATACCACCAGCTGCCATAATTGGTATTGCATAAATTCCACCTCCATTAATAACTACATTTGCTGTAATTGCATCAGCTGGACTTAATATAAGTACTGGGTAGGCAGAAAATGTAGTTCCTGGGATTGGATTTAATGTCAGTACTAAGTTATTAACAACATTTGATAATATTGATGCAAGAGTTATACGAAATAATCCAGCAGATGCAGTGCATGAACCTTTTACATTTGTTACAATAACTCCATTATATGATATTATTTCAGCAAGATTTGCAGTTGGTTCTGTGATGTATTGTGTGCCAACAATTGCCCCTCCACTAGATCCATTGACCATCGGTGTCCTTGTAAGAATAGTATTTTTTAGCGTAGCTGCAGTGCCAATTGCAACCGGAGATCTAAGATAATTTGATTTACTCATATCAATCATTTTTCCAACAGATAAAAGAATGGATGATGTTAATAATGAACCGATGGATTTAATCAGAGTGGTTGATTGTGAATCAGTCATATCCCCATTAAAGAAACCTGTAAAATTACTAACAGTTGTTGTTGGTGTATTAGATGTGATAATAAACTTTTGTGCAGTAATTTGATTAAGCCATATATTACCATTAATATCTCTTTTTGAAATTGTAGATGGAGTTGTTACACTATCTGCACCATTCAAAATATTTACAGTATCTGCCACCTGTAGAGCAGTTTTTTTAGAATTAGATGGACCTAATTGTGTTACAATAGTAGATAATTGTGATCCAGTAACATCCCCATTTAGAGCATTAGTGAAATTTCCAATAGAACTTGCAGTTCCGATTAATGTTCCTGTTAAAATATTAGCATTTAGTTCATTAACTGCAAAACTCCCATTAGCATCAGTTTTCACCAATGTATTATTAATTGCATTACTTGATGCAGATTCAATATCACTTACTCTACTTGCAATATCTGATGCTAATCTACCATTAATATTATTAACTAAAGTTAGATTCTGTTTGCCAGTTACATTTCCTGCTAATGCGCCATTAAATAGAACTGTACTTGTAACTGCTCCTGGCGCAAATGTGCCAAACAATCCCCCAGTTCCAATAATTTCATTGGCTGCAAAATTACCATTAATATCTCTTTGTACAATTCCAAGAGGATTATTAATATCAGATGCATTTGATACATTATTACATACATTTGCAATTCTAGATGCACTAATATTATTAACTTTAGTAACCACAGTTGCTGACTGCGATCCAGTAAGATCCCCTATAAGTGGATCACTCCAATTAGTACAGCTTTCAGCGATTCCAATGAATTCTCCTACAAAATGTGATGATGTGATAGTATTCTCTCCGAGTAAATTACCAGCATTATCTCTTTTTAATAATGCAAAAGGACCAACAATTTTATTTACATCGTCACAAAATTCAGTGATTTGTGATACACTTTTACCACCAACTGATTCGACAACTGTATTAGAAATAGTACCACTGATATCTCCTGAAAAACTGCTGGTAAAAGTATTAACTGTACTAGCCTCGCCAATCAAATCGCCAGTAAAAATATTTGCAGTGATTGTTTTGGCCACAATATCACTATCAGTAATACCACGTTTTACTAGTGATTGTGGCATTAGATAACTTGTTGCATTTGATAAACTATCATAACTATCCAGGATGGCCTGGACTGGTTTTCCTCTAATTGATACAAGTTCTGTTGCTTGAATTGGACCGATAACGTCCCCTATTAAGGGATTTGTGACAGTTGAGGCAGAACCTACAAGAGTTGCTGTAACAGTTTCCGCCTGGATATTTCCTTGGTAATCTTGTATTACTGGCAAATGAAATATACTTGTCATATACATTACTTGTGAAAAATTGTTCAAATTAGAATACTATATTTCAGCAATATTAATTAAATTAAGAGTTTTTATATAAGAAATTTCATAAAAATTGATTGTTATATTATTTGAATAGAATAATGAACTCTAAGTTTATAAGTACAGCCAAGTACACTCTTTCAAACAAAATGAGAACTGATGATTATGGAAATAAATTCTGGTATAATGCAAATGTAGAATTACATCGCGATAATGATTTACCTGCCATAGAATACATAGGTGGTAATAAAGTATGGTGGATAAATGGACAAATACATCGTGATAATGACTTGCCTGCATTTGAAGATGTAAATGGTGATAAATATTGGTTTGTAAATGGAAAATGTCATCGCGATAATGATTTACCTGCCGGAGAAAATGCAAATGGTGATAAACATTGGTTTGCAAATGGAAAGCAGCATCGACTCGGCGGATTACCAGCCACTGAATATGCAGATGGAAATAAAGAATGGTACATTTATGGTAATGCATACACATATGAGCAAGTATGTAATAATTATCAAATCTTAACAAGATTTGGTAGGTATTGTTTGAAAAAGATCAGAATGAGAAGATTAAAACAACTTAGGTGGATCCATGGGGAACTATTATGTATGCCCCCTAAAGGTAGTTATCCGGGAGGCCAGGATTATCATAAAATGGTTAATTATTTTATGAGTATGTGAAAAAATTGATATATAAAATGCTTGAATAAATTACGATAATAAGTAAATTAATAGTATATGAGAAGTGCGTACTTTCAATCTAAGCAAAATGACAATGGAAACTGATAATTATGGTACTAAAAGATGGTATAATGAAAAAAAAGAATTACATCGTGATAATGATTTACCTGCTATTGAAAGAAGTAATGGTGATAAAGAATGGTATGTAAATGATAAACGCCATCGCGATAATGATTTGCCTGCTATTGAAAAAGCAAATGGGGGTAAATATTGGTATGTGAATGGAGAACGTCACCGTGATAATGATTTGCCTGCTATTGAATCTGCAATTGGTGATAAAGGTTGGTATGTAAATGGAAAATCTCATCGTCGGGGTGGCTTGCCAGCTATCGAATATGTAAATGGTCAAAAAGAATGGTACATTTATAATGAAAATTACACATATGGGCAAGTATGTAATTCTTACAAAATCCTAAAAGGATTTGGTAGATACTGTTTGAAGAAGATCAGAATAAAGCGATTAAAGAGAGTAAGCTGGATCCATAAAGAGCTGCTATGTATGCCACCAAAAGGCAGTTATCCAGGCGGACAGGATTATCATCAAGCAGTAAGTTATTTTATGAGTATGCAATCTAAACACCAGTAATAATATAATGAATATGATAATTCCATACAGTTGCTGTATTATTACCATTACTATTTAGTCCAGCGCCACTTGCATATAAATCAACAGACCCAAGCTGCATTGAGTCATTTGAAGAACCAACAACAATACCATAAACCTTACTTGTTGATAGATCAGCTGCAGCTGCATTTCGTGGAGTAATTGTTATAATTCCAAAACCACGTTGACTGATTGCTCCATAATTGATTGTGCCAATCTTACCAATTGGGTTAGCTCCGTTAGATAATGGTGTAATTGTAAATTCTCCTGCCGTAGCATTTGATAATGCAGAACCATTAAATATCGTATCTGTAATACTCCAGCTATTAGTATTTGAAGAAGTGAATGTAACACCACCTTGCGGGGATAAAAGCATACTTGAATAAATGCCTCCACCAAGATAACCATTAGTCATGGCTCCTGTACGCTGTACCAATGTATTTGCCAATTGTGCATTTGTGCCGGATACAAGAGGTAATGGAAGAGCACTAATGCGGGTACATGCATCTGTTATTTGAGTTGCAGAATATCCCCCAAGTCCTCCAACTCTAGTAACAACTGTAGCTCCTTGAGTACCAGTAACATCGCCACTTAAATTACCTGAAAAATTAATTGCAGATGCGGCTTGTACTGTTACTGGACCATTAATGGCAGACGCATTAAGCTCGTTTACCCAAACATTCCCAAGATAATCTTTTTTAACAATTGTTAATGGGGTAGCTAAATGTGTTGCATTCGCGACAGTGACGCATGCTGATGCTATTTCAGATGCATTCTTGCCACCAACCGAAAGAACCTGAGTAGAATTTTGATTGCCGCTAATATCTCCTGCAAGTGGATTTGTAAAAGTAGCTGCAGATGATGCTGATCCAATCAATGATCCATTAAATTTATTAGCCACTATTTCATTTACCGTTATACTGCCATTTAAATCTCTTTTTTGAAGAGTATTAGCCACAGCTGTACTGGTTGCTGTTTCAACTTGTAAACAAGCGCTGCTAATCCTCGATGCATTTACTCCTCCCACGGAATTAACAATTGTATTAGTCTGAGTACCAGATACCTCACCTGAAAGAGATCCAGTAAAATCTACTGATGATGCGGCAGTACCACTATAAGGCCCAACAAATAATGTAGCATGAATTTCATTTGCAGAAATATTACCATTTAAATCTCGCTGTGCTAAACTTTGTGGAATTGCTTGATTAGTTGCATTTTCTACACGAGTACATATATTTGATATTTCACTTGCACTTTTACCACCAATACTATTTACAACAGTTGCACTTTGAGTACCAGATACATCTCCTGCTAAAGGACCTGTAAAGTTAATAGCGGATGCAAGATTGGTGTCAATTGTTCCTATAAATTTATTGGCATGGATTTCATTTGCAGTAAAATTCCCAAGGGCATCTCTCCTAACCAAACTTAATGGGGTTGTTTCTGGGACTGCATTTAATACTGATGAACATGCAGATGAAATTTCAATTGCAGTTTTATCACCAACCATATCTACAACAGCTGCAGTCTGGAAACCAATTACATCTCCTTTAAGCTCTCCAGTGAATTGTGTAGCTGTTTGAGCAGAACCTTGTAGAGTACCAATGAATTGAGTTGCTCTAATTTCATTTGCTGCAAAACTACCATCAGCATCACGCTTTACTAATGTATTTGGAAGAGATTGACTTGATGCATTTTCTATAATTGCACAACTAGCAACAATGTCTGATGCTCGCTTATTACCCACCATTTTCACCTTAGTTGCCCCTTGGCCTCCACTAACATCCCCTGAAAGATGCTCTCTAAACGAACTAGCCGATCCATCTAGTTTCGCTGTAATGATATTAGCTGAAAAATTTCCATAAGCATCTTGAAATACTATTGATGGAAGACGAAATGGATTAAAACGACTCATCTTATACCATTAGTTTGGAAAATATACACCATTTATCATATTATATACCATATTATGCAAATATAGCATAATATACTAAGTTCCTTTAAAAAAGATTAAATAAAGTATTAAAACTTATTTATCATAAATATTTAAATATTCTAGTAAAAGTCTAAAAATACAAAAAATTAAAATATCCTCTGCAAAAGTTTATATTATAATTGATAGATTAAATAACAACCAAATATACTATTTCATATATTTTTGAATTAATACAAAAAGTACATAAGTTTGCAAAGAAAGTATATTCTGAATTTAACAATGAAGTTAAACAATAATAGAGAATATCTGTTACTAGTAGAGTGAATGTCAATAAAAAAAGATAAGAATAATAGTAATCTATATCAATCTCATGTACAGGCATTAATACAACAAAATGCTGGTTTAAGTGATAAAGAAATTAGTAAACTTTTACATAAGCATGGAGAATTTGTGATGGATCTAATAATGACTTTCAATGATTATCCTAAAAAAATACTTTTGATGTTTTTTCCAAATGATATAAATGAGGAAAAATTTTTACAAATGATTTTTATGAAAATAGGGAAATTATTAACACAACATTTAGTTAAAATAAGTTGTTGTCAATTATATTATATTAAAGGAATGGAAATTATAGATTTTTCATATAATCGTGATGGCAAATATTATTTTGAAAAAGAAAACTCGCAAGATATTAATAAGATTAGAAAGAAGTTTATAGCTGAATGCAAACAAACTGGTGGAAAAAGAAAAACATTAGAGGATATTTATTGGAATTATGTTGGAGCATCTGTGCAATCTAATGAATTGAAAACAAATTTTAATACTGTATTTGAATCGGTATTAAGAAAGTTAGATAATCCAATGGTTTTTCCAGTAACAAGAAAATTAATTAAATATATTTATGCAAAAATAGATTCAGTGTATTTTGAAGGAAATATATCAAATTATTTAGAAGAGAGATATGGGGCAGATTTATTATGTGAAAAAAATACCAAATTAACAAGAACTGCTGGTAGATTTAGTTTTGGATTAGATGGATTATCTCCAATACTTGAGATTGGTGATAAAATTATCTCCAGCCTGTTTACAAAAGGAGAAAAAAGTATTAAAAATGGAGGCTATATTATTAATAATAGATTATCATTTCTCATTCGAGTGATTGAACACGAATTATGTCATCTACTGACTCTTATGTTTCAGCCAAAGGAGGCTATTATTAATGCAGGACATGGTCCTATTTTTAGAACATTTATAAAAAATACTTTTGGACATACTGATTATACACATGATGGATTTGCAGGTGATACTGATATTGCTGATAATATGAGGGATATATTAAAAGTTGGTAATAAGATTAAATATCATGGCAAAATTAATATTGAGACAGGAAAGGTAATTAGTTTAAGAAAACATTATATCGAAATATTACTTGATTCTGGAACAATTTCAGCAGCACCATATGGGAAAGTAATAGAAATTACTGATAATTCAGAGAAATCTCATATAGATATTTCTAAATTTAAAATTGGTGGTAAAGTTTCTTTTAAAAAAGGCGGTAATGAAATGCAGTGTATAATTTTATCATTTACTAATCGGCGCGTAAAGGTTTCTTGCGATGATGGGAAGAAATATTATGTTGTTATTTCTGCAATAAAAATTCTCGATTAGATTATTTTTTACCATGTACAATTTTCTGTTTTTTCATTGCAGAATTTTCATTATTATCAATCTTATGAGTTTTCTTAATACTTGTATATTGTGTATCTGGAGTTTTAATTAAATTTGATAAAATATCAATTACCTCTTTATCATCATCTTTATTGGTTGAATATTCAAGTATCCAACTTTCATGAAAAAAAATATCAGGTCCATTGTAATTTTCTAATGTAACAACAATATTTTCATCACTTGGTATTAATGGCATATCATTCTCATTTATTTCAATGTCTTGGTTTGAATCGATCAATGCAGTCATTGTAATAGTATTTACTGTATAAAGTAATATATGTACAATAATGTTATATGAATATTTTAAATCAATTTTTATCCATACTCATAAAATAACTTACCATTTGATGATTATCTTGGCCACCAAGATAATTACCTTTTGGTGGCATACATAACAGTTCTCCATGAATATATCTTACTCTTCTTAACCTTCTCATTCTGATCTTCCTAAGACAATATCTACCAAATCCTTTTAAGATTTTGTAATAATTAATTACTTCTTCATACAAGTATTCTTTATCATAAATGTGCCAATGTTGCTCCTCATTATTAATTGTAGCAGGTAATCCACAAAGACGATGATGCTTTCCATTTTCATACCACTTTTTAGTTCCATCAACAAATTCAATAGCAGGTAAATCATTATCGCGATGTAATTTCCCATCTACAAACCACATTTTATCTCCATCTGCATATTCCGCGGCAGGTAAACCTTCGCCTCGATGGCGTTTCCCACCCACATACCAAAATTTATTTCCATTTGCATATTCTGTCGCAGGTAAGTTATTATCACGATGATGTTTTCCATTTACAAACCAGATTTTATCTCCATTTGAACATTCAATTGCAGGTAAATCATTGTTACGATGATGTTCTCTATCTTCATTAAACCAGTGTTTATCACCAGTACTGCTAGTTTTCATATATGACATTTTGTTTGATTTGAAAGAGGTCGTACTTGGATAGGCTCGGAGTCATACACTAAATTTACTTAATACAGTTTAATCAATCATTATGCATTTCAATTTTTATTCATACTCATAAAATAATTTACCATCTTATGATAATCCTGGCCACCTGGATAACTTCCTTTAGGAGGCATACATAATAACTCTCGATGGATCATTTTCACTCTTTTTAACCTTTTTATTCTGATCTTCTTGAGACAATGTCTACCAAATCTTGTTAGGATTTTGCAATGTTTATATACTTGCTCATATGTGTATTCTTTTCCATAAAGATACCAATGTTTATTACCATTTGCGTATTCTATAGCAGGTAAGCCACCAAGACGATGAAACATATTATTTAAAAACCAATATTTACCATCTAGATTTTCTACAACATGTAAATCATTAATGCGATATCGTTTTCCATTTGTATACCATTCTTTATGACCGTTTACATTCTCAAGTGCAGGTAAATCATTATCGCGATGCTGTTTTCCATCTACATACCAAGATTTATAACCATATGCACTTACATCTACAATAGCAGGTAAATCATTATCACGATGTCGTAATCCATTTACATACCATGATTTAGATCCATTTGCTCTTTCAAAAGCAGGTAAATCATTATCGCGATTTAATTTTCCATTTATATACCATTCTTTATCTCCGCGATAATTAATAATTGCCGAATGAACATAAATCAATTCATTAGAAAACGTAGTTATATTCATTTTGTATGATTTGAATAAATTGCAATGAGATGTACTTATTTATATTAATATTAACTTAAATTTAACTATTTATTATAAGCTTTCAATTTTTATTAATTATTGTGCATACTTGTTCAACATATCGAGATATTTCCGACCACCTGGAAAGTTTCCTTTTGGAGGCAAACATAATAACTCTCCATGAATTAATTTTATATCTCTGAGCCTTTTCATTCTTATTTTTTTGAGACAATGTCTTACAAATTTCACTAAGATATTGTTATATTTACATACTTGCTCATATGTATATTCAACATCATATACCCACCATTGTTTTTCTCCATTTACATTTTCAATGGCTGGTAATCCACCAAGACGATGTAAATTACCATTTACAAACCATTCCTTGTCACCATTGATAAATTCCTTTGCTGGTAAACCATCGTCGCGATGGTAATAATTACCCACACACCAATATTTATCTCCATTTGCGCATTCAACAGACGGCAACCCATTATCTCTATTTCTTTCATTATTAACATACCAATGTTTTTCTCCGCCTGCTAATTCGACAGCGGGTAATCCATTATCTCGATAATGTTTTCCATCAACAAACCAGTATTTATTTCCATTTGCATCTATTACTGCGGGTAAATCATTATCGCGATGTAACTTGCCATTTATAAACCATTCTTTACCACCATCTATTTTTTCAACAGCAGGTAGATCATTGCCTCGATGTTGTTCACCATCTAAATACCAATATTTACTCCCATCCCCAGTTATTCTAGTAGGTAGATTATCAATACGATTTAGTTTTCCATTTATAAACCACGCTTTATCTCCATTTGTAAATTCTATAGCTGGTAGGTCACTATCTCGATGCAGATTTCCATTAACAAACCAATATTTATCCCCATTTGCCTTTATAGTAGCTGGTAGATCATTATCTCGATGCGATTCTCCATTTATATGCCAATATTTATCTCCATCTGCAGTTTCAACAGCAGGTAAATCATTGCCTCGATGCAACTTATCATTTATATACCATTCCTTATCACCATTTTCTTTTTCAACAGCAGGTAAATCATTGTCTCGATGCAATTCTCCATTTACATACCATTCTTTGTCACCATTTACAAATACAGCTGTTGGTAAATTATTCACTCGTCCTAATTTATTATTTAAATACCAATATTTATTCCCATCCGCCATTTCAATTGCAGGTAAGTCATTATCGCGATATAATTCGCCATTTTTGTACCACAATTTAGTCCCATCTGCATTTTCTTTAGCAGGCAAACCGTTATCGCGATGCAATTTATCATTGATGTACCAATGTTTGTCTCCATTGACATATTCAATTGCAGGCAATCCATTATCTCGATCCAACTTGTCATTTATATACCATCCTTTATCTCCATTAGCATATTCAATTGCAGGCAAGTCATTATCACGGTGCAATTTCCCATTTATATACCATCCTTTATTTCCACTTTCATCAATCGTGCACATGTTTGTTTTGTTATGAATGTTTTTATTATTAATAAATATTAATGATAAACTGAATAACTTTATATATCAATTTTTCAGACTCATAAAATAACTTACCGTTTGATGATAATCCTGACCACCCGGATAATTACCTTTAGAGGGCATACATAGTAGTTCACCATGTATCCACCTTACTTTTCTCATTCTAATCTTCCTAAGACAATATCTACCAAATCTTTTTAAAATTTTGTAATAATTACATATATCTGAATATGTATAATATTCTCCATAAATCCAACAAGATGATTTATCTCCATTTGTATATTTGCATGCAGATAATCCACCGAGGCGATGAGATTTTCCATTTTCATACCAAAGTTTATCACCATTCGCACATTCAATTGCAGGTAAATCATTATCGCGATGTCTTAATCCATTTATATACCATTCTTTTCTACCATCAGCATCTTCAATTGCTGGTAAATCATTGCCACGATGTAATTCTCTATACGCATTATACCATCGCACATTGCCATGTTTAGTAATTTCCATTGTCATTTTACTTAGATTTGAAAGTTGTACTTGGATGTACTTAATTAACTTATTATTAATACAGTTTTAACCAAGCATTATACTTTTCAATTTTTTCACATACTCATAAAATAACTTACCATTTGATGATAATCCTGACCGCCTTGAAAGTTTCCTTTAGAGGGCATACATAACAGTTCTCCATGAATGAACCTTACTTTTCTTAATTTTCTCATTCTGATCTTTTTTAAACAACATCTACCAAATCTTGTTAAGATTTTGTAATAATTACAAACTTGCTCATAAGTATATTTATTGCCATAAATGTACCAAGATTTATTGCCTGACGAGTATTCAGTAGCAGGTAAACCTCCTAATCGATGCAATGAACCATTTATATACCATTCTTTACTTCCATTTGCATATTCAATAGCAGGTAAATCATTATCGCGATGATGTATTCCATTTACGTACCAATATTTAGTTCCATCTGCATATTCGATAGCTGGCAATTTATTTTCTCTATTTCTTTCATTATTCACATACCAATATTTATCTCCATTTGCTAATTCAACAGCAGGCAATCCATTATCTCGGTGTAGTTTATTATTAACATACCAATATTTATCTCCATTTACATAATCAATTGCTGGCAAGTAATTATTGCGATGACGTTCTCCTTTTATCCACCATTCTTTATCACCATTTTTATATTCTACTGCATGTAAATCATTATCGCGATGTATTTCTCTATTTGTATTATACCACATTTTAGTACCATTTGAATAAATTATACTTGTCATTTTTTCGTTCTCATCATACCAAATTGTAGAACCATCTGAATAAGTTTTGCTTGTCATTTTTTGAATTATATAATGTTTTAATAAGATATGTATTTATAAATTATAGTTAATAGTCTATCTAACTAGTTAATGTATCAATTTTTTACATACTTATAATACATTAAAAATTTACTGAATTGGTGGCATATGGACAATTGGCGAAACAGATATAATTTTGTCGCTGCAAACTAAACGTCCTTTATTCTTAGGAATACCTTCTTTTTTTGCTTTTAATAATTTTTTATTAAATTCTTCTCTGCGTAACTTCTCTTCATTTATAAGACTATTCTTAATAATAGTCCACCGTATTTTACACTCATTTTCTAATTCAATACCATTTATGATTGTAATATTAAATATATCTCTTAATATATTTATCGAATAATATTCTTCCTCATATGAAATTTCATTAGGAAATGATTCATTTTGAAATGAAACTACCGAATTGGCAATTAATATATTATTCTTCTTAGCATATTTAATAAATTTATGTTTTAATCCTTCAATCATAAGAACAGTTAATGTATCGCGTTCATATTTTGAAATATTTGATGGATAAGTTCGCGAACTCATGCATCGTAGGATATCGAGCATTGTAAGTTCTCGGTCGAATTTTTTAGTGGTTTGAGTTAAACTTAAAGGAGCGAGATCTTCATTATCATCATCCCCGAACTCATTTTCTAGTTCATCTTCATCGATATATTTCCATCGTGAATGCCATTCTGCGAGAATATCTCCTGTATCAATTAAAAAATCCTCTCTAAGAATAGAAATTACATGAGATTCATCGGTATATGAGGCAAAATCTCCAAAAGGCTCTCCATAATAAGTTCGAATAATTTCAGGAATCTCAATACCTCTTTTTTCCATAAAATATGTAAAATATATTTTTAATTCTTTCACCATTGCAGTATTAAGCTCACATCTCTCATTTGAAAAAGTAGTTGGTGGGTGACGCCGTCTAGCAACTACACTCAATATTCCTAGAATCTTGTTCTCTGTATCGATATCCATTGTCATTCCTTTTTGTATTTTTACAGATTCAAGTAGTTTCTGAATTTCTGGTCCTAATAGATTACTTGATGTCATTTGATAGGTTTTGTTACCTATGGTGTTGCAGTAGCACTTCTTGTAGTATTAAGTTTATTAATAACATGCTGTTCTAACGATTAACATATCAATTTTTTATAAGAAATTAAATAATTAACATTAATTATTTGAATAATAAAGTAATAAAATCAAGTAGTACTAGATGAATTACTACTGCTTATATTGCGCCTTCTCTTCTTATGTCTGGATTTTCTACATGATGTAAGATTTTTATCATTAAGCGAGTGCTTGTATTGATGATATGAATGTATAATCGCGCTAATAGCGAATCCAAGTAAAGTTACTGGATCGAGCATCTTATTATACTATACATAAAACTTATATTAAATTCGCCAATCATATCTCCAACCTTCTTTATACATTAATATACATACAAAACTTAAATATTACTTAATAATTACTTTTCCATATTATCTTCACATACTCATAAAATAACTTACCATCTTATGATAATCCAGACCACCTTGAAAGTTTCCTTTTGATGGCATACATAATAGTTCCCCATGAATCCATCTAAGTCTTCTTAATCTTCGCATTCTAATTTTTCTAAGACAATATCTACCAAATCTTGTTAAGATTTTGTAATATTTACCTACTTTTTCATATGTGTATTGTTTGCCATAAATATACCATAATTTAGTTCCATCTGCATAATTGCATGCAGCTAAGCCGCCAAGGCGATGACATTTTCCATCAACATACCATTTTTTAGATCCAGTAATCCACTCTCTTGCGGGTAAATCATGATCGCGATGCAGTTTGCCATTTACATACCAATGTTTACCACCGGCCGCATATTCGATAGCGGGTAAACCATTATCTCGGTGTAATTGGTCTCTTGTATTATACCATTCTTTATTCCCAAAGCGAGCAACAAGCACATATGCCATTTTTTGATATTAATTAATAAAGATATATTGAATTTAAACATCATATCAATTTTTAGACATATTCATAAAATAACTGATCATCTTATGATAATCTTGGCCACCCGGATAACCTCCTTTTGAGGGCATGCATAATAATTCTCCATATATCCATCTAAGACGTCTTAGTTTTCTCATTCTGATTTTTCTAAGACAATATCTGCCAAATTTTTTTAAGGTTTTGTAATAATTAAGTATTTGGTCATATGTGTAATTTTCATTATAAATGTACCATAATTTATTTCCACTAGCATATTCAATTGCAGGCAAGCCACCAAGACGATGCAATTTTCCATTTACACACCATTCTTTAGTACCATCTACATCTTCAGCAGCAGGTAAACCATTATTGCGAGATCTTTTTCCATTTACCCACCATTCTTTGTCTCCATTTGTGCATTCAATGGCAGGTGAATCATTATCGCGATGCAATTTTCCATTTACATACCATCCTTTATTACCATATGTTTCTTCAATTGCAGGTAAATCATTATCCCGATGCAATTCGCCTTTTGCATTATACCATAATTATCAGTTTTCATTGTCATTTTTTGTTTTAATAAGATGTACTTATTGTATACTATTAATCTTATATTAAAACAACTAAACAATATAACAATCAATTTTTCTACATGCTCATAAAATAACTTACCATCTGATGATAATCCTGGCCACCTGGATAACTGCCTTTTGCTGGCATGCATAACATCTCACCATGAATCCATCTAAGCCTTCTTAGTTTTCTCATTCTAATCTTCTTCAAACAATATCTGCCAAATCTTGTTAAGGTTTTGTAATAATTAATTACTTGGTCATACGTGTAATCTTTATTATAAATGTACCATAATTTAATATCATCTGCATATTTAATGGCAGGTAAACCACCAAGACGATGGCGTTTCCCATTTACATGCCATTGTTTAGTTCCAGTTGACCATTCAATAGCAGGTAAATCATTGCCACGATGACATTTTCCATTAACATACCATTCTTTATCGCCATTTACACATTCAATGGCAGGTGAATCATTATCGCGATGTGCTTTTCCTTTTACCCACCATTCCTTATCACCATTATCTTTTTCGATAGCAGGTAAATTATTGTCGCGATGCAGTTGCCCATTCGCATACCAATGTTTAGTTCCAGTTGACCATTCAATAGCGGGCAAACCATTATCTCTGTGCAATTTATTATTTATATACCATCGTTTATTACCATTTACTTCTTCAATGGCAGGCAAATCATTATCGCGATGCAATTCGCCTTTTGCATTATACCATCTTTTAGTTCCATAATTATCAGTTTCCATTGTCATTTTGCTTATATTTGTAAGAGTGTACTTTCCTTGTATACTATTAATCTTATATTAAAACAACTAAACAATATAACAATCAATTTTTTACATACTTATAAAATAATAAGTTATTTTATAATAATCTTAATTGTTTTAAAATATATAAAATAATTAAGATCGTTTTCTATTAATATGTTCTGTTTTATGTTTCATAAAAGATCTTCTAGATCGAGGATGTTCATTTTTAATTACATTTGTATAATTATTAATGACCATATCTTCTCCTAATTTAATCTCATCTTCACTCAATCGAAAATAACGGCATAATTTAGCATCTGTCCATGCGCGATCCAATGGAACAAGAGGAATCCAGGCACAGGTTTTCTTAGAAATATTATGTGTTAGTTTTCGCAATACAAGTAATACATTTATAAGTCTACATTCAAGATAAGATTTTAATGATTCTGCTTCAGACTTAGTACGAGTATTAAAAGATATATAACTTTCAGAATGCATATCATTCTTGCCACCGACAAACATATTGCCAAAACCACCTCCATCACTTGTTGCAGTCACGGTGATTAATTTATAAGATCCAAGAGTTTCTGTAGGGGCCTTCTTATTTGAAATATATGCAACTGAGCCTTTCATTTTACTTACAAAACAGCGCAAATCACCAGGCTTTTCTTTAGAATGCAATCTTTCATCAGTAAGCGGAATTCCATAATGTCCTTTTGAACAATAAATAGATGTTATATTATCAAAATCCAAAACTTTTTCTATCAATGGTATATATTTACTGTCAACTAGAATATCATAATAATTTAATTTTGTCATAACTCCATTATAATTACATTTTCCATTATAACTCGAATCCTTTAAAAAGTGACAGACACCTCCTTTGATCTGTACTCCTTGACCAAATGGATGGTCAGAATCAGCAATGGTATCGATATATTTTATATCTTGGCGCTTAAGCATATTCTTTCTAAATTGGTCCAAACCTTTTCCTCCTGAGAACCATCTTGATGGAATAATAAACAGCATCATATCACATTGATCAATATATCTTTCTACAAAACTGTGATATAAAGGCGCGGCATATCCATTCTTGCCACCAAAACTTTTATTATATGGTGGATTTCCAACAATAATACTAAAACTTTCAGGCCAACCTTTTTTCTTACTTGTATTAAATTCAAGAGAATCTCCAAAATGTATATTTAACTTATAATTATTATGACTATCAAATATACGCTTGCATAAGTATACATTCTTCTTGTTTATTTCACACATAAAGAGCATTTTCTCAAGAATATGACTTTTTCTCTTACTTTCACTCGGAATTACATCAGCAAGACCTTTCATTAAACGCAAATATACAGCCACCATAAAGTTTCCCAAGCCACTTGCTGGATCAAACCATGTTAATGTTTTATCACTCCACACATGTTTTGGTAAGTGATCAAGCATTTTATTTACTAGATCCATTGGAGTAAAAACCTCTCCAAATTGCTTCTTTTCAAGCTCTTTTGGACGCAGTGTACTCTCAATAAAAGCATATAATTCTAATGGACGATCGATTAACTCGAGTAGTTTCATCTTAATTCTAGTGCACATTTCATTTGCAAATTCATTAGAATCAATGAATTTTGATAGATTTTGCAAAATCCACACAATGTCGTCGCATCCAAATAGTAATTTTCCATGACTATTTAGTGCATCTTTCTGTTCGGGATTAGCCGCAATAGAATTTATGATATCCATCACTCTTGCAGAGGTATTTTCAATGGTTATTTGGCATCCAAGTGGTATTATTACTGGTAGAATATCTCTGTTTAATTCTGCTTTTCTAGATTTCAATTGAGTTTTCTCTTCCTGAATATTATCACTATCACTATTATTTTCATTATCACTTTTCTTTTCAGTAATTTCTCTAATTCTTTGAATTCCTGATGGAAATTGTTGAGCACATGCAAATATTACTTTATTTGATCCTTTAGTTGACTCACAATTTCTTTGAGTATATTGTTCTAATATTTGCTGTGCCTCATCTGATATTTCATCTTCCATTGTTGATAATTCTTTCATCCATCCATTAATGTTACTAATTGGTTCGGCATTCCAATGTTCTAGCATCTTATGTGCCACTTCTTCAGAATTCCTTTCAATTGATGAAAAATAATTAACATCTATTTTAATTAAATTTCGATGAGTTACATATTTTATACTTTCGGCAGCAGTTACACCAGCTTCTTTTTGTCCAGGCGAATGATGCATAATACATGTATTAATAACTCGTCCAATATTCATATCTACGACAAATCCAATCTTCTTATCTTTTCCTTCTGTCATACAGCGATACATCTGTTGATGGATTTTATCACAGGCATGTGTGTTATGTAGTAACATAACAACATCGCAGCTAGGAATGGTTATACCTAAGGATAACATATTACCTGCTAAAATTATCAATCCATCTTTGCATTCATCATTAGCTTTTTTATAAGCAATATCAATTTCTGTTTTACTATCCTTATTAATTTTTCTTTTGCCATTAATGCACAATACTGCAAACTTCTTTCCAACAGAATCATTTAATAATAATTTACTGAATGCCTGTGAGCATTGATCAATATGATTCGGCGGCAAAAATATCATAAATGTGTATGCTTTGCGAGTCTTGAATTTAGTACAAGCTCTCCTAATATTTTTTAATACAGATACTGATATTGATTCATCCGAGAAATCCTCTTCCTCGTGCGAACCAAATATTATTCTGAACAATATTTTTACAGCATTAATATTTACAAATTTAGGGTTTTTATTTCCTTTAGTTTCTAATACACTATCAAGCGAAAATCCAGTTTGTTCTTCAGTATTCATAAGTTTCTTTAATTTATGAAAAATTGTCGGATTAAACATATAAGATATTAAATGCATATCAGGCATGCTATCATAAGACGCAAGCATACTCTCTGCATTTGTTTCTAATAATTTAGCTGCAATAAGACCATGGCGCTTTATTAAGGCTTTTGTATTTCTATGTTTTGCATATTGTTCATCCTCAATATCCCAGCGTAGCACACAATCATTCGGAATGCTCCAGGATAGCCTAGGTTTCATAAATGTGGCTGTCATAAATACTTTAATAGTTTTATCTGTTGCATAAGAACTTAGAATATTTTCTGCTAGTTCAGTTGTGCCACCGCAGTGATTCTCATCAAAAAATATTACATCTAGACTTAAGTCCTTAATATTTTTAATAGTATTATTACTGTGATACCTTTCTAGAAATTGTTTAGAAACCATAAAAATGTTATTCTTTGCAAGTTTTAGGTTTAATACTGTTTCTCCATTAAGATAAATTTTCTTAAAATCCTTAAAATCAGCATAATAATCAAACATATCTATCATAAATTGCGGAATTGTTTCATTCGGGACTGTAGTGATAACCATAACATTTAAATATTTCTTTTCACGATACATATTAGAGATAATTCCACCACACATAAAAGTTTTGCCAGATCTACATTTAGCGCCAATTAGGAATGTTTTCTCTCCTTGCCGCATTAGATTACGAATCTTTGTAACTGTTATTAATTGATGAAATCTCAAATTTAAATATGGTTTATCATTGTTTTTAAAAAATATATTATTATAATTATTAAACTTAATTCCTTTTAATAAAACATGTAAATTTTTATAAGATTTTATTAATGTATTAAGATCAAATAAACATAATGGTATCTTTGTTTTAACAACCTCCTCTAAGAATGTAGGCTTATCTCTAACACACAGAATGATTACATCTCGATCCTTTCTAGACACACAGCCAATTGTTTCATTAATATCTATTGTATTAATAAAATCAACTGAATTATAAAATTTACATATAATATAAATATAAGCTTTCTTATGCGAATCATATAATGTAATTACATTATTAGTTAAAGTATTATGAATTAATGTCGTGGCTAAATACGCCTCAATATTGTTTATACTTAAAAATCCTGTATCATGATTTCCAATTTGAAAAATATAGCGATCTGATGATACATTTTCAATAACTTTGAATAAAAATAATAATTTAAACAGACTCTCAAATAAATTTTCCCATTGTTTTTTATTTTTACATAATGCAGCTATCTTATGAATTGCTCTGGAGTCATTATCATTATTTTTTATATATTTACATAATTCCTGTAATGACGCATTTTGATCAGTGAGATGCATAAGATTTATATATTAGATTCTTAATTATTAACTAAATTGTAAATTAATAAAGGTTAAATAGTTATCAATTTTTATGATATTTAGATGTTTCGGCGAAAAGATTAGTATAATAAAAAAGTTATCCAGATGGCCAAGATTATCATAAAATGGTAAATTATTTTATGAATATGTGAAAAAATTGATTGTTATATTGTTTAATTGCACTGACTTAATAAGTTAATAACAAGAAAGTAGAACAAACACACTCTTTAAATCCTAAACAAAATGTCAATAATAACTAAAGATAAAATATGGTATAATTTAAATGGACAATACCACCGTGATAATGATTTACCTGCTATTGAAAGTGAATTTGGGGGTAAATATTGGTATGTTAATGGAATGTTACATCGTGATAATGATTTACCTGCTGTTGAAATTCTAAATAATGCTAAATCGTGGTGGGTAAATGGAAAACTACATCGTAATAATGATTTACCTGCTATTGAATATGTTAATGGAGATAAAAAATTATGGTATGTTAATGGGAAAAGACATCGCCTCGGTGGTTTGCCTGCAATCGAATATAATAATGGGGATAAAGAATGGTGGATTAATGATGAAAAATGCACATATAAGCAAGTATGTAATTATTACAAAATCTTAACAAGATTTGGTAGGTATTGTCTGAAGAAAATTAGAATGAATCGACTAAGAAAATTAAGATGGATACATGGAGAACTATTGTGTATGCCTCCTAAAGGAAGTTATCCAGGTGGCAAAGATTATCATCAGATGGTAAGTTATTTTATGAGTATGTAATATTGATTTTATCTAATTCATGTTCTACTTGTTTATTATATACACAGGAGGATGAGCCCGCCCAGTATATTCTATTAAATCTAGTACATCCTTAATTATAATGTTTTGTTTGAAAGGAGAGGATAGAAGTTTTGGTGGTAATGATTTATTTGTTGATTTAATTCCGAGTACATCATTTTTCCGTAATGTACGCTCATGTGTGCGCAATTGTGACTGGGATATTTTAAGAAAGAAAGTGTATGAGCGTGTCGATAATAAATGCGAATGTTGTCACTATAATCCAGCAAATAAAGAAGCATTAAATGGCTCATTAGAAGCACATGAGAGGTGGAGTTATAATAAGAGTACAGGAGTTCAAAAACTTATGAGATTAATTGCCTTATGTAAAAAATGCCATTTAGCCACACACATTGGATTAGCAGATTTGCGCGGCCTTGGCGATATGGCCAGACTACATCTTATGAAAGTAAATGATATGGGTGAGAAGGATGTAAAAGAGCACTGTGAGCGTGCCTCTAGAATTTGGTCAGAAAGATCAGATCAAGATTGGGCATTAGATTTAAGTATTATTACTGATTCTGGATTTAGATTGAAAGAAACAAAGAAAGTAAAGAATGTAAAAGATATAAAAGATGCAAAGGAGAATATAGAAGAACTTATTGTCTCTGATGCTAAAAGTGTTATGCATAATGAGGAAATGAATGAACGATCAGCTCATTGTATTGGAAAATATAGAAATTCAAATAATCAAATGATTTATCGCATTGACCTATCTGTAAACAGACATCTCGATGAATCCACTGGCCAATGGTGGTTGCGTAAATTTCGAGATCCAAATGATACATTGCCAGGAGATAGTGATAAGCGCATGCCATCCATCTCGGCAAACAAGAAACTACATATTTCGTGTCGTCTCGATAAAGGACGCTACATGCTTGGTTGTGGTGATATTTATGGAATTAGCATTGTACAATGTTTTACTGTACATAAAAATGGCCAGATTGAATTTGAATAAATTAATTATACATCGCTTTGCAATGTATAATAAAAAAATTACTTGGCATGTCTTAAAAATGATGCGCGGAAATTAAGATGACAGCCGAGCAAATTTACATAACACAATGAAAGTTCTGGAAGTTTTATTACAATTTCCTCTGCCTCAATTGCTGATTCGAATTCAAATACTACACCTATTGGTTTTCCAGTTAATGGATAAGAAAGACTCCTTGTTGGATTCATTGTATTAATTTGTGTAATTGCTACCGAAGTAATGCCCTCTGCACACAAGTTAAGATAAATATACTTAGATGGCGAATGTGATACATTGATATGTTGTGGTTGAACTAATTGCACGCGGCCCTCTAAATTTGATTCAGCATTTGCAAGTGATTGATGAAATTCCTCAAGATGCTGTGTTTTTTGATTTTTTATTGGCAATAAAGAAGTACTACTACTGCCTGAACTTGATGAGGAAGAACAATCTTGACTCGGAGTATTATTTATTTTATTTTGCCAATTTGCATATAACATGGTATGTGGTATCTGATCATTGTCTTTATTATTAACTGTTTGAATACTTAAGAGTGCTACTTGATTTATCTCATTAGATTCATTCTTAGATTCTCCCAATAGTAAATCATCAGTCTGATCATCAATAATAGGAGGTTGAATATCAAGGATAATACATCTAATATTTTTGTAATCATCCATTTGTACAATCTTGCAACCAATACCATTACAATCTGATGCAGGGCATGTAATTTTGCCCCATGTAGCGCGCTTAAGTTTATTATGATTCATCCTAAATACATCTACGACAATATCTCTAAAGCATGAAAGATGATATCGTAATGTGCATTTATTACTACAATTCATTTCAACAAATTGTTCAGCTGCATGAAAATATTTCATACAACTTAATGAATTACATGCAATTGATAATTTCTCAATAGGTTGGCTAACTGATACTACAGATGATTGCACTATATTTGAAACACTTGAAAGAGATGCATTAATATTACGAGATAATTTAAATTTAGATTCAGGTTTAGATGGAAAAATGATATAATTTATCGGATGAACAATTATAGATAGATGCTCGACAGTATATATATTTTCACACATTGACTCGATATAATTATGAAAATCATTTTTTGAGACAAAAGATACTAGTACTTTAAATAATTTACTTATATTATTTTCAAATTTACATACAATTTTATTGCAAGAAAAATTATTTATATATTCAAAAACCTTATTATAATCTTTTTTAATAAAAAATTGTAAGTTTTTATTAATATAATCGTGTGCCTTAATAACATCTAAAACCTCATAAACTGCATTTTTAACTACATTTGAATATACAGATTCAATTTTATTAATGATTTTTTTCATATGATTACCTGAAAGTTTTTTAATAGGACTCCATCTTAATTTCGATCCTAATATGTTAATAGTTCGGAAAATATAACTGATACACATACATACAAATGAACAAATTAATATTGCTGAAATAAGTTTTGATCTTGTAATAATTGCATCAATTGCACATTGTTTTTGTTTATCATAATCATTAGTGTCCAATGATAAAGAATATAATGTTCTAGTATGGAAATCTATATTTATTGACTTACTAAGTTTATTTAGTAATATGAATAAATAACTAAATAGCTCGCTCATTAATTCTGAATCATCGTATAAATTAGGATTATGATTAACTATTTTATCAAATTCAATACTTTCAGTATACAATACTTTCAGTATACAATTGCAAAATATAATTTTCTTGGGATAGTAAAAAATCCGATGCGCTCGTAATTTCTTTGTGAATTATTCTTCTTTGAGATTTGTAATTTGTATTAATTTCCTTATTCAATGCATTATTAAAATTAATTATTGCTTGATTTAATGTTAATTCTGTTTTATCAGTTTTAATATTAGATTGATAAATAGGTTTTGTTTTAGAAAGAATCGAATAAAACTGAAAGCTGCAATTTTCATTCCAATCATTATTTAAAAATTTTATCCCAATTGAAATTTCATCAGACATTGAAATGAAAAAATCTTTATTTATATCATTTGAATATTCTATAAATTTCATGGCGAGTGTATGAATTTTGTCATAATTAATATTACACATCGGTACAGTGAATTTTTCAAATAAATATTCAGGACATTGTTTGTTTTTTTGATAATTAAATTGATCCATGTGCAACATATGATGATATAAAACATTTGGTTCCCGATAATATTGTATTCTGTTATATTTTGCTAATATTGAAATAATTTTATCATGTAATATATTATCCATATTTCCATCTATTTTCATTACTAAATTATAATATTCTCTAAGTAGAAAAATATTTTCCATAATTACTGAATATCCAATTAACAACAATTTTTTAAATTCATTAAAATAAGAATATAACATATTCTCATTTGCCGTTAATTTCAATTTATATAATGCATATTTCTCATTGACTAGAAACATAATTAAATCTTTTATTAATTTAATTAACGATTTACTTAATTTCATAATTAATAATATCTGCAAAGGAGTTTTATCAGTTACTTGTATAATTGTTATTTCATTAATGTAATTTGTCATTAATGATAGATCATAACCATTTTCATTTAATAATTCAGATATTCTCAAATCCAATTTAGGTTCATATTCTTGAATTTTTATTAATCTATTAATTTCTATTTCATTATTTGCTGTGTTTTCCGATTCGCTCATGTTGTAGATTTCGGATGAGATTAACAATGTTTTATCTTGTTTTGCATACCATAATCATATATTAATAACATCCATATTTAAGATGATTGGAAATCAATTTTTTACATACATAAAATAATCATATTAAATTTAAATTAATTATACAAACATTACTTGGCATGTCTTAAAAATGATGCTCGGAAATTAAGATGGCAGCCAGAGAAATTTACATAACACAATGAAAGTTCTGGAAGTTTTAATACAATTTCCTCTGCCTCAATCGCTGATTCGAATTCAAATACTACACCTATTGGTTTCCCAGTTAATGGATAAGAAATACTCCTTGACGGATTCATTATATTAATTTGTGTAATTGCTACCGCAGTAATACCCTCTGCACATAGGTTAAGATAGATATACTTAGATGGCGAATGTGATACATTGATATGTTGTGGCTGAACCAATTGAGAATGCCCCTCTAAACTAGAACTTGCTAGTGACTGATGAAATTCCTCTAGATGTTGTGTTTTTCGATCTTTAATAGATTTAGATAATAAGGATGTATCGTTCCTACTTAAACTTGATGAGGAAGAAAAATCTTGACTCAGAGTATTACTTATTTTATTTGACCATTTTGCGGATAACATAGCATGTGGCATCTGATCATTATTATTTACTGGTTGAATACTCGATGCAGCAACTGAGAGTGCTACTTGATTTTCTTTCTTATATTCATATGATTCGGTTGATGGAATATTAGCAGAATGACCATTGTGAACAGGAGATTTAAGATCAATAATAATACATCTAATGTTTTTATGATCATTCATTTGCACAATCTTGCAGATTGTACCATTACAATCCGGTCTCAGGCATACAATATCTCCCCATGATGCGCGTTTAAGTTTACTATTATGAAACATGTCTGCGCTAATATCTTTAAAACATGACAAATGATAATGTAATATGCATTTATTATTACATCGCATTTCAATAAATTGTTCAGTATCATGAAAATGTTTCATACAATTTAATGTATCGCAAGCAATTATTAATTGCTTGATTTGAGGAATCGCTGTTATAGGTAAAGATTGTGTTACATTGGAAACATATGCTGATATGCTAGAGGCAGATATTCCAATATTATTTTTTAATATTTTATGGTTTGGTTCATCTTTTGGTTCAGATACGAAACTTATATTATTAATAGGATGATTATAATTGCCCATATAAGTAATTTCAGTAATATTTTTTAATATAGGATCAATAAATGTAGAAATATCATCTTTAGAATAGAGATTAGAAACTTCTTTAATTACTTTTTCGACCGTTATGAATGCATCCAATATATGTTCAAGATTGAAATTATTAACATATTCGAAAACAAGTTTTTTATCTTTCTTAATATAATATTGCAAGTTTTTATTAATATAATCATGTGCTTTAATAATATCTAAAACTCCAGAAAACATGTTCTTAATCTTATATCCATTTCTACCATTGAATTTATTAAATATTTGTTTCATATGATCACTCGATAGTTTTTTAATAGGACTCCATTTCAGAAATGGCTTTATATTTACAAGTTTATTAATAAAAATAATACACATTATTGTGTAAGAACAATTCAACATTGTTACGGAAAATTCTGATCTTGTAACAATTGCATTAATTGCACATTGATTTTGTTTATCATAATCAGTTGTTTCAAGTGATAATGCATATAAAGTTCTCATATGGAAATCTTTAATTGCGCGCTCACTAAATTTATTTATTAATATTAGTGCATAACTATAAAGATCGCTCATTAATTCAATATCATCGTGCAAATTATGATTAAATTTTGATTTTTCATATTTGTTATTATAAAATGATTCTGCTAAAATTAGCTGTACTCGATAGTGCAAAAAGCTTTGAATATTTATATTCCTTCCATCAATTTGATCTATAATTTCATAAGAATTTGAAATCATTTCTTTATTTAGTGCATTATTAAATTTACTTATCGCCTGCTGAAATGACAATTCAGCTTTATCAATAATACCCGATTGAGTAAAAGGTTTAATTCCACTAAGAAATGAGTAAACTTCATACTTATAATTTATATTAGAATTAATAGACAATTTAGCGAATAGTTTTAATCCAGTGGATATTTCATAAGAAATTTTAATAAAAAATTTCTTATTTTCATTATCAGAATATTCAATAAAATTCATTGCAAGTGCATTAAGCTTATCATGATCAATGTCAAAAATATATATCTCTGGATTTTCCGGCATATCAATTTCACATTTATAAATTTTATCATAATTATTATATAAGTTAAACATATCCATTTGTCGAATATGCATATATATATTACTTAATTCTATACTATCTTCATGATTTTTTGAAACTGGATAATACTGATATGATGTCATTATGTAATATTGCATCAATATTGCCATCAGTCTGCATTAGCATTTCATAATGTTCTGCAAGCATAAAGCTTTCACTTAAGTTCATTGAACACATTAATATAGAACATTTCTTATATTCGATATATTGTAAATATTTAATTTTATTATTTGGCGATATTAATTTAAATTCATTTAATATAAATTCGTTTATTACATGAGACATCACAAGATTTCGTAGTGATTTTATCAACGATTTTCTTAATCTCAATGCTAGTGATATTTTAACAGGAGTTTGATTAAGAGTAATCGGTACCATTATTTTATTATTAAAAATAATAGATTTTAATGAATTGTAATCACGAATAGGATCTAGCATTCTATTGTATAGAATACACGGATCATCATTTTTATTTTTTACGATGTCCATTGTATTGATATGATTGCTCATGTTGTGCAATGGAATGTGTGCTGAGATTGTGCGAGAGAATGTGTGATGAGATGCGCAAACGTTTCGGTTTTATGGAGGCTGTAAAAAATAGCAATAATTATAGCCATGTCAAGCAGACTAGAAATCAATTTTTTACATACTCATAAAATAACTTACCATTTGATGATAATCCTGGCCACCTGGATAACTTTCTTTAGAGGGCATACATAATAGTTCTCCATGTATCCACCTTAGACGTCTTAGTTTTCTCATTCTAATCTTTCTAAGGCAATATCTACCGAAGTTTTTTAAGATTTTGTAATAATTAATTACTTGTTTATATGTATATTCTTTATCATTAATCCACCATTCATCGCCATCAACTGCATTTTCAATGGCAGGTAACCCCCCGAGACGATGCAATTTTCCATTTGCATTATACCATTCTTTTTTACCATTATCATTTCTCTTAATTTTATGAAACATCGTGTTAGTATTGTACTGCTTGTGTATTATTAATTATATCTTAAATTTGTAATTATATAACATAACAATCAATTTTTCAGATTAATTATATTAAATTTTATTAGTTTTATCAGTTTTAATAGTACCAGCAATAAAAGTAGGCTTACCATTAAGTCTAAATGGCCTACCATTTTGAAACCATACACATGTACCATCCGCCTTAATTACTGCAGGTAGATCATTATCTCTATGACATTTACCTTTTTTGAACCATATCTTTGTTCCATCAGTAAATACACGCGCAGGCTTATCATTCTCGCGATGCAATAATCCTCTCTTTCTCCACTCAATAGATTCTTTACCTAAATCGATCATTGCTGGGAGATCACCATCTCTATGCATGTTACCATTAGCATCTCTCCATTCTAATCTACCATTTGGCAAAATAATAGTTGGATTATGATTATCAAATAATAGTTTACCATGTTCAAACCATACACATTGTCCATTTTTACGGACACCCGCTGGCCTATAATTATCACGATGGAGCTTTCCATTCTTATACCATTTTCTACAACAGCAAGGACAACTAATTGCTGGCTGATCTCCATCTCTGTGTAATTTACCATTCTTATACCATTCTCGGCGCCCCTCAACTGGAGATATTATTGCAGGCTCATCTCCATCTCTATGCAAACTATCGCGAATATACCATCGCATCTCACCATTATTATAAATAATTGCAGGCTTATCATTTTCTCTATGAATCATACCATTATGCATCCATGTTTTATCACCTGTACTTGTAATAGTTGTTGGATTAGCATCATCAAATAATAATTTACCATTCTTGTACCACATTCGTAAGCCATCTTTGCATACAATTGCTGGTTTCTCTCCATCTCTGTGAATTAATCCATTTTGATACCAAAACCTCGCCCCAGTATTTTGTACGATGGCAGGTAGATCATTGTCGCGATGCCTTTTTCCATGCACAAACCATTCTCTTGTTCCGTTATCATGGATTACGGCAGGCAGACGTTTGTTTTCTTGATGTAATAATCCTTTCTCATCATGCCATTCTGTTTTCCCATTGGCATAAGTAAATGGAGGAGGCATAAGGCTCATGATTGTGTTAATACTTTTGTTATAAGATATTGTGATACTTAATAGAATAATCGTGATTATAGAAATGCTTTCAATCTTTTTCAACAGTATTATTACTGAATCTTTCACAAGCTTTTCGATAATCATCCCCTCCTGGAAAAATACCAGATGGTGGTAGATATGTTATAGCTGAACACAACCTTTTTTTTGTTACTAATTTATACAATTTAAGACGCAGTACAGCATATTTCATGAATCGTAATATTTTACGACCTGTTAATACTAATTCTTCAAATGATATCCTTTTATTATTTTTAAAATAGTGCTCATATCCATTTATTAATACTACTTGATTAACATAAGTCGGATACGCAATATAGGCTGGTCTTATTCCATCTCTATGAATTTTACCATTCTGCATCCAAATAGTATAATTATTATTTATAATTGCGGGTAAATCTCCATCACGATGTTTTTGACCCTCTTTAGTCCAAAACTTTGTTTTAGATGATCGATCAAATGATGAAAAATGATCATCATCCTGATTTATTATTCCATTAATCCACCATTCTTTGTCACCATTTTTTCTAATAATAGCAGGGCCATCATCATCTCGATGCCGAACACCCATTTTAAACCATTCCTCTCCATAAATAGAAACAGATGCTGGTAGATTATTTTCTCGATGTAACAATCCATTACAATACCATTTTTTAGTATTATGATTGATTAATGCCGGTTTATCTCCATCTCTATGTAAATCGCCATTTTGATGCCACTCGCATTGTCCGCTATCTTCTACAATTGATGGCTTATCATCAAAACTATGAAAATGACCATCGTCATTTATTGTTTCGATTCTACCACCTGCATTTGATAATGTTATGAAAGGTTTTTTGCATGGAGTCCATTTTCCATTGATGTATCTAACATACTCCGTTTTTGCCATTTTGTGATTATTTAAAGTTAATCTTCTCAATTAAATATTCTTTAATATATGGCTAATGCTAGAGATTTTCTTATCAATTTTTTCAATGAAAAAATTGATCTTATTAACTGTTTAAAAAGCTTTATTGTAGTAATATTAAGAAATCAATTTCTCATACAAGTACAAGCACACAATGAGTTTTCGCAATTTAGCAGAGATGATAGCCCATTACACTACTAAGCGCATCGAGATGACTCCTGCTGGCCATAAGGGGGATGAGATGCGTCATGTCGCTACCTTAGTTGAAGGATATAAATGGCGTATCAAAGGTAGCAGCAGTAGGTATGAATAATAATTTCCGGCACGCAGAGGTCGATGTAATAAAGAAGTATAAGAAATGTGCTATAAATAATAAGAATGGTAATAGAAAACTACGATTAATTGTATGGAGAATTGCCCCAGATGGCACTGTTTCTAATTCTAAACCATGCTGGTCATGTATTTGCGCAATGAATAAATCACAGTTGCCATTGCATGAAATTATGTATAGTGAGAAAATTGCATTAAGAACTCATTTAGTGAGATCATCTATTAATGCTCTATTAACTGACAAGAATCCTCATATTGGGCGATGGGTGAATCAAAAGCGGCGTAATAAATAAGATGATTTTTAAATTAAGTAATATTTGTTACTTATTTTGTATTAAAACTTGAACAATATATTAATAAAAAAATTGAATTTATTAACTGTTTAGAAAGCTTTATTGTATTAATATTAAGGAATAAATTCCACACACATTAGCACAAGCACAACCAAAACAACACCATGAGCTTTCGCAATTTAGCAGAGATGATAGACTACTACACTAATAAGCGCATCAAGATGACTCCTAATAACCATAAAGTAGATGTTATGCGTCACGTCGCTACCTTGGTTGAAGGTTACAAATGGCGTATTGAAGGTAGTTGCCACAGGTATGAATAATAATTCTCGGCATGCCGAGGTCGATGTAATTAAGAAGTATAAGAAATGTGCTATTAATAATAAAAATGGCAATAGAAAACTAAGATTAATTGTATGGCGAATTGCAGCGGATGGTACTATTTCTAATTCTAAACCATGCTGGTCATGTATTTGTGCAATGAATAAATCACAGTTGCAATTACATGAAATCATGTATAGTGAGAAAATTGCATCAAGAACTCATTTAGTGAGAACATCAATTAATGCACTATTAACTGATAAGAGTCCTCATATTGGACGATATTGACATCAAAAAATGCAATTAATATGATTAAAAACAACATTCTTAATAGAGTTTATTAAGAATTTCTTATAAAAATTGATACCATAATTGACCTAATTAAGTAGACATTATCTTAATAGTACATAGCAGCCAACAGATAACTACAATGAATCGCCAAGCAAATGACAGTGAGGAGGTAGATTATACTCATCATCGCCCAGGAGTTAGTCTTATTGATCGTACTGATCTAAGATGTCCTCCTAGAAAAGATCCACAAGAGAATAATGGTAACTGGGATCCTTTATCAGCAATGAAGGATCAAATAAATCAATTAATGAAAGACTCAAATATGTTCAATCAGCATATTTCTCTGCTAAATGGTCGCATCAATAAACTTGAGCAGAAATTGAGTTCGCAACAAGTTATCACCAATGATGTAATTGTAAAGAAGAATAGTAGTTCATCATCCTCCTCATCATCAAGTGCAAGTGATCGTTCTCGTCACAATTCAAGAAGAAGGAAAGAGCGGGATGCTAGAAATAAAATACTTAATAGTAGTTCATCAAATAATTCAGAATCAGATAAAAAGAAATCCTCTAAGAATAATGATACTGGTTCAGAGTCAGAATCTGAGCATGATAAGAAGAAATCAAAAGATAAAAAATCCTCTAAGAATGATGATTCAGAATCTGAACCTGGATCTGATAAGAAGAAGTCAAAAGGTAAGAAGGCTTATGTAAATTCTGATTCAGAATCTGAGGATGATAAGCATAAATCGAAAGATAAGAAATCAAAGGACAATAAAAAAGATAAGAAATTAAAGGATAAGAAGAAAGATAAGAAGGATAATTCTGATGAGAAAAAATCAAAGGATAATAAATCTAGTAAAAAATCTAAGAAGAATAAGAAATAAACAAGGTTGATAATAGCAACATATTATTTTATATATTAATCATATCAAAAAATTGATACCAGTTGCTTTATTAGCAATTAAATAGCATATTAATACACTAAACAATATGAGTGCCATTGAACAGACAAATGATAATGATATTAGTAACAAAGTCCAAAAGTCATCTAGTTATAAAGAAAAATTAACATCTAATTCTAATAATAATTCTAACTTGACAACTGAAGAAATTATTGCTGCTCGAGAGGCGCTAGCAACCGAAAGACGTGCTAATAAGAAAATGCGCCAGATTGAGCGTAATGCAGACAGAGATCGCAAATTTGAATAAATGTACATTTACTCAAATATTATAATTTTCCTCTTTACTTTAATTAGAAATGACCACAAAAGTAAAAGATTGGATAGCTAAGTTTTACAAAAACCATAGTGCGCCTATTCGTCAGATATTTAGTGGTATTGTATGCGACATCTGTGAGAAATCCCTTGATAATGTAGAAGAAGTTTATAATGGAAGCGATATAGGTATGCCGCATTATAATATTTGTTCTCCTTGCAAATTAAATCAAAATGATTTACCAATTCGAAATAAACAATGTGAATATAAAAGTAAATCAGAAAAATGTATTTCATTTGATCTTGGTCAAGGATGGCATTATGATGATAATCGTCAAAGTAATATATGCATGCGTCATTGTACGTCTCTTAATAATACTAAGTACAGATACATCAATAAAAATAATTTAATTAAAATTAATACATCTAAAACATCAACAGTTTATCATGATCCGGAAGGAAAAGGTGCTGGGTTTTCTTGTAACATGGTGCCTCTTACATTGCCAAAATGTATAACAGATGCAAGATATATCCAAGTTGCTGAAAAATGGTTTGGTATTAAAGAACATAATGGCACTATTGCTAACTGCCCTTGGACAGATCTAGTTCAACTTAATGGCATGCGTCTGAATGATTTACAGGATAAGTTTATTGTATATAATCGTCAATTTACAAATATTTGTGAATGGGTACCATTTGATATGATTGAAAATGGATCTTATATGGCTGCTTATGGGGCATATGTTATTGTAAATTGTAATCCAGAATCTGATTATTATCTTAAAATAGCTACTGTGATTTTTGATGAACATTTTAGAGTAGGTGTGGATTTTGTAAATATGACTATACAAAATTATTTAATTTTGCGCGATGAATATAATAAAAATGCACTCACTGCAGAACCTGTACATACTGATATTATTTGCGATGGCTGCAATATGACTCCTATAATTGGAACACGATGGGTATGCCAAGAATGTTCTGAATACGATTTATGTGATGAATGTCATGGAGAAAAATGTCATATGCGTAAAGGTAAAATTCATTTAATGGAAATTGAAAAAGCTCCTGAAATTCTATTCATTGAACATTTGCGCATTGAATTAAAACACGGATTTTATTTTGCTTAATTAATATAAATTTTATAAATAATAAATAAATTATTTATATATTAATATTTAGCGCCTACTGCTTTTGCTTGTTGCAGCTTTCTTTTTCTGCGCAGTTGCTTTCTTAACCTGTTTAGGTCCATTATCCTGATAGGAACTTGATTCGCGCTTCTTAGATGTAGATCTCTTAGACTTCTTATTATCCTCCTCATCAGAATCAGCTACATGTTTCTTAGCTGTTGATTTCTTGATCTGCTTAGGACTGCCCTCCTCATCAAAATCAGCTACATGTTTCTTAGATGTAGATCTCTTAGACTTCTTATTATCCTCCTCATCAGAATCAGCTACATGTTTCTTAGCTGTTGATTTCTTAACTTGCTTAGGACTATCCTCCTCATCAGAACTAGAATTATAATCTGTTCCAGATGATGGTGGGGAAATAGAAAGTTGCTTCATCATATTAGCTAATTTATGAGATTTCTTATTAGAATTACTAGGAGATTTATTAGATTCTAGATTATCTAATCGCTTGCGAGCGTTCCCAAAATTACTTTCAATGACTCCAAAAGCATCATCAAGTTCATTAAACTTTTTAATACATGCATTTAGTCTAGATTCCATAGCGCTATATGGACCAGAGACTGCTGTTAACATTGCTCTAAGCGCAATTACCTCATCATTTAGTTTAGAGATTTTAGTAAGACGATCGCTATTCTCAGTAATACGATCAGTAAATAACTCATTAAGAACATCTTGTTGTTTAGCATGAGCAATTAATAAAGCCTTATAATCATTTTTAGATGTGTTGATAAGTGCCTGTACATTGATATTATATTCTTTGATCTCATTTCGGATTTTATCAGGCATGTTCATGTTAGATTTGACAGTATCTCCTAACACATTAAGCCTATGAGCTAATTCTTTGTGTTGTTGTTCGTTCAGTTGTAATTGAGATGTAATTTTATTAAAATTGCTAGAGTCTGTCTCTGCGATTTTACGCAATCCTGCATCTAAGTTTTTTGTCATAACTGTCACCTGTGAAATTGCATTTTTTGTATGGCCTCTCATTGTAACAAAATCATTGAAATTAGATTCGAGGCGATTATTAGCATCTGTCAGTTTAGTGCAGAGATTATTAAATCTTTTGGCAACCTGTAGTTGAAATTCATCAGGCTTTTTAGATTCCTCATCAATATTAGCTACAGATTGCTGTTTGTTCTCTTGTATAGTCTCAATTAAAGATTTTAAAGCAGTAATTTCAGTTGTATATTTCTGATAGTTAGAATGATTATTATCTAATAGATTCTTAATAGTATCTACAGTATGTTTTTTATCATTAGAGCGTTGTTCTATTAATTTATTATGTTTATCATTTACGATTGTCCTAATATCATTGATTTCATTAATACATAATTCTAATTTTTGTGCAAGTTCAACATTTGAAATACTAGAAACCATGATATTTCCCTGATCAGATGCTTGAGATTTCTTTTCACCAATGTTATCTATTTCAGCTCTAAGAGATGCAATATCACTCTCATATCTTTGCATTCCGGGCTCAATAATACTAATAGCATTAATACACGATTCTAGTTTATTCGTAAGTTCAACATTCAGATCACTGTAAGTTTTAATATTTTCCTCCATAGTTTTCTCAAGTTTTTGATAACTAGCATAAGTGATATTAATTGCCTGGTCAATCTTCTTAAATTTATCAGTTGTTTCCCTATCAGTTTCACATAATATATGATTAAGATCAGATCGCAAGTTATGATTCATATTTCCTGCCCTTTTAATATTATGAAACTCATTTGTAAATGATTCTAATTTTCGCGCAAAATCATTATTCATTAATTGAAATTTTTCCTCAATAGTTTTCTCAAGATTATTATAATTAGCACAAGTAATGCTATAATTTTGATCAATTTTAGCAATTGCATCTTTTGATAATTTATCATTAAGGTCATCATTTAATACATTTTCTTGGTTATTAGTCTGAATATTTTGTTCAAGTTTTTCAGGATTAATAATTTTTACCAATAGATAATATATATTTATTAATAATCTGAATGGAAATGTAATATAATATACTACATTTGAGGAAATATTATTTACATCATCAGATAACTTATTATCCTCTGGTACATTTAATCCATTATCCTCTGGCGCATTTAATTCATTATCCTCTGGCGCATTTAATTCATTATCCTCTGGCGCATTTAATTTATTATCCTCTGGCGCATTTAATTCATTATCCTCTGGCGCATTTAATTCATTATCCTCTGGTACATTTAATTCATTATCCTCTGGCGCATTTAATTTATTATTCTCTGATACAATTGAATCAGTTGTCTCATTACTCATGCTATTTAGATTGTCGTTTGAAATTGAGGTCATGATATATTGAATTTGTGCTGTGTTAATATATTAAACTACCCATTAATTAGTAGAAATTAATCGATCAATTTTTATTGAATTATTAAGCATATCAATGCCTAAAAATTGATGTATAATAAAGAAGCTTAAGTACTAATGATGCTATTATCAGAACTAAGCCATGGGAGGCTGTATATCAAAAAGTGCGACAGATCGTCCATTAGAGCCGATTATTGCCAAAAGCTATCCAATTAACGATTTTGTCTCATTGCCACTAAGTTCAAAATTATATAACTTTCCTAATAAGTTTATATTTTGTCTCAAATCAACTAAATTAGTAAGTATTACTTGCCTTGAACTCTGCATTCCAAATCCAAATAATCTCCAGTATAATGAACTCTTAGATGAATTAGAATATTTTGAAATAAATATTGGACTTAATATTTCAATTAGATATACTGGGAGCGATTTACAACTAATAAGATCAATACAGCCAACTATCATAAAAGATGGCAATCTCGCAGATGTTGGAGAAGTGTATGTAAATATTATTGAATTTCTAGCATTTCCAATTAAAAATATTCCATTTTCTGATTTTTATATTAGATGCAAATGGAAATTATCAATATATAAAACATTTAATGGAAGAGAACCAAGACTTTTAATTAATGGACATTGTGGAATATCACCATATCATAAAATCACTGATGTTGATGTTATTAAGAAAACTAATGATGCTCTTTATAATCTCAAACTATTTATTCCAACTGTTATACTTACAAAAAAAATACAATTAACACTTTGCAATGTTACAAATAATTATATTATTAGACTAAAAACAAATTGTATCGGCCTTGTACTACATGATGAAGGTTATACTGATTTTTTAAAGAAACTTAAATTTATCGCCAATGATACATCGGATGTCTTTTCTAATATTAGTAAATATACAGTTAATAATAAATCTGTTATCCATACATATTATCTTATTCGATTTCGAAAAGGAATAATTACAAAAAATCTTTTTACACCTCAACTTATTTATCATAATGATACTAATAATTGTCCTAGATTAATTGAAATACGTGCATGCAATGATTCTAAAATATGGTATCGGGAGATACTAAATGTTGAATTGAATGTGTTTGCTGGTGGCTGTAGTGTTATAAAAAATTGATATCATTATTTTAACCTATTCAAATTAATATGTTAATAACTAGTTATTTGATTGAATCATGACATCTTTGAAGGAACTTGAAAATGGGATATTTATTGGAAAGCTTAGTAGAGATTTGACAATTGATGTTATTTGCGAAAATAATATTAAAGTAATATTATTAATAGGTGATAGCAGAATTTCTAAAACATTACATTTAGAATTTAAAAATTCTCTAAAATATCCATTAGATATTTCAGATTTAGAATCTATCACTAATCACAGATATTCAAATTCTGATGGATTTAAAATAGATTTTACTCATGCAATTTCTCCTAATGGATTGGATTTATATGAATATTATATTAATGATGCCGAAAGTACAGATACAAAAATATTAAATATTCTACCACACTTTATAATGAAAATCAATGATGCAATCTCAACAAATAAAAAAGTATTAATATGTTGTAAATCTGGCAGTTCATGTTCACCATTTATAATATTAGCTTATCGCATATGGAATGCAAGAAATTCTGAATTTATTAAGTTAAAAGATCATATTGATACTCTCGAAAAGGTATGGCTATTAACTGCTGTAAATGATAGTTTTATTCGTCAATTGGCATGGTTCCAAAAAAAACTTATGGATAAAATGAAATTGTATGGCGAATGTGATTTGAATGATGTTATAAGTAGTGTTAATAATGATCCTATATATCAAAAATTTCTAAAAGAAGTTAAGAGTGTTAATCTTATTATCCCAAATCTCTATATCGGATCTATTTCAAGTTTAGGATGTTATAAAACTTTCCAAGGAACAAATATTCGCTGCATTATGCGCTTAAGAACACCTGGACATGAAGGAATGCCAAATCGCTACCGCTGTGATAATTATCAAAATAATTTATACACTGTATGGGGTAAGAAACATCTCCGCATTAGAGAATTAGTAATTGATATGTTTGATAGCAAATATTTATCAGATGGAGATATTACAAAATGGTTTCCAAGAATTAATCACTTAATTAAACAATATCATAGTAAAAAACAAAGTGTCTTAGTACACTGTGATCTTGGTATTTCTCGGAGTGCTGCTGTAGTTATGGCATATTTAATACATATAGGTTTTAAACATGATCATGTAAATCTATTTGAATTCATGAGATCAAAACGATCAATTATATGTCCTAATACTGGATTTATTCAACAACTTGGAGTAGATAAATGCATTGGTTCTAATGTGGATGAAATGACTAAATATATTAAAGCAAGTTTTGTAACTGAACCAGATAATCAAAATAGTGATAGTGAGGATGAGGATAATGGAGATAGTGAGGATAGTGAGGATAATGAAAATAGTGAGGATAGTGAGGATAATGAAAATAGCGAGGATATTAAAGATAATAAATAAAGTTAAAATACTTAATTTAATACATTGATGCTATTATACTAGTATATAATAGCATAAAGACATTATGGCAGAAATTCAACAAAAACCAGAAATCTTAATAGTTCTCCATATAGGGAATTCAAAAGATTCTATTAATTTAACATATTTTGAAATAATTAGACGTCTAGTAACACGCCATGAGGCAAAATATAATTTTGATCTCCATATTACTGTTTCTGCAATTTTATGGGATAATTTACGAGATCGTATTGGAGAATTTCCAGAATCATGCAAAAAGAAAATACAATCTGTTGAAAATCATGGAGCAGATCTTTATCCATTTTTAGAACTTTTAACATCTGAACAGAATGATAAAGAATATGATCTTATTATAAAATTACATTCAAAAACAGTCCCAGTTTGGTCATTAGAGCTATTACAGCCAATATTAGATATTGATCAACTATTAAAATATTTCGATGAACATAAAAATGCAGGAATTGTTGGGGCTAAATCATGGCTTTTACCAACTTATACATTTATGTTTCCAATGTACGCTTATAAGGTACATAATATTCTTTCTAAAAACTTTTTAATGAATTACAATGATATTTTATCGTCTCAGCCACTAATACTAAAAACAACAATAAATTCTCGAGATATTGATCTCAATAGTTTTGTATGTAATGATATTAAAGAGTTTTATAATAGAACTGCTTTGTGCACAAATAATGATCATAGTAAAAATATTCATAATAATTTATATGCACAGGGGGCATATGATCTCAATAAATTAGGGCCCGATGTTACAAAATTTATTGGAGGTACTATTTTTGCAATGCGGGGTTCATTATTTACAAAATATAAGAAAGAATGTAAAGCTGGATTTAAATATTTAATGGATAATATTATAAAATCTGGAGAAAAAGGTTATGTGAGTGATGCAAATGGTGCACAATTTACATATACGCATGCAACTGAACGCATTGTACAAGTTTTAGCATATCGATTTGGTTATGTAGTAGATGGAATTTCATCGATTCCAGTATCGCTCCAAATCCCAATTATTTCTAAAATAGTAAAAATAAACAAGAGTATGCGTATATTAGTATGCGCAAATTCAATTGATACTAAAGGAAATGATGATTTATTATATAAGACAATAGATGGCTTATTATTTTATGATTATGCAATTACTATTCTGTTAAATAATAAGCCACATGAAAGTGTATATGAGTATTTTAAAACTATTCCTATGGTTGAAATTATTGTACTACAAAAAACTAATAATTCAGTAGATTTGTTTTTAGAATCTTATAATACATGTATTAATATCTTAATTCAGTTACAAGAATGTGATGTTTATATACATGATTTAACATGTACTTATGCAATTTATGCTGCTAAAACTATTTCAGAACAAATGGTTAAACATCGAGTTATTATGAGAGATCCTAAAAATAGTCAAGAACAATTAATAAATATGTATGATTTACAATCTCTAATAACATATGATTTTATCGAATATGTTGATATCTTACTATTTGAGGAAAATGGAATAAGTGAAATCTTTACAAAATGGAATAGACAACAATATAATCCAACAAGAATTAAATTAGATACATATGATAATATTATTAATACAATAGTAAGTTTTTCTGAATTGTCACAATTTCCAGAATCTATAAATTTACCAAGAGGTTGGGAGGGAGTGTCATTATCAAGATTTATTTCATATGGAGCAATCCATCAAGATCTAATTAGAGGTGGTATAATTACTTTACCAGCACTTGCAGAACATTACTATCAATATGGTATCTTGGAAAATAGAACTCCTTGGCGCAAACCAATCTTATGTAAGAAAATTTTATTATTTGTTATTGCAAGTAATGCTGAATGGTTACATTTTAGAATTGCACAAGAATTACAAATACAGTTTAATGTAATTACAGTATTGTTACCAATTGGAGATAACATTGAAAAGGTAGCCATATTGCCATGGGAGAATCCACCAATTGAGATTAGTAATGATGTATTTAATAAAGGGACGTTGGGTGAAAGATATAAAAGTGATTTTAATCTAGCAACAAGCGTAATAAAAATTATTCAACCAGATGCAGTATATTCATCATCAGCATTTGGTTTAAGTTGGATTAATGCTGCAAATATATTAAAAATTCCATCTATTATAAACATTTGCGATAAACATAATGATATTAAGAATATTTATTTATTAGATAAACCAATTTCATTACCAGGAGATATAAGTATTATTTATTTTAATTCTGATGAAACATTATTATATATTACTAAACTAGTTGATGGGTGTCAAGTTATCAGTAATAAAAAAATAGATAGTGCGCAATCACATGCATTTATGATCTTTTCAGATTTTTGCAGATTAACAAATTGTACTTTTCCAATTAGAACAGAATTATTAAAAATTTATCCACATTTTCGATGGGGTTTCACAATTTATGATCATAGAAAAATAATAGATATTGTTTTAGGAAAATCAGGATATTCACATTTAGATGAATACCAGCATAGATTACGAAATGGTCTACTTCTTCCAATGGGAAATTCTTTCTTAGAAACACTTGGAAATCTAATGCCAATTAAATTAACAATGCCTAAATTTTTCCATAATTAAATATTTATTTACATACTCATAAAATAACTTACCATTTTATGGTAATCTTGGCCACCTGGATAACTGCCTTTTAGCGGCATGCATAACAGTTATCCATGAATCCATCTTAGACGTCTTAGTTTTCTCATTCTAATTTTCTTGAGACATTGTCTACCAAATCCTCCAAAGATTTTGTAATAATTACATACTTGATAATATGTATATTGTTTTCCATAAATGTACCATTCTTTACTATCTACATTATCAACTGCATGCAAACCTCCGAGGCGATGCAACTTACCATTTATATACCATGCTTTATAGCCACCTATGTTTTCAAATGCAGGTAAATCATTATCACGATGCAATTTATCATTTATCCACCATTCCTTACCACCACTTGCATATTCAATGGCAGGCAAATCATTATTGCGGTGACGTTTTCCATTTAGCCACCATTCCTTACCACCATTTGCCCATATTTTTGCAGGTAAATCATTATCTCGATCACATTTTCCATTTACATACCAAAATTTACTTCCACATGATAATTCAATGGCAGGTAAATCATTATCTCGATGTAGTTTTCCACTTACATGGCAACTTTTTGCACCATACTTATCAGTTTCCATTGTCATTTTGCTTAGATTTGCAAGAATGTACTTGCCTGACTGTACTTATATTAACTTATTAATACAGTTTAATCAAGTAATATAACAATCAATTTTTACATATTCATAAAATAACTTACCATCTGATGATAATCTTGACCGCCAGGATAACTACCTTTAGGGGGCATGCATAACAATTCTCCATGAATCCATCTTACTCTTCTTAGTTTTCTCATTCTAATTTTCTTCAGACAATATCTACCAAAGTTTTTCAAGATTTGATAATAAGTACATACTTGCTTATAAGTATAATTTTTATTATTGATGTACCAATATTTTATTCCATCAGAATATTCAATAGCAGGTAAACCATTGAGACGATGCTGCTTTCCATCTATTCGCCATTCATTATCTCCATTTGCATATTCGATCGCAGGTAAATCATTATCTCTATGCAATTTTCCATTTATTTGCCATTTATTATCACCATCTGCATATTCGATCGTTGGTAAATCATTATCTCGATGACATTTTCCATTTACATACCATTCTTTATCACCATTTGCATATTCGATAGCAGGTAAATCATTATCTCTATGTAATTTTCCATTTATTTGCCATTTATTATCACCATTTGCATATTCGATAGCAGGTAAATCATTATCTCTATGCAATTTTCCATTTACATACCAATATTTACTACCATTTGCAAATTTAATTGCAGGTAAATTATTATCACGATGCAATTCTCCATTTACATACCATTCTTTGTCACCATTTATAAATACAGCTGCTGGTAAATCATTATCGCGATGTAGTTCCCCTTTTGCATTATACCGTCTTTTATTTCCAAATTTGTCAGTTTCGCATGTCATTTTATTTTGATTCAAAAGGTTTTACTGAGGTGTACTTCTTTCTATTGCTATTAACTTATTATTAATAGCATTTTATTCAAACATAATACATTTCAATTTTTACATACTCATAAAATAATTAACCATTTTATGATAATCCTGACCTCCTGGATAACTACCTTTTACTGGCATGCATAATAGTTCATTGTGAATTTGTCTCACTCTTCTTAGTTTTCTCATTCTAATTTTCTTGAGACAATATCTGCCAAATCTTGTTAAGATTTTGTAATAATTAATTACTTGTTCATATGTATAATGTTTATCATAAATCCACCATTCATTTCCATATATATGTTCAATAGCAGGTAAACCTCTAAGGCGATGACATTTATTATCAACATACCACTGTTTAAATCCATCTGCAAATTCAATTGCTGGTAAATCATTATCTCGATGACGTTTTCCATTTACATACCAACATTTAGTTCCATCTGCGCCTTCAAATGTAGGTAAACCATTATCACGATGTATTTGTCCATTTATCCACCATTCTTTACTTCCATCGATATATTCAATGGCATGTAAATCATTATCACGATGTAATTCTCCATTTTCATTATACCATTCTTTATTGCTTGAGTTATTAATAATATTTGTCATGTTTACTATTTATTGATAACATGACTATTATAATAAACTTGTATATCAATTATTTATAATATTTTAAAGCTGTGCGCAACTTCTACCTTCATTTACTCCATATTTTTTCCAATGCTCGAGTGCGTCCTTTTCAGAGAAATTAGCTTTTTGTAGATCAATATTGTTTTCTAAATATGCTTTAACATTAAATTTTATATTGCATGCAACATCCTTAATTTTCATATTAACCATTTCAGCAGAATCTATAAAATCTTTTAATAATCCAGGATTCTGACTCAGATATAATTTCCAATCATAAGTATTACAATTTCTAGTAAGATAACCTATATTTCTATAATGATCGCATAATTGAGCAGCAGTTGTTAATCCACCTGTAATAAGTTCTTGATACTTAGCAACATATTTCATATGATCAAATGCACTCATAATAGGTTTTTGAATACAAAAATCATTAATGATATTTGTTACTTCGAAATGATTATAAATTGTTGTTCCAGTTAAAATATGATCATAATATTTACTGAGTTTGCCAGAAATAAATCCACCGGTTAATCTAGCAATATCATTACTAATATTTTCAGCTATATTTTCGATAGAGTATTTATTTAGTAAATTAAAGTCATATTGTAATGGTTTATATTGAGTAATATTTTCTAATACATATTTCCAAGTTTCAACAGAGGATTCTTCTTCTAGAATCCCACATCCTAACTGACCATAATATTCCCAACAACTAATATTTGGTTTACATAAAATAACTGGTATATTCAACATAACAGCTTCTGTAACTATTAATGGAGCCATATCTTCCCGAGATGTAATGATCATGTAATCAAATTGTTTGATAATATTATATGGATTTTTAATAGAATCAACTAAGAATATATTATTTAATCCAAATAATGATACTGTAATATCCTTTGCACCAATCCAAATAAAATCGTGATTAGGGAAAAGTCTTGCAATTTCAATAAAGATATCAAAACCTTTACGATGTGATCGAGAACCTACCATACCAATTAGTAATCTATTTGTTCTTTTATAAATAATTAAGGAAACTTCATTTCCATCATTAATAACTGACTTAATATCTAAAGTTTGAAATTCCTTAATTGGAATTTCCCTTGACAGACCCATCATATCATATAATGAATTTGTACATAATAAACTACATGAATAAAAAAGAGATTCTTTACATGGTAAATTGTTAAAGAATTTATCAAATGGGAAAACAAATCCCTTCAATTGTTCATCCATACCAGTTGGCCCTTCATGAACACTATAAATAGTAGGTATGTTAGTACCCATTGCGGCATGATAAAATACATGGGCTGCTGTAGAATTAACATAAACTAAATCTGGCGAAACAATTTTAATAATTTGTCTGGCTAATTCTAAACGTTCTAAGTAATGTAAAAGACCAAATTCATTTTTACGACGCTGAATAATAATTGGGGGATGTTCCCATAAATAAGATGAAATAATCTTATCTCCATTCATTGATAGCATAATAACATTAAAATATTTCTGTAAATGATTTGCAATAAGACACCCAACCTTAGGAGCACCAGTTAAACTTCCTTCATGTAATACAAATAATATTGTTTTTTTGCATATCACTGGTAATCTGTACATAATATGATTATTTTGTATACCAATGCTATAATACTTTGTTGCCGCGCTATTTACATCTCGCACATTTCCTTGTAATATGCCATAAGTTGTATAACGTGCAAAATTCGGAGTATTTTTGTATCTGAATAAATTAAAACTACTTCTGAGATTTAGAACAATTTGTGTATTTAATTTTGGAATAGTCGAAAGTATTGTATCCGAAATTCCATTCTTAGACGATGGCCTAAATCCTCTTAATCTAATAGAAACATTTTTAGTCCATGTGGAAATTGTATTTCGCAAATTATCATTTGGAGCAATACATAAATTAACATAATTCATAAAATCAAAAGCAATTAATCCTCCATTATTAGCAAATTCTATAATTTCCTTTCCATTATCGATTGATTCTGGAATATACATCACTATCGTACGCTTTGCATCATATGCAGCATAAACCAAATTAGAATATTTAATACCCTTTATAAATACTATGACGGGGTTAATTGTTTCAATTTCCTTACGAACTTTGTTTATAAGAACTATTGCTTCATCTGGTGTTACTGGATTATTCAAACTAATTTCTTCAATTCCATCAAATATAATAATTCTAGAATACTTTTGAAATTCAGATTCAAGAGATCCTGTAGCTCCACTAAGTACAGTCACATATTTTCCAGAATTATTTAATTTTATAACTAACTTCAAGATATCTTGTGCACTATCTGTGAGATTCTCAATACATATTAATGCCATTTCTTTACTTTTTTTTGATAAACTTATTGGATTTATTCCAAGATTTACATTTCTAGAGGCCACCCCATTAACAGTATAACCATATTTGTATGCTAAAACTTGAATTATTCTTTCACTTGCATGCGTAAAAGTAAATTTTGTTCCATTATTATCACTTACATATCCTTGTTCTCCATTATTTCGCATACAATCCATAACATAATTAAAAGCTTTAATTTCTTCTTTATATTTTAAAAATAAATCCCCCCTAATTGCAAAAATAGTTCCTGCAATAAAATTCATAAAATTGCACTCATTTATATTAACACATCCTTTTCTAATTTCTCCAGAATTAACAGAGTTGTTTGCATGTTTTTCCAAATCATTTAAATTTTTACAATATGCAAATGCATCATAATTAGAATTCATGTATCGTAATAAATTAAATGGTGTATTTTGATAAACTCTTTCTATTTCTTTTGCATAATTAAATCCTCGTTCATCCCTTGTAAAATTAAATTGTTTATTTAATAATTCATAAATTCCATTAATGTACTCATTATTACCAATAGCATAAAGTGGCATTTGCCATGTTTCTGAACCAATAATACCTGCACCTGGATTAGAATCCATATACCAAAATAAGTAATCGATGTCATAAATTGCAGAGATTAAGTCAATGGACCATGGTGAGATTGTTTTAGAATGGAGCTTGACAACAAGATCATATTTTTGTTCATTTGCAATTAATAACTTTATAAATGGATATAAATCTGCTCCTAGATTCTCTTCCATGTTAATAGTAATACTAATATTTGTTATATTCATTAATTTATTAGAATAATTTTTAACAATCTCTTCATAATCTTTATTATAACTAATATATACATCAATATTGTATTTTGGAGAATACATTAATAACATTTTTTCTAAAATTGCTAAAGATGTTTGATTAATATCATTATTACCATTGCCAATGTGCATGACTATTAGTACTTTTTTCATATTTCCATTGATTTTATTAATTTGCACTAACCTGTCTGCATGATAGTATTGCAATATCTTATTATCAGATAAAAGTGCAATTTTTGGATTATTTAATCGATAACTACTTATATCAAAATCAGGATAGATGTCATAAAAATGAGCCTGGCTTGCTAATCGTTTCTCTGTTTTTCCATGCACAGTCCAATGTCTATTCAGATTATCAGCATCTTTGAATATATGCAGATCTTGGTGAACTTCTCTGTAAAATTTAACATCTAATTGTTTATCTGTCATCTTATACAATAAATCTATAAAATAAGTAATATTTAATAGACATGAATTTATAATAATTTGTTTAAAAGTAGCTAAACAGCTAAGCCTTTAGATATTTACCTATAGTAAATTTATGACTAATTTAGAGCCATCTCATAATCTTACCAAATATTCTGAAATTGCGAAAGATCGTGGGAAAAAGATACATATCAATGATCCTGAAAGAAAATTAAGAAATGAATTAATTTATGCCATTTCTCATAATCCGCGAGAATATATTATGTATCCTTATATTCGAGATCGCATGACATATTCTCAATATATGCAATTATTTACTCATTTTTGTAATTCTGAGTTAATTCCTGAAAATAGCCCTAATAATTCTAATAATCCTGAAACACTATTACAACCATTGCAGTTAAATAGTAATATAATTATCCACGAGTTTTTTAATTTAGAAAATACTAAATATAATTCTTTAATAGATTATTATCAGGAGAGATTAAGAGCAAGATGCAGGCGTCAATGCGGAATCTCCCCTTGGGCAGCTTATAATAATCATAGTCACAATTATCGATGGATATGTAGAAATTTAGATGCTATTGTGAACAAAACAATGACACCTGAATTATTAGCAAATGAATTGCGATTAGTGTACAAGAGGGATTGTGATGCACTGAGTCCAAGCTGTACTCTCTGGATTTTAAACAAATGGTGTCCAGAGAAAGTATTATTCTTTTGTGGGGGGTGGGGAGGATCAATTGTTGCCGCGGCTGCTTATAATAATATCTCAATAAATAAACTTAAGTTAGTAACAGCAATAGATGCTAATTTACAGGTAGTTGAGAATTGGAAAATTATGATTAATGATTTGGATAAAGATGGAAATTATGATCTACATCATAATGCATTTGAGGATGTAGAATTATTAGATAAAATAGGAACTTATGATTTTGCATTTGCATGTCCTCCATATTTTACAAGTGAGATTTATTCAGATGATACAGAACAAAGTTCGCATCGTTATGGCACAGGATTAAAAGAATGGTTAGATGGTTTTCTAAAACCAGTGATACTTAAGGCCTGGAAATCTCTAAGAGTTAATGGTGTTTTAGCTATTATGATAAATGATACATGGCAATTGGATTCTAAAACAAGTGAATATATTCCTGCTAGAATTGTACAATCGGTGCACAATTTTATAAAAACTTTTGGAAATAGCAGTTATGATGGAATTTATGCTTTTCGTCCAGATTCGATAAAGTTATCTTATCAGCCATTGTTTGTCTGGACAAAAACTGAATAATTTATTAAAATTAATTATTAATTTTAATATATTTATAAGATTGTTGATACTAGCATTTTAGAGAAATTAGAAAATTGTAGTATTCCATAACCAATATCTGTTTGACTAGCAGCTGTTAAATATGATGATGGATTAGTCAGACATTTAAATATATATCCTCCGGCAACTGTTCTACTAATTCCTTTTGATACTAGATATGAAAACATACATGCAATCATGCCAGCAATGGCGGGAGTGGCCATTGATGTTCCTGATAATTTTGCATAACCAGTTAGACTGAAAAATGGAGGAACAGTAGATATAATAGATTCGCCAGGAGCAACCATTACTGGACAGGTAATACTTACTTTATCGATCTCATCATCGCCAGATTCAATACAAGAACCATAACTGCTAAATGTACTACGCTTAAATACATTTCCTTGCAATGAAACAGAACCAACACTAAAAGTGTTATTAAAAAAGGCTGGTAATTCAATAGGATTTCCATTTGAGGCAGAATTACCTGCAGCAAATAAGAATATACTACCATATGGCCGCACTGCATCATACATATGTTGTAGTGCATATGCATAATTTTGTAAAGTGGGATCGGTTATAGGTGTTCCTTGAGGAATATCTGAACCAAATGAACAGTTGAAAACATGCGGTAGTGGATATGTATCTGGATCCTCGATATATTTTTGTAGAACTAAATTAACTAATTTGAACATATCCATTAAATCAGCACCGCTACTATTAAATAATTTTAAGAAAGTAAATTGTGCCTTAGTGGCAGATCCAACACTAGTACCACACATTGTTCCCATTGTATGAGTGCCATGCTCACTCACCCATTCTCCATCACCTGTTCTTACTTCAGCATTACCAGTTGTGGTATTAATACCAAACCAATGGCCGATAAATCGAGATTTAAATTCAGGATGACTATTATAAACTCCGTCGTCAATATTTGCTACAATAACTCCGTCGCCATATGATGAGATATCGGTAAAATCATATCTTCCGAGAATTTCTAAACTTGGTAAATTCTTGCTGCTATGTTGCTGTATTTGATTTGCAATTGGAGTTATTATATGCAATCTAAAATTCTCTATAATTCTTCCAATAAAATCATTGGTAAGAGTTACAAGATCTTGCAGTTGATTACTAACAATTATCATTGATTGTTCGAAATATTGGCATGCTAAATTGTTCTTATTTATTTGATCCTGGATAATCTGAGAGATATTTTCCAAATTATTCTTTGTTGGATTAAGTAAAAAAATGTGACTCATTTACTATATTGTATATATCAAATTGAGGTCTGGTTGGATATCACTTGCAGTATTACTATATAAATGTAAATTAAAAAATTTCATTAATAATTACTATCTGGGCATTACAGTTTCCGATATTATGAACATTTAATTGTAATTCTTTTTCACGAATATATAATTGTTTGTATAAAATATCAGTTATTTGATTTTTTAAAGATTTTTCATTTGGAATTGTTAGGACAAAATCTCCATTTGTTTTTGTATGACTCAAAAACATTAATATAGACATATCTTTTAATGCGCAATCTGTCAGATAATCATTAAAGAATGATGGATTCGCAAAATAGATAGCATTTAGTATTAATGCTGTTTCTGATGTTACTTTAATATTTGTCAGGAAATCTATCAAACTAACATGAACTAAACGATTATTTAGAATATAAATATTATTTTCAATAGATTTTTTAATATAACTATTGTTAATGTTATTCCAAAAAATTAAAAAATTATTAACATTTTTAGTATTTCCTAATACAAATGCTACATCGTATGATGTAGTTAAAACCTTATCGCAATATTCAAGTTTATTATTGCAATATTTAGTTTTATTATGATAATTAATGTTAGTTAACACTAATTTATTAATTCGATTATTACTTTGCCAATTATTTATTATATGTCGCAGAGACATAAGTTCATTTCGCTCATATTTAATATGTTTTTGTTCATATTTAAAATTTGATTTGTTTTGTTGTAACTTTTCAATTTCGATTATATCAGAATATGTCGTTGTAATCTTCTGTAAATCTTTATTACTCATTATCTTTTTTGCAATAGCAGGCAACGATGAGCTAGGATTCATGTCTAGGTATGTAAGTTTTCTCTTTGTAGATATTTCTCTATGCAAGGTTGTCAGTTTATAACAAATTTGTTTTACTAATACAGGTTAATTATAAACTTTCCATTTCAATTTTTTACATGAACATATTCTGATACTGGTTCACTTTGATATAAGGCTGTTTTAATTGTTTTCATTGTTTTCAAATAGTACAATTTAATAATTTATATATTTGGATTCATAACTTAAGTTACGAATTTTATATTGTATTTATTATTAATAGTTTATAATAAATTATTTCGTTGTGATATCCTACTTTAATATTGTTTATTATTCAATCTTTTCTAAAAATCACAGAGTATGTACTATTTTCATATAGTTCTTTATTCAATGATGACAGATTACAATCTCTATTATTATGCGTATATCGTAAATTCATGAGTTCATTTCTCTCATATGTAATACGTTTATTTTCGCATTTAGGTTCTTCTGACTCTTTTTTCTGCAATTTCTCATTTGCAATTGTAGGTTGTGTACCTGGATTCATATTTTTCTATGTAAGTAATTGTATACATTTATCTATGCGATATTGGCGCAGTTTATATTAATCATCATTCACAACAACATCTTCTGATATAATTGTATGATCATTATCACCTATATTAGCATTATCATTGTCATCACTAAGATCAAAAATATTCGTATCAATACTACAATCACTTACATCATAAACTTCATTATCAGTATCAGTATCAGTATCACTATCATCATATTCAAGTGGTAGATAATGTACCTCTCCAAGTTTTGCAAGATCGACATAATTTGTATAAGTTCCAGATTCATTCCATACAACCTTTAAAGGTTTTTGATTAAGAGTATTTGTTACGATTCTAAATTCAATATTGTATATTAGACTTGTAAATTGCATGATGAGATTCATTGGCAATCTATTCCATGATCCGGGAGTCCTCATATCTCTGCACATTGCATCATAATTATAATCAATTGTTTTTGATGTTTCACAATCAAAAACTTTACCAACTTCATCTGTTACTGTAAATATATCACGCAATGATACATCCGGCTGATTTGGAAAGATGCCTTTATGCGATCCAAGGGTAAACATCATTTCAGCGAGCCCTGATCTAAATTTGGATGCACTCTCCCCATAACCTAAATATACCATAGAATGATACCAGCAATTACCATCATTCTTGACATCTTTACCAATTCTAAGACCTAGTTTTTTAATATTTATATTGAGATTGCGCGATGTCATCATGATTGATAGATAGTTATATACTTGCTTGTACCACAATTATATAATAATATGAGGCGAATACGCCTTCAGTTTTTTAGAGTTTATTTGTCCTATTGTATTAGTGATTTCTGTACTGAGTTCCATTATTGTTTCCATATTGATACCCAGTATTGTTATTTGTGTAGGGATTATTTGCATAATTACTAGACTCATAATTGTTTTGTCCATTATTATTACTTTGTCCATAATTGCGATAATCATTATTATTGCCTTGGCCATAATTGTTATTTCCATTGTTATTACTTTGACCATAATTGTGCTTACCATTGTTATTGCCTCGACCATAATCGTATTGGCCATTGTTATTTCCTTGATGATTGCTACCACCGCGCTGTTTTTGCTTTTTAGAGTCCTTTGCAGTTACTGTGTATGCATCGCGGTAATCTCTGTTATTATTATTACTTGTGCGATTAGCAGATTGTGAATTTCTTTCATTATTTTTATTATTTGAAATTTCATTTTCATCTTTGCGGTTAAACTTAATATCCGGGTCATTATTTTTCTTCTCAGAAATAACAATCTTTTCAGTTACCATGATAGCATTATTGGTACAGATTTTGCGAATAGAATCACCTACCATTGAAAGACGCATATAAAACTTAACATGATCTTCAATATTTGGTTTATCTCCACTGCAACAACGTCTCTCAAGAGCATCAAAATATTTCATTTGTTCGTCAAATGACAGCCCCGAGATTCCAGCTTCATCCTGAGTTAGATATTGAGATGGATTTTCAAGTTGAGCTTTTAATTGTTTAAGATAAATCTGAATATTACTCTTTGCAATATTTCCAAGCTCAATATATTTCATTTTCTCGCTATTACTCCGAGCATTAATAATATTTGCACCAATATTTTTAAGATTTTCTAGCATTTCATCTGCAGAACCTAGATTCATTCCATTATTAGTATTAATTAATTCAATGTGTTGTACCGGGCTTGCCTGATTATCAGATCGATTATTAATCTGGTTACTAGATTGATTGTCAGATCGATTGATAGATGGATTATTAATATGGTTATCATCTTGCCTGGATGCCATATTATGTTGCTGTGATGATACAACAGATGATTCGATCTGAGATAATGCTGGAGCAGATGGTGTTTTCTGTGCACGATTCTGTTGCTGCATATTTTCATAATTCATCCAATATTCGCTCATAGCCAATCTATTATGATTGCTTAAATTTTGCACAGATGATACAGGATTACCAGACTGCCTCTGGTCAGGTCCCGCGATCACAGTGTTTCCATGTTCATCCTTGCATGTCATAACCGAGATACCGTCAGTTACGCGGTTGTTTTGACTTTGAGATGCATTGTGGCTCATGGTTAATTTATAGATAATAGTAATTAATGTTTATATTAAGAGTATATAATAAGAATTATCGCATCAATTTTTTTGCATATAATATGCTTAATGAGGCTTGCCTTCAGTGACATTTGAACCTTGTCTCTGCTGCATACAGATCTCATCCAGTTCCCCCTGAGTGTAATCATTAGGTTGTTGGTTATTTTGTGACTGATTAGCATTACGCACGATAGCATCATAGTTATTAATCTGTTTTTCATAATTGGAAAATGTATCAATCAATGTCTGTGGCAGTCCTTTCATTGACTGATTAGGTACAGAATTAGAGACAGAATTAATCACTGGATTGGTTACATGAGCAACTACTGGATTAGCACTATTTACTGGCTCAATATAACCAGCTCCTGAATTATAAATTGCATTCAATCTATTTTCAATTTGATGCTTAATTTGTTTTGCTGTTGCTGTTTGTGAAACAATTTTATTAAAAATATCATTATTATTCTCGCGCGGCATATTAATATTCTTAGTTTCTTCTAAAACAGTTGGACTAGTTCCTGCCGAACTATCCTCCATATCTCTGTGATGAATTTTACGAATTTTATCCCACATGGATTTCATTTCATCCAGATTATGGTAATTTACATCATCATACTCGTATACTTTTCCTGTATATGTAACAAAACAAATCGCAGGACAATGTTTCTTAGATCTTAATCTTGTAAATACCTTGATACCTGTTCCATCCATTTCAGTCTTCGCAATATCATGAATCTTAGAATTCCCGCTTGCAAGCAAAATAGGTTTATTATACGTATCAATATACACTATTTTACGCGGCTCGGCTTCATTAGATTTATTATTATCATCATTGCTACTGTCTACTTCTTCAAAATCAAATGTGATAACCATTTTTTCATGGAGTTTCTCCGTCATTCTTTCCATTGCTCTCCTCGAAACTGTGCATTCAATAAGTTCATCTTTAATAAACAGCGTGAAACTACGCTTTCCAGTGATTTTGTGAATGAGTCCGTAAGGCATGTTTGATTAGTATTATAGGTATGTATTTATATGTGTAATGAATTATTAATCGTTTTTAGAAGCAAAGATCGTATCAATTTTTATTGGAAAATTGATATGCCAAACAGCCTCAAAAGCAGAATAAGGCTATAAGAAACAAGATATTATACATTAAAAACATGCCCGAAATCGCTGAGGTTGCTCTTACTGCCGAAATGCTAAATCAGCATGTTGGATATTGGTTATTGGGTTTTGCAGTAATTGGTGGGCGTTATGCTCGCCATAAGCTTCCTGGTATTGATATAGCTTTAAAATATATGCCATGTTGCTTACACAGCGTACATTCACATGGAAAATTCTTATGGATGGAGTTTTCGGAACTATTTACCCCAATAACAGATACTCTCCTTGATCAACGTTTATATTTACTTAATACATTGGGACTCGAGGGGAGATGGTCAAAAACTCAATTACCTCATAGCGGTTTGAAATTTTGGTTTTATGATTATGTATTAAAAAAAATGCACACCATATTTTGGTCGGATCAGAGAAACTTTGGAACAATTGTATTTATGGATGATCCAGTTCCACTTAATCGCAAATTATCACAACTTGCCCCAGATCTTCTCTTTAGTGATCATACGCTGTCATCAATGTGGACTCGCTTTAATAAGGTACTCCACACTAAAAAATGGCCCAATAAGCCAATTGTTGAACTGCTAATGGATCAAAATGCTCTTGTAGCTGGAATCGGAAATTACCTATCAGTAGAGATACTGTATGAGGCGAGACTGGCGCCATCAATCTTAAGTAAATTTATTGACAGAGATACATTCATTGAATTATATACTGCAATGTGCACTGTAGCGGCTGCGGCATATTATGGAAATCATACAAGATATATTAATCATTTTGGAAAATATAAGCCACAGAGAACACCATTGATAGATTATCGTCCTGCGAAAAATATAATATTTAGTTATAAAGTCTATCAGCAGAAAACTGCTGATGGAGGAAAAAAGGTTGTTGGGGATCGTATTCTTTCTACCAGAGATAGTAAAACATATTGGTGCCCAGAATTACAGAGAGGTCATAAAGATCTTCCTCTTAAGACTTACAAATAGATGAATGTGTTGCAGGCATATTAGTGTCATTTAATTCAGAGTACTCAATAATATCAAAATTATCACCAAGATTTGATGCACTATTTGGATCTTTTTGTTCTACTTGCGCTGAACAAGTACCAGAATTACATGTTTCTTCTACTAATGGAGTCTTCTTGTTAAGAGATTGCACTAGAACTGGTGCAATAGGCATTACTTTACCGGATCCTCCTCCTTCAAGATAACATTTCACATCATATACTCCAACCACCATGATGGCTAAGGCAGCGGTTGGTTGTTTATAATAATAGCATGCAGCCATCAGACCAATATAAATGGCAGTTGCGACAAGTAAATTTGGCTTTTCGCTACATTGTAGAATCATAACTTCTTATAAATAACAATGAGATTCTATTTTTTAGTGGATAATATATCTAATTCATTTATGTATTGTAAAGCATATTCTGAAAGTGCAGCTATACTCTTAGTATCTGTTCCAATTAGTACATCGCGACTAGCAACCATCTTACTATCCCTCCAATTCTCCATAAATATAGTACCAGAATACTTAGTATTAATTGGATTATCTTGTACTTGTAAACTCTGTGTCTCCATCCAAAATCTTAAGATATTATGTTCCTCTATTAGGCTTGGATAAACAGCTAGTACTTGAACAGCAAGGAGTGGAATGTATAAATTGCCCGATATATATCTCAAGGGATGCATTAATCGGAGTGGAGATGTATCATCCTTTAATTTATTTAACGCGTTAATTTGAAATAAAGTGAACATATTAGTATAATCATGATTTTCAATTACATAATTTACACCTTTCTTAACAACAAGCCTATTTTGATATATTAATTGTTTATCAAATGATGTAATTAATACATTACTTAATTCAGTTAATTCAACCAATCCATTAATTAATTTCGCTCCATAAAGTTTATCGAGGATAAATATTTCACTCATTTATTATTTTATAGTAAATAGTGTTTATACTTATTCAACTAATAGTTGAATAATTAAGTAAAATGCCATGATCGGCATATTATTTTATATTAATTGTAAGACACACTGAACCTGGTGCCATTATTACTTGTTTGCACAAGTTTTTTTACTTCTTACCCTTGCCAGTAGCCTTCTTTCCCTTAGCAGGGGCCTTCTTGGTACTGGCTTTCTTAGCAGTTGCCTTCTTAGCAGCAGGCTTCTTAGCGGGAGGACTCTTCGCCTTTCCCTTACCCTTCTTAGGAGCGGGCTTGTCATCATCAGATCCGCTTCCAGCAGCGGATTCGTCATCAGATGCATCCTTCTTGGCCTTGCACTTTCCTTTCTTAGCGGGAGGGGCATCAGACTCATCGCCAGTTCCAGCAGCAGATTCATCATCGCTGTCGGCAGCAGCCTTACCCTTCTTTCCCTTGGCGGCCTTGCCCTTCTTGCCCTTAGCAGGCTTCTCGTCCTCGTCTTCGGATCCAGAACCAGCAGCAGATTCATCATCGCTCTCTGCGGCCTTGCCCTTCTTACCTTTAGCGGCCTTACCCTTCTTGCCCTTGGCAGGCTTCTCATCCTCATCCTCGGATCCAGAACCAGCAGCGGATTCATCATCAGATGCGGGAGGAGATACATCCTTCTTACCCTTCTTGCCACCCTTACCCTTCTTGGCAGGCTTCTCATCCTCATCATCAGATCCAGATACAGCGGCAGATTCATCATCGGATGCATCTTTCTTGGATTTCTTACCTCCCTTCTTTCCCTTCTTGGACTTCTTCTCAGAATCAGAATCGGAATCAATCTCATCGAAAGGCTCCTTGGCGGTATCACTCACCTGAGCATCAGTATCTTCAGCCTCAGAGTCGGATTGCTCCTTCTTGGACTTCTTGGCGTTCGGAGAATTCTTGCGAGCCATTGTGGAAAGTGTTTAGTGTTCTGTTTAGTGTTGTGTTCCCTTTCTTTAGAACAGTTAGTAGCTAAAGACTTTTCGCATCAATTTTTTTGCATATCAATCTAAGGATATCTGGCACCATTATATAGATCCCATGTACTTTATTAGCCTCAATAGGTCTAATTAAATGCAATTAGCCCTATTTTGACTCCCCTTATAGGTGCTGATAAATCCATATATTAGCCTTAATTAGCCTTAATTAGCCTTAATTAGCCTTAATTAGCCTACCTAACCTGCCTAATTAGCCTACCTAACCTGCCTAATTAGCCTACCTAACCTGCCTAATTAGCCTACCTAACCTGCCTAATTAGCCTACCTAACTCGCCTAATTAGCCTATTTAATTGTATCTGGAATCATAAAAATTGATGACTATAAAGTCTTGCTAAGCTTACATAGCTTAATAATGATCACCATTAACGCCATTCTCAGCGTCAAAAATCATGTCCACTAACACCCGCTCGGAAATTTCAACAGTAGAAATACATATGTGCTCGAAAAATCCATGGCATGTGCCTATGGGAGTATGGACCGAAGCCCCCAGTATTATTAAAGAAAGATATGCATTCCGCGAAGATATTATGCAAAGCTTGGCATTAGAAACTCCATCATTTGGAGGAAAACCTAATTTATGGATATTAAGGCTGCAAGATACTACAACTAATGATTTTAAAGTATTGAAAATAATGGTAAGATCGTCTGAATTAGATTTTTATCAATTACTAGGACAATTTCACACAAAGAGTAAATATCTCCTCTATGCAGATTTACTTCATAGGGGAGATGTTTATGATTACATATTAGTACCTTATCATAAATTAACTTTATTCGATTTAGTCATAAAGGAAAAGAAGCTTACATTAGAACGTTCAATGCGGTTTATGGAGCAATTAGCAGAGGCAACAAATATTATAAATATGTGCGGATATGTTCACTGTGATATCAAGCCGGAAAATATACTTGTTAATACAAATGAGGATTCTATTATATTATTTGATTTTGGCTCTGTCGCTGAACTTAAACGTACTGGGGATATTGCTAGAGCAGGATCAGCTCAATATGTTCCTCCTGAATATTATAGTAGCAATACTCCACTTACATATAATTATGATATATGGAGTATTGGTGTAACATTCTTTGTATGTTTATATGGTCAACCGCCTGTTATGATTAAAGATATTCGCGAAAGGAAATTATGTATTTATTGGCCCAGTTTAAGTATTTCGCATCGCCAAGCAAATACTCTTATTACTCAAATGATGAGAATTCAATCAGTGCGGCGAATAACATTACAAATCTTTCTTATTGAATTAAGAAAACAAATAGATGACTATAATATTACAAACTCATCGCAAATAGATGAATCTAATAATTAATATAAAAATATTTAATATTATACAAATATAATATTATAAATTAAATTAATCATTCATTTCTCAAATGCTTTATTGAGAATTTAAATCATCGAAAATATCGAGCATTACATAATAGATTTTACCAGATTTCTTAGTTTGTGTGATAATGTAATTTCTAATTTGTTCAATAAATTCTACATCCTTAGTCTTTGCCTTAGTTAAACAGCGCAGTATTTCAATGATTACATCTAGTTTTCCAAGTGTTAGTTCATGATCAATAAATTTACTAAGATTATCCCGAGTATTACGTTTAAGATCATACATATGAAATTGTAATCTAGTTTTAGCAATTCCTAAATTTCTCTGAAAATCTTTAACAGTTTCAGGATCATCATTTTCAATAATAACACTATCAATACTTTTTAGCAAATTATCTAATAATCCATGATTTGTAAAATCTATCTCTGTTGCTAATTCAATCAAAAGTGTATGATCTCTTTGACGAAACAGATATTGTACCAGCATAGTTTCTAAAACATTTACCTTTCCTTTTAGTAATTTATGTACACATGAAATTGTAGAATCAAGTGTTTGTCTTGTTAAGTTATTTAACAATGTAGTTAGTTGTTGTTCAACTGTTAATTTAGCAGGAGCTTTCATTTTCATACCTGCAGGGGCAGCAATACGAGGTTGATTACGCTTATCAAATGCCTCAAATGCAAAATCATATTTTGGAAATTTATTCTGAAGAGCTGTCAGGGCATCCTCATATAAATTGCAATCTCTGAGCCATAATTTAGGAGTAACTGTAGATCGTCTATTTGTTCTATCATTAACACTAAAATTAACACATACAAAATAGAAACTCATATCAACCTCCTCGCCTCCTGGCATTTTCATTTTATCTTGTAGACAAAATGAAATGAATTCCTCAGTCTGTGCATAAAGTTCAGCCGGTACTGTGCTCAATGGGCCAGTGGTACCAAAAGAACCCCCCTTTTTAACCTGAGGATCCTCCCAAATTGGATTGATGCCAGGTAAGATAATATAACAGTTTACCCATCCAGTTGGGTATTGGGCATCTTTTTTCATACATGCCAGAAGTTCTTCAGATGAAGAGTATAATGCCCCTTTTTTATATGTACTTAATTGCCATTGGTCTGTATTAGGATGTATCCACATACGGAGCTCTTTCTTATTGCTGTTTGATGAAAAAGACATATTTGGTTGGTCTGGTTCACTTAGTTGTTAAAACTTGTGTAGTAATCTATTGTAAAAGCTGGGCGGGGGATGTTTAGCCATCAATTTTTTGAGGCTATTGATTAGCAATAGCATGAGTATACTAGAGGATAAAATATGCGATATTAGTTATAATTCTTATGGAATGCCAATTATTCGCACACCATGGGGAAAAACACCCCTTATTTATGCAGATACAACGGCAAGTGGGATTCCATATCGAGCAATTGATGACTATATTAGGTGTCGAGTATTACCATTTTATGCTAATGTCCATTCAAATGGTTATTCTGGTAAAAAAATGGCACATTTACTTAGCCAAAGTAAAACTGCTATTCGTAAATCTATTGGTGCTAGTAAAGATGATGCCCTTATTTTCACAGGCAGTGGATGTTCATCTGCTGTAGTCCATGCCATTCACGCACTTGATTTACCAACAACAGAACTATCTGGTAATGATCGTCCAGTAGTTATTATTACTGATAGCGAGCATTATTCTAATTTTTTACCATGGAAAGAATTACCAGTCGATTTGATATTATGCCCAACCTTGGCAAATGGACTAATTAATCTTGTTGCTTTAAAACAAATCTTAGATAAATACAAATCTAGAAAAATACGTATTTCAAGTATGACAGCTGCTAGCAATGTTACTGGTATAATTCAGCCAATTAAAGAATTAACTGATATTTTGAAGTCTGCTGGATGGATTGTATGTTTTGATTTTGCATGTAGTGCGCCCTATGTTCCTATCTGTATGCGCCCAGAGAATGGATATAATATTGATTGTTTGTTTATTAGTCCTCATAAATTGGTAGGAGGGGCAGGTTCTCCTGGATTGCTTGTTATTGGAAAGAAGTTTATTAGAAATAATTGTCCAATGTTGCCATCTGGCGGAACAGTTACATTTGCAAGTAGAACAACTCAAATATGGACGTCTGATCGGGAAAAAAGAGAAAGTGGCGGAAGTCCTAATATATTAGGAGAGATTAGATGTGGATTGGCTTTTATATTAAAAGATCGAATGCAACCTATGATTACTAAGAGAGAACATGAACTGGTTACAATTGTTAAGGATCGTTTAAGAACTATTAAAAGAGTTAAATTATTAATAGATTCAAATATACCCCAATTACCTATTTTTCCATTAGTATTTCAACATCTACATTATAATCTTGTTGTTTGTTTATTATCTCAGTTATTTGGTATTCAGAGTAGAGGTGGCACTAGTTGCAATGGATTATCTGCCGAGAAACTATTACATATTAATGGTAATCAAGAACAAGAATTAGTGGAATCAATTGTACGAAATGAGGATACAAGTGATTATGGTTATGGATGGGTTAGAATTAGTTTTCATTTTAGTATGAGTAATACTATAACACAGTACATATTAAACTGTATCGATTTTATTTCACAATATGGTTATAAGTTCAAACGCTATTATCGTTATGATAAGGATTCAAATAACTGGACATGTAGAGCTGGTACTGAGGAACCTTTTGGCGATCTTGATTTTAAGGCTATTCCTCCGCAATGTTTATCAGAAAATGATTTTAATGAATTAATGGCAGAAAAATTATTAAAACGTGCAATGAAACTTGTCACTAAAATTGATAAAATTGCAGCAGCTAAGAAAATATAATAATATTAATAAGCAAAATAATTATTTTGCTTATTTAAGTTCATTTAATCAAGATGTTTAACATTCTCTGTATCAAGAATAGCCTTAACAGGTACATTAACAGCTGTCAGAACAGTAGCAGTCTGATTTACTGTTAATAATGTATTTCTCCAAATGGCCCATAGAACCATTGCAATTGGAATCGTAAATAAAAATCCAAGTACATACAGCATAGAATAAATTGTACATGCTACAAACAATGCAGTCTTCCAATTAAATAGAGATGTTAGAATATTAGGCGCTCCTAGCGGGACTCCAATTTTTGCTTGATCTGTTGAAATTAGACTATTATTAATACTAATACTATGATTATTGTAATTTAATGCAATCCATACAGGATTTCCAATATTTGGTAGAATTAATTGCACGGATAGTTCATTAATCTCAAGATAATATGGATTATCGTATGAATTGATATTAGTTAGATTTCTATAATTAAATAGATAAGTAATAATCTTACCTAATAAGGTGTTTTCATTTGGCGCATTTGAAGAAAAGTAAGGTCCAGTAATTCCAAGAGCTGCCCGATACACCATAATTATTACCATATTCCATTTTCCAGTAGAACACATAATTACATTTGATACATTATGTGTTAAATAATCTTGTGTACTTGCATCAATTGTCCATCCAAGTAGCATAATGAAAATATTCGCAAGAATTCTTGCAACTAGTTTTACTGCCGTGATACTAAATGCAATTGCGAGATCGAAAAAATGGTAATTTGTAATTATCATAAATATATTATTAACGTATTGAATAGTTTTACTCAGATCATACTCAGATGTTGTAAAAACATGTTCAATAGCTGGAGGAGAACTAGATTTCGGCACTGTATCTAATTCTGATGATGTAATTGGGCTAACAACACCAGGCTCAGCCGATGCATTTGTTTCAGTTTCAGTTTCGATTTCGATTTCATTTGACGTCATTTCTGTTATTTATACAATAAACACTATCGTTTAACCAAATTTATAAATTGCGCTTATAATTTGGTTGGCCATAATAATAATATATCATCCACAGTGCAAATACTGGAAATAAAAACCCATATGCAATAGCGGCTGGTATTATTGTAAGTGCAGTCATCGATGACCAGTCTGCAATACTTGTGTTTACAATTGGACTGTTTACATGTTTTTTAGTTAAACACCATGGTGCTGGAAATGCAGATGCAGGGTGCATAGGAATACTATCAGTGATAAGACGAGCCTTACATTCTCTTTCAACATCCTCAAGTGATCTATCTCCAACTATTACTATATCTGTAACACTAAGAGTATGATTTGAAAAATCTAATGTAATTGGTAATATATTAACATTTAGTCCTTTTGCAATGTAATAATATCCAGATTTCCATCTTGGGGTAAGATCGACATCTCCCTCAGGCATTATTATAAAAACAAAGTTACTAAAAGTAGATAATTTCTCAATAACTGCAGGAGTTTGACCATTCTTTGTTTCATCGACTGCAATAAATCCTAATTCGGATAAAATTGGACCAGTAATAGGATCTTTAATCCAAGTATGCCTAATCACATATGTTGATGGAATTCTATAAGCTAATTGGAATAAAATACCAATAATGCTATCCCATTTACTTGTATGCAAACTAATAGCCACAAAACGTGGATTTGTGCACATTATACTTAATGTACGTGCATCTGCTTTCCACCCCATAAGTTGCAAACTGATCTTTGCAAAATATTGGATTAGAATAAGTATAGGTGATATGAATAATAAAGATATCCTTTCAGCTATATTCATAACTCTTTCTAATTAACCTAGCGATATTATCTTAATTAGAAGCATTTTCAGCTAATCTGGCTTTTGATCTTTTCGCGCGCATTCTTCTACGAGCAGCCACAGTTAATTTTTTAGTTACATTGATCTTCTTATTATTTTCTTTAATATCATCATCACTATTATCATCCGAACTTACATCAATTACTTCAAGTTCATTAATCTCATTAGATGCCATAATATATGCAGCAATATCAGATGTGTCAATATCTTCATTTGCCGCCATAATCATAATTTGATCGATATATTGTTTACATATTTGATATAATGCTTGTTCAGTTGGTGCAATATCAATACCTTCTGCAATCTTTGGCATTTTATCATACCAAAATTTACTAAATTGTGAAAATACTACTAATTTATCTTCTTTATTTTTACATTCAGTTAACATGTTTTCTGAATTTGGATATTCTGTATTAAATTCAAGTAATAATAATTTATGAGTATTTTTTGCAATTATGAGATATGCCCCCTCTGCGGAAATTTGTGTAGAATTTGTGTCAGTCATTTTTGATATTGTGTCTTAATGTTTATTATAATAAAAGTTACTGATAATCACGAAAACAATTCCATTTCAATATTTTAAGCTTACTTGTTGATATAAATATCAATTTCCGCAGGAGATGCTTTGTAATAATAGCGAATATCACGATTGATTTTTGCTAAATATTCTTCGCATACACGGATCGTCAAATTACGACGTAATTGTGATAACTTGCAATTATTAGTTTGAAGAAATTTAAGCTCATTATTTAGCCAATTTACTCGAATAGCAATATAACTAGCCGGACAATTTACTGTATCTAATATATGTGCATCATGATGTTTATGCGATTTTAATCTTCCAAGTACATCATATTTAACTATAAACATAAATGCTTGATAGTTATCTTCGCTTACAATATTGATGTTTTGATGAGGAGAAGCCATATCTAAATGGCTCGATTGGGTTGATTTACTTGTATGCGATGCAATGTGTGAGGTATTCTTATAAATGCATTAATAGAATATGGAGAGAATAATCATTTCAATTTTTTGAAATTTATATATTAGTATTTTGTTAATATATTAATTTTTATTAGGATATAGGCTTGCTAGAATAGAACCAGTAACTGTATGGAGATATAATTTCATACAATGTGGCCAGGAGATATTATAAACATATTCTTCACTATCTGGAAATAAACGAGTAGGATTCTTTCTGTCTTCATCAGATAGATAAAATAAATAACATTCAGTTAATTGCCGATTTATGCTACAAAATAATGTTTTATCATCATATCTTCCTTTTCGTGTAAATAGGGTAATGTTTGGATATGGGTATTCGCCACCCTCTTTCCATTTTTTCACTACCTGTATTTCAAGTTGAGTATATCTACAGTTTTTATCAGTTATCAAGAAATCAACTCCATATGGATCTGGGCAATCTTTTATAGTATCTCCAAACACCGCGCGCATGCGCCCCCTTGATATTGTATCCCACATTCCAAGAATCGAACTAAATCTTTTATGCCGTCCAATGGCGCTACTATTATAAGTTTTTTTTGATGATGAGCTACTTTCAGATGTCATGTTTATATAGTTTATAATAGTAGATTTAAAGCTCTATACTATTATCAATAATGCTATAAGTACTTAAAAGTATATATATAATAGATATTAGCCAAGATTAATATGACGTCAGTAAATACATCTACTTCTACAGGTAGTTCTACCGCGCCAGTTACAGTAAGCGAAACTAGTGATGTGACAAGTTCTCTTTTATCACAGATTCAAAATATGGATATGTCGGCACTAGTTTCATCTGAAATTCCTGCAGATACTGTCTCCGAAATTGCTCTTCTCCGCCAACAAATGCAAGATATTTCGGGACGCCTCTCTACTCTACTTTCGCAGGGAAATGCGAATCAGCAGATTCAAAATGGTATGGAATCGAGTATTAGTGGATTAACTACAACACTTCTTGATCTTAATCGAGATTTAGCCGTTCTTACTGAAAGAAATGCTAGGCTTGAGGAGGCATTGGCAATAATTCCTGGTTCAGTGAGCAATGCAATCAATGCTGCTGTAAATGGCACAAATAATGCTTTGCAGGTAAGTTTGGCATCGATGAATGGCCAGATCGGGCAAATCACTCATCGTATTAGTGTTCTAGAAAGTATCAATACTAATAATATTGATAGCCAGCGAGCTCAGCAGGCACAAGCCACTATTGCAAGACAGAGCTCATTTGAACAGGCATCATTTGTGCCTCCAGTTATTGGGGTTGCGCCTGTTGCGACTACAGCAGCAGCTACCGCCGCCGCAAATGTAGCTGCTAGTGCAAATATTAGAGCTACTGGTGCAGCTGCATTCTTAGGAGGAGGTGGAGGTTTTGCTTCTCGGCCTTAAATATAAAAATTAAATAAGAATATTTTAATGATACATTTTCATTAAAAATAAATAGAATTTTAATATACAGTAATTAAATCATTTAATAATTCTAATGCCTCCTTGCAAGTTTTAGTACATGGCATATTAAAATGATATTTTTCATCAGAATATAACTTACTCTCGAATCTACAATTATTAAATGTAACTTGTTGAATTTTAGGAGATGTGTAAAATGATGATAATATCATTGTTTTATAATGAACAAAATTTGTTTCATCAATATAAGTATTTCTATCAGCTTTTTCAAGATAAAAGACACAATCTGTACATATTATATTTATCAAATTTTCTAATTTTGATAAATCCGCAACATCAAATATACAATTAATTATACATAATTTTTCTAAGAATTTTAATGTAGTAAAATCTCGTAAATCGAATACATGATTAGTATTTCGTAGTGTTAATTCCTTAATTCCTATTATTTGTTCTATCATTTTATGAAAATCAAAACTATACTCAGAATCTACCATAATATCTAATTTTTGTAAATTAGATAATTGAGACAGATTATTTATATGAGGAAATTCAAATACATATGTAAATTTTTCAATGCTATTATTTACCGCAGGTCCAAAATATGATAGTTTTGTATCATTGTCATCATCACTCCATGCATTAATGCTATTGTATAAACTTTCACTAGTTGTATGAATCATATATTTCTCCTCAAGAATACGACAATTGTCTAATATTGAGAGTTCTTTTAGAATGCTATTTCGATCAATTATTAAATCTCTTAATTTGTCAATTGAGTGATGAGTATTCTTTAATGTTAATCTTAATAAACTTTTTGGATAAGAAAAGAATAGGATATGTTCTGGATTATGCTGTGTCATAATATAATTTTTGTAAGGATGTATATGATTTTGAGAAATTTCGACAGAATGTATAATCTGTAATTCTTCGAGCAAAATACATTTTTCAATTGATTGATAGATACATTTAACCTTTTCATGAATTATGTTTAAATTAGACGCATAATAATATAGTGGACTGGCAAGTGATACGCGATCACCGTCACATGTGCACTCTGTGCGATTATTAGTAATAGTTAATGATTTCAATCCTCTTAAAATTGAATCTCCTAAAGATTCTAATATAACATTTACGATCCATGGTTCTGATTTAATACTTAATTTATTCAATCTAGATTTATTCCAATTAGCTAAGTTGATAGATTCTTTGATAGCTAATTGTGCAGCTATAAAGTCATTAGGTGATAATCCATTATCAGAATTTCTTTTAATGTCTCCTCGAATACTTCCTAAAGCTCTGCGAAAATATGTAAACTCATCAACACTTTTTCTATTAGATTTAATATTATTTATAGTTATTTCATTAACAAACTGTCTTATGTGTGTAAAAATACCATATTCTGGATGCGGGTACAATAAATCTGATAATGATGCTTCTTGAATAATAATATTTGATTGCGCTGATAGAATCTTCATATTTTTAACCATTGTAACCATACTATGTGATAAGCGAAATAGAATAGTAATCTCTGAAAATGATAAATAATTCAAAACAATTCCCATTGAGTTATAATCTAATTTATGTAAATTAGTTGGTTTACCTCCATTGCCGATTATCGATGAAAGTGCACTCCATCGATTGATTGTGAAATGGATGACATATTGAAATGTTTTGTTTTAATAGTATTAAAAATGCTATTAGGTACAATATATCAATCAATTTTTTACATACTCATAAAATAATTAACCATCTTATGATAATCCTGGCCACCAAGATAACTACCTTTTGCAGGCATACATAATAGTTCTCCATGAATATATCTTAATCTTCTGAGTTTTCTCATTCTAATCTTTCTTAAACAATATCTACCAAATCTTGCTAATGTTTTGTAATAATTAATTACTTGTTCATATGAATAAGATTTATTATAAATATACCACCATTTATTTCCATTTGTATGGATAATGGCAGGCAACCCACCAAGACGATGTAATTTCCCATTTATATGCCATACTGTGTTACCATTTCCAAATACTGCAGTAGGTAAATCATTTTCGCGACGCTGTTCTCCATTTATATACCAAGATTTACCACCATTTGTATATTCAATGGCGGGTAAATCATCATCTCGATGCAGTTTTCCATTCATATTTGTCCAAAATTTAGTGCCATATTTGTCGATTGTGCACATCTTAATTGTTATTTAAGTATTTATTCTATTATATTATTTTACTATTAAAACAATATAACAATCAATTTTTACATACCTCTGTCTAATTAAAAATGTATAAGTTTAATTATACATTTCTCATTTGCCAACATTTTTCTGACATTTTTTCCCATATTGATATTAATTGATAAGAATATTCTTCACCATCATGCACTGTTTCATAAGATGCTTTTTTTAATACTTTTCTTTTTGAAAAAGATAATAATAGCAAATTCATATTTTTAATTCTATTTTCTCCTGACATATCTGATGTAGTTGAGATTTTAATAAGTTCTGCTGTGTTTTCAATAAGATCTTTATTTGATGGAGGTATTGACAAAATATCTACTGTATTGGCAAATTCATGTTGGCTATCTTGCAGCAACGGTGGTAGAGATTGGTTCATTCTTGTATTAGCTAAATGGGGTTTAGTGGCGTATTCTCTATTAAGGATACTTATAAGAATTATGTATCAATTTTTTACATACTCATAAAATAACTGACCATTTTATGATAATCTTGGCCGCCTGGATAACTACCTTTTACTGGCATACATAACAGTTCTCCATGAATCCATCTTACTCTTCTTAGTTTTCTAATTCTGATCTTTCTAAGACAATACCTACCAAAGTTTTTAAAGATTTTGTAATAATTACATACTTTTTCATATGTATATTTTTTATCATTTATATACCAGTGTCTACTATAAACATTTCTTATAGCAGGTAAGCCACCAAGACGATGGCGTTTACCATTTTCATACCATACCTTATAACCAATTACATATTCAATTGCAGGTAAATCATTGTCACGATGATTTTCTCCATTTACCCACCATTCTTTATCTCCATCTGCATATTCAATAGCAGGTAAATCATTTACGCGGTGACGTAGACCATTTACATACCATTCTTTACTCCCGCCAGGATATTCAATTGCGGGCAAATCATTATCGCGATGATACTTTCCATTTACATACCATTCTTTATCGCCACTTTTATATTCAATGGCAGGTAAATCATTATCGCGATGTAATTCTCCACTCGCATTATACCACTCTTTATTTCCATATTCATCAATTTGCATTGTCATTTTTGTTTTTATAAGATGTACTTATTGTATTCTATTAACTTAATCTTATATTAAAACAATCAAAGAATATAATAAACAATTTTTCCCATGAATGCATTTTACTTTCCATCTCTATATTCAATTGTAGGTAAAATGTCAATACGATACAATTGTCCATTCAAATACCAGTATTTATTACCGTTTGCACATTCTAAAGCAGGTAAATCGTTATCTCGGTGCAACCTTCCATTTTTATACCAGGATTTACTACCATTTACATTTTCAATAGCAGGTAATCCATTATTACGATGCAATTTCCCATTTACATACCATTGTTTATTTCCATTTGCATATATAATTGCTGGTAGATCATTCCTGCGATGTAACTTATTATGATAATACCAATATTTACTGCCATCGGCATTTATTATTGCAGGCGAATCACCAATACTATGTTTCAATCCTTTCGTGTACCAAACTTTATCTCCATTGGCATATTCAACTGCCGGTAATATATCTCTATGCAATTTACCATTTTGATACCACTGTTTAGTGCCATTTGCATATTCTACTGCAGGCAATCCACGATTACGGCGTGGCAATCCAAATATATACCATTGTTTATCTCCATTTGCATGCTCTAATGCAGGTAGGCCGCAACCGCGATGTAACTTTCCATTAAGATACCAATATTTACTTCCGTCCATAAGTACTATGGCCGGTAAACCATTGTCACGATGTAACAATCCATATTCGTACCAATATTTATCACCAGATATACACTCAACGGCAGGCAAACCGCCATCGCGGTGCAAATGGCCACTTGCATTAAACCATTGCAAGTCATCTTGGAAATTCATTCTAGCAAACATCTCGTATTTGTTTTGTAATTGTGCTGTAATCATAAATATAATATAATATTAATAACCAAGTATTTCACATTTCAATTTTTTATTTTACATACTCATAAAATAACCTACCATTTTATGATAATCTTGTCCACCTGGAAAGTTTCCTTTTACTGGCATACATAATAGTTCCCCATGAATCCACCTTAGGTGTCTTAATCTTCGCATTCTAATCTTTCTAAGACAAGATCTACTAAATCTTGTTAAGATTTTGTAATAATTAATTACTTGTTCATATGCATAATTTATATCATACATATACCACTGATTAATTCCATTAGCATATTCAATTGCTGGTAATCCACCAAGGCGATGTAGTTTTCCATTTACAAACCAATATTTATCCCCCTCTGCAGTTATTATGGCTGGTAAATCATTATCGCGATGGTAAATATTATTTATACACCATTCTTTACCACCATTTGCTTTTTCAATCACATGTAAATTATTGTCGCGATATAACTTTCCATTTGTATACCAATATTTACTTCCATCTATTCTTTCAACAGCGGGTAAATCATTGTCGCGATGTAAAACTCCATTTGCATTATACCACATTTTGCCACCATCCATGTCATTTATATAAGTCATCTTGTTTAGAATTCAAATTGTATACTATTAACTTACTATCATATTCAATTAATATAACAATCAATTTTTTCACAAATTCATAAAATAACTTACCATCTGATGATAATCCAATCCACCGGGATAATTTCCTTTTATTGGCATACATAATAGTTCTCCATGAATCCATCTAAGTCTCCTTAATCGATTCATTCTTATCTTTTTCAGACAATATCTACCAAATCCTTTTAAGATTTTGTAATAATTACATACTTTCTCATATGTATATTTTTTGCCATAAATATGCCATTCTTTATCACCATTAGCATATTCAACTGCTGGTAAACCACCGAGACGATGCAGTTCACCATTTACATACCACGATTTACTACCATTTGCATTTTCAACAGCAGGTAAATCATTATCGCGATGTAATTCTCCACTTGTATTATACCATGTTTTATTACCATATTTATCAATTTCCACTGTCATTTTTGAATTGAATTTGATAAGATATACTTACTGTATTCTATTAACTTAATTTTATATTAGAACAACCAAACAATATAACAATCAATTTTTTACATACTCATAAAATAACTTACCATCTTATGATAATCCTGGCCGCCTGGATAACTTCCTTTTACTGGCATACATAACAGTTCTCCATGGATTAATTTTACTCTCTTAAGTCTTTTCATTCTTATCTTCCTGAGATAATATCTACCAAATCCTTTTAAGATTTTGTAATAATTACATATCTGTTCATATGTATGATATTTACAATAGATGTACCAATATTTTTGTCCACTTGTATATTCAATTGCACGTAATCCTCCTAAACGATGTAATTTTCCATTTACATACCATTCCTTAGATCCATTGACACAGATAATAGCAGGTAGATCATTTTCGCGATGATGTTTCCCATTTACATACCATCTTTTATATCCACCAATTACAATCGTATGTATTTCAAGTTAAGCTGAGTTTATGTTCTATTATTAATGTATTTAACATATCAATTTTTATAATATTATTAAAATAATAATATATAGTTATAATTATTTATACATTCCAGGCTACAGGAAATCCAATTTGCTTAGGGCCGAGACTAGGAATGCGGTAATTATAGGTATTAAGGTATCGAGGATACCCCCATTCAACAAAGCGGAGATTACTTGTATACAATTCAGAGTCTCCAATCTTTTCTGTTTGGAAAATATGATAACCTGCATTTTTAGCATGGATCATAAGATCTGTAATAATGCATGTAATTGCAATTTGTGAATCACAACCAAATGCTTGTAGAATAATCTGTGCCACTTTAACAATTGGCATATTTGCATTCCAAGGTTCGCGAGGATGCCATTCTTGATCAACCCATGCAACAAAGTCAGTAATTACTCCCTCATGTTCAACAATCCAACAAGTTGCATCAATACACAATAATCTAATTTGTGCATCTGTCCAGGTTCTCCATACATCAAATGTCGCAATTGATTCAAGAAATTCTCTAATATTTGATGCATCCTCAATAGTGGCTCGTCTTAATCCAGTTGCACGAAACTCCTCGCGGAGTTCCATTGTTCTGGTTTTTTCAGAAATACTCTCTTTTGGGTTTACAGGAATTAAAGCAGTTAGAAGTTCTGGGCGAAGTTCTCTAATGCATGTTGACCAGCTGCCAGTTGGGGTTGGCACAATATAATTAGCAGAGAAAATACCAACATCAATTCCTCGATCAATAGCAATTCTCCGTAACTCATTAATTAAATATACTCCCATCTCACGTTTGCGATATAATTCTGCAACATAAAACCACCCAACCTCTAGCATAGTTTTCTCAGCACCCTCAATAATTGCAGTAATTACTCGTCCAATGATTGTACCTACTAATTTATTCGAGGAAGTGCGGCGAATGCCGACCTTAATCGTGTCATGTTCCGCAAGCCATACTGCAATAGTTTTATCAGGACTATGGCATGTATATCTCTCAGTATCAGTATAATAAATTTCTCCAAATTCAGCGACTGTAAAATCATCCCAATGGTAATTAGATACACCATTAGTGTTTTTGAACGATAATCTTTCAGTAGGAGAAATAGCCTTAATTTTTCCATGCTCTGTAACAAATTCTTCAAATCCAGGAACTGGTTGTGTCCCCCAAAATTTATGTTGTACTTTCTTTCCAGCTGCCGGATCAATAATACGCTTAATGCGCCTTTCAGTCTCAGTAAGTTTATATAAAATAGTAAATTTATTCTCAATACTTGATGTTGCTAAAGGTCCAATCTCAGGGATTTGCATTGACGATCCAATAGATGGGTCTGCAACTTGCAAGATTTCATTTTGAGATTGTGATTTAATTGTTGATTGAGGATTCATGGTTACTAATAATCATGAATATTAACAAGAGTTTAAGTCCATATTAAGATTTTACTACTTTTACAGCTGATCGTGGCTGAGGAGCAGATGCATTTTTATTAAATGATGGAGCTGATTGAGGCCCTACATTTGATGATTGGCGATGAGCCCGCGATGTTTCACAGTGCAAATCTTGTTTTTTATTATGTTTTTCATTTTTCGAAGAAACTGAGTTAGATTTTGTCCTATATTCTCGATCAAACGATTTTCTGCCCTCCTTAACAAATCCAGTAAATTCTGCAAAAATATCTTTGCCACTAAGGAGATTTCTTTCACTTATCAAATCTCCCTTTCCTAACAAATCCTCATCTGATGAGGATCTAGAGCTATTATTATTATTTGAACTAGATTCTGTAGATTCCATGCGCTTTCCTTACCTATTTAGGTATAATTATTAGATTTTGTGGATGAAAAAAATTGAGTCTCGTTTAAGAAGTAGCTAATTATGGTTAATAACAAATAAATCAAGAAAAATGTCATGTGCATGGGTTGAGAAATATAGACCTCTATCTCTACATAAAGTTATTATGCCAGATGATACTCGTCAACGCATAAATGAACTTAAAAATTCTCCAAATATGCCACATTTACTATTCTATGGTCCTCCTGGAACTGGGAAAACTAGTACAGTAATGGCAATATGTCGCGAAATGTTTGGTTCTAAACTATCTGAAAGAGTTGTTGAATTAAATGCATCAGATAAGCGCGGAATTAATGTTGTGCGCGGCATCATTAAAATAAAGGCAGCTGCAGCAATTGGTGCAGCCGATCCAAACCATCCTTGTCCGCCATTTCGTATCATCGTTTTAGATGAAGCAGATACAATGACTCTTGATGCACAATCGGCTTTACGCAAAATTATGGAAGATTATAGTTTGACAACTAGATTTATATTAATATGTAATTATACAAATAATATTTCGGAGCCAATCCTTTCAAGATGTCCAGCTATACAATTTAAACCAATTTATCATACAGAAATGGCTAGAAGATTGCAAAAAATTGCAAAAAATGAACTTATCGAATTAACATCAGATGTATTAGATACTATCGTTGAACTTGCAGATGGAGATATGCGTGTAGGAATAACAACGCTGCAAAATACAGTAGCTTTAAAAGAATCAGGTACAAAAGTTACATGCGATTCTGTACTTAATATGGTCGGGGGAATGAAACCAGAACTAGCCAAAAAAATGATTAATTCGATTGATGGAATCCTTAGTGCACATCGTTTAGCAAAAACTATTGAGTATGATGCATTACCAGTACATGTTTTCATGCAGAGTTTATCAGAATCTGTATTAGCAACAGATAAACCATATAGTGAAATGTTATTGAGAATATCTACAGCAGAAGCAGAATTATCTAGAGGAGGTAATGCCTATTTACAATTATTGGCTCTATTTACAAGATATTGGCATGATTATGTAAAAGAAGAAACATCTGTAAAAGATGTTAAAAAATTAAAAAGTCATAAATAATAAACTTATTCTAATTATTATAATAATTTAATTATTATAAAAAATTGATCACGAATAGTAAACTCTTATAAATATCTTATAAATATTACATAAGTAAGTGAATTAAGAATGACCTCAATTATTAATGAAAATGAATCACTATCAATGATGAGTAATCAATCATCATATATTAATACTCCTAATACTCCTATTACTCCTACTACATCTCATGGGCAGCGCCTAGTTGTAATGGTTGGGCGAGCTCGAAGTGGTAAGGATACATGTGCAAATTATCTTAGAGATGTTTGGGGGTATAAGGTTGCGCATTTCGCAGGACCTCTTAAAAAAGGATCAAAGGAATTCTTTGGATTTAATGATGATCAATTAAATGGAGAGAGTAAGATGAGTGAAGATCCATATTGGGGCATTACTCCGCGCATGGCATTTCAATTAATTGGAACTGAACTTATGAGAAATCAGTTTCCAAAACTTGTAATGAATGAACTGCAAAAGTTAAATCCTGGTAAGGAAATTTCCAATCATATTGGTGAAAATTTCTGGATTAAGAGTATCAATATGGATTATCAAAGATTATTACCAAATGAGAAAATGTGCATTGCTGATGGAAGATTTCCCAATGAAACAGCTTTCTCAAAGGAAAGAAATGGTGTTAGTATTCGCATCAATCGTGCTGGCACTGTTAAGATGGATCATGACTCTGAACGGTTTATTGATGAATTAGATGTTGATCATGATATTGATAACAATGAGACTATTGAGAAAATGTTAGAAAAAGTTAGAGATATTTTACATTTATATGATAATGGTGAAAGTGCTGGTATTTATACTCATGATGAATATATTGAAACAGTAATTAAATCTAACAATTCTCAATCTGCTAATAATGAAATTAATAATCAAGAACCTGATATGCAAGTAATTGTACTACTTGGCAATCAAAAACATGCCAATACTACTATAGCATGGTCATTACATGATAAATTAAAATATACTATTATTGATGGCAAGAATGTAAGTGAAAATTTACATAAGGCATATTCTGCAAATCCTAATGGCAGATATGTTGCTATTCTAGGAGATATGCCTTATATTGAATCACAAACAACTCCAACAACATTAATTGAAGTAAGATCGCCGATGGCAAGAGCTAGATATTTAGCACATCATTACGTAGATAATGAAAGCCCAAGTAGTTCTGCTGAATGGATATTAGATATGATTACCGATTGTATCGATTTAGATGATGATTAAATAATAAAAATTGATTACAATATATGAAATGGCTTTAGTTTAAAAATCTTATAACAAGATAAGATAATTATAATAATGACATCAGTTTACAGAACAAGAAAGCATTTAATCCATATTTCCAGGAAATATAAAATAGATTTATATAATTACATAATTAAGAGAATTATTAAAAAAGCATACTGTGATGTTAAAGAAGAAGGAAATGGTATATGTGATAATAATGATAAAGAAGATGAAATAGGAGAAGATAGTATGTGTGACGATTTACCAATTTTTTCTCCTGAATTAAAGCGCGGCATCGGTTATTATGCAAAATAACATTTTATAGAATTTAATAATTCTATAAATATAAAAATTTATTTATCTACATAAATACTATTTCGCATAATATATTCTCCTATATTTTCATTTGGATTTGCAATTAAAATTTCTCCAATAGTTTCAATATTAGTCTCTTCGGCATAATCAGTATATCCAGTTGCAAGTTCTAATGGACTTTGAACTATAATAGGTGCAAATTGTTTATTGGTATGACGCTGAGGACAAATATATGTTCCGTGGTCAGGACTATATCGCACATGAAAATTATATTTACTTGTAATCCTTGCACCGCAACAATAACAAAAATAGCAACCACAACTACATTGCATATGATCACAACCAATATCTTTGAACCATGCAGTTGAACAATCTGGACATCGCTGGATATCTTTTAATGCATCCCCTTTAATATTACATTCTCCAACATGATCCTCCTTACATGTTTGACACCAGTGCTGAGAACATGATGGGCATATAACAATCTTTACAGAGGAATCATCTAGAACAAAACCTTTATTGGCAATGCAGGTTGTTTTAGGGCAATATGCTACTTTACCAGCTTTTTCCTTTGCACAAAACCATAATTTTTGAAATAAATCATCAATTTCTTTATTCTTCCCAATTGCAAGTTTAATATTTGCAAGACCAATCCAACAATTACAAATCTGTTTTGCTCCAAGAGGAGCCCCGCACTTAATTAGTACTGTTTCATTGTGTAATTTAACACCACCATCCGTACAGCGAGCAGATAACATACTACCCAATGCCTCTGAGGCTAATTGATGTACATGGCGCTTAGTCTTATGTAAAATAAGAGTTTTTGTAATTCCATCATCTTTTCCAAGGCCAGTCAGAGTACATTTTTTAGAACCCATATCTGAACCTCTTTTTCTAGCTCGAGGCATTCTTTGTTGTTATAGTTCCTAGATTTTTTAACTATTGTATATTAAAAGCACCTTATTCCTAAATGATTTGTAACATGCAGATTGCCGCACTTTTTATTAAAATATTATTAGGTGCATTTTTTATTACAATTCTAATGTTAGCTATTGATAATACTGAAAAACTATCTGGTCAAGAATGCATAAGTATACAATATTTGTGTTATCTTATTATGTTATTGGTTTTCTTATATATTAAAACAAAATTAATATATTAAATTACATTTGACGACATTCAGGCTGACCATTAGAACCTGCATGTGCATTGAATTGATGTCCATTAGCCCCATTATTAACTCCATGTTGAGGTGTATTTACTGTATTGCGTACAGTTGCCCACTCAATGCGTTTATGTCCATTCCCATTAGCAATCGGCATATTTAATTCTTTATTATCGCTATAAGCATTTTCTAGTACAATTGCAATTCCTTTCTCTTGTTTAATAGCAGATTTATACGATCCGAGTGCTGATGGCAAGATAATTTCAAATGTAAGTATCCAATCTCCGCTAGTTGGATCAATTTCAGGGATTATATGCGATTGTGTTTCAAAATCATGACATTTTCTAACACCATATCCAGTAATTTTGATAACCTCATTATTGTTAATTGGTTTAGTTTCCCATACTTTATTAGCTGCAGTAGCTGCTAATTCATGATCGGTTGCATATAGTTCAATATTCATATTCAATTTAGAATCGGTAAGATATGACTTGACATGTAGAGGATTTAAATGTAGTGCATGATCTAGGCGAATTTTAATAGTTTGATGAATATCTCCATTTGCCATGATAGTAATACCATTTTGAGTTTTTTTATGATGAATAATCACAATAATTGGAGAACGTTCATCTGGTTCAATTTCATTGCCAACATTTTCAAATATATATTGGTGATTGTCAGGAGTTCCTGCAAAAATAGTAAATGTATGTTTAAATTCCTCTAAACATCGTCCCTGTGCATTACATGCTTTACATGCAGGTACTCCTGATGATTCAATCATCTGTTTTTTTCCTTGACAGCGAGGGCAGGTATTTCTTACCATCATCATACCATTAATAAGTTGATTAACTATACCTTCGCCATTGCAAGTTGTACATTTGACTGTTTTTGCACCAGGATATCCTGATCCCTTACAAGGACGGCATAGTACAATACGCTTACTTTTTTCAGTTACATTTTGATCCTTTAAGATACTAATAGGATCCACATGCATTTCAATAATAACTAAATCCTCTCGTCTATAAGTTTTCTGAGTTGCCTTAGATAATTCCCTCCAATTTTTTCCATGCATGTCATATAATTTACGACTTTGATCATTTGTTAAAACTTCATGTGCCTCATTAATATTCTTAAAAGTTTCAATATTTCCACCACGATCAGGATGGTGTTGTAGACTCATTTTCCGAAATGCTGTCTTGATTTGTTTAGTTGATGCATCATTTTCAACTCCCAAAAGAGTATAATATGATGGTTTTTCAAGATTTGCCATGATTTGTTCTAAGTATTTGTTGTTATTATTTAGACTAAATTATAGTTTGTTTATCATTTTATATCAATTTTTTCGCGGTTATAGTCCGGACATCCATGGCCTAAATTTAATCACAGCTATGTATAAGATGAACTTTATTACTGGTCTAGTTAACGGTGGAAAAACAGCAGTTGGAGGGGTATTTGATGGCAGCAAAACTGCTGTTGGGGGATTATTTAGTGGCAGTAAAATGGCAGCAGAAAGTGTTGTAAGTGGCGGATCTACTGTTGCAGGTGGCTTATATCGCGGAGGCAAAAGTGCATTAGGTGGTCTTGCCAAAGATGGAGGAGCCGTAATTGGAGCTGGCCTTGATGCCGGAGAATACGTGACAGATGGTCTCGTTGACGGAGGATATTATACTGCGCGAACTGCTTTGCACGCGGGACAGAGTATTTCTAATAAAATTACTGGTGCTGGTCAATCATTTGCATCTGAGATTTATGGGGGAGATGATGATGAGTTTGATGCACCGATGCAGCAATCGTGTGGCCAGGTACAAGAGGGAGATGATGTTCAGCAAAGTGAACAAAAATCTAGTGGATCTTGTGTTGGACGAACAGTATGCATTATTGCAGTTGTTGCAATTATTGCATTAGTTGCAACTGGAAAGCATCATGCAGTTATTAAACAAATTCGAGGAGCAGCTGCTCAAGGTATTGATACCATTAGTAGCATTAGCCACCAATTCTAAATAGATAATAAATATTATATATAAATAATATTTGGATATTAAATTAATGATGTGATCTTTTATTATTTACAGTTTTTTTATTTTTGTTTTTCCAATCTAAATAATATGTGCGCAATACACCGACCTTATCACCAGGTGTAGTGAATCCTTGTTTAATTAAATACTTTTTTAATCCTTCGAAATTAGGACGCTTCCAAACCGATGGAGTAGTAGCAGTTTCTAATTCTTCGCGCTTAAATAGTTTACGAGTTTCTAAAAATCGCCGCACCCATATTCTTCCTTTACCTTCACGGATTGCCCATTTGCGGATTGATGGTTCAGTTTTAACTAACTTAAATGCCGAAACTGGACCAATTCCTGGTAATGTTGGGCAGTAATCACAACCCATAAGAATACATAAGTCAATAAACTGATTCATATCGAGTTCTAATTCTTTTAAAACATCTTTTAAAGTTATTATAACTGCGGCATTGCTTTTGCTATCTAATTCTCTAATAAGGCGCGTAGCCCCATATGTGAGCATATCTCCATCATCGCTAACAACTGCATATGCCGGAGACACTGAACTATTTTTAGATGGACGAGTAAATCTAGCACATTCGGGATCAGCCTCTCCTCTCGCCTGAAACCAAGGAATGCCCATTAGATCTAGACATTTTTTAACATCTTTAACCATCCATTTTTCAAATATAAACTGCGCAGCCTCACTAGTAGCTTTATCTCGAATATCACTTCTTCCATCAAGAGTTTCCTTCTTTAGTTCATCACTGTGTCCATCAAATATGTATCTGGGGGAAATCTTTTTACGTGCATAAAATATTGTCTTATTTATAATAGCCATAATGTGTGCTGTAAATTTACCTTTTTTTGTGTTTATTTTAGCACCACTTCCTAAAATAGCGCGTACATATTTATGAATAGTTTGACTGACATCAACAACTACAGGTTTTCCTTGGAGTTCCTCTTGAGATACTATTTTGATTGCTTTTGGGGCATGTTTTTTAATAAATGCATACAAGCCCTTTATTCCCATATTGTTATATTATTTGAATTTAAACATATCTCTTAAGCCTTTTAACAATATTAACTACTACAATTTTTATGAATAATCCATAAAAATATATGATCTCAATTACTTTCGCATTCCATAAAATAATCCACACAATACTACAATAAAAATTAAGGATACTGTATAATTATTGAAACGAGAACTATTGTCAGTGTCAACATCATCTTGGAATCCTTCCACTAATTTAGTAGTACCTTTTGATGTTAAAGTAAGAATGTTTTTAATTCCTTCCTGCATTTGAGAGGACTGTGATTGCACATACATTGAACACTTTTTACTGCTTGGCGAATAATCTTTACACAAAGATGTATTTGTATCTAATCCAGAACAGCATCGCAAAATCTGATCATCAAATAATCGCAATGATACGGCTCCATCTGATGTGGATGGATTCAAGCTACTTTTAAAGGCAGTACAAGATGATGATTGTGGAGAATAAGTGCTACAACCAGTTGTTATACCTGTACAACAGTATAATGGATCGGCGCTTAGGCCATTTGTTGTAGTAGATGATGACATACTTGTATTAGTTTCAGATGACTGTTTCATGGCAGTTGCTGATGGTGATGTCATGATTGTTTTAAGTGTAACTGGTAAGGAAATATTTGTCTTAAGTTGTATAGGAGATGTACTTGTTTTAACTACTACAGGTGTTGTACTACTTTTAAACATACTAGTCCACATTCAGGCCTATTACTTTTCATTTATATTAAAATTTTCAAATAACCATTTTATTAAGAATTAACTATAATACCTTTAAATATGTCAAAATTATGTGTTTTTGATACAAAATTTAAGATTTTATTCTCATGGTCTAAACCTAAAAATTGATTTGAATGTATATTCGTCAAAAGAGAGTGAATTATTAACAACAATATGCCTCCAATCATCATCCCTCTCAATGTGTTCGATAGCTATAAAGAGCTATACAAAGAGGTACCTCTCGAATTCCCTATTTTTATGAAGGGGTTACAGACAGGGAATAATGCTCGTAAACCATTAACATATCAGATGAATCAAAATCGTGCCACAAATAAGCCACCCGAAGTTAGAACGATAGTTCTCGAGCTATTAAATAAAATGACTACTGATAATGTATCCCGAACTATCGATACAATCGCAAAGTTAAAAATTATTACAACACAAGATTTAGAAACAGTATCTGAATATATTTTCAAATTTGCCACGAGCAAACAGGATGCGCGCATGAGTCAAGCTTATGCAAATCTACTAAAAGGTTTACTAACCATCCAAGTGGGTGAGAAAAAACTAGTAGTTCAATTACTAGATCAATGTCAATATGAGTTTCTGGCAGAAATTGAGAAAGAACTTGTTGAGCATAAAGATTTAGCAATTGTCGGAGTTGATTCTGATGCAGATGGGCACTCTAAAGCATTCAAAATCGGTTTAGTACAATTCATTGGAGCACTTTCAGCAAATGGTGTTTTGCGAGAGGATGTTTTCGATATGTCATTAGGAAAACTATTGGCTGTATGTTGCAAAGGTACAGAGAAAGTGGATATTCGTATCGAAACTGCAGTCAGAATGGCAATCTTAGTTAAGGATCGTTATAAGAAAAATAGTAATTCTGAATTAGTTAAAAAGAATATTGAAATGTTTAAAGATATTGCTGAAAAGAGAGTTACCAATGTTGGTGCCAAGGCTAGATTTGCCGTATGCGATTATTTAGAATCGATTGCATAAAAATTCTAGATTTTAATATATTTATTTTAAAATAAATATATATTAATGTTTTTCCTCATTAGCACATCCGCATCTGATGGAGACACATTTGCACGATCGATATATAATTCTGAAAGATTTGTTAATGCTGCGAAAGGCTGGAGAGGTATGTATAAGAGTCCAAAATCATATATATCTTGCCATCCAATGATTGATAGTTTTTTTATATGTGGCACTTTTTCTGCTAAAATTCCTGCATACCTAGTTATTTTAGAGGCATTTAAATCTTCAAAATAAAACCTATCATAATTTTCTGGAATAATTTTAATAGTAAGATGTTCTAAATTTATGAATGATTCTAAATGAGATAACTGAAAATCAGATAAAATAGAAAATGTAAGATGAGTTATATTCTGCAATGTTTTAATGTTCAATTCTAATAATCCTGGAGATATTCTCAAATTCCAGCGAGCAATGTGATTAGTTAATGGCAAAATATGCTCATCATCAAATGAATTATGATAATCTGCATTTCCAATATATTGAGATATATCTGAAACAGCATTTGATGATATTAATGATAAATCCACAAGTTTACAATTTTCGCTGAGTAGAAATGAATTTAATTTAGGTTTTGAAAAATACACATTATTCAGACATAAACTAGATATATTTACAGAATAATCAAAATTAATCACATATTCAGCAGGATGATTAGGATTATTGTTATTACATTTATCTTTTCTATGTTGAATAAGTAATGTATGTAAATTATGACATTTACTAATAGAATTATATAATTCAAATGCACGCTCATAATAAATTTTATCATTTGGTTCGAAATGATAATAAGAATAATACTGATAAATAGGAACATCATCGCGATATCGATCGCCATCGATATACTCTTGATAAACTCTCTCTTTATTTATTTTCGGACCAGAATAAGTACAGAGAGCTTTATGGTACATTGGTTTATAAATTTTAAGAATTTCTAAATTAGATAACATATCCGAATGTAAAGATTCCATAATAATATTTGCAATAAATGGTTCTGCATATAATTTCAAAGATTTTACATTTAGAAATAGATTCATAGATGTGCACCTCATCATTGATTCTGTTAATTTACTTTTAGAAATATTAAAACTAGTACGAGATAATAATTTATTTAATTCAGTTGAACATTCTATTCCATTCGCGAACACAATCCCATTATTAAAATATGCAAATTCATCAATATCCGAACGATTCATTTTAATATCATATAATGTTAAACTATTTATGTATCGAGACAGTAATCCAAATATGCTAAATGATGGATGCGAATAATATATATTACATAATGATATTGATGGAATTTCAAGATTAACAATACTTTTTAATATTGTTACATTATTAAAATTTCTTATACTGCCTTTCGAGACTCTGAAAAGATTTGCAATATCTTTAAATTCTAAATATTTCAATGCAATAGTTAATGCATCATTTGCAAATGCATTCTTTTTAAATATTTCTGTTGAAATATTTGAATTAAGTATATTAGAATTATTAAAGAATGTCCATCTGGAATGTCTTTTATAAAGACGTTGTCTAAGTTCAGCGAGATCCATGATTGTAGAGAGTTTTGAATTTCTTGTAAGAGTTAATACAACTGGCGCAGTAATAGGTAGTATATAAACCTATAACATAGTGATGCAAATATATTATCAATTTTTTACATTATGCTCTGTTTGTTTAATACAAATCAATAAATAATCTGGAAAAACTTTCGTTGCAAATTTACTCATAACTGTAAAAACGCTATAACTGAATGGAAGTGATTGAAAATCAAAATTAATAGGAACTTTAATAAATACATATTTTGTTATTTTTTTATTGAAAATATCAAGTACAAATTCTACAATTGATTTATCCCCGAGATATAACATGAGACCTTTCTTAAATTTGTAATTAGGCCCGCCCCAGGGTGGGTCGATATAAACAAAATCATACTGATCTGCATTATTAATAAAATTAGTAACATCTGCATTAACAACATTTACTTGTTCATCTAAACCAAGTTTCTTGGTATTATTTTTTAAACGCGTGAAAGTAAATTCATCTATTTCGACAGCAGTTATTTTATGTTTCCTAAAAAGTGCTGTCCAACAAAGCGAAAATGATCCGACATGGCCTGTACAATCCAATATATTTAATTTCTTGGATTTGTTTGTAAAGTCTGGATTAATTTTTTCAATAATTTCTATAAGTTTATACACTTGATTCGGAAGATCTGATGAAAATTGTGTAGCTTTAGTGGCCTCTAATTTACTGTAATCAATTGGTGAATTAATATCACTAGTAAATTTTCTATCGAACTTTACAATTTCCTGTATATCAGATTTAGATGATGAATTATTGCTCATTATAAGGCATATGATATAATAAATTTGTAATTTCCAATTATTACCGATAAATTGACTTATAATGCATTTATTATAAGTTTTAGCTATTTTTACATATAATGCGGCTTTTAATGCTAATATTTAGAAAATATAGTAAGTTCAAAAAACTGAACGCATATGGTTCTAAAAGCATGGCTTTCTCATTGTTTATTAAGAAGAATGGAAATGCAGAAACAAATTGAGCCCTTATTCAATAGTCTGGTTAAGGACCAAGAGCTTGAGTTATCGCTATATGAATATCTTGCAAGTTCTGGAAAAACAGTAGGTATTGGATATGGCATTTATCGAAAACTTGTCGCTTATATGGGTAAAATATCTGCAAAGCAGGAATTAGAATTAAAACGTCATACCATATTTGATCTTATCCTTGAATATAATGGAAGTGAGTATCGTTTATCGATTACAGGTATTGATACAATCAATCGTCTACTAAATATGGTATATACACAAAAGAATTATGTGGCGGCACGTGTTCTCCTAAGAAGATTTGCTGATAATCATGCAGAGGATGAGGATAATATTACTTTTATGCAAAAGAGCAGAATTAACAAAATTGATCTTACCAGTTATGCCGGAAGAATCAGAGCATCAAATGAAATTATGGTATCCAGACAAGATGCTAAAAAGATTTCTGAAAAGTTAGATTATACTGCTAGTAAAAGTATCCTCTTTCGCTACAAGCAGAGATTATCTTTAGAAATAAGCGATAGCAATGGTCTGCGGGAGGGATTTGATCTCACTGCAGTTAAACAAGGGATCTACATTTCTGCCATGGAAAATGCTAATGAGAATTATGAAGCGGAACTTGAGTTGATGCGTCATAGTGCTGGTAAAAACAATCCCAAAACATTGGATCATTTTATTAAAACAGCAATGGAAATATTCCAAGTAATTGATAATACAGATATAAATATGACCAGAGAAGCTCAAGATAAGGTCTTGGCGGCGTATCGCAAACTTTCAAATAACATGCGTCCATCTCTCGAAGTACGTAATTCTATCTCAATGCAATTATATCATGCAACAGATGTTATTGCAAATAAGTATGGTGTTCTTGATAAGGCAGAGGGTGAGCGCTATATTGCAATAGTAGATAACAATCATATTTACTTGATTAGTAATAATCTCCATGTAAGAGATGCTGGAATTGATGTTGATTCAGAATGGAATGGTACAATTTTGGATGGGGAGTTTATGTTAGATTCTCGCATGTTCTTAGCATTCGATACACTATTTTATAAGGGTAAGGATGTACGAGATAATCCTAGCTTGAGAGAAAGAATGGCATTAATTGATGAAATTGTGAAAATTATATTACCAGCTGGATGTATTCTTAATAAGAAATCATTTGAATACAAGGGTGATATGGAACTTAGTAAATTAGTTGAATATTATACAAATTATGCAACAGAAAACTATCGCATCATTACTGCCAATATGAAGAATATTCCAAAGAAAGGTGTATTATTTCAGAAGAAGCTCTGTCTTATGTTGTATGGAGTGCATGATAGCGAAATCTTTTGTTACATGAATATCATTCTTACATTATATGATAGTGGACTAGTGCCATATGTCCTTGATGGCCTTATTCTGACACCACTGCAACATAAATATACAAATAAGAGAGCTGAAACAACACTGAGTGAATTAAAATTAAAAGATATTAAGAAAAATTCAATTGATTTCTTTCTGAAATATGTTAGAAATGAAAGTACAAACAAGATTGCAGAGTTGTTTAATAATTGTGATGATAGTGAACTTAAGGGAAAACCTTACAGAATTGCATACCTTTATGTTGGTAATAAACAACGCAGTGGAGAAGAAATGCCAGTTTTATTCATCCCTGAAAAGAAGCTTTATGAGGCTTACCTCTATGTACAAAATGGAGATGTTTACGATATTGAGGGAAACCCAGTTATCGATGGCACAGTAGTAGAAGCATATTATAATAATGATCCTAAACTAAAACCCAATCAGCGATGGACTATCATGAGAACTCGCTGGGATAAAACAGAATCAGTTATGAGATATAAGAGCCGTTATGGTAATAATGAGATGATCGCAAGAAATGTATGGAATAGTATTCAAACACCATTTAAGTTTTCTGATGTCGCCATCCTTGCAAATCGCAAGAGTTTTGACAAACATATGACAGTGCTAAAGGGACATATTACCCCAGACATGGCGATTGAGTTAGCAAAAGAGACAAGTTATTATGCCAAACAGAGTAAACTAATGGAGCAAATGCGTAATTTCCATAACTTTGTGAAAAGTATTATCATGTATCCGTATTTAAATCCCAGATACAATACTCCTCACCGCATGATTGTGTTAGATATTGGATGTGGAAGAGGAGGAGATTTACCTAAGCTATTCTATTCGCGTGTAACTATGGCTGTTGGTATTGATCCTGATTATGAAAATATTAATTCAGTTGTAAGAGGTTGTATTAATACATATAAGCAAATGCGCAGAACGCGCGAGAATGTACCACCGATGTATTTCTTACAGGCAAGTGCAACTGCCCCCTTTAATGCCAAGGCACAGAAGGCAGCATTAGGTACAATGACCCCAGAGAGTATGGCAGGTATCACTAAATTTTTCGAAGGAACTGACAAACAGCCAGCAACCCAATTTGATGCTATTAATTGCCAGTTCGCATTACATTATATGCTTAAGAATGAAGTAGCATTTGGAAACTTTTGTGATAATATTAATCAGACACTTAGACCCGGAGGATGGTTCTTGGCAACTTGTTTTGATGCTGATCTTATTATTGATGCTTTAGGGAAAGAAGGGAAACATATTCTTAATTATACTGATGAGGATGGTTCAAGGAAAATTTTACATGAGATTACTAAGAGATTTGAATTAACAGATGCAGAACAAAAGAGTGCAGTAAAGAATGGTTATGGGCTTGGATGTGCCATTGATATGTATAATGCTAGTTTTATGCATGAAGGAACTGTAGAAACAGAGTATCTTGTAGATAAACGATTTCTTGTGAGAGAATTTGCTAAGAGATGTGGTCTTGAAGTAGTTGATACTGGATTATTCTCGAGTGTATATAAAACAAATCATGAGTTTTTCAAGAAGGTTGCTCCATGGGAAAGCTCAGATCCAACATATTTATTGAAAGTTCGTAAGTTCTACAATCTTGAAAATGAAATTGACCGCCTAAGTTATGAAATTACTCGCCTTAATCGTTATTATGTTTTCAGAAAGACTGGTACCCCTGAGGAACTTGAGGCAATCAAGCAGCAGAAAGTGCTTGTAAAGAAGGCTCCTCTCAAGCAGACAAAAGAGGTTGCATCAGTTGAGGAAGATACTAAGAAACCTAGAAAGCCAACATCTAAGAGTCAGAAAGGTGGTAAGAAGAAACCAGAGACTAGTTCAGATGAGAGTAGCAGTGAAGAAGAAGAGTCTGAAGAGGAAGAAAAGAAAACAAAGAAGGCCTCTCGTGGTTTAACTAAACCGAAAGCAACAAAAGGTAAAAAGACTCATGTCCCTAAGGAAGCTGAAGATGAGGAGATTCGCACTGAGGCTGATGCAAGAGCAAATGGCAATAAAAGTAAAGTAGTAAGTGATAGTGATGATGAAGAAGATGAGGATGATTCAAGTACAGATGATGAGGATATTTCTGAGGAGGATCCAGATATCTAAATATTGATCTAATAAAATGATTATTATAATTATAATAATCATCCATGTGGAAACCTGATAACCACTATATGCAAGTTATACAAGAAGATCCAGAAGAAAAAATATTGTTTCATATAAGAAAAAATTCGTGGGAACAATTTTGTATTAATAATTTTAAAATTATAAAATATAAAATAATTACTCTATATTGGAAATTTATGTCAATAATTCATTTAGAGCGCAAATTTGCAAATCTATCAGAAGATTCATATAATAATCTTATAGCATTTAATAATTTAGTAATTGATGTATCAAAAAAGTTTAATATTAATGCGAGATTCTTTATTTTAGAAATACCTAGAAATGATAAAACAGGAATAGATCGATTTTACCAACTAGCTGAAAAATTAGGCTTGCCTGATCTTGATCCTAAAAATGTAACGCCGCATAGACTCCGACGACTAATAATGGAGGTTGATCAACGATTTTATGAGCATCTCGGACCAATTGGAAATAATGAATGTTCTTTTATGATTGCATTGGATAATATTAATAAGAGTAATTTTAAAAATACTGAATTAAAAAATATTTATTTATATGAAGGATTTAATTATGTTACAAAATTTGTAGATATAGAAAATCAAAAAGAACCTCAATTAGATGATATGGATACAGATTCAATATATTATGGAATTATACAGACTGATAGTAAAATGAGTACATATCTTACAAATGATGAATGGGAAAAGTATAAAACTAGTTCGAAAATAGATTTAACTCGCTGGACTCGTATTGGAAAGGTTACTCCTATCGGGAAATATGTTCCAAAACATTTTGGAAATTGGAAATTATTATCTGGTATTTTAACATTATTTACAATGATAATTGGATGTTTTTATGGAACTTGTTCTGAAACAAGTTTTTATAATTGTAGAATTACTGGTTGGCTTGATATCGTGATATTTATATTTGCATGTATTTCAATTTGTATAAAGATATGCTTAGGCAAGGAACCTGACCTGGTTCCATTAACACTCCCAGATGATGCTAATAACAATCGGCAGAATCCTTAATCTAATAAAAGAATTTGTTATATATTGTTTGAATATACAATAGAATAAGGTGATCGTGAAAAAATGAAAATGATTATTATAATTATTTTATATATAAAAAATTGATATGTTATATTATTCTATTTAATAAATTATAATACATATTAAATTATAATTTAAATCCTCAATAAGATGACTTATAAAATCGATCTGGGTGGAAATAAGAGTTGGTATTTAAATGGCGAATTACATCGTGACGGAGACTTGCCTGCAGTTGTAAGAGCAAATGGTTATAAAGAATGGTGGATAAATGGAATGTTACACCGTGATAATGATTTACCTGCGTTAATAAAAGCCAATGGAGACAAAGAATATTGGATAAATAGAGAACTACATCGTAGCAATGATTTACCAGCCATCGAATTAGCAAATGGAGATAAGAGATGGTATGTAAATGGAAAGAAGCATCGTGACAATTATTTACCAGCAATTGAATATACATATGAGCAAGTATGTAATTATTACCAAATCTTAAAAGGATTTGGTAGATATTGTCTAAGAAAGATCAGAATAAATAGATTAAGAAAACTTAGGCGGATCCATGGAGAATTGTTGTGTATGCCTCCGAAAGGCAGTTATGCCGGTGGACAGGATTATCATCAAATGGTAAGTTATTTTATGAATATGTAAAAAAATTGATATGGTTATATTTGTCAATTATAACTAGAAAACTAAGTGAAGAACATACAAGAACACTTTACCAGCATCAAAATGACAATGTACACTGATTATGCAGATAATAAAGAATGGTATAACGTAAGTGGAAAACTGCATCGTGGCAATGATTTACCTGCCACTGAATATGTAAATGGTGAAAAGAAATGGTACATAAATGGGAAATTACACAGAGACAATTATTTACCTGCTATAGAAAATGTAAATGGTAATAAAGAATGGTTTGTAAATGGAAAATGATTTACCCGCAATGATAAAAGGCAATGGCGATAAAGGTTGGTTTGTAAATGGAGAATGTCATCGCGAAAATGATTTACCTGCAATTATAAAAGGCGGGGGTAAAAAATGGTATAAAAATGGAAAACAACACCGTGATAATGATTTACCTGCCGAAGAATATGTAGATGGAACGAATATATGGTATGTAAATGGAGAATTACATCGTCTTGGCGGTTTTCCTGCTGTTGAAAATGTAAATGGGGATAAACAATGGTATGTAAATGGAAAACTACACCGCGATAATGGTTTACCTGCAGTTGAATTTTCAGATGGTGATAAAAAATGGTGGATTTATGATAAAGATTATACATATGAAGAAGTATGTAATTTTTACAAAATCTTAAAAGGATTTGGTAGATATTGTCTTAGAAAGATCAGAATGAGAAGATTAAGGAGAACAAGATATATTCATGGGGAACTATTATGTATGCCTGTAAAAGGTAGTTATCCAGGTGGCCAGGATTATCATAAAATGGTCAGTTATTTTATGAGTATGTGAAAAATTGATTGTTATAATGTTTTGTTAAATTATAATAAGAGTAAGTTAATAAGTACAACCAAAGTACACTCTCTTTTATCAATAACAATATGACTTATGAAATTGATTCTTTAGGTAATAAAATGTGGTTTAATGCAAATGGAAAACTACATCGCGATAATGGTTTACCTGCGAGAGAATATTCAGATGGAACTAAATGCTGGTATATAAATGGCAAATCGCATCGCGATAATGACTTACCTGCAGTTGAATATGCAAATGGGAGTAAATATTGGTATGTCAATGGAAAACAACATCGCGGAAACGATTTACCTGCAGTTGAATATGCGGGTGGAAATAAGGAATGGTGTGTAAATGGAAAACTACATCGTGATAATGATCTACCTGCTATAGAATATGCAGATGGTGATAAAGAATGGTATGTAAATGATAAACTTCATCGCTTTGGTGGTTTACCCGCTAGAGAATATAAAGATGGAACTAAAGTTTGGTTCATATTTGGTAAATATCGCACATATGAACAAGTAATTAATTATTACAAAATCTTAAAAAACTTTGGTAGGTATTGTTTGAAGAAGATAAGAATGAATCGATTAAGGAGAGTAAGATGGATCCATGGAGAACTATTATGTATGCCAATTAAAGGAAGTTATCCAGGTGGTCAAGATTATCATCAAATGGTAAGTTATTTTATGAGCATGTAAAAAATTGATTGTTATATTAAATTGCGCTAATAATAAATATTGAATACAGTTTGAAAAATTATTCAAGCATAACTTTAGAAACAAAATGACATACTCATATATTAATTTTTTCGGAGATAAAATTTCTCATAATTCCAAAGGACAACTACATACTGGAAATGATGATTCATCGCCAATAATATGGAAAAATGGAAATAAAGGTTGGTATGCAAATGGAAAATATCATCGTCTTGGAGGATTTCCCGCATACGAATATTATGATGGAACTAAACAATGGTACATTTATGGTATAAATTATACATATAAGCAAGTACTTAATTATTACAAAATCTTAGCAAGATTTGGTAGATATTGTCTTAAGAAGATTAGAATGAGACGATTAAGAAAAGTAAGATGGATTCATGGAGAACTATTATGTATGCCAATTAAAGGTAGTTATCTAGGTGGCCAAGATTATCATAAAATGGTAAGTTATTTTATGGGTATGTAAAAGATTGATTGTTATAATGCTTAGTTAAACTATAATAAATAGTAAGTTAATAAGTACATATCATAGTACATCTAAGTACACTCTACCTAATCTCAATAAAATGACAATGCAAACTGACTCGTGTGGAAATAAAACATGGCGCATGAATGGAAAGTTGCACCGTGATAATGATTTACCTGCAATTGAAGATGCATATGGTGATAAATTATGGTATATAAATGGTAAACTGCACAGAGATAATGGTTTACCTGCTGTTGAATATTCAAATGGAAGTAAGGAATGGTGTGTAAATGGTAAGCTACATCGCCTTGGTGGTTTGCCTGCTAGAGAATATGCAAATGGAACTGTTAAAGAATGGTATATTTATAATAAAAAATATACATATTTACAAGTATGTAAACAATACAAAATTCTAAAAGGATTTGGTAGATATTGTTTGAAGAAGATCAGAATGAACAGATTAAGAAAACTTAGGCGGATTCATGGAGAACTGTTATGTATGCCAGTAAAAGGCAGTTATCCAGGTGGCCGGGATTATCACAAGATGGTAAGTTATTTTATGAGTATGTGAAAAAATTGATTGTTATATTGCTTGTTTATAACCAAGTTAAGTTAAGGATTACATAGAACTCTCCTTTAATTCTACACAAGATGAGTGCTAAAACTCGATATTTCGATAACAAAGAAATACCGCCAGATAAAGTTAGATATTGTCTTATGCCAAATCATACAAATAATTCAGCACGTTCAGTTATTACTCCAAAAGTTAAATCTTATAATGGAGACAAAAGATGGTTCAATATAAATGGACAATTGCATCGCGATAATGATTTACCTGCAATTGAAAAAGCAAATGGTGATAAATTCTGGTATGTAAATGGAAAACGTCATCGTGGCAATGATTTACCTGCAGTTGAAAAAGTAAATGGTGATAAAGAATGGCTTGTTAATGGAAAGCATCATCGCGTCAATGATTTACCTGCAGTTGAATATGCGAGTGGAAATAAGGAATGGTGTGTAAATGGGAAACTACATCGTGATAATGATTTACCTGCCATTGAAAATATATTTTGTAAAGAATGGTGTGTAAATGGAAAACAACATCGTCTTGGTGGTTTGCCTGCTGTAGAATGTGCCAATGGATCCAAACGATGGTATATATATGATAAAAATTATACATATAATCAAGTATGTAATTATTACAAAATCTTAGCAAGATTTGGTAGATATTGTTTGAAGAAGATTCGAATTAATCGATTAAAAAGAGTAAAAATGATTCATAGGGAACTGTTATGTATGCCGCCAAAAGGTAGTTATCCTGGCGGTCAGGATTATCATCAGATGGTAAGTTATTTTATGAGTATATGAATTATTCTTAAAAGATTGAACGTGATTTTATATAAGTAATCTAAGCTTTAAGAGTAATATTAATAGATATAACAGGTATAGAAATGAGTTCAGCATACTTATGGAATCGTGGCAATGATAATAGACGCCGGCGCCAATATGGTGGTGAAAGTTTCCGCGAAAAACAGCGTCAGAAAGAGGGTACTAGTTTCCAGAAACGTGCTGTCTTTAGTGCCCAGGACATCCAAAGAATGCGCGATGAGGTCCCAGATGAGCCTCTAGCACCAATTGTACATACCATTCCCCATACTAAAGGTATCTTAGATGTAAATCCTACTATTAAATTCAATCTAGGTCATGTATTTCCAAGATTTGATTGGGGATTTCATCAATGGATCTACCAAGGCAAAGATGCTTTTGGAGATATGTTAAAGATAACTGGTAATAAGCGTACTTATCATGTTATAAATAGATTTGCTCATAGAATTGAAGAAAAACCTGAATTTTCAGTTGAGGCTAAAACAATTGCCTATTTTGGATTAGAAAAAAAGCCTGGTATTATGTCTAGAGCGTTTTATAAAATGTGGGAAATGATTGTCTTATTTGATCTTGTTCCCACAACTGGTAAATTTATAAGTGCACATCTTGCTGAGGCTCCTGGTAGCTTTATTCAAAGTGTTATCTTATATCGTGATAAGTTCGCAAAGTCTACTAAAGGTGATCGTCAGTATGGCATCACTATTCATTCTGAAAAGAGAAGTGTCCCTGAAATGGAACAAAAGTTTACTGAATATTATAAGGATAGATTAGTCATTCATCCAACTGTACCAAGTGATAAGGTTGGAAAGGGAAAGGATAATGGAGATTTAACCGATCCACGCACTATTGCTAATTTCGAAGAGGAAAACCCTGGTATTGCCCAACTTGTTACTGCTGATGGAGGAATGGATTGGAATGATGAGAATTTACAGGAGCAAGAATCATTTATGTTAGTACTTGGACAAATCATTTCCGCATTGCATGCTCAAGCTCCAAAGGGCGCATTTGTAATTAAACTGTATGATACATTCTGTACATTTACTTGGAAAATGTTAATTATGTTATCTGAAGTGTATGATGATGTTAATATTGTAAAACCATTAATGAGCAGGGATAGTAATTCAGAAAGATATGTTGTATGTACTGGATTTCACTTAAGTGATGAGAAGCGTAAGAAGTTGTGCAAGCGCTTAACTGAACAATTAGTAATTTGGAGAGAGAATGGATTAAATGCACAAGATATTTTTACTGAATATGAAATCCCAATTTCACTTTATGCTACAATTAGAGCAGTTAATAATACAATCGTAAATCGTCAATTGGTTTCGATTAATAAGATTATGATCTACCTGAAAGAGAATGATAGATATGGACCAATCTATTATAAATCAATTGAGAGACAAATTGAAAGTTCTGGATTTTGGATTAATACATTCTATCGCGATGATCCATCTACTATTAGAAAATATATGGTTGAAATTCAAGCTAAGTTAGGAGAGAGTGCCGCTATCAATCTTGCAGAGGATGGAAATCAATAGGCTGATATTCAAATAATATATTTATTATATAATAATTATAATAAAATTCATGTAATAATGTGATTCAATATGTAATAATGAGATGTAAAATAATGTTTGTAGAAAGAGATGCAATAAATATTGTAGAAAGTTGTGAATCGCGGATTCATAATTTTTCGAGGATTGTTTTTTTTCTGATATGCATATGTGCCTGCCATGCGGCCATTCTTGCCCTCTTCAATGCAATCTCGGGTGTTTGAACAAGTGCAGGGAGCTTGGCGCGTACCGGGTTTGCAAATAATTGCGCGAGCACCGGATCGATGTCATTGGCAAAAGCAACAGGAGTCGCGGAAAAAATAGGAGTACTAGAAGCACTTGATGCAGCTGAGGCAATTGGGGTGACAGATGCGCTTGGCATAGTAGATGTGATTGGGGTGCTGGGGACAGTCGATGTGTAATAGTTGTGCTCTGGCGATAGTTCAAAGAGAGGCGGCAGTTTTGTGGATTGAATGGATCGAGAGGGGGTAATTGGCGTTCTCATGCCATTGCTGGCCATCATCGTATGATAGGCACTGATGCATGAGATTGTTTCTTGATCCATTTCCAATTTGTCGATGACAGTATTTCTCTTGGGAATACTTGATTGCGGAGACATGATTTGTGAAAAATACGTAATTTTTGCTGAGTTGGTCCAAGATATTGATTTATAACAATTCTCCTATCAGGAAACCAAAATTTCAATTTTTCGCCTATAAATCAATGGATTTAAACAAAAATCCATTATTGTGTTAATAGTCTATAAAGTCAATACACTTAACTATTAATTTATAAATGTTAAAATATCAAATGAAAAATATTAGATCTTTTACATTGAATCATAATACTAACTTACCAAATAGCTTTAGGAAACATTTATTATTGCCAGGTCATCAACAATTAATGATACCTATGCAAAAACAAGTTATGATACAAAAGGCGAAGCCTTTAATGTTAACAAGTCAAAAACAACTAATAGTACCTACACAAAAACAACTAATAGTAGCTGCACAAAAACAACTAATAGTAGCTGCACAAAAACAACTAATAGTACCTGCACAAAAACAACTAATAGTACCTGCACAAAAACAACTAATGTTATCCGGGTCAATATTTATTAATAATAGAAATGAACAAAGACGATCATTATCTACTAGATCGCTATTGCGCGATTATTCAGATAATAATAGTTCAAGTGATGATAGCCGGCCTTCTTTTCTATCTAAATATACAAATTATTATGATGATTATCTTGGAGGAAAGCCGTCCAATAATAATAAGGATATTCCTGCACATTATTATTCGATTGCAATTCTTACTGCAACCATGACATCAATTCCTATTATTCAGTCAATTATTCCAGTTAGCGCCATATCGACATGTACATTATCATTTTTATTCATGGGTTCGATTATATGCGCAGATGATAGTACATGGTTACATATCAAAATTAATAATCCTAAACTTATTGTAAATGTAGCATTAAAAGGAATGATGTTATTTAGCTTATGTGTGCCTTGGTCATATTTAATCTCTTGTTTAATAATTAGATTTGATTCTAAGATTATCTTAATTGCTGCACCAATTGCATTCCTATCTTATTATTGTATGCATAAACTACCATCTAAGTTTTTCAATGATGTTTATTATCTATCTATTAGCTCAGCATTCTGTATTTCTATGATTTCTTATCCATTTGTACAACATATCGGATGGCAATATATTCCATTTGGTATTGTATTATTAAAATGTGGATCAGCTGCTTATTTGAGTGTTTATAATAAATTACAAATCGAGAAGAGAAAATATTCATACACTAAATTCGGTCGCACTGTAGGTATGATGATAATGCCACTATTTCTTATTTCATCAGTAATAGATGGCTGTATTCTAATATCTGATTACAGTTCTTAATTAATATACAAATAAAGATTTATTTATATACATTTAATATTTAATTTACATTGTTCCAGGAGGACCAGCTCCAGGTGCATTATTACCAGTACGATTGATAAAATCAATACGAGCCTGCTCCTTTTGTGCTGGAGATACCTCACTCATTAATTGAGGGGCATTTCTTGCATTGAATGACTGGCCATAATCAAACTCAATACCTCTGGCAGCTTTGCTACTGGAGGCCTTCTGCATTTGGAAAATGGTCGCTAGCATCTCTCCTAACTCCTTCTTACCAGTAGCATCTAGGCCTAGTGCAACCTTTTTTAATAGATTGATGCGATTGCAGAACATGGGCGTCTTATCAAACCTTTCCATGATCTTAACAAGGTATGCAGCCTCTGATTGGGTTCGCAGGGCAACCATTGCATGCTCCTTACTTGCCTTAATTACTGTCTCAATTGCAATCAAAATATCATCGATTGTATAATCTCTCCATCCTTCTTTTCCCTCAGGAACTTCAACATCAACTGAATTTACTCGTTGGGTGGTAGTTTGTGCAGTAGGTTGACTCATGGTTACTTCTACTTATATATGAATATTGGTCTCTAGACCGCATTTATTTTGGAATTGGATAATTATCAACATCTGTAATTTCTTTAAAATTCGCAGGATGTGTTTTTAATAGTGTCTTTAATATATACTCCTCTCTCTGTACAGAGTAGTAGCACTTATCATCATTATAAGTGACTATTGTGTGTCTTGAGCGGTTAAAAATCTTTGGATCTGGGCTAACAACAATGAAATTATTTTGTCCAATAATTATAATATTTGTATCTATTTTCTGACTAAGATTTAGTAATTCTCTCATTGTAAGACTTCTAACTGTATGCTGTGTTTCTAATTCATGGATTAATTCATCATGATCGCATCCTTGATTTTCAGCATCAGTCTTAGTTAATACATAATATAATTGTTTAATAGGATTACTACTTTCAATTGGAGTTGGTACCCATTTTAGTTTAGATCCGAGAATAGGATGATTATCCGATATATATGATTCATCATTTTGATATTCGATAATTGGATTTAATTTATCTAATAATTCATCAACTGTAATAGGACCAGAATAGACTTTCTCATCTTTTTTATTTTTATCCTTTTTGCCTTTTTTATGACTTTTAGCAGATGAGTCATTCTTCTTTCGAGATGACATATTGATGTTCTATTATTGTGCTATTTACACTATAATAGACATGTGTGTTAAGATAAGGTTTCAAATTTTTTAAAGAACTTTATGGCTATATTAATGAGTAAAAAATTGAACTTATAAACTATTAATAATATAGGTTTATAATCTATAGTAGATTACAAATCCACAGATTTATCTGTCAGCAATCATCTCGTTCAAACATGTCATCGTCTACTGGTAGTGTGCCTGTGTGTAAATATGATTCAAAGGAAATGCGCTCTGCACGTATGAGTAATATCTTTATGATTCTATGCGACGAAACATCTAGTTCTGAATATGTTATGGATGAGGTTCTCCTTCAGATTATGAGATTAGTTCGGGAGTATGCAGATTATTACATCAATGAGAAACAACTCAGTGATTCTATTAAATGCAGTATTATTGAATGTATTGGAACTGATGGTATTACATATTCTTTGACTCAAGCAGAAACTATTAAAAATGATATTCTAAACTGTATTCTTGATCCAGAGACTGATACAGGTGCATACTTAGACTCTGAATCTGATTCAGAATTAGATTCAGAGTCAGATATCGTTCCGATGTGTAATGGCGATTCAAAGAAAATGCGTGCCTTACGCGCAGACAAGATTTATGAGATTCTATACAATGAAACATCTGGTACTGAATCTGATATGGATCATGTTCTGTCCGAGATTATGAAATCTGTCAAGGAGTACGCAAATGGAAAAATCGATGAGAAAAGTCTTGGTAATTCTATTGAAACTAGCGCATATGATAGACTTGGATATCATTGGTCTCAAGGAGAATCTATCAGAAATAATATTCTAAAGTGCATTATCGAGTAAGTACTACAACAATGCCTTGCATGGTTAATTTATAGGATTAATTTATATAATAATACTTATTATTTTCACCTACTTTAATATACATATTGTATATTAACGGAAAAATTAATAAGGAAAAATTGAAATTATAAAATCTTTATCATTTATAAAATTTACTACTACCATGGAGTGCAAATCTGCACACTTTTCCTTTTACAGTAATCTTTCACCTGAATATGTCAGGCAGCTTTTACACTCAACGCGCCGTTAGAATTCCTATATGCAATGGAGATTCAAAGAACATGCGCGCTATTCGTGCAGACAACATCTATAAATTCTTGTCAGATGAAACATATGGAACTCATAATAGCATAGCTAAAGTTGTTGATGAAATTATGGCATGTGTGGATAAATATGCTCATGGATATCATACTGAAGAAGACCTAATAAAATCGATTGAACATAGCATTGAGAGACTTAGCTATCATCAGTCTCTCGAACTTTATATCAGAGATCAAATCCTTGAGTACATTTTTACATTAGTTATAGAATCAGATGATGAGTCAAATGATGATGATCAAGGCATCAATGAGCCATCATAATTAAATTATAGAATTTACATAAGATATGATTTTTATAAAATATTATTGTAACATTAGAGACTTTTATATATTGAATAACATATGTGATAGTATATTAATAGAGATAATAAATAAGGAAAAATTGAAATTATAAACTGTTCATTGTTTATTAAATTTATAATCTACAATAGATTACAAATCCGCTGACTTTCACTTTCACATAAATCTTTTCATCCAAACATGTCAGCTACACAGAGTCTGCCGAATTCACCTGGTTTTGTTGGAGAATCAGCAAAAATGCGAGCCGAGCGCAAAGACAACATCTATAAGTTTTTGTCAGATGAAACATCTGGAACTCGTGAGAACATGGTCAAGATTGTTCTCGACGACATCATGCGCGCCATCGAGGAGTATGATGATGGCTATGGCCGCGACTACGGATGTGAGGATGAGGATATTTCGCACGAGGATACCAATGCAAAATGTCTATCTGAGACAATTAATGATGGCATCAGAAGACTCGGATTCGATCCTAATTCTATCATCAATGACCAGATTCAAGAGTACATTTTTGAATTACTGACAGAGCCAGAATCTGACGATGATTCAGATGATATGGAAGAGTCATATGATGATGCGCACGAAGGTGGAAAGTCAGATGATGAAGAGGAGGAACTCGAATAAAGCAAAAAGCACATACAGCATCAAGCAAAAACATTATTGTAACAATATACAAAACTGTAAAAAACATCTTTTTATTTATAAAATAAAAATTGCAAAGCCTATAAATTTATACTTTTTTTATTACATTCCATCGCGTAGGTTATATATTTTATTAATATTATCAATATTAGAATCAATTCCATGTTCATATGGCTCAACATTAATACTTACTGGTACATTTCCGAGATCTATATGTTCAAAATCAATGCTAGTAATTTCAAATCTCCATTCATCCATTGATACTTTTGCTCTTTCAACAAGTTTTATAATTTCTAATGAATTAAAAATAGATTCACTAATTAGATTTTCCTCAAAACATTGCAATGCCAATCCTGTTGAACATTTTTCAAGTTGTGATACTACTGTTAATTCTTGGATAAATGTATGTTCGGCAAGCATATGTAAAAATTTTTTCGAATCATATGTATCACAATTCAATAAACTTAGTTTTTTTAATTTACATTGGATAAACCACTTAATGAAAGATTCAGAATAATCTATTCTTGTGCAATAAAGTTGTGTCATAATATCATTATTTGCATCATCATAAATAATATGGCAAGCAGTTACGAGTTCTTTTAATTTCTTAAATGAGCCAGGAGTCCATTTGCAAGGAATAGGTGAATTTAAATATGTAATAGAGCTGCTATCATGAATTTGCCATTCTCCTTGATATGAATGTGTAGGCGATTTAAGTGGCATTAGTATCAAAGTCTTTAAAGTTGTTGATTTTGCTATTTCTTGAAAGAGTAGTGGAATTTTATACATTTCAACTTTATTATACATATTATCTAGACAATAGTGTAAGTATTTTAATTTTGAAACAGCAATTCCTTTAATAAGTGCACTTGTTGTCCCGGGATATGTTATTCCAGTTAATTCTAAATGTGTTAAGTTTTCCATAATTATTAAATTATAGAATGCATTTGCACAATCATCGTAATGAGAATATTCGTCTTCATCATAATCTATCATAAAAAATAATGATAAATGATGTTCGAATTTTTGTAGATTTGGCGAATTTTCTGTAAGATATTTTAACATCTTGGATGTAATTACACAATCGCGCAATGTAATACTTAATAAATTATTAAATATGTATATATGATTATCAATCCAAATTTTTGCGATGTTCTCCATGATATATGGTTTATCTTCTCTTCTATTTGCCCATGTAATTCGCTTGATTGGCAAACTTTCTTTATGTTTTGTATTAACGCTCAGAGATAATTTGTGACAACGATTCATTATTTTTAATTTAGAAGCATACTTATTATTTGTTTTTTGATTATCCCAGAATAATTTAATATCATATGTTGTATTTTTCCAAGTACTTGCATTATCTATTATTGATTTCCAAAGCCTGTTTATGCCACTTGCTAGAGCAATTTCAGGTACACTCATAAACTGAAGAACAGAGGTAATTAGGTTATTGTAGAATGAGTTGATGGGGGCCATGGTTAGAGATGGCTAAGATAAGAATGGCGGAGTGGCTGAGAAGAACTGCATTGAACTTGATTCAATTTGTACTCTAAATTAAGATTATTAAATAGGATCTCAATATGTTTTAGATTTCAATTTTTTAGAATATAATATTCTGAAAAAGTAGTATTTAGCGCAATCTTTGTGGCGGAGGAGGAATTTTCTCTGTTTCCAATTGGGCAGAAATGGAGTTAAATAGGCGATTAAAATTCTTGTTCTTGTGATCATGAGTTTCTTGGAATGCCCGCTGATTCTTTTTATAAACAGCCTCTACATAATAATGGAGCATACTGATGGTTTTGTCAGTAAGTTCATCAACTACAAAAAACAGAGATTTGCTATTCTTTGAATAGGTAAAATCAGGAGTTGTTTCACTGATAATGGTTACTATATCGATCAAATATCGATCCTCGTCAAGTAATGCTAGGTTCTTTACCTTCTCAATCATCTCTGATTTCGCACCATAATCAAGCTTTTTCACCGATCCAGATAGGTTGTTTCCCTGATTAAACCATAAGTTGAATTTCTTTGACATGTACTATAAAAATAGGGATTTAAAGCGGGTGGTTAGATGCATAAATATTGAATTAATAATTGCATGTTGGAGTATGTGTTTAACAGAGTGTAGTAAGAGTTAAATTAGATAATACAAGACCAGAAAATGACAAGTTTACGCGATATCGATGGCAAGCAGAGAGTTTATCTCAATGGGGCATTGAGAACATTGGCTGAGATATATGAAAAAACTATAACTCATTCTTAAAGATGTGAAAATATTCATTAAATTTATTAATAAAAAATTATCATTATCAAAAGAAATATGTTATATTCCTATTAAAACAATCGAGTATGAGAAAGCACATGGCTGGGTTTATGGTTTGGAGATCGAAAATCGTGGAAATTATGTGGTAGAAGGTATTCTTTGTGGCTAAATAATGTTAATTTATGATACTTGATTTATCATAAATTATGTAATAGAATATATCCTTTGTGACTAAATATTGTTGATTTATGTTGCTTAATTTAACATAAATTATGTAATAGAAGGCATATTTGTAGCTTAATTTAATCATAAATTATGTTGTAAATGATGCAAATATAGTGAAATATAATGTACACTTGAAGTAGAAGCAGCATGAAGTATGATAGCAAAATTAAAGACTCGGTATCAAGCGATATTTCTATAGATTCTGATATGGATCAAAAACATGTATTAGATCTTATGAAAACCGATTACAATTATCCTAAGCCAGGTGATCCTGAGTTCCAGAGGAAGATTTATGAGAAGCGCGAGTTTAATTTCCATAAAATGCCATCCAGAGAGCATATCAAAACTTATGAGGATGTTAAAAAATTCCGCGACATACATTGTTCTCCTAATTTTGCCCTTTATTCTCACCAAAATTTTTTAGCAAATATGATGAATCCTGACACCATCTACAAGGGTTTATTGGTCACCCACGGCTTGGGATCTGGCAAGTCCATATCGGCGATAGCCGTTGCGGAGCAATTCAAGTCAATGGTCCAAAAGTACGGTACTAAAATCCATGTGCTAGTTCCGGGCCCTGTAATTAGAGAAGTATGGAAGGAGCAGCTCATAAAAGGTACAAAAGAGACCTACATGAAGCCCCATGATCGTAGTAGTTTGATGGATGAGGCAGAGTATCAAAGACAGAAGAAAATGGCTCTAAATACTGCAATGCAGTTCTATCGATTTATGAGTTATCGTAGCTTTTCAAAGAGGGTCCTGGGCGAGCGTATTATTGAGCGTCGCCATGGAGAATCCAAAGAAAAGAGTAAATACAGAAAATCAGATGGTGAATTTGAGAGAGATATGCCAGTAGATCGTATTCATACCCTGAATAATACACTAATTATTGTTGACGAGGCACACAATCTTACAGGTAATGATTATGGGGCTGCCTTAGTTGAAATTACAAAACGCTCAAAGAACTTGCGCATTATTTTATTGACTGCCACTCCAATGAAGAACTTGGCTGATGATATCATTGAACTAATTAATTTCATTCGCCCTCATGACAAGCCAGTACTCAGAGATCATGTTTTCACTAGTCAAGGCGGCCATTTAATGGAGCTCCGCGAAGGTGGACTTGAATATCTTAAAAAAATGTGCAGAGGTTATGTTTCATATCTCCGCGGAGCTGATCCCATGACATTCGCCACTCGCGTAGATATTGGAGATGTACCCCCTGGACTCAAGTTTACAAAGGTAATTAGTTCTCAATTATATCCATTCCAGCGTAGTTGTTATGATGAGGCAATTAAGGACGAGGGTGATGCTCTTAGTAAAAAATCTGAAGCCGTAGCAAATTTTGTTGTCCCTGGATTATCTCCAGATAAAAAGACAATTGTAGGTTATTATGGCCGAGAAGGTATTCAATTAGTGTGCAATCAACTAAAATCACAAGCAGCAATTCTAAACCAGCGCATTAATGAAAATATGCCTGGCTGGTTGAAGAACTTACCAGAATGCAAAGATATGAATTCCACTCAAATCAAGGCTCTTATTGAAAACAATCATCAAGAGGACTGGATTAGGCTAGCCGAAGGAGGTAAAACATTTACTGGAAGGATTCTGCGCATGCCATTCCTCCGCATATTTTCAACCAAGTTTGCGGATGCTCTAGATGGTATTGGTCAGAGAGTTGAGGGGAAAAGAGGCGCAATGACAAGTTTCTGTTATTCTAATTTAGTAAAGGCTGGTATTGAATTATTCCAGGAGGTCTTGCTTGAGAATGGTTTCATAGAATTTGATGAAGGTGGTAGTTATCAAATCCGCCCAACAACCATATGTTATCGTTGTGGTAAAGAGAATAAGGGTCATCAGGCAGAACATGCATTCAAGCCAGCTACTTTTATTACTGTAACTGGTAAATCAACTGATGATGTTGCTGAATACATTCCAGAGGATAAACAGCGGGTGATTCGTGCAGTATTTAACTCATTAAATAATGTTGATGGACGAGATATTAAATGTATCCTTGGTTCTCGAGTTATGAATGAGGGTGTAAGTTTAGAAAATTTAGGAGAAATTGATATCTTAGATGTGTATTTTAATTTTGGAAGAGTTGATCAAGTTGTTGGGAGAGGTATTCGTAACTGTTCGCATTATAAGGTAATTAATGATGATAATAAATATCCATATGTAAATGTATATAAATTCTGTATTTGTGTCGGAGAAGGATCCGCTGAAACAGGAGATTATAAGTTAAGTAGCGAAGAGGAGTTATATCAAAAGGCTGAGCTAAAGTATTTATTAATCAAGAGAGTTGAGCGCTGTCTGAAGGAAGTTGCTGTTGATTGTGCTCTCAATAGAAATGGTAATATTTTCCCAGAGGAAGTAGAAAAACATAGAGGATGTTCCGCTCGCGGCGATTGTCCTGCATTATGCGATTATATGGAATGTGAATTTAAATGTGATGATCCAGAGCTCAATGCTAAATGGCTTGACAAGAATGGTAATTATGTTAATATTCCAAAGGCACAATTAGATTACACAACATTTACTAGTCGTCTTTCTAGAGATGAGATTGATTTTGCAAAGGAAAGAATCAAAGATATGTATCGTCTATCTCCTCAATATAAACTTGCTAACATTGTTTCATATGTTCGTAAAGGTTATACCCAACAACAACATATAAATTTATTCGATGAGATGTTTGTATTCAGAGCATTAGATGAATTATTACCAAAGACAGAGAATGATTTTAATAATTTCAGAGATTCTGTTCTTGATCCAATGGGTAATATTGGTTATCTTATTCATCGCGGAGAGTATTATATTTTCCAACCAATGAATCAAACTGAGGATGTACCGATGTATTATCGTACTAATTTTGCTCAAACAATGAATCATAAGTTATCATTATATAACTACATGCAGCATACCATTGATTGGGCTACTGTTGAAAAGATCACAGATGAACAGAATGAGGAGGCCGATGAAAAACATGAGGATAAAGATGGATATGATTTTGAAAGTGTAAGAGATTATTATGAAACTAAGGAGGAGTATGGTATTGTTGGTATTCTAGATAAGGATACTGGAAGAGGTAAAGTTGCGGATGGCGGTCATGATGTCTTTAAAATTCGCCCAAAGCGTGAAAAGATCCTTGATAAGCGTCGAGGTACAGGTATTACAAGTTATAAGGGTTCTGTTTGCTCAACATCTAAATCTCGAGAATATCTGGATGATGTTGTTCGTAAGGTGGGTGCTAAAATCAAACTTGAACCAACAACCTCTAGACTAGAAATATGTAATTCAATTCAGGATAGATTAATTGAACTTGAGAAATATGGTACTAGTGGTACAACTTATATTATTGTTCCAGCAAATCATAGTGTATATAAATTCCCAATTAATCTCCAAGATCGTGTTAAAATAACAACTGATACAATTAAATCCTCGATGAAAGGATCCCAGGTAACTGTTGAAAAGGATAAACCAGATGAGGATAAGTTTATTAGAAAATATACAATTACTGTTAAACCTCATGGAGTAGGTTCTGATAAAGTGCTGAAAGAATTAGGATTTATCAAAGAGAAAACAGGAGATGAATGGAGTATGGTTGTAGAATAAAGTATTTATACATAAAAATATTATTGTGTAAAAATTATAGAAAGTTGTTTTCTATAATAATATAATTTAAACAGAATTATTAATATCATTATTGAGGATTTCCATTATTCCAAAAGTATTTCTCATTGATTTCCATTTCAGATATCCAATCTGTGTATTTGTGCTTAATATTAATAATCATATTCATATTATATTCCAGAATTTTAAAATTAGTTTTCCAATTATCAAGATAATCAGTATTATGGTCATTATACATATCATAATTAATAAAGTGTAGTACTTCCAATGATTTACATGTTCCAATTAAATCAGTTGTTGATTTTGCAAATTGAATAAAATTATGAATTTTTGTATATGTTGTAATCTCCTTAATATACTCATGTACTGAACATAGTTTTAACAATTCAGCAAATCCTTGAATATGCTTATCAATATAATTTCTCAGACCTTCATTATTTACATATTTATCTATACTTAATTTTAAATTTTTTTTCCCAAACGGTAATGTAAGTTTTTCTAATTTACTTTTACTCAACCAATCTAAAAAAGATTTACTGTATCTACAAAGATCTAAATTTTCGAATATATGATTATCCTTATCACTAAACTCACGATAACGATCAGTATTTGTAATAACTAATTCTTTTAGATTATTAAATCCATCACATACAAACTCGAAAGGATTATTTGTAATTAAACTTGTAATATAATTATTGCTACATATAATTGGCATAGGCTCATATTTATTATTAAGACAGTTTAATTGTCTTAATGTTTTCATTTGTCCTATTTCCGCTAACAGATACTCTAGATTATATTGACCTCGGTATGGATCGTATTTATTATATCGATCTTGGTCTTCGATAATATGGATAGGATTGAATTCAAGTATTTCTATTTTAGAATGAGCAATACCTTTAATTATGGAATTTATTAATGCCGGAAAAATATTTTCTCCGAAATTAAGATGTGTTAGATTACCATTCATAAGTAAATGGCAAAATGCATCCCGAAAAGCTTCATCTCCTTCATCTTTTTCTTCATGACATCGATAGCTATGAAACTCTAATTTCTTTAATTTCTTAGCATTTATAGTCATTGAATGTAAAAAATCAGTTGTAATGATATCTAATGTCAAGGATAAACTAGTTAAATTTCCAAACTTATTATCTATAATATTTTGCATCCATGATTCCACTACTAATTCCGATTCATTAGTTGGAAAGTACAAATATTTATCAATTGTTAATTGAGTACAATTTATAATTGTATTCAATTTAGGAATCTCTCTTTCATTGTCGAAAGAAATATTAATGTTTCTGTATTTCCAAGCAATAGGATTATTAGCTACGATTTGAAAATGTTTATTAATAGTACGCATGCGAGCTAGTTCATTAACAGGTAGATATTGCAATATCGATGTAATTGCATCATTGTACAGATTGCTGATACGATCTACCATTTTACTCTTAATAATTTCAAACTCAGTTGATGTCATTATCAAATGTTCTATTCTGTAAATGGATAACAGTTCCTTATCAGCCTTTTGATGGAGTTCAGCTCTTTCAGCTACATGTTCAAGAAAGATCTGGTCAGTTGCTTGCCTTAGCAAGTTCATAGTTGGCATTGGATTGTGCAGAATAGGACATCTTGAATTTTGAGTGAGAGTCTTGGATCGAGAGTTTTGAATGTGAGAGACTGAATCGATGTTGGTATCGATGAAAGTGTGGCTATAACACTCTAATTGATAGACACTAATCAAGCTGATCATAAATCAATTTTTTATATGAAAGTAAGACAATTTATGAGCTATTCTGATTAATCAGAATAATCATAATGATTAATCACCGAAATACATAGATTTGGATTATCATTTATAAATTTAAAATCATTAGCAGGTTCGAAATTCTCTCCATAATCATAAGATATACTTGTATTAATAAATATTAATTTTTTTAGTGATTTAAATGTTCCAAAATGTTTCATAGGAATTTTTGTCAATTCTAATATATTTCTAAAAGAGATTTGTAATACTAATTTATTAATATAATCATGATTTGCCACAGCATTTAACAATTCTAAATAATATGATATTGCAAATTGAAATGAAATTTGTGGAAATATGAGTTCTTCTAATTTACTTTTATTAAACCATTGAATAAATGTAGGTGATATTGTAACTGTGTGAAAAATATAATTATTCACAATCCAATGTGTTAATTGTTCAGTAAGTAAAAGTTTTTTTAGTTTATCAAAATCATTATTATTCCACATGAAAGGAATAGATGATTTTAAACTGTTCAACAGAGGCATTTTTCCTATTTCAGCTAATAAAAGTCTTACATCATCTAATGTTGATGGTATATCAGAATTAATGTATGGTTTACATTCTAAATACTCAATTGCTGATGCTGCAATACCATTAGTTAGAGAAACCATTATACTGCGATCAAAACAATCTAATTGCATACTTAAATATTTAAGATTTCTCATTGTAATAATTTTATAAAAGTCATTTTGTACGCATGGTATTTGTTTAAACTCATTATTTGTAATTACAGTATTTCTATATCGTGTAGTATAAATGAGTTTTGTAAGTTTTTTAGCATTATTAAAAATATTAGTTAATAATTCTGAATTTAATAATTCATTGTTTAAGCTTAAACTAGTCAAATTTACAAATTCATAATTTTTAAATGTATCTAATAATTTTTCTATTCTTTCACAAATCATAATATAATATATGCTTTGGATAATTGGACGATTTTTATAACAATATTTAATTTCATTACTAACATTAATTATTATTTCTGCACAATTAAAAATCTTATTGAGTAATGGCCCATTATTTAGTTTTTTATAATTACTATTATCTGTGTAAAAATTATAAATATAACTAGAATATTTCCAGGATATTGGATTATTAGCTTCTTTTTGTAAATGTTTATTTATACATTTAGCTTTAACTATCTCATTAGTTGTTAGATATTGTAGTATTAATTGAGTTTCAGAACTACACAGTGTGTTAAAATAATTCTGCATAATGTATTCTTATTAGTTACTATAAGATTAAATAGCATTAAGTTTAACACAATCAATTTTTAATCTTATATAAAAATGTGTCTATTTAAGATAGAAATCACTTAAATTTTTATTAATATCTTATCTTTAATTAATAAACTTTTAACTATGTCAATTATTCATATCAAATGTCCAATATGTCGGGTATGCTCTGATGTTGATCCAATGAAAGACAAACTATTTATTGTTGCAGATGAAGGATGCAAATGTTCAATATGTTTTGATAAAGATGCAAACATGATATTAAAGTGTCGCCATCTTACAGTTTGCGATCAATGTGTTATTAAACTTTCTCGAAAAAAAGATAATTCTGTAGTAGCTAATAGAGGAAATGATTATGAAATATTTTCACAGAATACTCTTAAATTAATGGCAATTTGTTATTATTATATTTTTATGGTGTCACTAATTTGGCTCAGAATTATAGATCACGATTATAAGATTTTTGGAATACATGTCATATTACAAATTTCCTGTTCGTTTCGAGGATTGCTGTATCTAATTCTTTTTGGAATAAGAATCATAACTGTATCAATAAAGGAAATTAGTGAAAAATATACACTCGGCGCAATTTCAATAATTACGATATATGAAATCTGTACCCAATTAATTTATCCATTTTTACAATGAAAGCATTTTTATTCTATCAATGAATGTAAATGAGACATGTGCCGCAACATCAGATACATTGTTTAGTAGCGAAAAGTATGCAGAACTCTCTTCATATGATGTACTCTCTCTGTATAACATTTGTAAATGCATATTTTCAAGATAATTAAATTGCAAAGTAGCTATTATTTTTCCTTGATGATAAGCTTTAATAACCATGTTGCATATAGCACTAGGATTATCAGATTGTGGCTGTTTATTAGGAATTTCATTTATCAATTCACATGAATTGAATCGGAAATTAGGAACACCATTAATAAGATCCACAAGAACTCTTGAACATAATATTTTAGCAGATGCATTTGTCATACTCTTAGTAATTGACTCCGGTGGCAGGTTAATATCAGATTTCTCATACAGATAAATGCGAAAAGTTACCTCAACTCCAATTGCCACATCCTCATCTGATCCAAGTGATGAAAAGAATGCAATATCTTGTTCTATCTTAGAATCATCGCCAAAATATCCAACTTGTAGATGTTTATCTTTAATTATTTCAATAGATAATCTCGCTACAATACCATTATCGGATGGCCTTGTGGCAATTAGATTAGATTTTTTATTAGTTTCGAATTGAACACCGAATGTTAAATTAGGAGAATTCTCTTGGAACTTCTCCAGGATATAAACATTGATGCTTGCGAACATTTCCTCATTTGCAGTGTTTGTTGTGGCGGACATTATTCAGGCAATACAGATGATTTGTAGTGGTGTAGCATAAGCTTTAACTTTATATAAGACTTGCAATTTAATAGTTAAAATTTCAATTTTTTAGCATATAATTATATGTTAAAAATATATATTAAGATACCTGTTGTATAATAAATTTATTATAATTTTTTTATTTCTAATAAACAACTAGGGGATATAATATCATTATTTTCTGGTGTTTTATTTTCAATTACTACTGACGGCGAACTATTAGCCAATACCATTATTTCTTTTGTGTACATCGAATCTAAATATTTATGGATAAATTTTGTGGATTTAGCTTCTAAAATAGGCATATTTTTTTTAATACTTTTTTCTACTTCATATTTTAGTCCCATTTCTAATATTCTAGTAAGTGTATCAATAGATTCTGGATATGAATTTTTAGAACATATTTCCTTTGCAAGTGAATGATTTAATGGCAAGTTTAGAAAAGCATCGACGTATGCGCAAATTGCACTATCTATTTCGATTTGTACTGGAGATGACATGGCTGTGGCGCTACACTGTTTTATGAGTTTGGTACATTCTTTAAATTTAGATCAGTTAATATTATCCAATCAATTTTTTACATACTCATAAAATAACTTACCATCTGATGATAATCTTGACCACCTGAATAACTACCTTTTACTGGCATACATAACAGTTCCCCATGGATCCATCTTACTTTTCCTAACTTTCTCATTTTTATCTTCATTAGACAATACCTACCAAATCTTTTAAAGATTTGATAGAATTTAATTACTCGTATACATGAATATTTTTTACCAAATATATTCCATTCATTATATCCATAATACTTCACTATAGCAGGTAAACCATTAAGGCGATGTAATTTCCCATGAGAATACCACTCTTTATTACCATTTGCTTTTTCAATAGCAGGTAAATCATTATCTCGATGTTTTTTATTATTTAAATGCCAAATTTTTGTCCCATGTACATATTCAGCTGCAGGTAAATCATTATCTCGATGTAATTTTCCATTTACATACCAAAATTTATCACCATTTGCATATTCAGCTGCAGGTAAATCATTATCTCGATGCAACATTCCATTTACATACCAAAATTTATCTCCATTTACAAATTCAACTGCGGGTAAATCATTATTACGATATAATTTTCCATTTACATACCATTGCCTATCACCATTTGCTTTTTCAATTGCTGGTAAACCATTATTACGATGATGTTTACCATTTACAAACCAATATCTATCACCATTTGCGTCTTCAATTGCTGGTAAATCATTATCACTATGATACACTCCATTTATCCACCATTCTCTACTTCCATCTGCATATTCTGCACAATGTAAATCCTTATCATGCTGTAACTCTCCTTTTACATTAGACCATCTTTTATTTCCACAAACATTAGTTTTTATTGACATTTTGTATTTGGATGCAACTTACACTCGAATGTATTTTTTCAGTTTACTATTAACTTATTATTAATTCAGTTTAATTAAATACTTTAACAATCAATTTTTACATACTCATAAAATAACTCACCATTTTATGGTAATCTTGTCCACCTGGATAACTTCCTTTGGATGGCATACATAATAGTTCTCCATGAATCCATCTTACTCTTCTTAATTGAATCATTCTTATTTTCATCAAACAATATCTACCAAATCCTTTTAAGATTTTGTAATAATTACATACTTGTTCATATGTGTATTCTTTATCATAAATATACCATTCTTTTATTCCACTAGCATATTCAACTGCAGGTAAACCGCCAAGACGGTGATATTTTCCATTTACATACCACAATTTATTACCATTCGCTCTTTCAATAGCAGGCAAATCATTACCACGATGCAATTTTCCATTTACCCACCATTCTTTACTTCCATTTACATATTTAGTGGCAGGTAAATCATTATCACGATGGTGATTTCCATTTACATACCATTTTTTACTTCCATTTTCATATTCGCATGCAGGTAAATCATTATCGCGGTGCAGTTCTCCATTTCCATTATACCATCTTTTATCTCCAAATATATCAGTTTTCATTGCCATTTTTTGAATATTGACACAGCTTGCACTTAGATATACTTTTCAATGTTCTCTTAACTTAATCTTATACTAGAACAACTAAACAATATACAAATCAATTTTTCACATACTCATAAAATAACTTACCGCTTGATGATAATCCTGTCCGCCTGGATAACTTCCTTTTGATGGCATACATAACAATTCTCCATGGATCCATCTAAGTCTCCTTAATTTTCTCATTCTAATATTCTTGAGACAATATCTGCCAAATCTTTTTAAGATTTTATAATTATTATATACTTGCTCATATGTATATTTTTTATCATATATGTACCAAATTTTTTTCTCTATTTGCGAGTTTTACTGCGAGTAAGTCATTATTACGATGCACTTCTCCATTTACATACCAATATTTAGTTCCAGTTAAACTGCAAATAACAACTAATGATGTTATTTTTGTATGAAACATGTATTTATAATACTTATTATTAATTTGCTATTATTACAATCTGAGTATTGTACAAGTCAATTTTTTGTATAGGATAAAAAGGATTTAAATGACAAATATCGAGTATTTTTTTCCAAATGATATAGTAACACAATTTCAAAAAATTGATTGCACTTGTTGCTTAAACTTAAATTGATATCTATTAGTAACAAGCCTAAACATGACAAGTCCATATATCTCGGCAGTTCTGCAAACTAAGGTAATGCTGCATCCAGATAGCCTTAATGGTAATTTATATGCAAATACTAAAGAAAACTTGAAAAAGGCTGTTCTTAATAAATGTAATGAATCTGGTTGTGTTGTGGACATTTTCTCCATGAATATCCTAGACAGCGAATGTCGCGCAGAGAATATGGATGGAGACTGCGATACAGAAGTTATTTATTCATGCAAACTTTGCTGTCCTCAAGTTGGCCAGTTTATTGTTTTTAAACTTATTAAGTATACAAAACCATTCTTAGTTGCATCGAATGGACCAATTACATCGATTATTCGCTCCGATAAGATTACATTAAAGAATTTTAATATTGAAGGAGAGGATGTTGTTGATATTGCATCTGGCAAAGTCTTAAAATCAGGGGACTTGGTTAAACTAAAGATTCTTAATGTTGTATTCAGTACTGGTGGCGAAACTATCCTTACAACTGCATCTCTAGAATCATTGCCCGATTCATCAGAAGAATCAATATACAACATTGATACTGGTGCAGAGAAGGTTACATCATCCTTTGTGGAGACATCAAAAGTTAATATTGGATTGGTTGAGCCAGGAAAAGATTTTAACGAAATTCATTAAATATATAAAATTTATGTATTATAGTAGATTATTATAATACGCGGTCATTGTTACATAGATATAACAGAACGTTAATATAACCTGAAAGATATGTCGCTTATTATAAATAATATTAGAAAACGTTCCTGTTCAAATTGTGGTAAAATAGGGCATGTAAAAAATGATTGTATCGAACCAATTACCAGTTTAGGTGTTATATCATTTCATATCGATGGCTATTCGCCAGATGATTTTAGAATGCTTTTTAATGATATTTCTGATCCAAATGGTGAAAAAATTCGCTTACGATCTAGTGTTACCAATATATCATCTGTACAATTCTCATCTCCCGAAGATATTACAATTGTTGCTGCTTTTAGAGAAAGGATCAGATTTATTATGGTATCTAGGCTACATTCTGTTGGAATGTTAGGTTTTGTTGGAGGTAACTATGATGAGGAAGATCCTAAAACTATTAAATATTTATTTAGACAAATGTTGGTTGGTGAAATTGCAATGATCTCTCGCGCCAAGACATTTAAGGACATTAGCTGTGGCATTCTCGATCAATCATGTCGTACGTGGGCTGCATCTAGTGCAAAATTCACTCGTCTTTTAACTGGAGAAGGATTACCACATAATTTATCAGCATTTATTCATATTGAACCAGAATTTCATACTCCTGAAATTGGTCCACCAGGAGGTCACAGAAATAATGGAGAACATGACATTATAACAGCGAAGCGAGAATTTCGAGAAGAAACATTATGCAGTGATGATGATTACACTGTATTAACAACTATTGATCCATTAAGAGAAAATCTTACAGGTACAGATCATAAAAGTTACAGACGTATTTATTATTTGGCATATATGGAAAAACCTGTAGAATTATGTGTAAATAAAGATAAAGATGGACAAAAACACGAAATTGGACAAGTATTCTATTGTAGTTTTGACCAAGCAATGGCTCTTATTCGGCCCAGACATATAGATCGTAAAAAAATTATTACACAAGTATTTATGTTTCTAATTGGGCGTATTTTAAAACTTGAGCGTTATAAAATTGAACAAATTAATAAAATAAGTTCAAATAATATTAAACAAATTGAGGAAGATAGTAGTGGTAGCGAAAATGATAATCATGAGCCCGCATCACCAGTTGAAAATGATAAATTTCAAAAGGCTATTACCACTATTTCACCAAAAAATAAAGCCCAAATCACTGTTAAGCGAGCAAACAAATAAATATTTTAATAGTAAATCAATATTGATTTACTATACAAATTCAAGTATAAAAGCCATTTATAGTATATAATTAACATATATTAGACTAATATATAAGTAATTAGTAACTGAATATGCCAGAAACAAACCTATTTATTGCATTGCAAAAAGGTAATTGGGGCGACGTATCTAAAATTCTAAACGATACGAAAGATATTTCCCCTTATCCATTTGAACTGAACCAGAAAGATAATACTGGTACTTATCCTATCCAATATTTAGTTGAGGCAAACCAAGATGACCTTGTAAAGATATTTGTAAACATTGGAAATTGTCGTATTGATATGATTGATGAAGATGGACGATCATTGTTATATAGGCCAATACGCTATCATCGTAATAAGATGGTAAGTACATTACTTTCATTAAATCAGTCAGCGATTGGAATCTCTATTGTACATTTAGCCGATAATTCTGGTAAAACTCCATTACATTGGGCAGTTAAATGGAAAAATGAGGATGTTGTTAAGATGTTAATTGATAATAAAGCTAAGATTAATGCTATTGATCGCCAACATACCACTCCTTTACATATTGCTGTAACTGAGAAGAATGAAAAAATATTACAACTATTGCTGAAGTCTGGGGCACATTCTAGTCCAAAAAATAGAAAGAGTGAAACACCTCTCCATATAGCAGTTGAATTGGGAAATATTGCAATATGTAAATATTTGATTGATGCAGGAGCTGAATTGGATGCACAAGAAATAGAATTAGAATTAGCACCATTGCATATCGCAGTTGAATTGCAATTAAAAGAAATAGTATTATTACTCCTTGATTCTGGTTGCAATATTGACTTACAGGAATTAACTGGTGATACTGCATTACATATTGCATCTCAGAATAAATTGTGGGAACTTGTTGATCTGTTAATATTGCGAAAAGCACAATTGAATCTTGTTAATATCGAAGGTAGGACACCTGTACATATTTTAATGGCATTTGAAAGATGGGAAATAATTTCCAATATATTAACTAAAATTGATATAAATATCATGGATAATGAGGGTAAGACACCATTCTATTATTTATTAAAAAGTCCTCATTGGAAAGAATGGAGTGATAGAATAATCATATTAGATCCAGATCTTAGTAAGGTATTGGCATATACTAACAGCAGCATTAAGGGATTAGTGCCATTAAAACAATTAGATGATTTATTAAAGCTCCTTGAGGATAGTTGGCATAGACATTTATTAATGCTTAATGAAAGTAAATTAACAGAAAATTGGATGAAGAATTGTAAGAAAGATGAAAAGAAATGTCGCCAACATATTCGAAATGAATTAAAAGCTGGAAAATGGTATAGTGATGAATTACCTATTCAGATTCCTGCCGGAGAACATGTGATATTTGGCACTTTTACAGGTGGAACATTTGATATTGTTTGTGGCTTATTGCAACTCCTACAGCGCTGGGATGATGTGACAACATTGTGCAGATCACCAGTATATAATAAAGAATTAGCAGCGATGTATCGTGAAAGAAAGATTCATCATTTAGATATCTTAAATGTACAAGTTATTTGGGCATATGGAAAGCTTTATTTACCAGTTGATTCGGCTGAAGGAGCTGAAAAGTTTCTAAAATCAGTAACTGTGAGATATCTTATAGTCCCTTTAGGCATTGAAACAGATACAGGTGCTCATGCGAATTATTTAATTTATGATAAAAATACTGGTATATTAGAGCGTTTTGAGCCACATGGTGGAGAGGCTCGTGCAAAATTACATTACCATCCAGAAGAACTTGATAGAGAACTTGCAAGTTCATTTAGTAAATTATTACCAGGACTTAAATTTCTACCTCCATCTGGCTATTTACCAAGAGTTGGATTTCAGTTATTTGAAAATGTTGAGAGAAAGAATCACTCAATATTTGATAGTAGTGGTTTTTGTGCTGTATGGAGTCATTTCTTTGTAACTATGCGTCTTAGTTATAGAGATTTTGATCAGGAAACATTGGCAAATAAGATATTAGAACGCATTCGCATTCAAAAATTATCCTTTAAAAACCTTATTAGAGATTATTCAGCAAGAATTACAAAGGTAAGAGATGATATCCTAACTAAACATAAATTAGATATCAATGAATGGATCAATATAAGATACTCTGAGGATACATTTATAGCATTATCAAGTGATTATGAAAAGCAATTACGCAGTGTTTTGCATACTTAATGGCGCATTTTAATACAAATGAAAATTCCAAATAGTATAGCGGCAATTAATATCCAATCAGTTGTTACATCAACTGGTTTACTTTCATATAATCTATCCATATAATACTTGGCAATTTTATTATTTGATAAACTGCGTCGACGCTTATTTATTTCACGATAGCGATCGCACATCCATCTGAATAATGATTCTCTGGAACTCATTATTTTATCAGTTAGAGGATTCTTTTGAATTTTCATGCGCCAATTTCCTCTACATTTCTTGCATGGTAATGTACTACGCATTCCAATTAAAGATGCTCTTGTATCATTAATAACCTCAGTATCTGGATTAGATTTTGGATAAGCCGCAATAACACTAAAGATTTGTACCCACCAAGCATCTGGCCACCTTGTAGTAGGTATGTTCGTGCGTGTTTGTGCACTCATATACTTAAGATATAGGAAAAATTGATTTATTAAACTATTAAAAAGTATACACTTTTTAATAAATATAAACACTGCTTTTTGAAAAACACACAAGCAAACAAACTCACACTCACACACAAGCAAACAAACTCACACTCACACACAACAAGATGGACAAAACACCGACTATTTTTCTAGTCGGCGAAGTATCATCCGGAAAGAGCAGCTTTCTTAATGCACTCGCTGCATCCTATGTTTCTAATACATCTCTACAGAGAGAGACATTAAAACCAACCTTATATAAGTTTTTGTCAGATATGGATTCGATACATGTTGATAAATATTCTGCAATTAATAAGATAACAGAAGGTCTCGAGGAAGAACATAAAGAAAATGAGAGGCTACAAGGTAGTATTAATGAAATAGATATTGATAAAATTAAAATTATTACACAGAAAACAACTAGTTTGCCAATTGGTTTTGGCCTTGGAGCATTCAATGTAGTTGATTTTCCAGGAATTAATGACGCTGAGGACAAAACAGGTAAATTCCTAGATATTATCAAAGAGAATATTGACGAAGCCGATCTTGTAGTTTACATAACAGATGCAAATACTGCATTTACAAAAGGACCCGAACTTGAATTATTTGAAATTCTCAAGAAAATGATAAGCGAAGAAGAAAAAGATGCCCATTACATTGATATTATTGTCATTGTTAATAAGTATGATGATGAAACTTGCCCAGATCTAAAAAAAATATATGATCGCATTCCGCATCACACTGGTCTTGACAAGAATAAGATTTTGAAATTCTCGAGCCATAAGATGATGATTAGTAATATTGTAACTAATAAGAGAACATTACAGGTTCCCGAATTTGCATTACATGAAATAGACAAAATTATAAGTATATCGAATGTTAATCGTACACCTCAACTCATACAAAGTTTTGAGATAACCGGAACAATTTCATACGAATATATTACATTTGGACCAAATTTAAAATTAGGTATGTTTAATAAAAGAAGATCATCATCCGACAGTAATAGTTCATCGTCAAGCAGCAGTAGTAGCATTGAATGTATGAAAAATTCTACACTGTATGACGGAGATTGGGGCTGTTTTGTTGGATATCTTGGTACATTTTGTGCACATTTACCACAAAAGAAAAGAGATCTAATGATTGTACATCTTTCACACTGGAAATCTTGCTGCTTATCAGTGCATAAAGCTGCATTAAATAAAGATTTGAATTTAAATTTTAATATCGATATACAATCATTTAATCACCAATGCGATAAATATACAAATTATATGATGGATACATATGTGCCGATTTTTCATGCATTGCAAGAATTATATAGAAAATGTAAAAATGCTAATTGTATTGATGTTTGTAATCATGCAATTATGAAGATAATTAAATTACTATTTAATAAAATATCTGCAAATTGCATAAGTAGATTTATGTTACTCCAAATGATCATTCAATTGGCATTTATTAATAATGATACAAGATTAATAAAAAATCTCTTATTTATTATTTCTAATAATCTAAATAAATTAGCATTGCGCACTAAGATATTCATAATATGTTATGTTTTGAATAATAAAAAAGATATTTATTTCCGAATTGACAAATTATTACTTAATACATTGCAAGATGATGCATCATTTAATATCCAGAATATTCTGAATGCCAATAAATCTGGAGGCGAAGCTTTAACAAGCGCACAATTGATAGAAATTAATAATCATTTTCCAGCAACAGTCCATTATGATATTGTCGATCATAAATTTCAAAAAACATATCCTCGTTGTGATGGCGGAGATTTGAAATATGGTAAATATGATTGCTGGTATATTCATAATCTTGTATATAAAGCATCACCAGAATGGAGAATGCTTGTAGTTTTATCGATGACTAAGTGCATCGAATTACGCTCTTATGATAGGATGGGTCTAATTAATTATAAGGTGTGCGAAGAATTAATAACAAGTGATTTTCGCAATAAATTAATGCATTATTTGATGAATACAAATGATGAATATATGGGCCATCGATTCTTTAATATTGATGCAGAAGTTAAAGATTATACAGCAAAGCTTGACATATTTCAAAAATATATCAATATCAAAAATGACAAATTAGATGATGATTTAGATGATCATTTTGATAATTATGATGAATCTGGAGATGATGATGATGCAAACAATTATTCGAGTGATGAAGAAGTAAAAGAGGAATTTCATGATAGAGAAAAAGATATGTTGCAATCAGAACTCCAATTTAATGCAGAATGGCAATTAAATATTAAAATAATCCACACATACTTAACAAAGTATACAAATATCTTGCAGTTAATAGAAGATGAAAACAAATATTACAATGAAATAAATACATTAGAATTAGACCTAAAATATAAAATATTAGAATTTGTAGAAAAAATAGATAATGATATTAAATGTAATATTCGAGGCGAGGAATGGCAATATAATTTTGAAATACTGCGTAGATGTTTAACCGAATATGTACATACTCTTACATTTCTGAAAAATAAAATTAACATTATGCCTGATATTTGTTCAGAAGGAAGCATCAAAAATGTCATTTTATTTATATCTCAGATGGAATATTATGGAAAGAAAGTAAAAAATTGAGTACTCAATGATATTATAATAATGGTTTTTTCCACATTCAATCTTATTTTAATGTAAAATTCTTTGGTATCTGCAATTATCACAAAATATTAAGTTATTTTATAAACATGTAAAAATTGATAGTTATATTATAATAAAGAAGTAAATAGTACATAATCAAATACAGTCTTTTAATTCTCATCTAAAAATGACCTTTCAAACTCATCCAATTGAAACTAAAACATGGTATAATATGAACGGAGAACGTCATCGTGATAATGACTTACCTGCTGTTGAATATCGATGGCAGTAAAAAATGGTATATAAATGGTATATTGCATAGAGATAATAATTTACCTGCTATTGAATATGCAAATGGTAATAAAGCATGGTATGTGAATGGAGACCGTCGCTGTATTGGAGGAAAAGAGACAATGATAATTGATCAATATGGCAATAAAGAATGGTATAATATAAATGGTAGATTGCACCGAGATAATGATTTACCTGCAGTAGAAAGTTTCGATGGCGATAAGCAATGGTATATAAATGGAAAAAGTCATAGAGATAATGACTTACCTGCATTTGAAAACTTAAGTGGCTATAAAGCATGGTATGAAAATGGCAAACGGCATCGCCTAGGCGGCTTGCCGGCTATTGAATTTGGACATAGCCATAGTAACTGGTTTATTCATAACAAGCAATACTCATATGAGCAAGTATTTAATTATTACAAAATCTTAAAAGGATTTGGTAGGTATTGTTTGAAAAAGATAAGAATGAGACAATTAAGAAAAGTAAGATGGATCCATGGTGAACTATTATGTATGCCTGCAAAAGGCAGTTATCTAGGCGGCCAGGATTATCATAAAATGGTAAGTTATTTTATGAGTATGTAAAAAATTGATTGTTATATTGTTTAAATACACATTATAAGTAAGATTAAGATAATAATACATTGAAAAATACATTTTATCAAAACAAAAAATGACATGCAAAACTAATTGCCATGGTACTAAAAGATGGTATAATATAAGTGGAGAATTACATCGTGATAACGATTTACCTGCTATTGAATTTTCTAATGGTACTAAACGCTGGTATATAAATGGATTATTGCACCGCAATAATGATTTACCGGCAATTGAATTTGCAAATGGAGATAAACAATGGTATAAAAATGGAGAATTACATCGCAATGATGATTTGCCCGCAATTGAATTTGCAAATGGTGTTAAATATTGGTACATTTATGATAAACAATACAGATATGAGCAAATATGTAATTATTACAAAATCTTTAAAAACTTTGGTAGATATTGTCTCAAGAAGATCAGGATGAGGCGATTAAGAAGACTAAGATGGATCCATGGAGAGTTGTTATGTATGCCATCAAAAGGAAGTTATCCAGGTGGACAGGATTATCATCAAATGGTGAGTTATTTTATGAGTATATAAAAAATTGATTGGTATATTAAATGGTTATAATAGTAAATTACTTATACATAACAAATACACTCCTATGAAAATGACAATGGAAACTGATAATTATGATACTATAAGATGGTATAATGTAAATGGAAAACTGCACCGAAACAATGATTTACCTGCTATCGAATATGCAAATGGTGATAAAGAATGGTATATAAATGGAAAATTGTCTCGAAACAATGATTTACCTGCTATCGAATATGCTAATGGAACTAAATTTTGGTTTGTAAATGGAAAACAACATCGCGATCATGATTTACCTGCAGTTGAATATACTAATGGAGATAAAATGTGGTTTGCTGATGGAAAATATCATCGTCTTGGAGGATTATCTGCTGCTGAATTTGTACATGGATCTAAGTCTTGGTACATTCGCGGTAAATCATTTACATATGCGCAAGTAATAAATTATTACAAAATCTTAAAAGGATTTGGTAGATATTGTTTGAGGAAGATTAGAATGAGACGATTAAAACAACTTAGGTGGATTCATGGAGAGTTATTATGTATGCCAGCAAAAGGTAGTTATCCGGGTGGCCAGGATTATCACAAGATGGTAAGTTATTTTATGAGTATGTGAAAAATTGATTGTTATATTGTTTATTTTAATTATTAGTAAGATTAAGTTATTAATATACAAGAAAGTACACAGTTTCAATACAAAACAAAATGACAATGAAAACTAACCATTTTGGAAATATAAAATGGTATAATGCGAAAGGATTGCATCGAGATAATGATTTACCTGCTATTGAATGGGTAAATGGTATTAAAGAATGGTGGATCAATGGAATGAGGCATCGCGATAATGATTTACCTGCAATAGAATGGAAAAATGGTGATAAGGTATGGTATGTAAATGGAAAACTGCATCGTGAGAATGATTTACCTGCTATTGAAGAAACAAATGGTAATAAAGAATGGTTGATAAATGGAAGATTACATCGTCTAGGTGGTTTGCCTGCTATAGAATTTGCAGATGGGAGAAAATCATGGTGGATTAATTATAATCAATACACATTTGAACAAGTAATAAATTATTACAAAATCTTAAAAAAATTTGGTAGATATTGTCTTAGAAAGATCAGAATGCGAAGATTAAGGAGAGTAAGATGGATTCATGGGGAACTGTTATGCATGCCAGTAAAAGGTAGTTATCCTGGTGGACAGGATTATCATAAAATGGTAAGTTATTTTATGAGTATGTAAAAATTGATACATAATTGTCTCTATTTATTAGAATAATTAAGGCATACTAAAGATCCAATATTACATACATCGCAAATGACCACCATTCCAACCATTTTCTTAGTTGGTGAAGTATCCTCTGGTAAAAGTAGCTTTCTAAACTCCTTAGCCGGAGCATATGTGGCTAATGCATCACTGCAAAGAGAAACATTAAAACCAAATTTATACAGATTCTTATCAGATGGAGACTCAATAGAAGTAAATAAGGAAACTAAATATGGAGGTGTTGCTAGAGTAAATAAGATAACTGAAAGTTTAGAAGAAGATCATAAGGAAAATGAAGAACTAAGAGATTCAATCGAGAACGCTGATATCGCTAAAATAAACAATATTTGTGATGAGAGTAATGGCCTGCCAATCGGTTTTGGTCTAGGTGCATTTAATGTGATTGATTTCCCAGGTATTAATGATGCTGAAGATAAGACAGGAAAATTCTTAAATATTATTAAAGAAAATATTAAATCGGCTGATCTAATATTATATCTAACTGATGCAAGTACTGCATTCCAGCGAGAAACTGAACTTAAATCATTTGAAATTCTGTGCAAAATGGTGCGCGAAGAGAACAAAGATGGTCATTATGTGGATATTATCATTATTGTTAATAAGTTTGATGACCTGACATGTCCAGATCTTAACCAAATATATGATCGTATTCCGCGCCATAGCAGCCTTGAAAAGGAAAAGGTATTACGATTTTCGAGCCATAAGATGATGATTACTAATATTGTTACTAACAAGAAAACATTATATGTTCCTGAATTTGCAAGGCGAGAACTAAAGAGAATCCTAAAAACATCAAGTGTTATTGTGACACCTCGACTAAATAAAAGTCTTAATTCTACTGGTAAGATTCCATATGATTATATTACATTTGAAGAAGAATTAGATACATTTGATGATGATAAGAGTATATCATCATCAAGTAGCACTGATGTAGAAGATGTTAAAAATCTACACCATACAATGGCGACTGGGATCGCTTTATTGGATATCTTGGTATGTTTAGTGCACATTTGCCTAAGAAGAGAAGTGTTGCAATGAATAGCCGCCTTTTACAATGGGTCTTTAATTGTGTTTCAGTGCACGAAAATGCAATTAAACTAGGTGATGGAAACCATAATTTGAATTTTACTACATGTATGCAAGATTTCAAAAATACATTTAACAAATATTCCGACTATTCAACAAAAACATATTTACCAATCTTTTATGAATTACAAGAAATACATAAAAAATGTTTAGCTAAGAATTGTGTAGATCTATGCAATAATGCAATCATATATATGATTAATGAAATTTTCAAATCTGTTAAACCTGGAGATAAAATTAGATTTATTTTGCTACCAATTATCTTTCAGATGGCATATATTAATGGAGAAATGGGTTTAATTAGAGATATTGGATTGATTGTTACAGCTAACTTAGAAAAGATAGTTCTGCGTACTAGAATATCTTTAATGTGTTCTATTGCATTAAAGAAATTAACATATGCATTTCCAATTGTCAAACTATTACTTAGTACACTACAAGAATCAGAATCATTCAATATTATTGATATTAAAAAAAATGAGAGTTATCTATCATCTGATAAAAGGAAAGAGTTAAATGATATTTTCCCAGTAACAACATTTTTTAGTATTAAAAATAATAAATTTTATAGAACACGCGGACGTTGTGCTGACAAAGATATGAAGTATGGAGAGTACGATTGCTGGTACATTCACAACCTTGTATATCGATTACCAGCAGAATGGAGAATGTTAGTAGTATTATCTGTAACTAAGTGCAGTTATTTGCAATCTTATGATAAGGATAATCTGATTGACTATTATATTTGTGATAAATATATTACAACTGGATTCAGAAATAAGTTATTACACTATCTAGCAAATACAAAGGATGAATATATGGGCCATAAATTCTTTAATATTGATGAGGAGGTTAAAGATTATATTGCAAGCCGAACATTATTTACAAAACATATCATGTTATCTCCATTAAATGATCAGTAAAAGTTAATTAACAGTCTCAAAAAAATTGATCCATAAACCTCTCAATTTATTATAATATTTTAAGTACACCTCGATATCAAAACATCACATCTGCACATCATGTCTACCCCCGCTCAGTCCATTCCTACCATTTTCTTAGTAGGTGAAGTATCATCTGGTAAGAGCAGCTTTTTGAACTCTCTTGTTGGTGGATATGTGGCCAATGCATCTCTCCAGAGAGAGACCCTAAGACCTAATTGGTATCAACTTGCACCAGATGCAGGTTCTGCTATTGTTAAGAAACTAACTGGTGCAATGGATTGTCCTCACATGCAGAAGATTTCTGATGACCTAGAGGGAGGCCATCGTCAGAATGAGGATGATAGAAATCGTATTACTGAACTAAAACTAGAGGATATGTGTAAACTTAATCATATTTGCACAAATGATAATAAGCTACCACTCCGCCTTGGAGTTGGAGAATATAATCTTATTGATTTCCCGGGAATTAATGACGCAGAGGATAAGGAAGGTAAGTTTATTCAGGTAATTGAGTATCATATTAAGAAGGCTGATGTGCTTATCTATCTTACTGATGCTAGTACTGCATTCCAAAGAGAATCAGAATTACAATCATTTGCAAAACTACAGCTTATGGTAAATAAAGAGATTGAGGAAGGTCATTATATTGATCTTATTATTGTTGTTAATAAGTTTGATGATCGCAGATGTCCTGATTTGAATAGTATTTATGGAAGAATTACTAAGCACACCAGTATGCCAAAGGATAAAATCTTTCGCTTTTCCAGTCATAAGATGTTAATTTCTAATATTGTGGTTAGCGAGAAGACTCTGTATGTTCCCAGATTCGCAAATAGAGAGCTAGGCCGCATTCTTAAGACAGCAAATGTCATTGTAACTAAAGCACTTAATAAGCGTCTCAAAGAATCAGGTAAGATATATCCTGCAGATATTCAATATGAGGAAGAATTAGATACATATGATGATACAAGTAGTTCTAGTAGTAATGATAATAAGATCAAGGATGTTTATGATGGAGATTGGGATAAGTTTATTGCATATCTTGAAAAGTTTAATGATAATTTACCAAAATATGCAAAGAATGCAATGATTATGCGCCTTATGAGATGGTCCAATAACTGTATTGACTTATATACACCAATGTTGGCTAATAATACTGATATTAGTGAGCCATCAGCTAATTCATTCTCGCAATTTTCCGGAGTAATTCAGGATCTTGAGAAACTGGTATTACATTGTAAAGAGCGTAATTTCAACAGTGAGCTGATTGAAACTGCTATTATTATTGTGGTTGAATCTGTATTTAAGCTTATTAAAGGAAAACAATTCAATTTTGTACTGTTATCCATGCTATTCCAAGTAATTTTCCCTGGATGTGGCAAAGATTATATTAATACTGTAAACAATGATAATAGTTCTCAGAATGATGCATCCTTATCAGTAATTGGGACAATTCTGGCATGGGGTAAAAGCTGGTTGCCATCTGTTAAGAAATCTAAGCAACAAATTATGGATGCTGAAGATAAAGCCATTGAATTTGCAAATAAACTAGTACATATCATTGATAGATATTGTCACACATTAACTTTAACTACACAAGTAACTGTTGTGTGCTTGATGAGTGATGCTGTAGTTGTTGAGAGACTATCAGGTATCATATTATCAATTCTGCAAAATCCTGCATCATTCGCAGGATTTAGATGCCCCATGTATAATATTAATACAAAGGAGGTTAAGATTTTTGATAACTCGAGAATTAAAAAAGGTAATACCTATGGTACTCATGCTAGCTGGCTCATCCATGATCTGTTTTATATTGTACCATCTGGATGGAGAATGATTCTAAAGCTATCAATTACTCCTATTGCCAATCTTAGATCTTATGATCGTATGCAAGTTATTAATTATAATATTTGTAATAGTTTGATTACAAATGATTTTAGAAACAAGTTTACTCATTATCTATCTATCACACAAGATAATGTGGCTGGGCATAAATTATTCAACATCTCTGATGAAGTTAAGAGCTATTATAATGACTTTATTGAATTTAACAAAACCTATAACCTGTAAGGTTAGATTCAAAAAATTGAATCGAAAAGCTCCTGAGCATTCTCATGATATTTAATATATAAGTACTAAGAGCTACAAGCTTTTCTTACAAACTTGGCAATTCTATTACAAGTATGAGTGATTACATCATCAGTAGAACAATAGCATTCTCGTTAGCACACTTGCCGAACTGGTCAATGGATGATGATCGTGCAATGCAAGAATATTCGCAGAATGTTGATAAGAAATACGCAAAGATATATTATGAACTTAAAGATCTTGCTGAAAAAGCAAAAAAGACATATGAGGATTGTTTTGTATTGTCTTTCCTAAAAGATTCAGATAAAGAGATTAGTACAGTGATTCAAAAATATAAACCTATCCACGAAACACTAAATCCTAAAAGTAAAGAATTACAAACTCTTGACAATGATATACGGTTAGCTTTTTGCTGGATGCAACACATTCCGAAGATTCTCAGAGTAACTGATATAATAAAACAGGAAATATCTTTATGTTCAATGGATGATGAAGATGATGCAGTAAGAGCATCAATTTTGTTTTGTTATGCAGTGGCCTTTGTATGTACTCAATCTCCTAAACCTACAACAATAATATGTAGAATGGTTTCTGATTCAGATATCGATAATGATAATGGTAATAAATATTTGCGCCTTTATTATCCTAATTCGCTAAATAAAACAATATATCTATTTATTGATGAATCATTTATCAAAATAATTTATCCAGATGGATCATATCATGAACAAGAATATGCAGAGGATGAAAATATTAAAGAGACATATCTTTCAAGAGCAGAAAGATTAGTATGGAATCTTACTAAAAAAGTTATTAATTAAACTTATTATATTTTGAAGAATATATCTAGCTCTTAGTAAGTAAGATGACCTCATGCCCAGATGATATAATTTGTTCATGTATAGAAAAGCTAGTTCGTCAACCAGAAACAGGGAAAATCCTTGGTTATAAGATAGCAGAAAAGTTAATAAAGGAAGGAGTAAAAGTATGTAATACACGTCATTTAGAATTTTTAAGTTTAGTGAAAGTCAGAGATGAATATAAATATTTTGAATTATTATATGATATTTATAATTCTAAAGATGTATTAAATTTATATGATTTTGTGATTTATGGTAAAAATCCTTTTATTGTAATTCGCACATTAATTGGATTAATAAGATCAGTCTCAGTTTATACTAAAGTTAAGGTCGAGCCAGCCTGTATTTACCCATTGTGCTATCAAATGTTATTCCGCCAAGATAGTTCAGATAGTGCAATTGCTGATAGAATGTATTCCTATTTATCAAGTTTGGGTCAAAACAATAATGATCATCTTTATAGTATGGCTTTTTTCTTAGAGTCATATTATATTGCATGTATTAAAGTTCAAAATCAATTAAATGTTATCAGAGGGCAAATAGCAACATGTAGGAAACAGAAGAAAATAAGTGCATTACAACTTGGCATTGGTTTTATTAAAGATAGATATTTCGCCGGAGGCCATATGACATCTCTTATTTTTGAAACAGATCCAATTAATAGTGCAAAAACTATTTGCGAATATTACGATCCAGCTGGATTATATTCAAGTAATTATATAAATGTTCGTCAAATTGAGAAATTCTTAAAAGGAATTTTTGATGATTCCGTTAGTTATATTAACATGATGGAAAAATTGGCTAACCCTGAGGGAATTCAACAAAGTAGTTATAGGTCTGCCATTGAAACTAAGGATAATAAATTTGATACAGAAATTTGTACAATGTATTGCAATTATTATATTTATAAAAGATTTCAAAATCCTGGAAAGATGGAAGAAACTTATTCAGAAATGTTAAATTATTATAAAGAACATGCACAAGAGGAATTATTCAAATGGATAATCGATATCATCAAATCATGCAAAACAAAAACAGGCAATCTATGGGATGATATAAGAAGGTTAAGATCAACAGAATCATATGGAAGATTATTAGGTAAATATTATGCAGAACTCAGTGGTTATGATGAGGATGAAATAGCAATAAGTAGTAGTATTGATATTATGAAGAAAGCAATAATTGATGCTAGTAAATAATTACTTTTTCTATTAAGAATATTTAATAGAAAAAATATGTAAAGTAATAATAGATGTCATGTTCAGATGATGTAATTTGTTCCTGTATTGAAAAACTAATATATCTTTCAGAAGCTGGAAAAATTATTGGTTATAAAATATCAGAAAAGTTAATTCAAGAAGGAGTAAAAGTATGCAATACGCGTCATTTAGAGTGCTTGCGTATAGTGAAAGTGCGCCAAGAATATAAATATTTTGCAGAAATGTATGCTATATTTAGATCGAGCGAGTTTAGTAATTTTTATGATAATGTTATTGTTGTATTAAATCCTAAAATCGCATTATGTAAATTAATTGGATTAATACGATCAATTGTGATTTATACAAAAGTTAAAGTAAGTCCAGCTTGCATTTATCCACAATGTTATCAAATGTTATTCCGCCAAGATAGTTCAGATGCATCAATTGCCGATCGCATGTATTTTTATTTATCATCATTGGCGAGTTCTGAAAATGAGATCAATAACCATTGTTATAGTATGCTTTATTTCTTAGAGGCATATTATATTGCATGTACATATATTGTTAATAAAATAACTGTTATAAAAGAACAGATAATAACATGTCGTAAACAAAATAAGATAACTGCACTACAATTATCCATTGGATTTATTAAAGATAGAAAGTATACAGGTGGCCATATGGGCTCTCTTATATTTGAGAATGATCCATCTGATAATAAGAAATCAATATGTGAAATTTATGATCCGAGCGGCCTTAATGTAGGAAGTTATATAAATATACCAGAAATTGAAAAATTCTTAAAAGTGATTTTTGGAGATTCAGTGAGTTATGTAAATATGATGGATAAATTAGCGAATCCAGTAGGTGTTCAAAAAAGTAGTAATGCAATTGCTATTGAAACTAATAATACAAAATTTAATCAAGCCTTATGCACAATTTATAGTAATTATTATATTTATAAAAGATTTAAAAATCCTGGAAATATGGAGAAAACATATTTTGAAATGTTGACATATTATAAGGAACATTCGCAAGATGAATTATTCAAATGGATTATAGATATTATACGTTCGTGTAAAACAAAAACAGGAAATTTATGGAACGATGTTCGTAAAACAAGCTCATTTGAAGATGTTATTTATTTATTAAGAGATTATTATGCGGAACTTACTAGATATAATGAGGATGAAATAGCAATAAGTAGTAGTATTGATATTATGAAGAAAAGAATTATGTGATACTACTAACTAACCAGGAATTATTAGCATATTCTAATACTAATTTATTTTTATTGGCGCCTCTTAATTCGATTTTAGACACAGCATCTATTTTTAAAAGATCAATTGTTTCCTTAAAATCAATAGTTTTTGATAATATCTTATTATCAATTTTCCATAATACATAACCAGTCCCATCATTATGAAAAGGTTTGCCAATAATATTTGGCTCAATGTCATCATACCTACATGGCAATAGTATAAATATTGGACGAGTTTTTTTCCCATAATTATTTTTTAATATTTCATTAACATAACCTTTAGTAAACCGCCACAACGCCTCAATAACATTATAACGTTCCTCTGTCATCTGAGAAAATCTCAAATCATGGGTATTAATATCTTTTGGAAGTGTCTGGGATAATAATGACCAATTCATTCTCCTACCAGAATGCATTGTTTCAAGTTCAACTGACAAGATAAGCAGACCTCCGCCACGCTTAATAGTAATAATTATTTGAGTCCCCGGTACATATAAATGTGCCATTGCGGCAACAATTGGAAACTTTCCAAGTGGCTGCACAATAATATTACCCCTAATAACATCATGATCTCCTATTTTAAGAACTTTATCTGATTTTAATAATTTCACTGCATTATCTGTTTCAGTATCAATCAAACTAATATGGGTAGGCAAGAAATCAGTATTGTCATTAGTGCATACTGGATTATTTGTTTCATTTAACATAAGAGGGAAACTAACCAATCCACTCCATGATCCATTATTATTATACAATCTTTCTAAGCAATAGAATACAGATATTGCCATGGCACAATACAATTTGTCATTAACTATCATAACTCCAAATCCAAATACTTGTTTATTTGATAATACTGTGGCAGAATCAAGGGAGCAATATTCGCTGTCTCCGGGGACATCAACTACAATATGATATAATACTGGAGCCGTACTATTACATATTGTAGTTAAGTTACATGAGATTTTATTAGGAGCGATAGGAACATATTTAAAATCATCTGAATAACGATGTATTAATTGTATTTTACCCATATCAATAGCAAGCATTGTACGATCAATCCATGCCTGTTTAATTGTTATTTCATTAATAGCTTTCATAATAAGTTTCGGATGATTTTTTTGAGATGGTTCATAAATACACATGCCAATTTCAGGCAATGATACTTTCCTTTCTAAAAATAATGTATAAACATTATTACATACTCTAAGTTCTTTGGCATTGGCTGCACTCATATTACTACAGATAAAATAGAATCGTGGATCATTCTCACTATTAATCTCCCCTATTAATTGCCAGGTGGTATCTTTTTCTTGCAATGGGTGTTTTAATCTTTGATCAATTAACACTGTATATACCACACATGTTGTATATAATGTAGCATCAGATTCCCCCTCATCAACCTGAGTGATAGTTGCCAATGAAATCGCGTCAGCAATTTTATTTGGTTGATTGTTTGGTTTAGCCATTGTGTGTAATAACATACAAGATATTCTAATATATCCATTATACCATTAAAATTAACCATATCAATTTTTATAAGCCTATTAACATACTCACCATGGATTAAAGTTGAGTTTATCGTCCTGTAAGAGCATGGAGTGCTGTGTATTCATTCCCATGGCTCTATTAGATAATCCTGATAGTGTAAATCCTTTATCAATATTCATTTGGGGATTACATTGACCGAGCCATTCATGGGGAATATTTGTAAATATGGATAAGATAACACCTGCTTTTAATGGATGCTCCCCCATTGTTGAAACTCCCTCAATCGATACTTCAATTCCTTCATCAACCTCTTCAAGCTTAGAGCTCTCGGCAATACCACTGAATAAACAAATGCCATGAGGATTGGTAAAACCATTAATATTACCTCCATATAATTGTTTAGTTCTAACTTCAACATTTGATTGATAATATAAATGTTTCTTATCCATAAATGCAATCTTATCTGGATTAGCATACAAAAAACTTCTTATGATTGCTTCCTCTAAACTTGCACCACCACATACATACATATTAGTTTCCAATGTTAATAGTTTCGGATCAGTATTTGGATAAGCAAGTTCTTTATCTTTTAGAGATCTAGAGGGAAATTGTAAAACTTTACTAATAGCATTTTGTAAAAATTGTAATGATCGCATATACCAAAACATCATATCATCGCCAATATTATTTTGTTTAGCATATTCATCGATAAGAATATGATTTCTTTTATCTTTTAAGAAATCTGCAGAATATTGTGCTGTATAAAACCTATGTTTAGTAGTAGAAAATTTTTCATATGGAGTAATACTATCATCACCATATTTATTCTGAGATTCAATGATTTTCCTCAATGCCTTAGCATCAGATGAACTAAAGTTTTCACTTCTTTTAACATTTACAACAATCACCCCATTTATAGATTTTATATAAGATTTATAACTTAATAATCTTTCATATTCTGTGCGAATTTTTGTTTTTGTATTTCTATTTTGGATAGAATTTTCATTAAGACCATCCCCAAATATCTTATTATATAATGGCTGAATTACATTAGCCATTCTATGAAATGCAAGATGGTCACTACTTGCATGACGATATGAATTAAACAATCCATCAACATTATAATTTCTCATTATTTTACCAGTTTTATTATTAAATTCTTCCTTTAAAGGAGCCCATGCCATTGGATTTGGTCCGGCTGCACTATCACATCTCCTCATCATTGTTAATATTTTTAATATTTCTGGTAAACATTTATATCTGTGTGCATATAATAGTAATAATACATCGCTCATTCCATATTCTAAATTATCATCAGATGTTAGTTCATTTGAAATCATTCGAACAAGAGCCTGAGTTTGTTTTCCTAAATCAGTAATAACAACATTTAAATTATTTAACTGAACAAGGCCAATCTGATTTCCAAAACCAATATCTCTTTCTTCCTCAATAACTGAATAAGAATAAGATCCGAATGATACATCTTTCTTCTCTCCAAGTAAAGTAAGATTTTTATTAATACCCTCAACTGATACTATTCCAAGTTGCGCTAAACGTTTTATTCCATCATCAATTAATTCTGACATAATAACAAATGTATGTACACCATTTAATGATCTTTTTTGTGCTCTAATTCTACGACTATTACTTTGTAAGATTTTTTCAGGAATACCTGCCATATCTCTTATAATAAATGGTTCCTCGGGATGGAAACAATAAAGACGCATTTCATAATCAAATAATATAACTGCGCTGGTATTTGCATTAGTATATTGAGAATCAATAATTCTATTTAGAATTTCTTTTATATTATCAGAATCATTGTGATCACTTATATTGTGTAATACTTCTGTAATATTTTTTTCCCAAACAAATTTATAATTTGCAATAATCATACCCAATTGGATATCTTCTTTTATAAAATCATATACATTGCCATCTCGAAAAATTTGACTTTGTACATCTAGCATCTTTTGATTTATCTTCAGAATTACTGGATCGATCATATTTAATAGTTGTTCCGAAATATCACCACTTGAAATAGCATAACTTGATAAAGCCCCACCATCCTCAAGTTCATTTGGATCATAAAGGAAATATGCCGTACCAGGTGAAACACGTCCAACTCGCCCCTTACGCTGTGTACTATTAAACTTTGAAATTAAAGTTATTTCTGTTTTCTCTGTACGAGTAGTAGGATTATAAGTAACTGAGCGAGCCAACCCAGAATCGATTACATATTTTAGGCTATTAATCGTAATCGATGCTTCTGCAATATTGGTCGCAACTATTACAAATTGGCGATAATTACGTCCTTCTGGTAGATGATTTTTATTTACTAAATCATTTGTATACAGTATTCTCATAGTATCATTACGACTCCATACAATTTTCTTTCTATAATCTTCATTATCAATATGTGTGACAAGATCTCTAATTGGTTCTGCTAAATTTTTAAAATATGGAATAGCAATTGTACCAGATCCAAGACCAGGACTATTATTAATAGCCTCACAGCAATTAGCAATTTCGCGCTGTCCAGGCAAGAATACAATCATATCACTACGATCATTAATTGTTCCAGATGATAAACTAGTGACAATATTAGTAATTTCTTTAATAATATCCTGCATAACAGTATTATCGGTAAGTTTTCTCCCATGCATTACATCAATATGAGGCATGGTTGTAATTGTGTACTGAGTTCCCATAAATGGAGCAGCAATATGAATCAGGCGATCAATATCAATTCTGTCAGATCCTTCTGGGCGAAATGAAAAAGGGTAGCGTAAATTATCATTAATATCTCTAAAAAAACTACGATATCTTTCTTCATCAAATTTAGTAAGAGTTGCACTCATTAAACAAAATCGCAGTTCAGGATTATGATACAAATGTGGGCGCATTTTACTTAAAATAAGATCCATAAATATATTATGCTCATGTGCTTCATCTATCATAAAAACATCATAAAGATTATCTTTAGAAACTTTAACTTTTCCATCTGCACTAACCCTAGTACTCTTCATTAAAAGTGATGTTAATACTTCAGTTATCAGTGATCCATCAGTACAAAATATTAATTGTATTGGGGCGCCAAGTCCAAGTTCACCTCCGCTGTATTTATATCCCACGCCACAATTACTGGTATCTTCCTTATCTTTTGCCACAGTTCCATCTGGATTTATAAACTTATCCGTAATAGGTATTCCCATTTCTTCAGATACTCTGCCAGCATTTCGAGTTGTCAAATCAATACGAGGCTGAGTGCACATCACTCGTGCTCTACTCCTCCCCTCTAATGCACGCAATGCATATAACATTAATTTAGGACCCTGGGTCGTTTTACCAACACCAGTACCTCCAGTAATCATAGAAAATCTACAATTAAGAAATCTATGAAAAAATGAAATTTGGGAAACCCAGTTCATGGCATATGCCGTATACCATGACATTTGTTTTGCTAAAGCCCCAATGTACTTTATGTCATATGGGCGACTATTTACAAAATTATAAGCAGATGTATAACTTTTTAATTTATTTTTATGTAAAGGTCCTTTAGAATCAACTAATTGTCCTCTTAACCATTCAGGGCGTTTTTCTTCAGAACCATGATAATCATCCTGATTTGTTAAACTTGCAATTGGGCAAAATGCCGTAAGTGTGCCTCGCTTAATTAATGTTTGAATTACAATATGTGGAAAAATAAGTGTCATTGAATTAATAACAAATGAATGAAAATTCTTAATATGTAAATTCATATCATATATTTTACTAGAATCAAAATAAATTAAACGATGATAACGTTTTAAAGTCAACCATTCAACCTCTTGATTATTATTTTCATTTAAAATATTATGTCTTCCAAATAATTTTCTAATTGCAGACTGGTGAAAATTAGCACTTTTGCCCGCAACACTATCTTGAACAACAAATGCATCCCATGTTGTTGGCAAAGGAACAAACTTGTTAGTTTTAGCATCTGTGTAATTCACTATAAGTTTTGCCCAATTATAAACATTTTTTATAGTAAGATTATACGTGCCTGTATCATCAGCTATAATCAAAAGACATCCGCTACGTTTCATTGTTTCGCGCATAACATCCAATGCACCCTTTTTTTTCTTATCATCATATGTTCTAAATAGATCAATCTCATCTGCAGTAGTTGCTCTCATATCTCGCTTGGCAAAATCAACTTTAATTGGCCTATTGCCCTCAAATAATATTAAACCATACCACCCCATTCTTAATTCTTGAATTGCCTTAAATAGTACTAAATACCATGCCATTGGCGGCAATGATCTTATAGCCTTAATTAAGAATTCAACCTCATTTTTATATTTTCCGATATCAATATGCCAATCTAATGTACCATGAAATTCTTGGGCATTTTCTATTTCCGTGCCATCTATAATTTGTTTCCTAGCTTGAATAATATTAAAATTAAAAGGAGTTCCTTCTAATGAGGTTCCTCTTAATAGCATCTCCATATTTTCCTTTGCAGAAATAGCAACAACTCTAAACATACGAGCCAATGTTTTATAAGAAATATTAGCTACTCCTGATTGAACAATTGTCGAACGCTCTTTTGTAAGATTTGTTAATAATCCTTCCCATGCTTCTGTAAAATTTCTCTTATGAGTATCTGTTATTTCATTCCATTTTAGTTCATCATAAATAGTATCCAGTGGCAACAATCTATCCCATATTAATAAACTAACAGTTGGTAGACCAATTTCATTTTCAAAATTATAATCATAAATTAACATTTTATGTGACAAAACATTAGCAAATAGATCTGTTGAGACTACACTCCACATATCTCTAATACCAATAGCTCCAGCCGGTGTCGCATTTACATAATTATCAATTGCTTTCTGACGCTCATCCTCAGTATGTATAAGTGGTTTAGTATGATAATATGCATCTATAGTTTTTTGAAATACATTTGATTTTTGATATTCATCTAGAGTTATTGGGATTATATCCACCCAGTTTGGATGTAATTTATGAGATACTGTATAAATAGTTTGCAATAAGATTTTGAAATTACTCTTAAAATATTTAACATCCCATAATCTTTCCTCATGAAATTCTCCACTATTCGAGCGATGACATCTATCCCATTGTGCTCTAGTATATTGGGGCTTAAATAGCATATTTAGTGATGTAATTTTCTGTAAATCTTCTTCTGCAACTCTGGGCAATAATAGGTTTATAATTGCCATACTATCACGATTCTTTGTAGCAGTAAGCTGGTGGCGGAGATCTAGTTCATTTACTCCAAAAGCTGTTTGTACAGTGTTAATAACTTGTATGGCATGCTCCTGTAATAGACGCTGGTCCCCAGAATTTAGATTTGGTATTAATCTTCGAATCGCGTCATCAAATATTTGTTGCATGATAGCATAACCTCTAGGACGCTAATAATTTCACCTAAACATACAATAGATGCCAGAGTTTTCTAGTATAATTAAACAAATCATGGGAGATGTATACTTATTTTGGCTTATTATTGGATTAGCATCTATGGTTCTATATTCCATGGCTGATAGTAATGATAATTATGCTCCACTGAGAAGGAGACGGGTTGAAAATAGTAGTATGATACAGGCCCCTCCTCAATTGATAAATGTAAATGAACAAGCACAAACACCCACAATTCCTATTAGTGGTCATTTATCAAGTCATTCTGCACCCATTATACCTGGAAAATACAGCTGTTCTCGCAATACAATTACTGATACCGGCTTATAAATTTCATTTAAAATTGATACAGATATTGCTAATCAATACCCTATTTATAATAACAACCTACTAATCTTAATGACGAATCCTGAATCTTATGATCCATATGATCAACAAATTGCCGATCTACTTGAGGGCAATATTTCGATTGATAAGATTGGGGGCTTATTACCAGAAACTAATAGACTATTACGAGAATTTCAAAAATCTCATGTTATGTCCATGCTCCATATATTGCGCACAGCTCCTTTAAGAGAAAGTACATGTGTTGCTGATATCACTCCATGCGGCTATGGCAAAACACCATGTGGGGTTGCAGTTGTTAGTGAACTGCAAGTAGACAATGGTAATTTAGGAGCAATTGTGGTATGTCCATTATCAGTTCTACCTAAGTGGAGAGAATGGGCTTGTAGAATGAATGTCAATGTAGTTCTTGTTAATTATGAGACTCTTAAATTAGGAAAAGTGTATGGTCAAACTAAAACAACAACTAATAAAAAAAAGAGAGTAACATCAAATTTCATGATTCCAATTCGCAATAGCAATGGCGATATAGTAGATTTTGAATGGCGAGTTCCTAAAGATATGGTAATTATATTTGATGAGGCACATGTATGTTCAAATCAAAATAGTCTTAATGGAAAACTAATGTTAGCAGCTCGCGGGAAAGCAAGAATATTATTATTATCAGCAACACTGGCACATAATGAATCTCATTTTGCAGTATTTGGATACATGTTAGGCTGTTATAGCAGTATTAGTGCAGGGAGATCATGGATAGCAAATTATGTAAAATCAAAAGGTGGATTATTTAATGCACTGGTGCCAAAATATGCTGCGAGTATGATTCTTGGAAAGAATGATACAATGTTTGAATCGACTATTGATGTTGATACATATGGTTTGCCTAAGAAGATATTAAATAGAATTGAGGAATTATGGTCCTTTTGTGCGAAAAGTAATAATATGGAGCGCCAGCATAAAATTAAGTGTATTATAGAACATTATTTATCATTAGCCATTGAAGACAAGGTCAAGCAATGTGTTAAATCTGGGGGTTCGGTTATTATCTATCTTAATTATCGAAAGAGTGTAGCATTTATGGCAGATCTTCTTAAAACAACATGCATTATAGAAGGTGGTCAGGATGACGAGGTTCGTGCTCGAAATATCAGAAGATTCCAAGAAGATAAAGAACATGTAATTGTTTGTAACACAGCTGCCGGAGGAGTGGGTATCGATTTGGACGATCGCAATGGAAAAAGAAAAAGAAGCTTATTCTTACGCCCTGGCAATAGTGCAAAAAATATTAAACAGGCCCTAGAAAGACCTAATCGATTAACAGCGAAAAGTAAATCTCATCGATTTATTATGTTTGTAGATACACCATTTGAGAGGCTGTGGCGCGATAGAATTGCTAGTCAAATAGCATTCCTAGATAGACTAAATGATAGTAGCATCTCTCCATTAGCGCTAAAACTTGATGCAAAACTTAGATAAAAATAATCTCGCATGGATCTTTATTATGCTATGTAAATGTATTACCTGGGCATGTAACTGGAGATTATCTTTGCTCCAAATTCTGAAATTTGCATTAGTTATCTTTTGTACATATGGTATTCTTTTAACAATTATCCCGAACATGGCCGAATGTGCCAACATTGATTGTATTGCAATGCCAGATAGTAAGATTGACATGTTTATAATGCTCGCAACATCAGTTGTTGTGATTTTGGTATATTACAATGTACACGATGAATATAGTCTTAGTACAAAATCTGATATGATGGTGTTACTACTCATTATGATTATGGCATCGGCATTTATGGGAGTTAAAAATATTGGTATTTATTCAATGGTGATGTTTCCATTATTGTACATTTATGCAAAATTTTCAGATATCAATTACCATCTACTACCACCTGGTGAAAGAGGTGATGGCGATGATAGTGATTAAATATTGATTTTTTATTCCATTTAGGAATAAAAAGTTTAAAGAATCTTGCAATATCTCTATTAATATTTTGTAAAAATGATTTCATCTGTTAAATCATTTGTCTTTTCAATAGCAGGTAAATCATTATCACGATGCAACTTACCATTTACATACCAATATTTTCCACCATTTGTGTAATCAATGTCAAGCAGAATACTACCATTATCATATTCTTTTTTACTCATATATCAGGATTTAGTTCCAACTAAACATTCGACAGCAGCCAAACCATCTTCGCGATGATATTCTCCATTTATATACCATTCTTTGCCCTCATAAGTTCTTTCAATAGCTGGTAAATCATTATCGCGATGACACTTTCCATTTACATACCACCATTTGCCCCCATTTTTATTTTCAATAGCATACAAACCATTATTTCTATGTAATTCTCCATTTACAAACCAAGATTTATCTCCATTTACAAACCAAGATTTATCTCCATTTACAAACCAAGATTTATCTCCATTTACAAACCAAGATTTATCTCCATTACCAAATTCAATAGCAGGTAAATCATTATCACGATGCAATTTACCATTAACATACCATCTTTTATCTCCGGTTGCATATGCAATTATATGTAAATCATCATCTTGTTGTTTTTTTCTCATTTTTATACCATTCTTTATCCCCAAGAAAACATTCAACAGCAGGTAAACCATTATCACGATGCAGTTCTCCTTTTTCATTATATCATCTTTCCGTTCCACAAATATTATTTTTAAATGCCATTTTGTTAAGAATAATTCCTGTGTACTTTTTATTTAGTCTTATATTTATAATTAAACAACTTTACATATCAATTTTTTTACATACTCATAAAATAACTTACCATTTGATGATAATCCTGCCCACCAAGAAAGTTTCCTTTCATCGGCATACATAATAGTTCTCCATGAATCCACCTAAGTCTCATTAATCTCCTCATTTTAATCTTTTTCAAACAATATCTACCAAATCTTGTTATTGTTAGATAATAATCGCATAATTGATTATATGAATATTCTTCATCATATTTATACCAATCGGCAAATCCATTAACATATTCGATAGCAGGTAAATAATCTTCTCGATGACGTAATCCATTAATGAACCATTCTTTATCACCATTTGCATTTTCAATCGCTGGCAAATCATTATCTCTATGCAGTTCTCCATTTACATTATACCATGATGTAGTTCCATTATTATCGATACTACTAGTCATTTTATTTAGAATTGTAAGAGTATATATTATTAGTTTATTATAATTAAATAATAAAAAATTAAATACAATAACGCGTAAAATAACTTACCATTTTATGATAATCCTGTCCACCAGGATAATGACCTTTCGCTGGTGTACACAACAGTTCGCCATGAATCCATCTTATTTTCCTTAATTGTCTCATTCTAATTTTCTTCAGACTATATCTACCAAATCTTGATAAGATTTTGTAATAATTACATATTTGTTCATATATACATTCTTTTCCATATATGTACCATATTTTATCACCATCAGAATATTTTACAGCCGGAAAACCTCCGAGACGATGCTGCTTTCCATTTATCCACCATTCTTCATCGCCCTGTTTAGTTATTAAAGCTGGTTAATCACTGTCGCGATGTATTATGCCATTTACCCACCATTCTTTATCTCCATTTGAATTTTCTATGGCAGGTAAATCATTATCGCGATGTAGTTTTCCATTTATCCGCCACTCTTTATCACCATTTGCAAATTCAATTGCAGGTAAATCATTATCACGATGTAGTTCTCCATTTACATGCCATCTCTTATCACCATTTTCGTCAATCGTGCACATGTTTGTTATGAATGTGTTATTAGTACTAAAAATATTAATGATATATTGGATAACTAAATATTTAACATATCAATTTTTTACATACTCATAAAATAACTTACCATTTTATGATAATCCCGGCCACCCGGATAACTACCTTTGGATGGCATACATAACAGTTCTCCATGGATCCACCTAAGCCTTCTTAGTTTTCTCATTCTTATCTTCCTCAAACAATATCTACCAAATCCTTTTAAGATTTTGTAATAATTACATGCTTGTTCATATGTGCATTCTTTACCATAAATGTACCAATATTTACTTCCATCTATATATTCAACTGCTGGTAAACCTCCAAGACGATGACATTTTCCATTTACATACCATTTGTTACATAAATTTCCGAATATTGCGGCAGGCAAACCATTATCGCGATGTAACTTTCCATTTACAAACCATTCTTTATATCCGTATGTACTTTCGGTCGCAGGTAAATCATTGTCACGATGACGTTCTCCATTTACATACCATGCTTTATTACCATTTATATCTTCAATCGCGGGTAAGTCATTATCGCGATGACATTCTCCTTTTGCATTAAACCATCTTTTATTTCCATAACAATCAATTCTATTAGTCATCTTGTTTTTTAATGCACCTTATTGTATACTATTAGTTTAATCTTAGACTTGCAATTAGACGAACAATTTGTTACAGACTTATAATTTATTAAAATAATTTAATAAATAGTAATATTTTACAAAGCACCCGGGTGTTGTTTGTTTACAAATGCTTGTAAAGCCTCCACACTTCTTCCATTAGTCATTTCTTCAATCACTCTTTTGCCATTCTTAACATGGAATAATTTAACAGTTGGGAAACTAGTAACTCCAGCACGATTACATAATTCTTTATTAGCAGTATATTCAACTTTCTTAACACGTAATTTAGGATTATTCTTTTGCATTGCCTGGAATTTGTCCCATTGTGGCATAAATTGTTTACATGCTCCACAATCCTCCCAATGATATAATAAAATAAGTGGGATATCATCATCTGATAATTTACCAGATTCAATATTCTCATCTTTTTCTTGTTCACTATCGCCAGTAAATGGTATATCTCTCTCAGCGATATCACCAATCATTTGATGCATTGCATCCTCGACACTCGAAATCATAACTAATGCTGAACTGCAAATAGTAGCAGCATTGCTTAAATTTACTAAATCCTGAACCTTTTGGTCCACAGAATCCGCAAGATTTCTTGTATAATCATAGTGGCTAATTAGCATTTTAGCATGTTCAACTCGCATGGCTGCAATAGAAACTGACATCTTATCGGCATCTCTATTTTCGATTAATTTACCACATTTTCGGTAAAGTTGTGATAGATTTTCTAGCGAGGAAAGAATGTTAGTATACTCCTCTGAAACTTTGACTATTTCGCCATTTTTTTGTTTCTTTTGACTATCCATTGCTGATATATGGTTAGGCATATAATTTCTACCATTCTAACATGCCACTAATATGTCAAAAAAACCAAGTGAATGTATTGGACCATGTTATCCTAAAAACACACAAGTATTACATCCAATTACTCTCTTTTACGTAACAGATACACAGAATCCATTTTGTACTATCAGGCCCAAGCCCATCCCTGCAGGAATGGGTAAACGTCGTTTTACAGCTATATGTGAAGAGGCAACTGTTAATGTAGAAGATATGCCAGATTCAATGTATTCCCTACCACAACTTGGATTAAATCCAACTAACTTTTTGGAACTATACAAGATATATAGCTATGAAGACAGCAGCACATGGTATCATAATTTAGTAGCAAATGAACCAGAATGGGCAACTGTGCGCAGAGTATTTGACTCAGTTATGGCTATATATGGCATAGATAAATTGCCCCACATCGATGATGAAAGTTCAGAAGTTTTATCCGAAATATTAATCAGATATTGGGCATCAAAATGGTCAAAACGTTATGAAATCGGTCATGACAAGATATTGCGCTTATTTACACCAGATACCATGCGAAATATAGTAGCATCATATTCAAAGGCTGCACTCGACAGATGGAAAGATATACCCTCTCATATGGATCTCCTACAATCAACATGTGCTCAAATATTAGAAGAAAAGAAAGCAAGAATCTAACAAATATATGAAAAATAGCGGATGATATGATATAGAACATGTCACTCGGCGATGCAGTTAGAGCAGCTCAAAAACCAATTGTTGATGCACTAGAATCTCCATTTCGATTGGGTCATTCGATTGAATATGAGGATTTGGAGGCAGATCCAGACATGAGAAATAGGATTGTTAGATGGTATTATACTCGTCTGAAAAATGAATGGTTATATCAAGATTCTAAATTTAGGAGTCTGGCTCGCTATTTTATTATTAAAGATGGGAAACCTGTTCTTGTTTCTAGTTCAGAAGAATATAAGGATAAATCTTTTAAGAATCCTGATGAACCTGAAAAGAACACACTCCTTAAACTTGATCTCATTCGAAAACATTTAATTAATAAAAGACGTATTGCTCGTGTTCTTGAAAAATATGCATCAAAGACTGAAACAAAGTGGTGGGATCTGGAAGATGCAGTAGATAATGTGAAGATTGTTCTTTACAAAGAATTGCGCCGCAAAATTTTAGAATCAATTGATGCTAAGATTAGTCTAGAATCTGTGAAAACAAAGAAACCTCCTAGTGTTATTGAGGACGAGGCCTCAGGTGAAATTTAATAATGTATAAAAATTGAAACATTAATTATGGAAGTTATCTAGATAACAAAGATTATCATAAAATATTATATTATTTTATGAGTATGTGAAAAATTGAATTGTAAATTCTATAAGGTATCATAAATAGTATATTAATAGTACAATATCGAGAAATATTCTACTCCAACAAAATGACAATGCGAACTGATCTTAATGGAAATAAATTTTGGTTTGTTAATGGAAAGCGTCATCGAGATGATGATTTACCAGCTATTGAATATTCAGATGGAAGTAAAGAATGGAATATGTCATCGCAATAATGGCTTACCTGCTTTTGAAGATTTTAATGGTGCTAAATATTGGTATGTAAATGGAGAATTTTACCGTCTTGGCGGTTTACCTGCCATAGAATATGCAGATGGAAGTAAATCTTGGTACATCTATAACAATAACAATAAATATACATATAATAAAGTAATAAGTTTTTACAAAATCTTAAAAGGATTTGGTAGATATTGTTTGAAAAAAATAAGAATGAGAAGACTGAAAAAACTTAGGTGGATCCGTGAAGAACTATTGTGTATGCCAGCAAAAGGAAGTTACCCAGGTGGCCAAGATTATCATCAGATGGTAAGTTATTTTATGAGTATGTAAAAAATTGATTGTTATATTGCTTGATCACAATTATCAAATTAAGCTAATAATATACAAGAAAGTACATTCAAATACACTCTTGCAATTCTGAATAAAAATAAAATGATGACGCGAACTGATTTTCATGGAAATAAATTCTGGTATTTAAATGGAAAACAACACAGAGATGACGGATTGCCGTCTGCAGAATATGCAGATGGTAGTAAATATTGGTATGTAAATGGAAAACTGCATCGTGATAATAATTTACCAGCCATTGAATATGAAGATGGAAGTAAGGAATGGTGTGTAAATGGAAAATTACATCGTGATAATAATTTACCTGCTATTGAAAATATATTTTGTAAAGAATGGTATGTAAATGATGAGCGTCATCGTCTTGGAGGTTTACCAGCTATTGAAAATACAGATGGAAGTAAGGAATGGTGGATTTATGGAGAATATTATTCTTATGTGCAAGTATGTAATTCTTACAAAACCCTAACAAGATTTGGTAGATATTGCCTCAAGAAAATCAGAATGAGGAGATTAAGAAGACTAAGATGGATCCATGGAGAATTGTTATGTATGCCAATAAAAGGCAATTATCCCGGTGGCCAAGATTATCATAAGATGGTAAGTTATTTTATGAATATGTAAAAATTGATTGTTATACTGTTTAGTTATTCTAATGTAAGAGTAAATTAATAACACATAATAAGTACACTCTTGCCAATCAAATATGACAATGAAAACAGATAATTATGGTAATAAAAGATGGTATAATGCAAATGGAGAATACCATCGCGATAATGATTTACCTGCTATTGAAAATGCAGATGGAGATAATGAATGGTATGTAAATGGAAAAAGACATCGTGACAATGATTTACCTGCTAGAGAAGATTCAAATGGGGATAAATGGTGGTATGTAAATGGAAAATGTTACCGCGATAATGGTTTACCTGCCATAGAAGCTGCAAGTGGAAATAAATATTGGCTTATTAATAGAATATTTCATCGTCTAAATGGCTTACCTGCAGTTGAAGATACAGATGGATATAATGAATGGTGGATTTATGGAAAAGAATATACATATGAAGAAGTAATTAGTTATTACAAAATCTTAACAAGATTTGGTAGATATTGTTTAAGGAAGATTAGAATGAGAAAACTAAGAAGATTAAGGTGGATTCATGGAGAACTGTTATGTATGCCAGTAAAAGGCAATTATCCGGGTGGCCAAGATTATCATCAAATGGTAAGTTATTTTATGAGTATGTAAAAATGTCCTCATTTAAATAACTATCAAATACTAAAATAGATAGTATGGCAGAGCAAATAATACAAGCCAAACCATTAATATTAATTGATTTAGATGATACATTGATAGTTCCAAATTGCGTACCGCGCCTCCATAATGGTTCAATTGATGCACTTAATAATTTAAAAGATTATGGATACAGATTAATTTTGTTTAGTCATAATACAGATGCCGAATGGATATGTAAAATAGCTGGCATTTATGATTACTTTGAATATTTTGCACACGGATGCTATGATCAAAATAAGAAATGGAATTTAGAACAAGTATGTAAGAATTATCCAGATATTCCAGTATCTAATATGATCTTATTTGATGATATGACCAGTCTAATTGAAACATTCAGATCATTTGGCGGCAAGGCATGTCTTGTATATCATCGCAAAGGTTTGCAGATAAATCATCTTATTCAAATGAACTTAATTCCATGCCATGAAGTTTTCGGTTACAGTTTACTACATACAGATTAAATTCCACTATTTAATATTTATTTTATAATATTAAATTTAATTGAACTTACTGTAGTAATATGACTAGGATTATTATTTAATGGTGGAAGTTGTCTTTTCTGTTTTACAAAATAAAAATCTGCTAATTTATTATAATCGTGTTTTGTTAATACAGTTGCTGGATTAGGATTAACAACTTGTTCTTTTTGTAATTCATAATTTATAATCTCCAATTTATTTAATTGTTTCTTTTTGAATGTATTTAATAAAATACTAAATTCATGATGTTTAAGATTTTGTAAAGAAGTGCGAATATCCATTTTATGTAATCTTTATTATAGATTTATTATAAAGTTATAATTATCATATCAATTTTTTATTAACTAATATTGTTTTGTTAATCAAGGAAGTTCATCTGAAGTAAGCTCTTGAAAATCGCTATCTGCTAATATTGGCAAAGATGGATATTTGAAGCGCTGTTGGATTAATCTATCTAATTCTCGATCGGCTAATTCTAATTCTTTCTCAACACTATTCTTATTTTGTTTTTTACTTGAAAACTTAATCTTTATTTTTTTTGGACTTGATTTTGTCTTTTGTAGTTTAATTTGAGAAACAGAATGGATTCTGTCATTATGTTTAGAAGACATGTCTGGATTAAATAAATCATCCAGAATTGAAATTCCATAATTTGGGCCGAAACATCTCACAATAACTGCGCGTATAATAAATACTGGTAAATAAAAGATACTTAATAGAATTAATAACATGTTTACTTTCATTTCACTATAATAGTATATTTAAAAAATTATTTGCCCCTATAAATTAGTTCAACAATACTTAAACCATAAATACTATTAGTATTTAATGTAATATTACAAATCTACAAAATGTCACTGATCGTTGAATATATCAAATTAAGCAAAATGCATAAGGAAAAGTCAGGACCGATGACAATTGTGTTAATGCAGGTTGGAAAGTTTTTTGAGATATATGCTTTAGAAGATGATAGAACTGCATTGATGGAAGTATGCAATATATTAAATATGACGCTAGTGCGCCGTGATGGAAAATCTGGAAAGAATGCAGATGTCTCTGTAAAAAATCCATTATTCTGTGGATTTCCTGAGATATCTCTCCAAAAGAATATTAGGAAATTAGTTGAGTGCTCATATACTGTGGTTGTTTACCACCAAACCGGTAATAATGAATCAACTGGAAAACAAAATAGAGAATTACTTGGAATTTATAGTCCAGGAACTTTTGTTAATGATGAAGCATCATCTACTCAAGATGGAACAACGATGGTTGGTGTTTATATTGAGAATTTTGAACAATTAAATGGTAAAACTCTATGTGCCATGGGATTCTGTTCAATTGATCTTGTCACTGGACGAGTGCTGGTACATGAAGTACACGGTAAGGCAGATGAACCAAATTTACCATTCGATGAGCTTGTACAACTTGCACAGAGAGTATCTCCAAGGGAGGTTGTAATTCGAGCAGTCGGCGATTCATATAAGAATGCCGCCAGTTGTTTTGAACTTGATGCTAATTTAATCCATGATAGAAAGGAGGTGCCGAAAGATTATGATAGATTAGCATTTCAAAATGAATTACTTGAAAGAGTATTTGGAAAGAGATCTCTAAGTCCCATTGAAGAACTTGGCTTAGAACGATCTCCATTCATGGTTAAGGCACTTGTACTTATACTTGAGTGGGCATGGGATCATGTAAATACACAGATGAAAGGTCTTAGAGATCCAGAGAGAGTTGAGCCTAATAGGTTAGTACTTGGAAATAGTGCAATCTATCAATTAAATGTATTGGAGAATACAATGTTAGAGGGTAATCAGAGAAAAGGTATTAGATCTTTATTTGATGTAGTTAATTCTGCAACTACTGTGATTGGGAGACGATATCTAAAACGTCAATTAACTAGTCCTTTAATAGATCCAGAAGCAATTAAGGCTAGATTAAATAGTGTTGAAAAATTAGTAAAGGATACTGATCTTTGCAAGAATATTGGTATGGCTCTTACAGGAGTAATGGATATTGAAAGATTACATCGCAGAATGGTTGTTGGTAGTTTAGGTCCGAATGAATTTCTTGCATTGCATAATAGTTATGAAAGTTTACTCTCAATGAATAAATGGGTAAAGGAAATAAAGGATGTTGATTCATCTTGGCTATCTGATCTCAAAAAGATTGTTGTACAATATAAAACTAATATTAGAATGGATCGAATCAGAAATGGTTGGAATCTAACAGATATTAGGGAGAATTTATTTGCTCATGGTGTTGATACAAAACTAGATGATATGGATACGGAGTTAGATGAACATGTATCTTTTATGACTAAAACAATTAAGGTATTTTCTGATCTCCTAGATTGTAAATTAGAATTAGTTAATACAGATCGAGATGGTTATCTTATCAGAACTACTACATTGAGAGGAAAGGCATTAGTAAAATTGTTAGAAAAGAAGAGTGTTACTATTGATGGAGTAACAATAAATAAGGTTGAGATTAAGGCTGTCGGTACTGCATGTCGTATATTATTTCCGGAGTTTACTAAACATGGTGAATCCAGAAGGAAGATCGAGACTCAATTATCACAGAGAATGCGTAAATTATGGACACGCGTTATGTTAAGAATATATAATCGTTGGGAAAGTGTTCTTATAAGAACTGTTGAGGGTGCAAGTCATATTGATTTTTTAGTGTCATGTTCCAAGACAGCAATAAATAACAATTATTGTAGACCAGATATTATTGATGCAAGTAAGGATGGCCATTCGATGGTAAGTTGTAAACAAATGAGACATCCAATTATTGAACAATTGATTGAATCGACATATGTTCCTCATGATATTTCTCTTAGTGCAGAGGGGATATTATTATATGGATCTAATGCATCTGGTAAATCAACCTTATCAAAATGTTTGGGATTGTTAACTATTATGGCACAATGTGGCATGTTTGTTCCTGCAAAAAGTATGAAGATTATTCCTTATCGATATTTATTTGCCAGAATTACTGGAAATGATAATATTTTAAGAGGTCTCTCATCTTTTGCAGTGGAGATGTTAGAATTAAAGGCGATGTTAAAGAATGCTGGATCTAATAGTCTATTTGTTGGGGATGAATTGTGTAGAGGCACAGAAAGTATGAGTGGTACGGCAATTGTGGCCGCAGCAGTAGAACAATTGGCAAAGAGTAAAACAACATTTATTTTTGCAACTCATTTGCACGATCTACCATCAATTCCTGAAATTCAATCATTAAAGAATGTTAAGGTGTTCCATATTCATAGCACATATGATAAGGAAACAGAGAGAATTACATATGAAAGAGATCTCCGTCCTGGTCAAGGAGATACAATTTATGGTCTTAATGTTGCTTGCTCGATGCTTAAGAATACAGATTTTATGAATCGTGCAAATCATTTTGCAAAACATCTTACTGGTGAAAAGGGTGAACTTGTTGATAAAAGACAGAGCAAGTGGAATGCTGATATATATCTTACAGAATGTACAATTTGTAATTCGAAAAATGAATTAAATGTGCATCATATCCGCCATCGATCAAAATGTGTTGATAAATTTTCTGATCATATTCGCCAAGATTCTAAAGGAAATTTGGTTGTATTATGTAGAGCATGTCATGAGAAAGTACATGCAGGAGCAATTGAAGTATCTGCATGGGTGGATACATCATTAGGCAGAGAACTTAAATGGCATCATACTGTTAAGAAGGAAACAGAGAAAGCAATCTTAAAAATGCGCTTAAATTATGATGAGGGAGATTGGAAGAAAGGATGGGCTCATTCAGCGGCAACAAAAGAACTGGCTAAAATTGGACATATTGTAACTACTGATCAAGTAAGAGAAGGTTGGTGTAATGAGAAGAACAGTAGCAAGAAATGCCACGCGTAAATAAATATTAATAGTTATATGTAAATTTAAATTTACATATTCATAAAATAACTTACCATCTGATGATAATCTTGACCGCCAGGATAACTACCTTTAGGGGGCATACATAATAGTTCGCTATGGATCCATCTTACTTGTCTTAATTTCCTCATTCTGATTTTCTTAAGACAATATCTACCAAAGTTTTTTAATATTTTGTAAAAACTAATTATTTGTTTATATGTGTATTCTCGATAATAAATCCACCATTCCTTATATCCATCTATTATATTTTCAATTGCAGGCAATCCATTAGCACGATGTAGTTTTCCATATTCATACCAGTATTTATTATCATTATCATTGGAAAATATCACAGCAGGCAATCCATTATCACGATGATAAAATTTCCATTTACATACCAGTGTTTATCACCATTTGCTCTTTCAATAGCAGGTAGATTATTATCGCGATGTCTTTTTCCATTTACATACCAACATTTATCCCCAAACACAAATTCAACTGCAGGCAAATCATTATCTCGATGTAATTCTTTATTTTCATTATACCATCTTTTAGTTAAAAATTTATCAATTTCCATTGTCATTTTTGTTTTGGATAGAGAGTGCACCCGCTTGTATTATTAATTTAGTATTATTAATAAGGTTTATTTAAGTAAAATACAATTCAATTTTTTATATACTCATAAAATAACTTACAATTTTATGATAATATTGGTTACCTGGACAACTACCTCTTTTCAATCTCTTATTCAAAGAGCATTTACTTGCTGATAGATAGTTCGTAAACTTCTACTCACAATCCTATTCATAGGACGATATGCTTTTGCGATTTGTGGATAATATCTAAAATGCTTGCAGTACATTGCCGCTGATGGCATATATTGTACTTTCTGTTTTTTATATAGTGCCATTTTATTAACTTATACTTATATAATTATATCTCTATAGATTTATTTACTGTAGTTGTATTATTTAAATATTTATTTAGTATACTTTCTGCAATTAATTGATTTATTCCTCTACGAGAAAGATCTACTGCCTTATCAGTTACATTTACTACACGAAATGCACATATCGATCCAATAGGAGAATGTTTAATAATAGATGATGTTTTCCTCTGAGACATTTCCTGAATTGAAACAAATGCAATTCTATTATCGTATTCCAATAAAATCACAAATAATCCAACTTCTGTGATTTGTTCAACCTTTGCAACAACAATTGTATCACGACATAATGCATTGCTCATATTTGATATATTAAGTATATTGATCTACAATTCTGTAGATCAATTTATTCTATTAAATTATTTATAAGTCTCGTGTATCATCCTCACTTTGACTTGAATCACTGTTACCAGATGCATCATCTGAACTTTCTTTTGATACCTGCTCCTCATCGGTAGGATACGATGTTTCACTATCACTATTACTATCATCATCAGTAATATTATTTTCAATATTGAATTTTCTCAGTCTCTTCCTCTCAGCAATAGTATCAACATGATTAATATTAATAATTACCAATGAACGATCGCATGCAGCAATTTCTGTACAATCATATCTCGCATCACAGCCTTCAAAATGACGATCGAGTAGCAAACAGAAATCTTCTAAATATTCTTCAAGGCCCGTATTATCACAATTTCTGTAATCAATAGTATTAGTTAATGAAATATCGCTAAGTGGCTTTTCTTCAGAACGGCGATGAATTCCCCATGTATTATCATCAATATCGACTCCTCCACCAATCCATTGATAACGTGCCAATAAGTAGATCGCTTTCTCAATAACTGCATCATCATTAAATGGTAGTTTCACTGCCGGTTCTAGATAACGTAATTCGTAGCTCAGCAGAATATTATCGATCTGTCTTTTATTTAGTAATTTCATAGCAAATTTAGAACGATCCTCCTCACTTGATTTATCAAGTTTCTCAAATAATGCAGGAGTAGGTTCCTCCGGATGATCATCGATTTCTTGTTCATTTCTGAATAACTCATCTAATCCCAATGGGTATGTTTTCAGTATATTGATCTCGCGCAATCTTTCATTGACAACTTTTAACTCATCAATAGTACGCTGTTCTCTCTCATTAATGCGCTGCCACACAGTTTTTTGTACATTACTAGAAACAATAGTATTGTTATTATCTAATGATAAATTATCCATGTACCGAGATAGTAGGCGTGGCGAAAATCTCCCTGCGAATGGATTCGCAGATGAAACAAGAGGACTATTTAGAATCCTCTGAGAATCATTATTAATTGATTTATTTTCACTGGCAGCTTGAGCCTGTGGATTACCAATATAATTAGAAAGTGCCTCAGAAATTGAAGTTTTTACATCCAGTTGCTTTGGACTATCCCCCCCTGTATATGGAGATGACCATAAGCCACTCCCCTCCTGAAGCTGAAGACTGGATCCATTAACTTGTTCTTGCTGTGACATTTATTAGATTTGATACTTGTTTTGATATAAAACCACCGGTTAATTAACAATTGCATCAATTTTTTAAACTCAATTACATAAAAACAATACTTAACAGACCAAGTAAAACTACGCGATGATCCTGCATATTTGAATGATGTGCGCGATAAAGTAATAGATGAATTCGGAGGATATTTAGGTATAACTTTTGAAGGAACTATTCAAAATTATTTAAATATAAATCATAATGAAATTGTCCAGATTCCAATAATAATAGTAGAATTGTATCCAAATGATAATAACTTTAATATTATTAAACATACAAATATAAAAACTCTCAATGCTAATTCAATCGAAAGATTAAATAGTGTAAATAATCCATCATTTTGCCTATATTACAGAGTATTTGAAAAGTTAATAGAACACTAATTATAAAAAAGCCTAAACTATTATAACATATTTATTTTAAACAACTAAATATGACGAATATACAAAATGAATCTGTAAAACTTGAAGATAGCCATTTGCGAATCGCAGTCGGCGGTAATGTTAATTCAAGTAAATCCAGTAGCGTGGGTGTATTAATGACAGGAGATTTAGATGATGGTGATGGTAGTGCAAGAAGAAATGTCTTAAAACTTCCCCATGAAAAATTAACTGGGCGTAGTTCATCTGTCAGTTATAATTACATTAAACATCCAATGCCAGATGGCTCAAGACGCATTGTCACAATGGTAGATTTATGTGGCCATTTAGCTTACATTCGCACCACATTATATGGTATAACAGCTCATCGAATTGATTATGGAATGGTTGTGGCAGGTTCAAACATGGGTATTAATCGATTAGAGGGTGGCAGTTATGCAAATTCTATTACGTCTGAACACATTAATGTTTTACATCAATTAAGTATTCCATTTTTTATTGTAATGAGTAAACGTGATCTGTGTACAGGTACTATTGATTCAGCATCATACAATTGTACTTGTGATACTCCTAAATGCGCATGTAAGGATGCTCTAGCTATTAATCCAGAGTATAATAAGACTCGTAAGGATATCGTTGATTTACTGAGAAGTCTTAGCTATCAACCAGTATGGGTAGATGGGCGCACAACTGATGCACTCCTTTCACCATGGACAGTTAAAATCTTAAAGATGATGTCAGGTACTAAGTTTGTTCCAATTATTGTTACATCAAATAAATCTGGATTTAATATTAATTTACTGCGAAATATTATTGTAAATCTTACACCACGAGTAAATCCAATTTATGATAATCCAGTAAATTCTACAATTTCATGTATGTTTTTCGTAGAGGCCCGCTATTGGAAGGATGGAATCGGGCTTATCATCTCAGGTACATTAAGAGGAAAAACAATCGAAATTGGTGATAAACTAATCCTTGGTCCGTTTGGTAGTGATGCAATTTGGCATGAAATTCGTATTAAAGGAATTCATAATAATCTCCGAGAACCTATTTCACAGATGACGCATGGCCAGACAGGATGTTTATCCATTGCATGTGTTGAAATTAAAAAGAAATCTCAGTTGCGCATAGGAATTGTGGCTGTATGTCGTAAAGAGGATGCTGTTTCGACTCGCGACTTTACAGCCGAAATTACAGTATTAAATCATGCAATATCAATTACAAATCATTATCAAAATAAAGGTGGTATTGAAGTAGTTAAACGCTATCAGGCAGTAATTCATTGTTTAAATATCAGACAAGCCGCATCAATGTATATCCCAGCTGGTGAATTTATACGATCTGGTGAAAAGAAAATTGTTGGATTTAAATTTTATAAACGTCAAGAATGTCTACAAATCGGTGCATCATTTTTGTTCTGTGAGGGAAAAACACGTGGTATTGGAAAAGTGTTATCCTATGGTCTACCTGCCATAAAAAGTATTATTTAATTTAAATTAAATATAGAAAATATTAGTATTTTCTATAATATATTATTTAATTTCATTTATGATGCAATACTTGCAATATCGACGAATGATAATAGAAGACCTCTGCAGCAGAAATCGCGAACTAACATTCTTGCAAGTTCAGCTTTACGATCATCCTTTTCCTCACGTGTAAGCTTAAGAGTATCTATTTTCCGCATATAGAGCTCATAAATGATCTGGATATGGCCGAGAACGGCTCCACAAGCTGGGCATTTTAGGAACAACATGGTGATATTTGACTGATTGCTTTCTATTCTTTATAAGGATATAGAGTTTATATCAATTTTTCCGCAATAAAGGTTATAGTACATATGAGTAATACTAGATCAGGCAATTTAACTGACCAGACATATGAGGGAGTTGATGCAAATAAATATGCCACAGATTCAAAGAAATTTAATACTGAATTTGATACTGTGATGGCTAAATATGATGCAGAAATAAAGGCCAAGGAGGATGCCCAACTTGGAGTATTAAATAGTGAATTAGATGAAATAGAGACAAAAGGATTGACTGATTTAACAATTGGCGAACTAATGCAAGATGGCACACAGCAGATATTTAATATGGTGTCTGGACAAAAAGAGGATGGCGGGATATTTGCGCAGAGACGATTGTTTTATTTAGGTATATTATGTATTTCAGTTGCACTAATGATATGGTTAGTTAATTCTTTATTAGAATAATTAATATTATAATAATTTTTACATTGATGTTGATCAATGTAAAATGAATGCAAACAATAAAGGAAAAATGCAAGGAATAGTTACACAGATGCAAGAGAATCCTTTCTCTCAGATGACACACAATGTTTATGCATGGTTCTCGAGTGTGATGCGGCGAAGGTTCAGATTTCCAGAACCATCGTTGTTGGTGATGTAGTGATTGCCACTGAGCACAATCTTGACATGCACTGAATAACCGCGCAGCTTCCCAAGAGGAGGATCCATATTGATGCACAGCTCCTCTTTTTTGTTGTAGCCAATGCAGATGCAGGTGATCTTGGCATCAAGATAATTGGCCATTCGCTCGATGTGCACTGCCTCCGGCATGCGTCCTGCAGAAAGACCAGACCATCCTCCGAGTATGCACATGTACTTGTAGATCGCCCAAGGGCTCAAAAATCCCATGCTGTCGAAAGGATGAACCATGCGCACTCCTCGATCTGTTTGGATAGGTACCTTTGCTGCACACTGGTATGTAGCGATCGCAGAACAGCACGGGATCGTTGTGATGAGGCGATCGCCATTGGAGTTTGGGGGGCTTGCCACCATGCTCACACCGATCACCAGGCTACCGTCACTGTAACTATCATCCACCTTTGCCCCCACAACTGCATGCGGATCATAGATAGCCAGCCATCCATTTTCGATGGATGTGCGCAGGATATCAGCATCGATATCGATATTCTCGAAATTTGGCAGATCTCGAGGTCTTGGAGACTGAGATACCGCCTGAGGTCTTGGAGACTGAGATACCGCCTGAGGTCTTGGAGACTGAGACGCCTGAGGTCTTGACGCTTGCGCCATCACCTGAGGTCTTGGAGACTGAGATACCACCTGAGGTCTCGGAGACTGAGACGCCTGGGGTCTTGATGCTTGCGCCATCACCTGAGGCCTTGATGCTTGCGCCATCACCTGAGGTCTTGATGCTTGCGCCATCACCTGAGGTCTTGAGGACTGAGACACCACCTGAGGTCTTGATGCTTGCGCCATCACCTGAGGCACCACCTGAGGTCTTGATGCTTGCGCCATCACTTGCGATAGAGAACTCGATGATTGAGATCTTTCCACTACATCTCGCTGAAGCATGATTCTTTGGAATTGAACAGTGTTTGACAGTTCTGCATTTCTCAGTTCGAGAAAAGAGATTCTCTGTTGCAGTGATGCGATGATCTCCTCATCTACTGACGTTCGCTGATTCTGAAAGTTATAGCGAGACATCTGGCAGGGGAAAGAGAGTTGGAAGGCAAGAGATGAGGTGCTTCTGAAGGTACAAATGGCTTGTATGGACTGGGTTGATTATATAAATTTTATATATAAATAACACTATCAGGAATTTGAAATTTCAATTTTTTGATAAGAACATTAATATAAATTAAATGAACCATTTATATGCGTCATTTTCGGCTAATTCTGGATATTTGAATGCTTTTGGTTCATCTGGAGAAGCTAAAACTTTCCATGATGTAGTGATTTCTAGTGGTTCCAATTTATCACGATATTCTAAAAGTACAAGTTGTAATTCTGCATCGAGCAACGATATATTTTCCTGCAAGACATTCAAAAATGGCCTATCGTCAACAGAAATAACAATGGATTGTAGTGCATTTAAACATCCACGATACATATCCTCTGCATTTGAATAAAGTTGATAACTGCTAGCTACAGCTTGCATAGAATAAAATGCCTCTAAATAATCAAGTGCCTCTTGATATGCCTGATAATTATATCTTTTAAATATTCCAAATTTATTTTCAAAATCATCTATAAGTGTATTATATGGTGTTGTTTTTCGCTCTAATAGGAAATTTTTATATTTTAAGGCAAAACCAACCATTAAACCAGTAAATATTAGTACTATAATTAATAGTTTCATCATTAAAAATTGATGCGATATTATTTATCATAAATAATATCTAGAGTAATAAGAATAACTACTACTAAGATGAACAGCAATAGCAGAGAATTTCAACTTTTACAAGATGCCAATTTTAACCAGGAGGCAGTGAATATGTTAAATAATTTGATATCTGGTGAAATATTAGCACAAAGAGGTCCTGCAAGTAGACTTTCTCAAGCTGTAAATATACAGCTTGGCAATAATGTACTTAGCCGTCTTCCTAATATTGGTGTGGATAATGGGGTTATTGAAAACAGATTTATGAACAGTATTTTCCCTCCTGCGCCAGTAAGATCAGCGGAACCGCTTAATAATCCAGCAATTATTAGTAATCTTGGGGGATTTCTCCAACGCCATCGTAATGAAAATATAAGAAAATGTTGGAAAGCTGCTCCTCCAATGCGCAGAGATGGGTTAAATAAAATATTTACTGTGCGTAAAGTAAATAATACTGGGAGAGAAAGTTTTTGCACTGCTACTTTAGCAACGGATGATGCAGAATTAAACATACCAGAAGTACAGCGCGATGTGCCAAGAGGGCTTGCTGCATCTGCCCTGGCTAGTTTTACAAGAGAAACATTACAAGAAGGAGCTGTATCATCTGAATGTTCTATTTGTATGTGCGATATTGAGGTTGGTGAAAAATATGTAATTACTCCGAGATGTTCTCATAAAATCCATGATTCCCCATGTGCATCGCAATGGTTTACTCAATCAACACAATGCCCATCGTGCCGAGAGAACTGTGGGCCCTCGGTTAATCAAGTATGGCGAGAAGAGCTAGATTGATTAATGATAATTCCTAAAAAATTGATTAATTAGTCTAATAGCAAGTTACTATTATACTAATACAGCACAATGACTCCTCTCGAAATTCTTATATTTGATCGTGTTATTAAAAGATTGCAACTAGAAGAAATACATATTTTGGAATATTTTCATAAAGAAAGTAAAAAGGGATTTGCTGAAAGAAAAATTGCAATTGAGCGTTTGGCCGCATTTCATGATTATTGGGTGAAAAATATAACATCAAAGATTGATAAAACAAATACCGAAATTAAACCAAATATGTTTGATGATGTTGATGAACTTGCATACAGGAAACCATGGGGAAGAATGCTAGATACGCATAAAATAATTAAACTACGACAATATCTTGTTACTAAAGGTTGCGATCCTGCAGTTATTAGTGAAAAATTAGATGCTATTTTCGATTTATTAAAACGTAAGAAATTACGAGTTAAGGATATTATTTATGATGCAAATATCATGGAGGTAACAGCTGTTGAAAATCTCCCAAAAGGTATTCTTGATGAAGAATCATCAGATGAAGATAGTTCAGATAATGACAGTGACAGTTCTGATAAAGAAGAGTCATCTGATGATGAAAGTTCAGATGATTAAATTTAATAAATTAATATAAATTATATTAATTTAACTGGTCTAGAGGCTCAAAAAGTTGTTATAATACAAGTCTCGTCTGCAATTACAATCCTAGTATAAATAAGAGATGTTGATTGGAGATGCAATTTGGTATATTCAGTTGTTAAAGTTAGTAAATTCTAATCTATTTCGCGGTCTAGATCCAACAAAAAAGAAGGATTGTGCAAAATTATCTTTAAGGATATGTGCCAAACAACCTCTTTTAAAAAGATCTATTGTAATCGATGCAATTAATGATTTAATTGATCGTTTTAAGCATATACCTGTATTGGCAATTGTAGATAATTATCCAGATGTTCCAGTTTCTTTGCCAGTGTTTACAAAGAAAGAAATAGAAAAATTTAAACATTATGAGAAAATTATTAGACACCTAGAATCTCTGCCACAGCATGCGCAGAAAACACCCGGATGGTTTGCTGATCGTATGAAAGTTATTACTGCGAGTTCTGGTGCCACATCTATTGGAGAATGTAAATATGAGAAGATGTCTAATTTTATCCTAGCCAAGTGTGGGATAAATGATACATTTACTGCAAATGCAAATACGCATCATGGTTGTAAATATGAAGATATTGCGGCAATGATTTATGAAAGACGCAAAGATGTGGTTCTTAAGAATTTTGGATTAATCCTACATCCTAAGGGAAAAGTAGTAGGAGCTAGTCCAGATGGAATTTGTTCTGAAAAAAGAAGAAGTGGTGGTTACTCTCCACTCGTTGGAAGAATGCTTGAAATTAAATGTGTAGTCCAGCGTCAAATATTAACAGAGGGAGATGTTGATGGGGATATATGCCCGCATTATTATTGGGTACAGGTTCAACTCCAATTAGAATGCTGTAGTCTAGATGAATGTGATTTCTGGCAATGTAAAATAACTGAATTAAGTCGGGAAGACTGGTGTAGGGAAATAGATATTAATGGTATGTCTGTACTTACTGGAATGGAAATGGGTCTTGTAATTGAATTACTGCCGAGGGATAAGGTTGAAAAGAATCAATTTTGTCAATATGAAGCTAAATATTTATATCCTCCGAGTATTGGAATGAGCCAGAAAAATCTAGAAGAATGGATAGCTGAAAAGAAAATTGAAATGCAAGGTGGTAAACTTTATAAAGATAATGAGGAGGATGAAGGGCGCATGTTTGATTATCATAAAGTAATATATTGGAGACTTGATAAGGATCATTGTGAACTTATTACAAAAAATAATAAGTGGTTTCGCAAAACCTATCCTAGATTGTTAAAAACATGGTCATATGTTTTATGGTTTAGAAAACACTTAGAGGAAGCTAAATTATGGTATGAATATTCAACCTCAAAGAAAAGTATGACAGAGGCTGATATGATGAAAGTTGCAGACCGTCTAATGAATGATAATCGTAGAGGCTCATATGCTAATGAATTGCGCTCAAAACTTGCCAGTAATAAGTCTCGTTATGTAAAACATCAAGATACTATTGTATTTAATATGAATGATCTCACATCTCTTGTAAATGATAGTGATTGAAAATATTGAAAATATTGAAAAGATTGATATGAATTTCCTTTACTCTAATTGATAATTAGAGTAAATATACACAAATATAAAAGAATGAGTGGACGAAAAGGATTTATCTCTAATAGAGGACCCAATAAGCCTAAGAATGATAAGAAGGTACCACCAAAATCAAAGCGAGATTCTGATAAGGATGAAGTTGAAAAGGATGATCTTAAAAATGATGGTGTTGTTGAATTGAGAACTGTTCAAGGGACCAGATATTGGATGAGTCTAACTGGATCAAATGTGTATCGTTATCGATCTGGTACAAGTCAACCATTACCAGCTAAACATAGTCGCAGTGATCGTGCTAAATATCAAGCAGATAGAATTGGGGTACATAGAAAAGGACGTATTTACTTAATAACGGAGGATGAATCAGATTAATGAAAAATTCTCAAGTATTAATAAGATGTCTCAGAGTAAAAAAACCAAGAAAGGTGGAAATAAAAGTAAATTTAAATGTGATGCATTTACTAAACTAAATGTAAGTGAGGTAAGCATAGATTCGCAGAAACCTAATAAAGTGGAATTAACATGTGCCCCTGGAAAAGAGTATGTTGATGGAAGTTGTTTCACATTAAAAGTTCTTATAGAAATGGCTAGAGCCTATAATGCAACAAATCCTCAAAATCCTATTAAAGATGGCAATATAGATAATGAAAGAGCTTATCGTAAATATTTATTAATTGAAATTGCTAAAAGATTTGAAACTCTGTGTACCGATCAAAGATGTTGGCTTGCGCAAGATTTTATTAAATTAATGAAACCAAATGAGAAAAATGAAGCAGTTAAAGATACAATTAGACCACATGGACCTGGTGGACAATTTAAGTGGCTTGGTACTACTAATATTGATAATGTAATGAAACAGTATGAACAAGCTTATGATGATTTTTACTTTTTTGGGGCAGTACCGGCTGATTTTGATAAATGGGATGATATTGGAAACAGACAGGTGCCATACAAAGGTATTCCGTCAGAATATATTGAATCTATGCTTTTAAAAGGTAAAAAACGTTTCGGCATTGTATTTAATACAGATGAAAGTAATAAGTCTGGACAGCATTGGATATCTGCTTATGCTGATGCAACTACTGGAATAATTGCATTTTTTGATTCTGTTTCAGACCCACCAGGATCTAGAATTCGATCATTGCTTTCTCGTTTCAAAACAGTATTTAAGAAACATAACATTGAACCTATTTATAAAGAAAATAATGCTAAATTTCAATACAAGGATACTGAATGCGGAGTTTACTCTATTAACTTTATTCTAAGAATGCTGGATGATGGTAATTTTGATGAGATCGTTGCTAATCCAATTGATGATGCCACTGTTAATAAATGCCGTGTTGTGTATTTTGGAGGTAAATTATAAACATATATTATGAAAACTAATTTTTCATAATAATTTAAATCTTAAGATTTATGCAAGATATAATTTTCTAGCTTTTCTGCCTCCTAATTGAGATTTTGATTTTAATGATTTAATATTATCATGTGTATCCTCTGCACTATCGCCAAAGAAGCCAAAAGATGCCTTTACTTTTTCTGCTCTTGCTTGTTTTTCTAACTCAAGTTCTGCTAATCTTTCATTAAATTCACTCTCTCTTTGTTCTCTCAATTCTTCAGGTGTTTTTGCTTTTATTTGGTCTGCTGCGGCCATTTCTGTTTCTAAACTCGATTTCGTTTCTTCTGCTTCATCTGAGTATTGTTGTGCTTTTCTTGCAGCAGATCTTTCTTCTCTTTTTTTTGCCCGTAATCTCATGGCAGCAAATTCTGCATCACTATCATAACCACCATTGTCCGAATCATCATCTAAATCATTGCCATCAGCTACAGTAACTTCTCTCGCTGCTTTCTGTTTTGCAATTGTTTCATTGTATAATGATGTTTCTCTTTCAATTCTTAATCTTTCATCTTCTTTCTCCTTTCTTTCTCTTTCATATCTTGCTTCTCTTTCTGCTTCAGCTCTTTTGATTTTCGCAAGTCTCTCAGCTTCTTCTCTTTCATCTTTTAATCTTTCTGCTGCCTCTTCTGCATCATCTCTTGCTTTTCTTGCTTCGTCGTCAGCTTTATACTGTGCTGCTCTTTCTCTCGCTTTCCTTGCTTCATCATCTACTTTCCACTTTGCTGCGCTTTCTTCTAAGTTTGCTCTTTCTTTCGCTCTTTCTTTTGCGCCCTCTTTTGCTTTTTCTTCCGCTCTTGCTCTTTCTGTTGCTTCTCTTACTGCTCTTCTTCTTTCTGCCACTGCTTCTTCATCAGAATCCATGTTAAATGCAGAATTCTTTTTTTCACCTTGATCAGCGGATGTATCAAATTGCGAGCGGGATTGTTTTTGTGAGAATTGCCCCTCTTTTTGCTCTTCGCCATCATCAAATAAATCCTTATTTTGACTTTCAGATACATTGACATTTTTCTTATCCCATCCATCTGGCATACCAGCTACTGTCCAAGGTTGTTGTGATTTATAATTTTGTTCACTTCTCTGCTCATATTTTTGTTCTTCATGATCCTCATTTTGACTTTCAGATTCATTAACCTTTTTCTTATTCCAGTCCTCTGGCATGCCAACTACCGCCCAAGGTTGTTGTGATCTATAATTTTGTTCACTTCTGTTCTCGCCGCTATGCTCTTTTTGATCCTCATCTTGTCTTTCAGATGTATTAACCTTTTTCTTATTCCAGTCCTCTGGCATGCCAACTACCGCCCAAGGTTGTTGTGATCTATCACTTTGTTCACTTCTCTGCTCACCACTATCCTCTTTTTGTTCATCATCACTGTCATATCCTGATTCATGATTAGATGATGGGAAAGATTTAGAAAATAATGATTCTTGTTTAGTCTTTTCCAAATCCTCAAATTCTTTGGCTAGAATTTCCTTCAGCTCATCCACTGATTTAACATTAGTACTATTTAATAAATCAAGTGTTCTTTGTACAAATGCTATATATTTACTAATAAATTTGGGCCTTGCCGCATGTGTTGAATTAGTATAACTGATAATTTGTTCATATGCCTTTTCAACATCATCTGGTGATACTAAGATAGAAATACTCTTTCCCGATTCATCATTGTGAAAAATTCTTGGGAAAATAAGTTTTGCCATAATTTTAATATAATTATTGGCTTTCTCAAGTTCATCTGCGCTAAAAGGACTCCCATTGATATTTCCATTTAATGGAACAGCCATATATTGTCCAGTTAATTCATCAAATGATTTTTTAATACTTTTCACTTCATCCGATCCAGCTAATTCTACTGAATTCCTCCAAGAAATATAATATTCTTTTTTCTCTGGTAATTGGAAAATATCATCTGTGACATGCATAAAGAATAATCCTCTGAAATGATCTTGTCTCAATAACTGATTAACTGCATCTCGCGATTTATCATCAATTTTAAGTAATTGTTTAATTTTCTCTGATGTATGCTCTGACAGAGCATCTCTAAGTTCATTAAGTTCTTTTTCATTCCCCCCACCAAGCTGATTCTCATCTTTCTTAGAAGGGGTGCTGCGGAACATGTTAAAGAAAGAAGAAAATACAGAACCTGTCTTTTTAGCAGTATCCTTGAGTGCTACCTGCAGTCCATTTACGGCCTTACTCATCTTCCCAATGAGTTTAAACTCCATAATACGCTTCTTTGTATCACCTAATACCCCACCCCCAAATTGAGATGAATTGAGCCCTCTTAGGAGTCTCCCATACTTAATAACATCGCGCTGTCGCGAAGCAAGACTGACATTACCGATACGAGGCATTGCTATTCTACTGCTATAAGAGAGTTTTTATTCATGAGATTTTGTGTATTTTATATAAAAATTGTATAATAGATGTATTTTACAATTAAACAGTAAGAGTTCCATGAAATAATTCCCATAAAAATTCATAATCTGGCTGAGTTCCAAGTTCTAAATTCCAACAATATTGCATATACTTAGATAATGCAGGTGGTAATGATAAACTTAATGATTTTTTTGATTTTTCCTTAATTTTTAGGATATTTTTCATTTGCAATCTCTTAGTTGGTGCCTTTAATCCTTGCCAAGGTAGTGAACCTGTCAACATATATATTAAAACATATCCTAAAGACTCCATATCATCTCTCCAGCCATAAACTCTACCATAATGTATATTTATACTCATATATCTTGCTGTACCAACAATTGAACTTGAACTAGAGCTTTCATCATTTTGAGTATATTTATCAATTAAATCCTCCCAGCGTCTAGAAAGTCCAAAATCTAACATATGTACGATACCGGCCTTATCATTTAATCCAAGAACAAAATTATCCGGTTTTATATCTCTGTGAACAAAACCTTGACTGTGAAATTCTTGTAGTATTGTAATAGTTTGCATGGCAATGCGTGCTAAAGTTTTCCATGAAACAGATCCACCCTTGTTTTCGCGCATTGTTGATAATGATGATCCTAAAAGCTCCATCACCAAATACTGATGAAAATATTTACTCCCAGTAATAGCATCTTTATGAACATTGCCGCGACCATAGTAAAAAATTTTTGGAATATATTTCATTTCGCCGTCAATATGTTTATAAATTTCTAATTCACGTTTCATTGTATTTCTTTTATCTAATACTTTTTCTACTTTTATTGCATATTTAATACCAGTTTCTACATCTATGGCTCGATATACTCTGCCAAAACTCCCATGACCCAATTTTTCCTCTATTTCATATTTACCAAATAATCGTGTCATTATATATCTCAATTGTGCTTTTAAGATACAAATTTCTTGAGATCAACCAGACGGGCACAATGAATAGCTTTCTTAAAGAACCAACTGCAAGTGAACCTGATATTATTGATGCAGGGCTTAAGCGCCAATTGTTAAAATTGATGGCATCGAAGCCCCGCGCACCTGTAAATGCTAGTTCGAGGGCCAGTATAGTAGCAATAAATACATTATCTGCGTGGAAGGAATGGGGTATTGAAAATAAATGGGGATTAATTCTAATCTTATCACTTGCTGCTTTCTTATACTATCGCTGGCGCTATTGTCGCAATGATGAAAAACCAGCTGTTCTTGCAAGTGATTTTAAGGTACCAGCACAAGATCCAAATTATTTTACACCACCTACCGCCGCCCCGATGGGCTATGGAGTTCCTGCAACACAGTCAAATGGTTGGAGAGGAAATGGAATGCCAATGACAGGAAATCAAATAGGCCATCAAATGTCTAATTATCCTCTTGAAGTTGAACCAATGGCAGCAAATCAGTTCTAAATTGATATATGATGAAAAATTATCATATATTAGTTAATATATAAATTTAATATGTCTGAGAATTTATTACAAATCTCATCTCCTCAATTCGAATACATTATTATTAATACTAGTTATACTAGTAGAATTGTGCGCCATTATTTGAATCTTGGCGCTTTTATAAATGTAATTACAAATGATCAAACTAATTATAATCTTTCATTGGATATTATTAGAGAACAGACATGTATATTAACATCTGATGAGCATAAATGTAATGGTGGATGTAATATTAATAAAACATGGAAAGTTGGATACGATAGAACATATCCAAATGAATTTATGAAAGATGATTATAAAGGAATATTTGGAGAGAATTCTGGATCATTTATGCCGCTTGCAATTATAGATTCAGTAAATGGTGATGGAATTTATCATTTTGGACATCGCGATACAGATATTATTTTAAAGATTCTTGCAGAAATGAAAATCAATGAAGGTATTGTATTTAAATGTAATAATATTAAGAAAGCTTTTAAAATTATACAATGTATGCAAAATCTTGATTATTGTGATAATTTAAATTTAGGAAATTTATATGAAATGAATATTGTTGAAAAAATAGATGATGGTAAAACTATTGAAGCCATGATCATTAAATTTAATGATTGAAATTAAAAATAAGTTATAATTTAGAATAACTTATGCATTGTTAAGAATGTGTTGGAAGAATGCTGTTAGATTACTATCATTATTTATTGTATGTCTAATTGTAGCCAATATTATACCATATCTAAGACACAAATATAAATATCCTAAATTATTTAGTTCTCCTAGGAATGTTAAATGGAAAACTCCTATTTCTGATTCAGATGATGATATAGTTGAGGATAAATATGATGATGAATCTGATTATAAGGACAATAATAAGGATGAATATATCCTGCCCAAGGATAATAATGAGGATAACTTGGATGCTATTAATGATGAAATTGATAATCTTGTCCCTGAATATGTTGAAGAAATGAATGATTACATTAAGGAAGAAGATAATGTAGGTTCTAGTATTGCAGATATATATGATAATCTCACTAGAGCTCCCGATATTTCAAAAGGAAGAGATATTAAAATGATCTCGGATTCAGCAATTGGGCCACTTGACACATATGCATCTGAATATTCTACCTATTAAAATTGCATAAATATTGAATATGTGTCTAAAAGCTCAGAGATATATAAATAGTAAACCATTACTTAATAACCATATGGATACTGACAATGATAAACATACAATATCTGCAACTAAGGTTGCTAATCTTAAGAAGGCTTTAATAACAGATGTAGGACGATCAGTACAATGGCATCGTATTAAAACAGTGCCTCTTGAAATTAGGGAAGATATTGATAAATTGGCGAATCATCGAGCAATATGGAATCCTGTAGGGGCATCATGGGCAATGGTTTTTACCAGACGGAATAATATTGGATATTCATTCTTTTTACAACGTTCTAAAATATTTCATAGAAATCCAAGATTTATTGCATTTTCTCTCGAAGCAGAAATGAGTATGTATGATGGAACAATAATTGAAGGACAAATGGTATCAGATAAATCTGATAAGGATGGAGATTCTAAACAAGTATTTATTATGCAAGATGTACATATGTTATGTGGCGAGGATATGAGTCGTATTAATTGGCTTGATAAGATGATAAGATTGAAAGATTGTGTTGAACGTAAATTAAAGATGGTCCCTCTCTCTAAAAGTTTTGAGATATCTATTGAAACTGGAACCCCAATGTCAGAACTGCGAAAGATGGTTGAGAAAGGAACAGAGCATATCCCATGGAAAACTAAGGGATTAGTATTTATGCCTCCTAAAAGTGGAACACGATGGAGTTTCATTGATGCAGAACCAGTAATGAAGAAGCCAGAAGAGAAGTTCTCTGTGCCCAAGGATAGTCGTATGGCTATTTTAGAGGTATGTAAAGGAACTATCCAGGATGTATATCAATTGTATGCTAGTGATAAGAAAGGAGTTCGTACAAATATTGGTTTGGCAGGAATACCATCTATTACAATCAGTGCCATGTGTGTTGCCATGTTTAAACAGAGTGGTAAGCGTGACTCAGATACTTTATTAGCTCGTTGTTACTTGGACAAGAATACTGCTAAATGGGTACCATTCGAGTTAGCAAATGGACGTCGTGCACCAGATAAAATATAAAAAATTATTAATTTATTTACTTTTAAATATTATGTATTTAAAATAAAATCATAGACCGATGAGATATGTAAATGAATTTTACTTAGATTATTTATAGAATCTCCTGTGAGATTTTCTCTTTTTTTTGTATGGTATTATTTTTTCGATTGAAAACTCCTTTAATAAACTTTCCTTCATAAAACTCTCCTTCATATCGAGATCCATCTGCAAGATTAACAATACCTTTAATGAGATGTCCGTTCTTTCTTTCTCCTTCATCGCGAGTGCCATTCGCATAGAAGACAGCTCCTTTAATGAGCATTCCATCTTTAAACTCTCCTTCACCGCGAGAACCATCTCTGAGATTAACAATACCTTTAACGAGATATCCATTCTTAAATTCTCCATCATTGCGAGTACCTGTGGTTGCATTAATTGTACCTTTAATGAGATATCCATTCTCAAACTCTCCATGATAACGAGTACCATCATTATTATTGATAGTGCCTTTAATGAAATTTTTATTAGTCCATTCTCCATCGTATCGAGCACCATCAGCAGTATTAATAATACCTTCAAGTAATTCTCCATCATTAAACTCTCCTTCTGCACGAGCTCCATCTTCTCGATTGATAATACCTTTGAGTAGTTTTCTATCTTCAAATTTTCCTTCAGCACGAATACCAATTGCATGATTAATAGTACCTTTAACAAGTTTTCCTTCATCGAACTCTCCATGCTCGCGAGTACCGTCTTCGTAATGAATGGTGCCTTTAATTAGCTGCTTTCTATTATTGAATTCTCCTTCTGCACGAGTGCCATCGGCACGATTAACAATACCTTTAATAAGCGTATTATCTTTGAATACTCCATATCTGCGAGTACCATCTGCATGATTAATAACACCTTTAATAAGCTTTCTATTCTGATACTCACCTTCAGTACGATCGCCATTAGTATGATGTATGACACCTTTAATAAATTCTCCAAACTTCCAGGTACCAACCATGCTACGTCCTTCTTCGCCAATGAGTTTTCCCTCCCCATGCGGTACTAAGTCATGCTTTATTTCACCAGTGTAAGCAAAATTAGGATATTTTTCTAGTGTGATTTTTGTTACCTTGAACACTTTACACTTGCATGTATCGATTTCATTGCAGGCCGCCATGATATGAATATGCTTAGATTTGAGTGTGAAAGAGTATTTGAGTTGTCTGGAATGCTGTTTGGAGCAGCCGAGATTGTAATCTATTAATTATTGATTATTAGTCATCATCAACTAAAATTCATTTCAATTTTTTAAAATACCTCAATAACTAAGAATTTTATATATTATGAAATAATATATAAATGATGTGTAAATGAATGCTTAAATTAATCCTTTTTTTAGTTTTACTTTGGAATCTGAAAAAAATCCATCATGAGATCTGCAGCATCTTCCACAGACATTGATGATGCCGCTGCTTGTTGACTTGATGATAATGCTGGAGATGAGCATCGTTGTCTCTTTCGAGATTCTGCCCCATCTGCATGACTAATAGTTTCTTTGACAAATACGCCATTTAAATAATTTTCGCGAGTGCCAGATGCAAAATTGATAGTACCTTTGATGAGCTTTCTATCCTGGAAATCTCCATCATATCGAGTGCCATCTTCGCGATTGATAGTACCTTTGATGAGACACCAATCCTTGAATTCTCCATGCTCGCGAGTGCCATTTGCATGATTAATGGTACCTTTGAGCATCGTACCATCCTGGAAATCTCCTTCTTGACGAGATCCATCTGCATAATTAATAGTACCTTTGATTATCTTCCCATACCTGAATTCTCCATCCAAGCGATGACCATTTGCGGAGCGAATAACTCCTTTGATGAGCTTGCCTGACTTCCAGGTACCGATCATATTACATCCTTCTTCCTCGGTAGTGATGAGTTTGCCTTGGCCATGTGGAACTGAGTTATGTTTAATCTCGCCAGTGTAGGCATGATTAGGATGCTCTTTGAACGTGATTTTTGTTACATTGAACACAGGACACTTGCAGGTGTCAATTTCATTGCAAGCCGCCATAATTATGCTTGGATTTAAGTGTGAAAGAGTCTTTGAGTTGTCTGAAATGCTGAGTGTGAGATAGCAGAAAGTGTAGTATAAAATGTTAATTTATTTGTCACAATCAGGTGATAATGATTTCAATTTTTCGAGTACATAAATTAAAGCTGAATGTTGATATTATAATAATACATTTAAGAACAATCATGAAATAAATTTTTTATTTTATCATATTTAATAATATTTGTTTCTGTTTTATCATTATGGCCATTTTCAGCAACTTGATAGCTATTGCAATCATCGCACATGAATTTTTCTTTTGTAAGAATGTATGATGGAATGCTCATTGAAGAAAGATTACCATTTACATTTAAATATCCACAATTACAACTTGTACATTTAATACAATTATAACATATTTTTTTAGGAGAACATATAATTTTAGAATTATTCATTATACATTTACTGCATGTTGAAATAATATAAATACGATATTTACTACTTTTGCATACATCGCATTTTCCATCACATAATGAATCGATACAATCCGGATTAAAACATTTAGTACAATGTTGTACCATATTTGTTAATTGTGTGAACATTGTTGTTACGATTTTCCCATGTTCTTTTGCTGTATTACCCATGCATTCTGTACACTGAATATTAGTAGGATCATCCTTAAAATATCCATATGGAATAATATTAGTATTATTATCATTTTTATTATAATACATTTTTTCACAAACAATATATTTATTGTCTTTTTTAATAATTCCATTGCATTTAAATATGCATCCATACATACATACAGTTTTGTAACAACATTTATAACCATAGCGCTTAAGTTCTATTTCAATATAAGTGTTTTCTCGATATTTAATCATTCTTTGTGTATTTATACAATTTGGTATTTTAATTAATGGATAACCTTCTTGAAAACAATGATCACATTTATTTATATTTTTCCCATCATTTGAATATTTGCATCCATAACAAACAATTCCGGGTTTATCAATCAGACATTTTTTACATTTATAACACATGTATTCTTCGAGACGATTTCGTCGTATTTCATGATTATATATAATTTGGCTTTCATCACCATCTATTATTCTAAAAATTATATCATTTTTATCATAAAGGCATATTGCATTTGATCCGCTAATTGCTTTTCTAAAGAATTTTTCAGTATAAGGATTTTTGCAAATTAATACTAAATTATCACAATCTAAAAAAGTTAATACTTTTCTAAATAAACACTCTGGAAGTTTTTTTAATAATTGAAACTGATTATTACACTGAGGAATAATGAAAGACATATTAACTTAGATAAATAACATAATAATTTAGCTAAGATACGCATTACTAATCAATATTTTTGACTTATAACATGATAAATTTAATATAATAACATTAAACTTATTTTAAATGAATACAATGATGCATGAAACATTATCCATACTACCTCGTTTAATTGCCTCATTGCAGATTTCCTTAGATACATCTAGATTCTTATCTTTCAATACAGGTCTACCTGTTTTAGAATCAGGTACCATTCTCTCCATTACAAAATCACTAATATCTGTATTGCTGAAAACATCCCAGATACCATCACAACCAAGCATTATAAAACTATCTCTAGAGGTTATGTTATAATTACTAAAACAATCTGGTTTATGCGATACATATGGCGTGGCTTCAAGATCCCCATATGCACGACTTACAGATAATCCACAGATTCTCCAATCATTTGCCCTATCTAATTCTAATTTTGCAGTTCTATGAATCTTTTCATTATTACCCTTGTAGTGTGCAAATAATGTCATAATTCTATTGCGTTCTTGATAAGAACCAGGTTTATGATCACGAGTAAGCTGAATACCAATATCATCTCTGTTCAATAGAGCTCTACAATCACCAGTATTAATAACTTGGAAACTAATTGAATTATTTTCCTCATTTTTATAGAAAATTACAATTAATGATGTGGTTCCAGATGACTTTGATTCTGGTTTTGCAGAAAGAGCACTCTGTACACGATTAGATATAGTGAGAATATCCTTGCTGTGCAATGGATAGCTCATACTACGATGGGTAAGAAAGCGGCGAAATGTACTTGCTGCTTTCCTAGACATCATTGTCCCCTCAGGGCCATGGCCGTCAAATATCCCTAACAATAGAATTGCTGGCGCATCTCTGCTATTTTCATCTAAGTTATCAAATACAATTTCAGTATCCTGATTTTCATCTCGATGCCCAATAAGCGATGATTTCTGTATAATACGCTCCATTACTAAACAGTTATGAAAAGTTATATAACTAATCGCGAAATTAATTAAATGAATTTTAGTACATTACTAGATTGAATGAATAATTAATAGATATATGTCTATTAAATTTTGCATTATTGTGTAATAATTTACTGGATAAGTGCTATTTGCAATTCAATATATTTACATACTCATAATATAACTTACCATTTTATGATAATCTTGTCCACCTGGATAACTTCCTTTTGCTGGCATACATAACAGTTCTCCATGAATCCATCTTACTCTTTTTAATCTCCTCATTCTGATCTTCTTCAGACAATATCTACCGAATCCTTTTAAGGTTTTATAATTATTACATACTTGTTCATAACTGTAATTTTTACCATAAATGTACCAATGCGTATTTTCATATATTTTAATCGCAGGTAATCCACCTAGACGATGGAGTTTGCCATATATATACCATTTAGCCATTCCATTTGCAAACTCGATGGCAGGTAAATCATTATCGCGATGACGATTTCCATTTACATACCAATGTTTTTCTCCATCTATAAATTCAATTGCAGGTAAACCATTATCGCGATGACGGTTTCCATTTACATACCAACATTTATTACCATTAACATTTTCAATAACATGTAAATCATTACCACGATGCAGTACTCCATTAGAATTATACCATCTCTTAGTACCATATTCATCCGTTTCCATTGTCATTTTTGTTTTGGATTGAAAGAGTGTAATTAGTTGTATTTCTTGTGTATTATTAACTTAATCATAATTATGTATAACTAAGCAATATAACAATCAATTTTTCATACTCATAAAATAACTTATCATTTGATGATAATCTTGGCCACCTGAGTAATTGCCTTTTGGCGGCATACATAATAATTCTCCATGAATCCATCTTACTTTTCTTAATCGCCTCATTCTGATTTTCTTCAAAGAATATCTTACCAAATCCTTTTAAAGTTTTGTAATAATTATATACTTGTTCATAACTGTAATTTTTACCATAAATGTACCACCGCCCACCTCCATCAACATATTCAACTGCAGGTAAATCGCCAAGGCGATGAAATTTATCATGTTCGCACCAAAATTTACCTGCTGTATTTTCTATAGCAGGTAAACCGTTATCACGATGAGATTTTCCATTTACATACCAATGTTTACCGCCATGTGCATATTCAATAGCAGGTAAATCATTGTTTCTATGTAATTTTCCATTTTGCATTGCGCCATCTTTTAGTATCATATTCATCTATTTGCATTGTCATTTTGTATTTGAATACAAGTTGTACTTTTCAGTGTATTATTAATTTATTATTTATATAAACAATATACTAATCAATTTTTTACATACTCATAAAATAACTTACCATTTGATGATAATCTCGACCACCCGGATAACTTCCTTTAGGAGGCATGCATAACAATTCTCCATGGATCAATCTTACTCTTTTCAGTCTTTTTATTCTGATTTTCTTCAAACAATATCTACCAAAGTTTTTTAAGGTTTTGTAATAATTACATACTTGCTCATATGTATATTGTTTTTCATAAATCCGCCATTCTCTATCTCCGTCTGCATATTCCATGGCAGGTAAACCACCTAATCTATGCAATTTATCATTTACCCACCATTCCTTATTTCCATTTACAAGTTCGATAGCAGGTAAATCATTGTCGCGATGTATTTTCCCATGTACGCACCATAATTTACTTCTATCTGCAAATTCAATTGCATGTAAACCATTATCGCGATATATTTTTCCATTTACATGCCATTCTTTACGCCCGTCTGCATATTCACTTGCAGGTAAATCATTATCGCGATGTAATTTTCCATTTATATACCATTCCTTATCACCATTTGCTCTTTCAATAGCAGGTGAATCATTATCACGATGTAATTTTCCATTTATCCACCATTCTTTAGTTCCATCTGCATTTTCAACAGCAGGTAAATCTCCAGCTCGGTGAACTTTTCCTCTTTTATACCAGAATTTATTACCATCTGCTAATTTTATAGCAGGTAAATCATGATCGCGATGTAATTTTCCTTTTGCATTATACCACATTTTATCACCAGCATTGTTAATTTCGACAGCCATTTTGTTTTAGATACAGTGTGTACTTGGATGCAATATTTAATGTACTATAAACCTATTACTATAATAATCTATTAAAGCAATATAAAAATCAATTTTTTACATACTCATAAAATAACTTACCATTTGATGATAATCTTGGCCACCTGGATAACTACCTTTTGATGGCATACATAACAGTTCTCCATGAATCCATCTAAGCCTTCTTAGTTTTCTCATTCTAATTTTTCTAAGACAATATCTACCAAATCTTGACAAGGTTTTGTAATAATTACAAACTTGCTCATAAGTATATCTTTTATTATAGATATACCATCTTTTTCCCCCACTTGCACACTCGATGGCAGGCAAACCGCCAAGACGATGACATTTCCCATTTACATACCAAAATTTAGAACCATTTACATATTCCGCAGCAGGTAAATCATTATCCCTGTGCCATAGTCCATTTACAAACCAAGATTTATCACCATTTGCACATTCAATTGCAGGTAAATCATTATCGCGATGTAATTGTTCATTTTCATTACAGCATGTTTTAGTACCATATTCATCAGTTTCCATTGTCATCTTATTAAATATTACAAGAGTGTATTATATTTACTTAGTTTTACAGTTATAATTAACCAATATAATCATATCAATTTTTACATATTCATAAAATAACTTACCATTTTATGATAATCCTGACCACCTGGATAACTACTTTTAGGAGGCATACATAACAGCTCTCCATGAATCCACTTTAATCTTTTTAATTTTCTCATTCTGATTTTCTCATTCTGATTTTCTTAAGACAATATCTACCAAATCTTGTTAAGATTTTGTAAGAATTAATTACTTGTTCGTATGTATATCTTTTTCCATAAATGTACCAGGCTTTTGTACCATCATAATATTCGTATGCAGGAAATCCTCCAAGACGATGATGCTTGCCATTTGCATACCAACCTTTATTTCCATTTTTCCATATTATTGGTGAAAAATCATCATTACCAGTATGCAGTTGTCCATTGGAATTATGAGAAATTTTATCTCCAAAAAAATTAATATATGAGTATGTCATTTTGTTTCTAAAGTTATTCTTGAATAATTTTTCAAACTGTATTCAATATTTATTATTATTATTATAAACAAGCAATCAATTTTTTACATACTCATAAAGTAACTTACCATTTTATGATAATCCTGACCACCTGGATAACTACCTTTTACCGGCATGCATAACAGTTCATTGTGAATCCATCTAAATCTTTTTAATCTTCTCATTCTGATCTTTTTCAGACAATATCTACTAAATATTGTCAAGATTTTGTAATAATTAATTACTTGCTCATATGTATATTGTTTACCATAAATCCACCACTCTTTATGACCATTTGCAAGTTCAATAGCAGGTAAACCATTAAGACGATGCAAATCGTCATTTACATACCAAAATTTAGCCCCATTTGGATATTCAGATGCATGTAAATCATTGCCGCGATGCAGTTCTCCATTTACATACCAATGTTTTTCACCATTTGCATATTCTATAGCAGGAAAATCATTCCCGCGATGCAGTTCTCCATTTGTATTATACCATCTTTTATTGCCTTTATAATCAGTTTTCATTGTCATTTTGTTTTGGATTTGGATACAGCTTGTACTTGAATGCACTCTTTAATGTACTATAAACTTATTACTAGCATGTTCTATTCAAGAACTTTAACAATCAATTTTTATAAATTAATATAATATATTGTATTATCAGATTCTATTATTTTAAAATATATTTGATATATATCTCCATACATTATTACTGCATTTGGATATTGTGCAGTAATAGCTCGAATTTTTCTCTCTATAAATGCTCTATCAGTTGCAGTTGTGTTAGCCATAACGATCTTGATTATACTAGCTCTGTAAGATGATTTTAGAGAAATAATTGCTATCAATTTTTATTAAGAACATTAAATGAATTATTAGTTATTTAAACTAATAATATAATAATAAATTTTTTATTTATTCTCCAAGGTTGAATTTATTCTTGGCCTTTTTTGGGGTAAAATCATAATCTGCATCTTTATCACTTTGATCATCACCATCATCCTTCTTTTCTGCACTTGTTCGAAAGAAATCGGTAACATCACATTTAACTGCATCCTTACACCACTTTTGCGAGACCTCCTTAGGCTTGAAATCATCTGATACTGGAGAAATATCATCATCTGAATCATCAACATTATTAATGAATTGTTTAATATTAGATACCTTAGCACCACGGCGGCGATGTAACTCTTTTTCAATTACTCTCTCGAATATTAGCTCAGGATTTCTCATAATCAGTGATAAGAATTGACAAACAGGAATCATAATCTGTTTACGGATATAATACATATAATCCAATTTCAATTTATGTTCCTTTACCCAATCAGGATGTTCTACTCTTTCTGATTGAATAGCATCCTTCTTTTCAATACCATTTTTATCGATTCTTACAAACACATAAGGAATACGATCATTTGCGCGGGGAGCATTACCAGGATCTCTTTCAGCCATGCGCAGGGCTAATTGATAATGTGCAATTTGTTCAGGCTTTTTATATACTGATCTGATTGTCTTAGCAATAATAAATCTGGAAATAGGAATCTTATCATTCAGAATCTCAATTAATTTATGCTTAATAAATTTAATAGCCTTTTCTCGACTACGCAATTGCATAATTTTGCGAATAACACCACCGAATACATCCTTTACGATTAATGCATTATCGCGTCGTTTGAGTACAATACCCATACTAACATCCTTATACTCATCAATGCTATCCTCATACTTACGTCCAAGATATCTCTTCTTACTCAGAATAGCGAATGGACACAGAATCTTCTCAAATACAATCTTTTGAGGCCATGGTACACATTTATTAATTTCATCTGCCATGTTTTTACCATATGCCATTGCTTTTTCAAGAGCTGCCCTCCCAGTAAGTGGATTTCCTGCATCATCTACAATTCTAAATTGGATAAAGATCGAATCAGTATCTCCATAAATTACTACAGCATCCGGATAGATTCTGGCAACAATCTTAATAGCCAGATGTAGCATATCTCTACCAGTAGCAGTTGTAGCCGCTGCAATTTCACGATAATAGATGGCACTTGTTCTCGCACCAAGTAACCCATAAAGAGAATTTGCAGTTATCTTGAATGCATTTTGGAGTCCATCTAGAATCTTTTTGCGAAAATCATCAGTTTCAGTTTTCATAAGCCCCTTGGTTGCTGTACGCGCATCAAGTAAGCCTCCCAAAATCTTTGGAATAATACCAAGTTCCATTGTGTAAGGTTTTGCAAACTTAACACATTGAACTGTGCCATCATTATTCTTAATCCATGTATGATAGTAATAATATTCAGGTAAATTTGCATATTTTTCATCCTCTATAATTGTCTCATGTGACATATTTTTATGACGTTCTGAATTTGGATATAATGAGTTATAATCAAGAACAACCGTCGGTGTGAAATATACACCAGGTTTTGGATCAAGGACTGTTGCACCCTCATATCCAACACCAGAATCCTCAATTGGATTACCCTCATCATCTAACACAACCTTCGGTTTTGGTAAGACCGGAATAAGATATCCTTCATCTCTACAGCGCTTCGCTACTAAACTTGTACCCTTAATACCTTGTCCGCGTAGGAAAAGATATGATAATGGGACACTACACACATTACTCATACCAATATTATTATTAAGAACCTGTAATTTGTTAATCAATCGGTTACCAAGAGCACAATCTTGTAAGCAATATTTAGCAATAATTGCCCTAGATTTTGGCCCCTTTTTCTGGAGTTCAAATATCTGACGTGGTTTAATGTCATCCTTGGCCTGAGACCATGTCCATTCGAGATTTCTCTTTTCACCCTCATCATCAGCTGCTGTTTGAATACTATTAAGTTCGGCAACAAGTTCTTCTGATGCAGTACTCCAAATAATACCCTCTTTTGCATCAATACTGATAACAGGGAATTTTTCACCATATGGATTTATTGATATTCCATCATTAAATGATAATGCTATGAAATCCCCATCAACAATACCTGTTGTACTTTTAGTTTTAATTTTTAGATTACAGCGCACTCCATTATGTTTTGGTGGTTTATCAATTGTTTCAAGGGTCAATATTTTTTCCTTAATGAAATAACTAACAACATAATCAAGTTTATAACTTTCAAGTTTATAATCTCTCTGAACTACCTTCATCAAATCAATTTGAATTCTCCCAACCATATCAAGATAATGTAACACATTATCACCTAATGCAGATGAGCTTAGTTTCTTTTCTTTGAGTTCACTTGTTAGATTCTTAATTCTGCCAATATTCTTCATAAAGGTAGAAAGTTCACATTTTTCATGACGATCAAATATATATTTATCATCGAAACCAAAACCATTATAATGTGTAACTACATCTGGATTTTCGCGAGCTAATTCTCTTTTCCATCCTTCTAATAATTTTCCTTCTGTTGGGAATGATTCAACAACTGCACCAGGTATGGGATCACATGAACCTAATACACCTATCCATTTTCTATAGCATTCATCTTCGCCATAGCGAGAATATGTTTGCCCAATCATTGTAATATGATCTCCATCTCTTGAGGCTTGTGGGAAATTACCATCAATACTAGTACATTCTAAATCATAACATGCAATAGTAAATGGAGCAACACTTGTACCTTCTGCTGGATGTAAATGTTTCCAGTTCACTGCAAAATTATGAGTATTTATCGAATCCTTTATTGGTGTTGCTTTCTTTTCATCAATTTCAATCCAACCAGATGAATTCATTTTTCTCAAATGAATAAGACGCAATAGAGGTTCAATATTACTTTCATACAAGGGATAGAGTTTGTCTTGCGGCTGTTTATTGCGGCTAAGAGTACCAATATTAATTTTATTATGCAGAATCTTCTCCCATGCCCGGAATGCCTGCATATTAGTGAAAACTAATTGCATAAAATTAAACTTTTTCTTATTTGTAAATCCTCTGAATCTATGCCGCTTTACTAATTTATAACTTAATAATCCTTCTTTTGCTGCTTTCCAATTACCAAGCCTTTCTTTAATCGTATCAATTAATTGAGTGCCGTGATGACTTTTCCAATTGTCCGGAACCTGGACATAGAAAAACGGTGTAAAACCGTCAACTCTTAAGAATACGCTCTCTGCGCCATCCTCTTTTGATGTTTTTCCAAAAACTCGAACCGCGTAGGTTTTTCTACCTTCCTCATCCTCTTCGTGATAAGGTTGCCAGTCGAGTACATTGAAGCGCATTATATGCTTACTCAATAAAGCAAGCTCTCAGTCTTAACCGATATATATCAATTTTTAGGCCTAAAGCCTAAAAATATTGATAGGATTATTGAATGGTCTAAGCTTTTTAGACATATTAATACTAAGATTACATTTTCCTCTTAATAAATGACCTCAGAAAATTTATCAGCACCTGTAGTATCCCAAGAACCTATAAATACTATTATTGTAGGAGGTGATGGCTTATCCCCAACTGATTATGCTGGACGTATTGGACTTGCAAATTTAGGGAATACATGTTTTATGAATAGTGTTTTGCAGTGTTTGATACATCTACCAGAATTTATGAATTACATTAGGAGTTGGGAATATTTACATGATTTTGGATTGAGCCTTACAAAATATGTAAAAGATAAGAATTTGCCAAATACTGAGGAGAATATTACTGCTATCAGAGATAGGACAACATCTTACAGATTCTTTGAGGTAGCAACATGTATGTGGAAACATGGTGGTAGAATTCGCCCAACAAATCTCCATAATAGTCTTTGTCGCATGCAGACAGAACTTAGTGCTAGAAAACCTTATGAACAGCAACAAGTACATCAATTTAATAAATTTAATAAATTACAACAAGAAGATGCCCATGATATGTTTACTCATATTATTGATCGTCTACATTCAGAATTATCCAGTACTAATATCATTACATTTATTAATCCTGAGCCAGGAGTAGTGGCATTCACACAGAAAAATGATATTTACATGAAATTGATTACAAGTGATGGAATTTCTGAGGAAGATAAACTAGTTGCTACTACGGAATTAAATAAATATCGTCGTGAAAATCACATGGATTATATGGCATACATGTCTTATGAGGCATGGCGCAAATATGTTGAATTTTATGGCCATTCTGCAGTCAGTAATTTATTTGATAGTATTTATAATACACGAGTAACTTGCGTCACATGTAATACTACGAGTAATACTTTTGGGGTCCAGCGAACTCTGGCACTTGAACTGGTTCTTAATGAGGAAAAGAAATGTACAATTGAGGGATGCATTAATAGATTTATGCGATCTGAATTATTACATGGGGATGAAAGTTATAAATGCGAACTTTGTAATAAAAAAATGCCGGCTGTAAAAGAGTATCGTTTCTGGGAACCTGCTAAATATTTAGTAGTGCAACTAAAGCGCTTTAAGAATGCATCAATGGGTGTTGGTAATTTTGTTGGTGAAAGAATTAATACACCAATTTCATATGGACATAAATTAAATATTACTCCTTGGATCTCGCGAGAGAGAAATACTGCTTATACTTATAGTCTCGTAGCAGTATCATTGCACGGAGGTAGTCTTGAGGGAGGTCATTATACTGCATATGCAAAAGTTGGAAATAAATGGTACGATTATGATGATGCAGTAACTCCAGCACCACAAGTTAGCGCAGATAGAGCAATTGGAGCTGATTCAAGTGCATATCTCCTTTTCTATGAACTCGATGAATAAATAGATGCATATTATAAATATGTGCAAAATTGATATTATAAGTTTATAATATCACTTAATATAAAACCTGTATTAGAATTTGGTAATTATCCTGGTGACCAAGATTATCATTTTTTATGAATATGTAAAAAATTGATATGTATTTTACTTACTTATTTTATTTATTTCTTAATAAATAAGCTATTTGTCCTAAATGAGTTATATAATAATTAAGTTCTTGAAAAGATTTTTTAGTTTTGTTGATTATCCATTTATAAATTTAAACAAGCATTGGTATGTTAACGGTAAACATCATCGCGATAATGATTTGCCTGCCATAGAATATGAAAATGGTAGTAAAGAATGGTATGTAAATGGAATACATCACCGAGATAATGGATTGCCTGCAATTGAATATTCTATTGGCATTAAATTCTGGTATGTAAATGGAAAAGTACATCGCTTAGGTGGTTTAGCTGCAATTGAGCTTGCCAATGGGAATAAATCGTGGTACATTTATAATAAACAATATACATATGAACAAGTAATTAGTTATTACAAAATATTAACAAAATTTGGTAGATATTGTCTTAAGAAAATCAGATTGAGAAGACTGAAAAGAATAAAATGTATTCATAATGAACTGTTATGTATGCCACTAAAAGGTAGTTATCCTGGTGGCCAAGATTATCATCAAATAATAAGTTATTTTATGAGTATGTAAAAAATTGATATTATAAACTTATGATATCTTTTAATATAAACTTGTAATAGAACAAAAGACAAGACAATAAATTATAATCAAACTAAAATGTGCGCAGCCAATACGAAGAAAAGCTGGTTTAATGAACATGGACAATTTCATAGAGATAATGATTTACCTGCTATTGAATTTATCAATGGTGATAAATATTGGTATGTAAATGGAATACATCATCGAGATAATGGTTTACCGGCAGCTGAAAAAACATATGGTAAATTTTGGTTAGAATATGGAAAATTACATCGTCTTAGTGGTTTGCTCGCTATTGAATATGTTACTGGAGATGCACGGTGGTACATTTATGGCTCTAATCATAGTTATGAACAAGTAGTTAATTATTACAAAATCTTAAAAAACTTTGGTAGATATTGTTTGAAGAAGATCAGAATGAGGTGATTAAGAAGAGTAAAATGGATTCATAACGAACTGTTGTGCATGCCAGTCAAAGGTAGTTATCCAGGTGGCCAAGATTATCACCAAATGGTTAGTTATTTTATGAGTATGTAAAAATTGATATATGTTTATTTTACTTATTTATTTAATATTAAATAAATAAGCTGTTTATCCTTAATGAGTTATATTTGTGAATTTTTTAGTAAAGTATTTAGGTTTGTTAAAAAGCTTTGTAATGATAAAAAATTATCATTTATCGATTTATATATAACTAAATTCTATAAAAATAAAGATAAAAAAATACATCGAGATAATGACTTACCGACAGTTATAAATGCTACTGGGGATAAATTATGGGAAAATGAACGTGAAGAATGGCACAGAGATAATGATTTACCTGCAGTTGAATTTGCAAATGGTACTAAATATTGGTTTGTAAATGGAAAGTGTCACCGTGATAATGGTTTACCTGCAATTGATTGTATAAATGGAGATAAATGGTGGATTGTAAATGGAGAGCGCCATCGTATTGGTATTTTACCTGCCGTTGAGCTTGCCAGTGGCTACAAAGCATGGTATATTTATGATAGACAATACACATATGAAGAAGTATGTAATTATTACAAAACATTAACAAGATTTGGTAGATATTGTCTTAAGAAAATCAGGATGAGACGATTAAGGAGACTTAGATGGATTCATGGAGAACTGTTATGTATGCCAGCAAAAGGTAGTTATCCTGGTGGACAGGATTATCATAAAATGGTAAGTTATTTTATGAGTATGTAAAAATTGATTGTTATAATCTTATAATATCACTTAATATAAAACCTGTAATAGTACAAAAACAAGACAATAAATAAATCATAATCAAACTAAAATGTGCGCAGCCGATACAAATAAAGAATGGTTTAATAAAAATGAAAAACATCATCGTGATAATGATTTACAAGTTATCTGTTATGATAATGGTGCTAAAAAATGTTATGTAAATGGAAAGCTGCATAGTGACAATGATTTACCAGCAATTGTAAGATTAAGTGGTACTAAGGAATGGTATATAAATGGAAAATTTCATCGTCTTGGAGGATTACCTGCAATAAAATATAAAAAATGGAATTAAATTATGGCAGAAATTATAGATATGGAACAATAATTAGTAGTTACAAAATCTTAACAAGATTTGGTAGATATTGTTTGAAAAAGATCAGGATGAGACGATTAAAAAGAGTAAGATGGATTCATGGAGAACTGTTATGTATGCCTCCTAAAGGCAGTTATCCAGGCGGCCAGGATTATCATAAAATGGTAAGTTATTTTATGAATATGTAAAAAATTGATGTGTGTTTTATTTACTTATTAATTTATTATTTAATAAATAAGTTGTTAATCCTAAATGAGTTTCATAATTAAGCTCTTTAATAAATTGTTTAATTTTTTTACAAATAATCCATATATAGATTATAATGGAAATAAATATTGGTATGTAAATGGAAAATATCATCGCAATAATGATTTACCTGCCATTGAATATATTAATGCTGAGAAAGAATGGTGGATAAATGGAAAACTGCATCGTGACAATGATTTACCTGCAGTTGAATATTCTAGTGGTACTAAAGTATGGTGGATAAATAGTAAATGTCATCGTGATAATGATTTACCTGCAATCGAATTTGCAGATGGAACTAAACAATGGTATGTAAATGATGAACGGCATCGTGACAATGATTTACCAGCAATTGAATGGCCAAGTGGAGATAAAGCATGGTATGTAAATGGATTACTCCACAGAGATAATGGTTTACCTGCTGTTGAATATACAGATGGTAGGAAATTCTATTACATTTATGGAAGTTATCATACATATGAACAAGTAGTTAATTATTACAAAATCTTAAAAAAATTTGGTAGGTATTATCTTAGAAAGATTAGAATGAGGCAATTAAAAAGAGTAAGATGGATTCATGGGGAACTATTATATATGCCTCCTAAAGGAAGTTATCCAGGTGGTCGGGATTATCATCAAATGGTAAGTTATTTTCTTTATAAAAATCTTATTATAATTATAGTAATATGGGGGCATTTTTTTCACCATCAAATGTAAATGGGAATTTGTTTTGGAGGAACAGTAAAGGACAAATACATCGCAAGAATGATTTACCTGCTGCAATTTATCAAAATGGTGACAGATGCTGGTATAAATATGGAAAACTAACAAGAGCTAATGATTTGCCAGCAAGAATTTTATCAAATGGTACTCAAATATGGTCTGTTAATGGAGTATTATATAGAGATTATGATAAGCCCGCAGTTGTATTAAGTGATGGAACATGTCAATGGTACAAGAATGGTAAACTGCACAGAGATGATTATTTGCCAGCTATTAAATATTTAAATGAAGTATGTGAATACTGGAAATATGGAAAAAAGTTAAGTCTGGAAAGATTAATAGAATGTTACAAAATTATAGGCCGATTTGGAAGAAGAAGTTTATTAATTGCCAGATTGCGTAAATATAAGAGAGTGGCAAATATTCATGCAGAATTAATGGTCTTGCCTCCAAGAGGTACTTATTTAGGAGGACAAAAATACTTACATATGTTAGAGAAATATGCCTAATAAAAATTGAAAATTAAATGTATTGCCATATTTATATTTAATATAAATATAAAGCGTCAATAAAGAGTCTCTCTTATCCAATCGTCTTTATTGAAAAAAAATTACCATGGGTGCGTGTTTCTCGCCATCAAATATAAATGGCGATTTATTTTGGAGGAACAGTAAAGGACAACTACATCGTGAGAAAGACTTGCCAGCTGCAATTTATCACAATGGTGAAAGATGCTGGTATAAACATGGCAAAGTTAGCAGAATCAATGATTTACCAGCAAGAATTCTATCAGATGGTACACAAGTATGGGCTGTAAATGGAGTATTATATCGAGATGATGATAAGCCTGCTATTATTTACAGTAATGGTACGCGTGAATGGTATAAGAATGGCAAACAGCATAGAGATCATTATTTCCCAGCTGTTGTAAATGCAGATGGCACATGCGAATACTGGAAATATGGAAAAATAATAAGTCTTGAAAGATTAATAGAATGTTATAAAATCATTGGCCGATTTGGAAGAAGAAGTTTATTAATTTCCAGATTGCATAAATACAAGAGAGTGGGAAATATTCATGCAGAATTAATGGTCTTACCGCCAAGAGGTAGTTACTTAGGAAGACAAAAATATTTACAGATGTTGGAGAAATATGCTTAATAAAAATTGAAAGTATTATCAAAGCTCTATTTATTATATATGAGTAACAACAAGTCTGATCTTATCGTCTTTATTAAAAATCACTAAACTATCATGGGTTTGTGTACATCAAAGGCTAAAGTATCTGATCAAAATCAAATAGAAAATTTACACGAGTACATAGATAAATTATGTATAGAATCAGCAAAGAGGAAAACAGCTTTTATAGAACAATCATTAGTAAATAGCGGTATTGAACAAGCAGATGGCAGTTTCCACTGGTGTCAGTATGGTATATTACATAGAGATGGTGACAAACCAGAAATTATAAATTATAATAATGGAAATATCATTAGTTCATTTTACAAAAATGGAAAATTTCATCGAGATGGAGATTTACCTGCTATTGAAAATGAAAATCTAAAAATGTGGTATCAATGTGGCGAACTGCATAGAGATAGTGATTTTCCAGCAATTGAAGGGAGAAATTTTAAACAATGGTTTAGGAATGGCAAATTGCATCGAGATAGAGATCTACCAGCTATCATATATGAAAATGGTGATCAATATTGGTATGTAAATGGAGAAAATCGCAGAGATGGTGATCAGCCGCCAATTGTTCGAAAAAATAGCATAATGTACTGTTGCAAAAATAATGTTTAGCATCGAAGTGGTGGAAAGCCGGCTATTATTGATGAAGGCGGTGAATTATACATAACTATCTTGAATCAATAATTTTTAATATAACAAAAAACTGATACATAACATCAGTTTAATAGCTAGAATTGATAATATATATAATAGTATCAATATGAGTATGAATCGCCCACATCGCACAACTATAGAAAAGATTGCTAATCCTAAGAATGCACATATTATAGATGAGTTTAAGCGCCTCCATATCTATCTACAAAATAAGATGTTAAAGGAGACTGATCCGCAAAAACTAAGTATATTGCGCTTTAAGATTTCAAGTACTGAAAAGACAATTAAAATTCTTAGTAAATTAACAATTAGAATTAAGGATAGTGATGATTTGAAAAATATTCCAGGTATTGGCGAGGGAACTCGTACAAGAGTTCAGGAAATTTTAGATGATGGTAAATTATCAGAAATTAAAGGTGTCACTAAAAAAGTTGTTCAGAATGCGGATGTAATTATGGCATTACAAAGTGTAATTAATATTGGGGAAAGTCTTGCTAGAAAGCTTGCATCAAATGGAGTGACTAGTGTAGAGGATCTTAAGATACGTATCAAGCGAGGAGAGATAAAGGTTAATGATAAGGTTATGCTTGGATTAAAATATTTTGGCACAGCTGAACCAATTCCTAGAGAAGAAGTTAAAAAGATAAGGGATTTACTCATCAAAGAATTAGCGAAAGTTAATAAAAAGTGCGAAGGCCAGGTATGTGGTAGTTTTCGCAGAGGTCGACATTTTTCAAATGATGTTGATTTTCTATTTGTACACCCAGATGTAGAAAAAACAGAAGATTCGGATCTCCTCCAAAAATTTATTGAGCAATTACATAAAAAAGGATATATTGTAGATAGTTTGACTGATGGTAATCCAACAACAAAATTTATGGGATTTTTTAGAATGAATGGTAAATCAAAAGTTAGAAGAATTGATATTCGTTTTCTGCCATATAGAAGTCTACCAGCGGCAACTTTATACTTTACAGGACCTGGTGATTTTAATCAGAAGATGCGCCAAAATGCAAAGAGAAAAGGTTACATTCTCAATGAATATGGGCTTTATAGAAAGAAAGGTACTGAATTAAGAAGAGTTGTGACAAATAGTGAAAAGGATATATTTAGAATTCTTGATATGGAGTGGCTAACACCAAAAGAGCGCGATACTGCAAAAATATAAATAAAATATTATTTTTTATATTATTTTATAATTAATTAAATAGATTGAATATGATACCATGTTTTATGGGGATATAATTTGAATTGTTGAGTATTATTGCTATCACGCGCCAAAGGAATTACATGCAATCTAATTTCTAACACATCGCCAGTTTCAAGATTTACTGGAAATGAGTGATTTATATTTCGCATCCATTCAGAGGAAGTAGCTGATGATTTAGATGCCTCAATTTCATTTACATTTCTGCCATGTTCTTTATAAATTGATGCACAAACAGAATGAACATTTCCAGAATATGCCATATTATAGGATACCTTATACCAACCTCCTCGTAAAATTCTTATATTATTTAAATTAGTTGAAAAGATGTTTCTATTGATATTTACAATGTATTGTAAATTTGTTAATGGAATTTGAACATGTGCCGAACTATTAGCAATATTAGTAATTATTGGAGAATGTGGATTATCAGCATCAAAATCATATTCGCCTTTAAGTGAAAAACGTTGGCGATTACAACCTGTACATGGATTTAGTTCTAAATTATTAACTGAATGAATAAGTAGTAAATAAATTTGAGATTCTTTATGTTCAATGTTATTTTCATATCGCCAATTAAATTGGGAAATAGATGGGCGATTTGCATAAGATGAGCGATGTGATATTAAACATGTATATAACTCTCCATCTAATATAGTACATGCATCCTTATCAAATTGAATATCTATCATCCATAATGTTGGTTGTACAGACTTTTCTACAGTATCACATTCAAAGAAATCATGACGAGGTGTATCAAGTTCATCTACGTCAGCAGAATTAATAGTAGTAATTGAATTAATTGGGGGTGTGATTGTTACATTGCAATGTTTAGGTTTACATGATTTGCACAGATCATCTAATTCATGTGACTTAATAATATCACTAAAATCAAAATATAAGATCCAATCAGGTGGAGATTCTACAGGATTTTTATTTATATTATTGCGCTGAGACCAATAGAGTTTTGATTTAATACTGACAATATCTCCCTGTTTGTAAGTTGTTAAGCCATTCCATGGACCACGAGGATTTGGAGATATGCCAATAAATGTACTATTATTTACAAGTTCTTTTAAATCTATAAATAAAGCCCAATCGAGAGGACTTGATTCTGGATTAGATCCTTTATTTATACGCAATGCGATGTATACGGCTAATCCAGAATAAACAACATTTCCAACAATATAAGAAATTGTTTTAACCCACCATTTTTTATTTACTGGGCGAAATATACTAGTATTTACTGTATTAGATGCCCCACCTCGTATAAACTGGGCCATTTGCAGCTCCTCTCCTCTACTATTTTGGAAATAAACACTATCTCTATCTAAATCATAAAATATAGTACCAAGTGTGGCGCTTTCACTTGTAACTTTAATATCATGCAAAATAATACGCGAACAATATCCATCTACATTAGAATTTACATTACAGCACTTACAAGCATGATTTGGTACATCGCAATGCGATTTGGCCAGGGAATTATTAAAACTATTATTACAATTATGTGTGTTAGCAGTCATTGATATACCTTTCGAAATTAGCATTTGGAAATCAAATATACTTTAATAAACTAGGTTAAACAGATTATATATAATACCTGGTATAGCAGTAGTATTATATAATCAAACATGTCAGCTCCACCAACTGGTAAAGTAGGCGGCAAAAAGCCTCGCTGGGCCAGAGCCTCAATGGCTCGCAATGAAAAGAATGAATTAATTACCAAAGATAATTATACCGAACAAGGTGCTAATCCGACTTATGGCAGAGTAATTAAGATCCTGGGAGGCCATGATGTGTTAGTATTTTGTGCTTTAACTAATAGAGAACATAGATGTATTATTCGTGGAAAGATGCGTAATCGAGGTTCTGCAAAGATTTCTCCTGATGACATTGTACTTGTAGATTTGAGAGAAATGGAAGGAGGAAAGGGAACTGGTGATATTATTATCAGATATTCTCACGATGAAAGTAATAAATTAAAGAATATTCATGAGGAAGTTGCATCGCTACTAAATGCTTCTAGTAATATGCCAGGCAGTAAAGGTACAAAAATCGATGCTGATGTGGAGTTTACTGATGAGATTGATTTTGAAAATCTCTAAATATTTTTAATAATTCATATTATTATTTTATATAAAATAATAAAATAGCCTTGCAAAATAATCTTTAATTATTAAGATTATTAATAGGAAACATTGTTGCACTTGATTCAGCGAGATCCTTATCATGACCATATGGAGATGAACTTGAAAGTGGTGTACTTTCCCCTTGATCATTTCCATTATCATCTTCATTATTAATATCATTACTCTTGTCCAAATCCTTATCATCAGATAATGATTTATTATCTTTCTTATCTTTTTCAACATTAATTACCTGACGATCGATTTCAGCATCTTCGATATCGAGATCTTCCTCGTCAAATAACTCATTCATTTCGTCATCCTCAATTTCAATATTATCAGTAAGATCATCATTAATTTCCTCTTCAGGTTCTTCATTCACTGGCTCATCCGCACTAACAGTCTCCTTACTTTTATGTGCTATTTTACCACCACTTTGGGCACTCTTTCCGATGACAGGCATAAATGGTACCTCGTATCGAATAGTAGGGAGTATACCAGCAATATTTGATGTTTTCTCATTAGTTTGAGTATTTCCCATTATATTCATGGTTCGAAATTTATTCACCAAGGATTCAATTTTATACCGAAATACCATTATAAATGAAATGGATAATCTTAGCTGGGCTCTTATTACTTATAATAGCACTAATTGAGCTAGAGGATGTTAAAAAGACTAAAAATCTCCCAGTTGTTGTTACTGATGATAATAAACAGATTACTGTAACTGAACTTGAAAGTAACCCAATGATGCTTGCTGACAGTAGCCCAGAATCAATTAAACTATTAGCCGACATTACTAAAACTATAAAAAATTTTGAAAAGGCATTATGGGATCGATTTAGTTCAGGTGATATAGAATTGTTACCCCTAGCTACCTATCTTAATCATTTACATGAAAGAATGGATAAAGTTGAAATATCTGAGGGATTTTTAGAAAAACGTACAAGTTATAGCATTGATAAACAGTACATTATTCTATGTATGAGATCAAAAGAAAAAGATACTTGGGGGCAATTACAGGACATTAATACCATTGTATATGCTCTCCTGCATGAATTAAGTCATGTGGCATGCCCATGTTTAGATCATCCTCCTGAATTTTCCAATATTTTCAGGAATATACTTTATCAGGCAATCCGCTATAATATATGGAAACCTGTTAATTACCATAAAACCCCAATGCGTTATTGTGGCGATGACATAACAACAACACCGATAACACTCGAAGATATGGAATATGCAGTCTCGCGGCCGCTGATTTTACCAATTTGTTAAGAATCTCCTGTACAGTTCAAAATGTACAGGAGATTATCTAGCTAACTGTTAGCTATGGCATCCGGAGGAGCTAAAAAGATACCAATTGAGGTTAATAAGAAAATAGCACCAATTCAGAGTGTAAATTCAAAACCTTATAAAATTCTATGGAGGTTCAAGAACAATCAAGAACGTATTCAATGGAACATGTATATTTTTGTTGGAAATGTGGATAAACGTGTAAAGAAAATCCTCGAACGCATTGCATTATTGCCACTTTATGAGACTCTAGTTGGGATGGATGATAAAGAACATCAAAGTATGCAAGCTATTTGGGGCGAGGATTGGTTTAGATATATATTCCCAACAGCACATATTGAATCTACATTTACATCAATTGATAAAACTCGTGCACGTAAAATTGCCTTAGAAAATGTATTAGGTAAAGGTTGGTTTGAGCGCAATCGTAATCAACCTGGACGAAAAATGATTTACAGTTACGGGGAAATGATTAATGATGAACGAGAACGTAAATCCTTAAATAAAACAATTCATATCAACGAAGATGAAGATTCTGAAGATTATAGAGAAACTACTAAAAGAGTTGATGAACGTGTTAGGGCAGTATTAAGCGATGAACAAATTACTCCAGAAGAACAAATTGGTGGTGCAAAATATAAAAATAGTGTTCAGCCTCGTACAGCTGGATTTCTTGAAACTACTGATGGCAATGATAGTTCTAGTGAAGAAGTTGAACCATGTAGTGTAATAGATGATGTAACTAAAGGACTATTAAAGCGTATTGGTGTACCAGATGATGAACTTAGTGGAGGTGATAATAGTGATGACGGGGGAGATGACGAATTAGATTTACCAACTGGAGATAAAGGTAATGGAGAATTAGGAGAGGATGAAGATGGTCTTTCAAGTATTGGTGCTAATGTATTCGACGATGAAGTTGATATGGAAATGGATGAAATTGAAAAGATTTATCATGATGATATTGATGAAAATGCAAGTAAAACAAATCGTCTAATTCATCAAGTACTCGAAGACAATAATGGTAAATCATCAGGGATTCCTTTTGACACAACTAATAATGATGTTAATTATGATCAAGATCTAGCAAATGTTTCAAGAAAAACTTTTGTCTTTAATGAATTTCTTTATGGTAATGATACGATTAAGTCTATTCGGAATAAGATTTGTTGTTCATTAAAGCAGGATCCATCAATAGATCCATCTGGCTGGGTGCTCCCATCTCGCCAATATCTTTGGTGTGAGTACACTTTTAAGGATAAAAAAGAACAGGTTATGCTCGGGCAAAAATGGATAAGACGTAATGAGATTTTACCAATTGACGTAATTCCAAGTTATAAAATGCATTATTATGAAAAGCTGCAGGGAAATCTAAAAGTTCTAAATGAAAATATGCGCAGAGTTGGTAGTAAAATTAGACGAGAAGATGACGAAAATCTTATTCTCGAAGAATACGACCAATATATGAATAATCATGAATTTTACATGGTTGATCTTTACCATGAATTAGGAAATAAGTATAATGCAAGTCAAGAAGCCTTGCGTAATATGTACGAAGTGTATATTCGTATTTATTTTGGAAGAGTGCACCTTGATGAAATGAAAACAATTATCGAATATCTTGCTGAAAAAAGTGATTCTAAGCAAGAGAAATTACGTATTCAGCAAATGCATGATACATTAATTAATGATATGTTAGTCGAACATGAGGTTATGGAATATGTTGAAAGTGTTCGCAATACTGAAAGAAGTAATTATGTTTCATTTTTTAAAGAAAGATATATTACTCAATCAGTGATTCATGTAAATTTATATGAAGAAAATAAAAGTACATTATCTCATAAACTTGATCTTTATCGCATATTTGATAGTTTTCTTGTTGATGGAGATTATCCATTTGTACAGCGCCAAATGTTGGAGAATGAAAAAACTTGGCGTTTTGATGAAGAGACAATTTATAAGAAAGAAAATTTAGGAGTAACAATGCGCTGGTTTGAAAATGCTCCACATGGATTAAGTTTTAGAATTCTTGTTAAAGTTGGAGATTCGTATAAATATATTTCAATTAACTTGACCGAAACTGGACGAATTGAGTATAAGACGCAGTGGAGAGAGGAAGATATGGCAACCATTGTTGATATTGAAAGAACTTATGATTATGTTAAGGAATTAGTCCATAAGATTAACCGAGAGAACATCACATCTCGAAATAAAATTAGAATTCCCGAAAATGAAGAATTTAGATATGCTTTTATTAATACTATTCAAAAGTTTGAACTCCCTGAACAAAGTTTAATTAAACATAATGATTTATCAGATTTTGCTAGATATTTTTTCCCATATGTTGCATTACAAGTTGAGCCAAGAAAGCGCCAATCAAAACTCCAGCGAGGTAGTGATAAAGGTAAATATGGAACATATCTCCGATATCGAAGAGTTTCTCGATACGACAATCAATTACGGATGGAGCATCGTATTATTTATTTTATTCGTAATTTTGATACTACTGATATTAACTTAGCAACCGAAATAGCAAAACAGTTTAATATTACCGAAATAAAGGCAGCTGATGAAATTGCACGCATTCGAAAAAAATATCCATCATTAAAACGATCCAGAAAAACTCTAAGAAAACTTGAAAATATCCCAAAATATAAACCACCAGGAATTGAAATAGCTATTCAGGGTAAATTACATGAAAAATATAAAATTCGTATTTCTGGTGCTAGAGATCAACAGCAAACAGCCGAACTTGTCGATTTTATGAATGTAGTTATTTATCTTTATTATGAAACATATATTCTTAAAAAGCCTGAGCGCCAGATGATTAAGGAACGTTTAAAGGGTCTTACAGATATTGCAAAGCGTAGAAATCGTGTCGAAGAGATTGTAAGACCTAATATTGATGCTCAAAGTATCAAACAGATTACACAAATGGATAAGAAACGCCTAGCATTCAAACCAGAAGAAGGAGAAAATCAATGGTCGAGATCTTGTCAAAATTCAGGAGATGATAAGAAAAGACAGCCTCAAATTTATACTACCAGAGAAGATCTGCATCGAGAGGGATATCGTCAGGATAAAAACGGAGAATGGATTAAAATAGTTAAGGTAGGAAAGAAAGATGTATCTATTAAGGCTATTCGATTAGTAGACAGAGATGAAGATGGTGGCACTCATGAACGATTTTACACTTGCAATCCTAAAGATAATGGAGATCATATGCATATTGGATTTTTAACTCGAAGTCTGAATCCTTATGGATTGTGTATGCCATGTTGTTATAAGAAAGATCATTCAGTATCAAAAAATCGCGATAAGCGTGATTTCTTTCAAAGTTGTCTTAAGGGAGCTGAGGGAGAAGCTCCTAGTAAAATTACTGGAGATCGTTTATACATTCTGCAAGATACAAATAAGATTCAAGAAGGAAGATTATCTTTTCTGCCAAGATATCTTGATGTATTTTTCAATACGATTTATGGTAATAAGCGCCGCCTTAAAAATCATTATCTAACTTGGACTGATAAGACAGGTTATATTTTCAAATATGGAAGTCGTCAAGAAGAACATCCATTTATTAATGCAATTGCTGCATGTTTTGAACAACCATTAGAAGATATTCGAGGCAAGATGATAGCATTCCTTGAAGCAGATGATGATCGTATTTTTACAAGTCTAAATAATGGTGATATTCGTACACAATTTGGGACACGTAAACATCTAATTGAATTTCTTGGAATGACAACTTATATTGATTGGGATATTGTTGCAGATTTATTAGCTATTCCTGGATGTATTGTACCAGAAGGATTTAATTTAGTAATTTTAGAAAAACAAATACATGTAATTCGTCAAAGTTTAGAAAAAGAAAAATATCGTGAAGATTACTATCCAATTTGTACAAATTCTGAAAATCTTGGTCTATTAAGAGACCCAAATCGTCGTACAGCTATTTTACTGAAAGAGGGTAGACATTATTATCCAGTAGTCAGAGTTGTGAAAGAGGATGATAATAGTAGAGATATTCAGATTACAAGAATCTTTCCATGGAGTGATGCTCGCCAAAATATGATAAATCAATTATTTCGCTATTATCAAATGAACTGCAGTTCCGATACTGTTGAGTTATTAGGAATCCAACAACTCCCAATGGCGAAACATACAATTAATATTCTAAAAGATATTGATCAGGTGAAAGCACAATTTATTGATAAACGAAATCGTTGTAGATATTTACTAACTAAATCTGGAATTTTAGTTCCAACAAGGCCATCTGGAACAGTTTGGAATGTTGCAATTCGCACAGATATGACTAAATATCTCCGCCCCATTGAAGAAACCATCAATAAATATGAAGAATTAAATAAGGCTCTTGAAGAAAAACTCCGCATTCATGTTATGGGTGTTTATTTCGATGAATCTGATGGGGATAAAATTCATATTGTTTCTCTTAAATTACAATTCAGAGATGAATCAGTCCCAATTATTGCTCAATGGGATAGTCGCAAGCGTATTGAGAAAGAATTAAAGTTACATGTTCAAAATCGCCCAGTTCTTGATAAAATTGATCAAGCTATTGAATCTGGTAAAGAACAAATAGATACGCGTATGGTGAAGATGGGGAGAGAGAAATTCGAAAATGAGAGTTATGAATTATTTCGTTTAGAGTTAAGTGATTATTTAGAACGTCACGAAGAATTAAAAATCCGCTTAACTCGCATCATCGATAAAGATACTCCTGATAGAAAATTACGTATTAGAGAATTCTTACTACGTCTTGTTGATACAGGTTTATGGAATCTTTATAGGCGCCATGTTCGCGGCATTGCTACAAAAGAATCATCAACTGAAATCTCTAAAGAGGATAATAAAGAAGATGAATTAGATGAATTAGAAAATATAGAGAGTAATGATCAAAGCGGAGGAGCTAGGGATCGTCTTGCACTTATTCGCCCAGCAGTAAAGGATGATCGTTTAACATACTATCGAATTAATAACCAGCGCAATGCTTGTAGAACTATTGATCATAAAGGTTGCAGTATAACTCCCCATTGTAGTTGGGTTGGTGATCGTTGTCAATATGGAACTACTCGGGATTTATTATTACAATTTATTAATCGTGTTTCAGAAGAACTTGCTAGTGATGATCCGGAATCAATGAAGAAGTTAGAATTATTGCGAGAAGGAGATTATTTCGTATCTGATATTGTTGATTACAATCAATATACTGAGCGTAAGGGTCAGAGAATTGTGCGTAGCACTAGTAGCAATATTACTCGTATATTAGAAGAATTGTTCGGAAAAGAAGCAGTTCCAAAATTAGGGCGCCGTAAAATTATTCAAACTGGAGAAGTTGATTATATTGCTCTTAATATCTTACATCCATCGAGAAATATGGGAGATCATATAATTCAAACAATTCATCCTGGAAGAAATACATTATATAGAGCATATGCAAATGGCTTTTATTGGATTGGTCATGCTTTCCAAGAACAAAGTTATCGTAATTTAGGATTCTATAGTCCATTGCAAACACAGTTGGCTAATTACTATAAAAATTCAGTTGTAAGTTGGATTCGCGATCATGAAAATGAGGAAGAATTGAAAAATGTTATTATTCCTCATGTAACAACATGGATTAATACTACATCTCCTCGCGAATTAGCATTACGAATTGCAAAGAGTTTGGAAATGGCAACTGATGGATGGATTGAATTATATATTTTAAGCAAGTATCATCCATTTCCAATAATTGTATATGATGAAAATAATAGAGTTAAGTACCGATTTCTGAATGGAATACTTTCTGATAAAGAAGAGATTGATCGCAACAAAGCAATTCATATCATTCTTGGTTATCGCGCAGGGCGCAGTGTCCCGGATACAGTCGAATCATTATATTATATTTAAAAGTTAAAGTTAGTAATAAATTTTTATTACTAATTGTTTATTTGGCACTATTCATAAAATTAATTGGAAGAGGATCTTTCTTAGTTAATATTTTTAGACTTTTAGTTGTTTTCAAGCGTGCCGCTGCTATTACTAGAGTTAATACTTGATTAACTTTCCAACCTACAAATGTTAGTATCATGGTAACTAGAGCTATAATTGATAGTACAAATAATCGCAAAGCAATCATATTTAACCATAGCTATATTTTAACATTTTTTATATCTGTAAATTGAGCGAAAGAAGTCAATTATAATATAAAATGGAATAGTTAAAATATTAAGTAATGCAGTCAGAACAGTTCTTATAATAACATAACATGTTATTGCGACAATTTCAATAACTGGTATTAAAAATAATATTGCGCAAAAAGATATGAATAATAAACTTATAAGACTCGAAATGCTCATTATGCAGATAAGTGTTATTAATATTACTATAAATACTATATTTGCGTTCAAATATAGATAAGTATACCTCTGCAATCAAGAAAAACTGGGCGAATAAAATATGCGTTTAAAGTAGAATGAGTGATGGTGAAGGACATGATCCGTCAAAAATGTTATATTCTGGGAAAAAAAGACCAAAGGATTGTACAATAGAAATTCTTGCTAAGGAAATAATTGGGCGTCAACTGGATAATATATCATCCGATCGTAAACTCCAATCAAAGGATATTATGCGTATTTGTAAGAATATCGATCGTAGTATTTTTGATCGTCATGGATGTTGTTTATGGGGAGGTCATGTTACTAATATGAATAATCTTAATAAAGGTAGATATGTTAATTTTTATTTTCGAAGAAAGAAAGTAGCCTTACATAGATTATTATATGTTAATTTTATTGGTAAATTAAATGAGGATGAATATTTAAAATTTAATTGTGATAATAAAGGTATTTGCTGTAACATACGTCATTTGAAAAAATTCAGATACCAAAAAATACCTGAGAAAAAACAAACAAGATCATCTACATCAAGTAAAAAAAGCACAAGTAAATCTACAAATGTTATGGTCATATCCTCATCGACGATGGATGCAGATTGGGAAAAGCATAAACATAAATTAACTTTACGCTTAGATTAAGAAAATAACTAAAATATCTATTGTAATTAAGATGCCTGAAAAAGTACCTGGTGGTGGATGTCCTCGATTTATTTATGTGAAATATGATGAACTTAAGAAGAAAGGGAGAACATTAACTAAAGATGATGAAATCATCAAAAAACGCCCAGCTGAAAGTATTGGTATTGATATCAAACTTGTTTCTTTTAGCGATATTCTAAGCCGCGATAGACATAAAACAGCCTCTATTGCAGAAGAGCTTTAATGATTATAATATTTTAAGTTAATGTAATTAACTTAAAATAGATATAGCTGAATAAAATACCATTCATATATAAGATATATGAGTATAATACCAGATGCTCTTGCATATTATGACAAGATATCAGCAAATTACAAGCCCCTTTTCAGAAAAGTAGTTAGTTATAAACTAAACATGACATTTGATCCAAAAATACCTAATACCATCGATTTTTTCAACAAGGATGGTAAGATTATTGGAAATAGTGTTTATCAGAGTTTAGGAGTCTATAGTGCTCAACATCGCTTATGGGTGTGGGCATGGGGCTCAATAAATCCTTGATAAATTATCAAGGATTTATATATATATATATATACTTATTGTATATACTTATTGTATTTACTTATTGTATTTACTTATTGTATTTACTTATTGTATTTACTTATTGTATTTACTTATTGTATTTACTTATTGTATTTACTTATTGTATTTACTTATTGTATTT